CCCACCACTACATTATTATATATAGTGATGGGGTAACCCCCAAAGGGTATTTTGCCTTTGGGCTATTTTTCTTCCTTATTTACGATTTCAACGAAATCGCCAATACCCAAACGAGCATTGTTGATGCAAGACGCAATCCAACCCATCAGGTAGGCAGAAGGCTCGCCGCCGTGTTCCAAGTCAGTATATTCCTCGATGGCATCGCAGACGTGAGAAGCTTCATGGCAGCAATAGTTCATCGACATAACCTTCTGACACGGAAACGATACAAGAACGCCGCGCCTTCTGTCGCTCTTTCTGACAGCATCGGAATACGTAACGCCGCCGTAATCAATATCGGGAGCCTTACATTTGTCAAAGCAGGAATCTATCAGCTCTTTCAAGTCTTTACCAATGTGTACCCAAAGTTTCAAAGGGTAGATTCCGTTTTCGTATTCGTAATATCCTTTTTTCTTCATACCTCATCGTTTTTATGTTTATCCCATCCACGCCTCGAAAAAGCATACCAAGTATCGCAAATATCAAGAGCGAGAATGTTGCCTTGGTCAATACAAAAATCGCTATCAAAGCCTTCGATATGAACATACATCAATGCTATAGTATCATAAGGAACGCTACGACCTTCAAGACAAGGATTTTTAAAATTCTTAGTCTTGTATAAACTTGTAACAATTGGCACTTGAAGAACGTCTGAAATATTCTCAGTGCTAATCTCTATCGACTTCTTAAACTTCTTCATATTCTCAACTATTTAAATTTCTCAAAGTAGAACTCAATTTGTCTATCAAAGTGCTCTTCGATTAAACCATAAGCAAGCGACATCTTTACTTGGAAAGAAGCCTTACCATTAAGCAATCCTTTAGCCTGTTTAGTAATCTCTGAGCGAAATTGTTCCAAACTCATATCACGCTTACGAAGATTACAAGACCTGCAAGATGGCATATAGTTCTCCATGGAATCATCGCCATGGGATACGACAAACTTTCCCGCCTTGTCGCTCCACCGAGAGTAACACCCTCGATTCTTCGGAACAAGATGGTCAACCTGCATATCCTTATACTCTATACTCTTGCCGCAATAAGCACAATGCCCATCGTATTTGCGATATATTTTAAGTCTATCTTCTTTTTTCATAATCGTTAATTATGTAACCTACCAATATGCCACTTTGAGCAAACCTTGCATAAGTAAGGATGCCAGCCGGAAGCCTTCAACTTCGAATTCTGATTTAGAAACTCCCAAGCATCATCCTCGCTTTCATAAGTTACCTTCGCCTTCCAAGATTGACCCTTTCTAACCCAATGCTCAGGATCTGGATGCAAATGACGAGGAATACATTTATTTCTTTTCTTCATAACTTCTTCAGAAATTTAAGTTGAAACCCTTCTGCCTTTTTTATTCCTGGGTATAGCTTCGTTAGAACCTCCCATGCTCTTGTCTTGTGCCGATGCCACATCGTAACCGGATGCACACGCTCACCACTTGGTAACACATAGAAATCTGCCTTAATGGTATCAATATGCTCATAGTTTGCAGCTTTATATATAGTTCCCTTGTTTCCTATGGACGTATCGGCATAAGATATAAGGTACTTGATTTCCTTATGTGTTGCCCTAATATACTTATGCAAGAGAGATAGGCAAATCGTCTCGCTAAACTTTGGCATATCATCAGACAGCCACATTCTGTCAAATTCCCTCACTTGATGGTAATCCAACACTTCGCCCTTTTCAGTCTTGATGTGCGGTCGGATTCCATACCCTATTTGCATTGCACCCCTTATCTTATCCTTATACAATACCAAAAGATTCAAGCAACTATTCTTCGTTACCTTGTGTGAAAAGTGATGAGGAACTATGATTGCATCTGCTTGCGCCTTATCGCACTCCATCAGCTTTATTCCCTTTTCCTTGCATTCGTAACCGATAACAAATCCGCAGAAGCCTAGCACTGGAGACTTGTTCAACTTTCTTCTTCTCATATCAATGATACCTCCAAAAATAACGTTTGAAATTATCTAGCAAATGCTCTATACAAGCTTTGATTTCGCCTTCTCTCAAGAATCGGGTGCAAAAACCTATCAATTCATCACGTACCAACCCTCGTTTTAAGGCTTCGTCTCTCATAGCTCTTATAAGAGCATCCGTTGTTTCTTTATTCCCATTTCTTACAACAGGATTGCAACAAAACACCTTGCACATATCCATAGTTTCAAAACAGACTTAACTGCCTACTCATATTCTTTAATTCGTTATTGGCAAAATCTACTTGACGCTGGTCTATTTCAAAGCCTATATACTTTCTTTCAAGGTTTACGCAAGCTCTTGCCGTTGTACCGCTCCCCATGAATGGGTCTAGAACAACATCACCAACATTTGTCGAGTTTCTGATTAGTATCTCCATCAACTTTACTGGTTTTTCAGTCTGATTAATCAAACCATCCTTATCCTTGCGCTTGTTCGTTGGAATAGGAATACTCAGAATATCAGATGTACCACATTCATTTATCGGTTTATCACCACCTTTGCGTAGCATGATGATATACTCTTTCTGTGCCATATAATAGCGGCCACATATTTTTGCGCACTTATCCCATATTAAGCATTTGGTAAAATGGAACTCACTTTTTCCGACCACATCAAGAAAGTGCATTAAATTATAATCATTACACATCAGATAGCAATGCGACCTGTCCTTTAATATCCGGTACAAATCATTGATGTAGTCCGAAATATCAATATCGTTATTCTTGAATATCTTGCCCTTTCTTGTTTGAGATTCCGTCCAATATCCTCCCATACTCCCTGAGCCACCCCTAGACTGAACCGGATAAGCCACATCGGAACATACGAGGTCTATGCTATCGCTATCAATCAGTTTCAAAAGCTTTCGACAATCTCCTTGGTATATATTATTCAGTTCCATCATATCCAAACATATCTTTTTGATTAAACATTTCTTCCTTAATTCTTCTTTGCGCCACCTTGAAATAATCAACATCCAATTCAAAACCGATGAACTTCCTGTTCGTTCTCAAACACGCCAAAGCTGTACTTGCTGAACCAATAAAACCATCAAACACCAAGTCGCCTTCGTCCGATGATTTCAAAATGCATTGCATAAGCAAGGGGATTGGCTTCTCGTTCTGATGTACCAATTTATCTGATGGAACTCTATCAAAGTCCCATACGTCCTCCAAACGCTTGCCATTTATGGTTCGTCTGCCTTTATTCAAATACAAGATTGGCTCGTAACATTGACCATATTGCGCCTCTAAATCTCCAGCCGTATGGTTGTTCTTTCGCCAAATGAGCACATTCTTAATGGTAAACCCTGCGTGCCTCGCTTGTTGCATAAAAAAGTCCAAGGTCTTGGCACTACAGAAGATATAAGCAGCACTATCATCCTTCAAAATTCGGTAGCATTCGCTCATATAATCAATAATCAATTGCTCATTATCGTCATTGAGTATTTTCTTAGAGAAACGATGGTCGTCTGCTCTCCATCCGGTCTTATAGGAGATACAATATGGTGGGTCAGTAACAATTAAATCTACTTTCCCGCTCTCTATTTGTTTCATTCCTTCTATGCAGTCGGAATTGTATATTCTATCAAATTCAAGCATATCAAATCTCTTTTATAGCGTTAACATAAGCTTCATGAGCCTCTTCTTGCGTATCAAAGCAACCTATATATATTTTCTTTTTACCTATCTGATACTGCGCTTGCCATTTTCTTACACTCTTATTCCAAGTCACACCCAAGTATTCGGAAGAGGTTTTCTTTGCTATAGCAGAATAAATCACATTGTATCTTGCGGTGCAATACTCCAAGTTGTCTACATCGTTATTCGTCTTGTCGAAATCCTTATGATTCACCATCGGCAACGCTTCTGGATTCTCCAAGAAAGCCTGAGCTACCAAACGATGGATATAAAACATCTTGCGCTTTCCATTCTTGTAAAGCCATACCTTCAGATAACCTTTTGGTGTCTTGCAAGGTACGATTTCCTTTAATTGAGACGTTCTCCCAATAGTAAAAACATGTCCCAGCTTGCTAACATAATACCTTTCGTAATTCTTTATAGGCTTTATATCACCAAGAAACCTTGTTATACATTTATCTTTCATTGTTACCTCCTTTTTCAAAGAAACTTGAATATATGGCTTGTGCCTCCTTCGTATCTAGCAAATCAATATCATTGTAAAACCTTCTGTACACAACGCACAGCCTTTCGTCATTTCCGGTTTCTCTTGCTTTAGCTATTTGCTGACAAGACTCCATGAGAAATGCACTTATCTTCTCGTAACTTCGCTTCTGTGTCTTCTTTAGCATATCCATGCTTACAAAGGTTTTGTAGTGTATAATATGCTTATCTTGATCATACTCGGTGAGTATCAGACCTTCAGGAATAGCAAACACCACCCTTTTAGTCTTGTCATCGCCATAAAGCTGAATCGCACCTGTAAACGATGTATATATCTTTTGTAATATCTTTGCTATCGGTAAATCCTTTTTCAAAAACCTTTCAGCAAACCTCTTCATAAAATGAACGCTCATAGCAAAACAATCCTCGCTATATCCTTCATTTCTGCTCATAGGAAGATACTCGTTAGTCTCCTTCAGATAAATGAATACACCGGAAGCAAAGACATCACCATGTTTTACACCTACCACTATGAAATAATCGGCATTTGGTGTAGCAAACTCAAAGGTCTTTGTTATTTGCCTAACTTTCTGTCTTTTCATTTCACGTTTAAGCTCATTAGCTTTTCGCATCTGAAACTCATAGATTCTTGTTTCATCTAAGTTTCGTACTCTACGCATCTCACCCGAAGTCATACTTGCTGTTATCATGCGCATTCCTCCTTTTTAATCTTTGATAACCAACAATCCCAGATTCTTGTAGCTACATTAGCCATCATAACAGGAGGAACACACATTCCGCAAGCAAACCAAGGTTTCATGCCATTAAAGTCATAATCCATCGGAAATGTTGATGCTAAAATCGTATCATGTGCTGAAAGATAACTTGGATTATCATAATACACAAGTCTATCCTCCATTGCTGATATGGTATTGCATACCTTGTTCTTTTTGAGAAACATGTTATTGAACATAGAAAGACGATTATCCATCCGCTTGACAATATCACCGATAGAATTATCTTTCTCATTTCTATGCTCCCAATACTTCATCATTCCTTTAGGTATTTGCCTTCCACAATAGTCAGAAAACTCATCCAAGACAATTTCTTTCTCGTTGAAGTCCATATCTATCTTAGGCACTCGCTCGAACAAATCCTTTTGAACCATAAACGGCTCGCAAAGGTCTTTACGTAACCCAATAAAGAAGACCCTAGGTCTGTTTTGAGGAACACCCATGTTACGTGCATTGAGAAGCCAATGCTGCAAGATATATCCGGCATCATCCATCTGTCTATAAATCTCCTTTACGTACTCGATGGCTTCACCTTGCAATAAACCTTGAACATTCTCAAAAACTACTACCTTTGGCTTTAGTTCTTTAGCGAGGTCGATTGAGTAGAAAGCTAAATCGTCAAGCCTTTGCGCCTTCTGACCTTCTCGGAATACTTTTTCCTTTCCCCAAGCCTTTTGGCGGTCACCTGCAATACTGAATACCGAACAAGGAAAACTAGCATCCAGTATATCCAAATTATGAAGCTCTTCTTTCATAATACGCCCCCCCCATATTGATATTGGCAATCAACTCACGAATATCACAATTGAAAGCATACTTGACATCGTGATTCTTCAAGTACATCTTCATAACCTTTGGGTCTATCTCATTACAGGCTACAACATCGTAGCCAGCTAGCTTATATCCAAAGGAACTACCTCCTCCACAACAAAAGCAAGACATCACCTTACCTTTGTCTTTTGTGAAATTAGCATCTTTTTTAGTCCATCTATAAGGGAACTTGTGCTCGTTTTTATACATTTATCTACCATAAAAAAACAATCGTTAATAAAAACCGATGTATAAAAATAACCACAAGTAATATGGTTGTAAAAAAGGGACTCTACCCCTTGAATTTAGATTCTGTTTTCTTCGGCAATGCGTCTTAAATAATCATCTGCAGCGTTATCGTCTATTTTTGACTTAAGAGACATTCCTGTGTTATATCCTATCATTAAGGACACATTCTTGCTCTTTTTCTTGTTCTTTCCATATCGCCAGCTAAAAACCTTTCCCAGCCAAGCTATACCAACAATACCATCTGATACAACTATTGTCGGCAACAAAACATATACTTTATATATCATCGCTATCTAATTGAGAGTTAAAAATATATCTATTCTGATTCAACCAAAGCTCCACGTAGTCAGCCTTGATTTTCAGAAATTCTTCATATGTGTAGCATTTCTGCTGCTTACCACCTTTGTTCCAATAATAGGCAACTCCTCCCAAAGAAAAGAAGTCTATCAAGTCCATTTCCTTTCGCTCTGGTTCTTCACGCTTTTTCTTTTGCCTATATCTACTTACAGCAAGCAATATGAGACAAACGCAAAGCAACATAGAAACCAGTATCTCGAATATTAACCTTACGTCTTGCATCTTATCTTAAAAACAAAAACACGAAACTACCGATTGCAAAGTCAAAGGAATAGTGACTCGGACTGCCTTTCGGTATAGTCCATCGGGTTTCGTGTCTCTAATATCTTATCAATTTCTTAAATCGCCATTTTATCCTTTTTTGTTCTGCGCTTGCAAAGATAAATAATATCTCGCTAACTTGCATATGTTTTAGTGCTTTTAATGTTTTATTTGCATTATTTTAAACTTATCCTTTTTTGAAGTTCATTCCAAATTCTTCTTCCGTTACCTCATACATTACATCACCACATGCTACTCTTTGCTTGTCTTTTGCCATCAGTAATAAATTTCTATAAGGTATCTCTTTCACGACTTCTTGGTAAGATAAGTGCAGACTATCCATAAAAGATGCAATCTGCCCTAAGAGTGTATCGTTACCTATGGTCGTGGTTTTGCTATCATCCTTGCCGCACTCTTCGCCAAAATTGATAGCGTCTGAAAATCCTTTATAGAGATTAAGGAATAAGCCGTTTGTAAGCCATTGACAACCTCTTCAAACGTTCCTTTAGATAATTCATCACTAATGGATTCATCGCCTTGTATGAATATGGACAACGCCTTACAAGCATCATACAAATTCTTAAGCATGCCTAAGACTTCCGCTAAGGTCTTGCCCTCTTCAAAACTATTAAGGTATTTAGCCGCCTTGACCAATTTTATAATTGTAGGTGGTGAAATACAATAAGTCTTTCCATTCACCATTATTGTTACGGAGTCCTCTCCAAGAATTGCATCCGCAACTAATTTACTTGCCTTACTCATGGTTCTGAATATTAAAAAAGGGGAACGGCTTTAACACCATCCCCCTCTATCATTTGTTGCCTATGTCTTCTTATCCCTGTTCCACAACCGCAGAACCTTCCCATTGGTACTCGCCAGCCACACCATCGGTCTCACTTTCCATAGCAACGGCAGAAATACCCAAAGTGATATTCTTGTCCTGCTGGTCTCCCTTGGCTACGATAGCCGCATTTGAGAAAACGATGTAGTTTCCTGTTTTGGTCTGAGCAACAATACACTTGTTAATGTTTGCCAAATCTTGGCTAGAAGACCAACCTACTGCGTCTGTCTCCGTTGTGGTCTCTGCGCCTGTTGCATCATACATCTTGCCACCCTGCAAGTCTACCTTGTTCTTCCATGAAAAGACACCAATAGAGAATGTAATTGTCTTAGCACCCTCATCGGTCTTGTCACGATAGTAAACCTGTCCGTTCAGCTCGTTCTTGTACTCGGTAACACTAGGGTCATCCTGAGAATATCCCCATGTTCCCTCATGGCTGTTCTTAACCTCTGTAGCGGTTTTCAACCATGCAGCCAACTTAGCAGGTGTATTTGCCTCGGTAAGAGGAGCACCATACCAAATTCTCTTGATTCCAATAAATGGTTTCATCTTATGTTACGTTTAATGTTTCAAAATCAATAGTAATGTTTGCGTAATGGCAACTCAACCTACTCTCTTGCTCTATGCCGTGGGAGCGGATAGAATAACGATACCATACATCCTCAACTTTTCCGACCTCATTGTCGGACAGGGTTTGAATAGCCTTCTTTAAAAGCTCGTTCAATTGAGGATTAGCCTCGCCCTCTATATCTTTGAGCAATATGTTTACCTCTATAGTACAATCGTTGAAATATGTCTTATCTGCACTCATGCGCTTAGGAATGATTACTATCATGCCTTCATCAGGAATCTTCTCACCGACCATAGGTCTTTCTCCTTCAAGTCCACCCTTTATCAGATGTCCTTTCAGTCTTCGTTCCAATCCCATAAGTTCCAAGTCATCATAGATTACATGACCAGCATCTATTTCTGTTATCATCGCATATCTTCGATTTCTTTCTTGATATACTGAATACCCGAATCTATAACATCATACCCCCTAGAGGAAACATCAGACGCATATTCCGCTTTGTTGCCAAGGGTCAAGGTGTGGTCATGTACATTACTATAGTTAGACCTTCTGAGATTACCTGTGCGGTTTCGGTAGTTTCCGTTAGTCTTATCAAACTCAACAGCAGTTTTACCTAACCTATCAAGAAATTCATCTACTTCCCTTTCTCCCTGTGCAAAGAAAGCGTCTATCTCATCCTTTATAACATCAGACATAGATACTCATATAACCAAGATAATTGCACTTAGGGGCATTATAGACCTTTCCACCTCCTCGGTAGCTTCCATCATCGGAATAGACCTTGACTTCATCACCTTCGGAAATCTGGCACTTGTCACAAACAATATGATATTTCGGTGTATATATGCTACCATTCTCGGTAGTGAAATGCTCGGTAGAGTTGTCATCGCACCGACAACGCCCCATTTCTTTCCATTCCTCAGAAGAGCCAATGACCTCGTTGTACTTGTTGACAACCTTATTCACGAACTTCTTCTTTAATATATGAGGGGAATATAACATAACCTAGACATTTACCAAATATCAGACTTATCCGTGATAGTGGAAAGCCCTAAAGCTGCCACCACTTCATTATCCGGAGCAACACCATATTTTCGGCAAAGCCACATATAGTATTGTCCTATCCTAGAGTAGTCCCAAGAGACAGAGAATCCATTTTCATTCACATTGCTCATATATGGGGCAAGCATAAGTTCCTCGATTACGGAAATCATCGCCTTGCCTACAACCTGGGAATTATCAGACGTATATTCTTCGTCAAGGTCTATACCTGACGATATATCTTCCAATTGGGCATCGGTAATGTTCCAAGCACGCAACTTCTGCGAAATGTATTCTCTTATCTTCATGTGACATCCTTATTTCTGAGCCTGACTCATAGCCTCAGCGATTTTCTTTGCAGCCTCCTGCTCGCTCTTAGTCTTTTCGTCAAGTTCTTCTTCTACATTCTCCTTTTGGGAATTCTCTTCGGTTGACTCGGCAGCATCCTTTTTTGAGGTTTTCTCCTTTTTAGGCTTGCTCTCCTTCTTCTCCTTCAAAACTTCCTTCTTAGGTGTCTCTTCTGACTTCTTTTCTTCTTCCTTTACAGGATTTTCTTTTCCATCATTCAAGACTTCCTTTTTAGGAGTATCTTTAATTTCCTTATCGTCTTTTAGAGGTGCAGAATGGTTATCATCCTGCACCTCCAACATCTTGCAAAGCTTACGTTCGATAAGGGAGTTCATGCGTTCTTCGTCAAAGTCCAAGATTGCACCAACTTCATAGATGGTGTTAAAATGGAACTTATCACGGAACGGACTAATTACCTCACCTCTCATAAGCCTAACCTACCGCTTGTGTTGAGTCCAAAGAGTAGATGGCATCAACGTTATTCAAGATAGGAACAACCATTGCTTGTGAGCTAGTGAACTCACGGAGTGGGTCGTTAGTAGAATAACGGCTAGCCAAGATATACTCATCGGCTGACTGATAAGTAACACCTGCAACTGGTCTTGTAGCTTCGGCTACGTTAGTCCAGAACAAATCACCAAGGTTATCATAGCATGTAAAGGTCATGTGACCCTTAGCCCAAGGGTTGTGTGTTCCCTTCTTGCCGTTAATCTCGGTCTTGATTGTACGGGCTACACGTACCAAGTTGGTCTGCCACTTATTTCTAAAGATAGACGCAATCTGCTCAAAGCTCAAAATAGGAATGTTGCTGTTATCCCCACTAAGTGCAATGCCTTGATTGAAGGCAAACTGAGCACGAACCTGCTTGTTCTTGCCAAGCAACTTGATTGTGTAATCATCAAGATAACAAGTAGTGATGGTGTTTTGGTCGTCCATCGCCTTGTCGTAAACCAATTGGATGTCATCAAGTGGGGTTGCATCCTCTGCGTCCCAAGCCTTAGCACCGTGACCGAACTTGTTTTTCTCGGCAAAACCTACATCAACTCGGACACCAGTACCACCGGAACGAGTCGCCAAAGCTACACCTGTTGACAGCTCACTGAGGAACATATCTTCAATACGCTCGTAAACCGCCTGAATACAACGAGGAAGGTCTGCAAACAAGTTACGCAAAATCTGTGGCTGAGGCAAACGTTGCGCAATCATGTTATCCAAATCCTTAAGCTGCTTCTCTGACATGTAAAGCTTCATACCAACCTTTGGGATTTGACCCTCAGCGGTTGAAACCTTATCACGGCTCTTCAATGGAAGTTCTGCATCCATTGATACAACATCAGCAGCAACTCGTGTGTATTCCGCAGTAATTGATGCCCAGCGTCCGTCCTGACTATATGTGTTAGTCAAGTGGTCTCGGTACATATAGGTCAATGCAGTCTGATTCTTGCCGTTCAACTTCTCTACTACACTTGCAACAAGTTGTGGGAAGTATTTATTGACCAACTGAAAATAAAGTGATTTTTCCATCTGTTATCCTCCTTCTTTTAGTCTTTGTCCATTGTTGCATCAGACTCATCGAACTTGTTTGCATCCTCATCGCTAACCAAAGCAATCTTTGGCATAGCTGTAAGGAACGCATCCGGAAAGTCTGCACCATTTGCAGCCTTAGCTGCTACCTTGTTAACTTGTCCAGCAGTCATAATTGCCGCTGGCTCACCGTTCAGAATGGAACGATAGAGAACACCCGCATACTTGTAATGCTCCAATGGGTCACTGGCAGTACCCAAAGCCTTATAATTGTCTGTTTCAATAGGCAATGGCTTGTAAGTTCCCTTACCATCTGTCACGATAACACGACCTGCGTAAATAACTTCATCTTTTACGCCTGTCCAATCCAAAGCACGACCGCCCTTGATGTCGCCTTCCCATTTCTGGATAATGACGGAATCCTCACCAAAGACAATTTGCTTTTTTGTAGTCTTCAATTCCTGATTCATGTTTTTCAATTTTTAAAGTGACTGAACTAATGATGCGGCTACATTGTCAACGTCCTCCTTTGTTGGCTCGCCCTCGCTAGCACGATAGCTGCCCCCGAATTGTGGTTGTTGCAACGCCTTGTAGTTGTTCGCTACCTTGGAGAGGTATGTTTCGATAGCTTCATCTGTAGCATCATCGCTCAAGGTGAAACCCTCGTTGATACGACTTTCGGGAATGCCCAACTCCTTAGCCTTTGATAAAATCTTCGCATCGTGGTCTGCCTTTGCCTTTGCCTTCGCAGCAGCCTCTTCCTTAGCCTTAGCCTCCTCAGCTTGCTTTTGGATAGTTTCTTGCAATTCCTTAATGGTCTTGCTTTGCGTCTCCATCTGTTCGTTGTAAGTCTTGGCTTGGTCTGTGTTCTTCTGAGTCAAGGTCTCAACGAGTTTCTTGAACTCTTCACGTTCCTTGGTTCTTGCTTCATCTGAAGCTTTCTTCTCTGCTGCTTGCTCTTCAAAGTATTTTTTGAGATAATCCGGCATTTCGTTTTTCTTTGCCAATTCCTCCAAGCGTTTCTTTTCGGCTTCTTCAGCGGCTTTCTTGGCTTCTTCGTCAGCTTTCTTCTTGGCTTCTTCTTCAGCAGCCTTGCGTTCAGCATCTTCTTTAGCCTTCTGTGCCTCCTCGAACTTTTTCTTGGCATCGGTAACTCTGCGGTCATTGTCCTTTTGCAAGGACTCCAAAAAACTCTTTTGACTAGCAACCACTGTCTCGATGTTGTCATCAGTAACAAGCCCCATCTTATCAAGCATTTCGGCATGTGCCTGAAGAACTTCATCACCTAACCCAAGAGACTTATACTCTTGTTTTAGTAACTGGAAAATTTTATCTTTCATTCTTTCGATATATTTGTTAAAACTAGTGCAAAGATAATACGAAAAGAATAATAAATGCACTAAATCATTTGCAAGTATCTCACTTTTAAGCAAAAGTGAGTAATAACGGCATTTCTAAGCGATTTAAGGCTATTTCATCACATAAACGAATAATTAATAGCTACACAAAACAGAACTCCTTATATAACAAAAAAAACGCCAAATATCCTCACGGACATCTGACGCTTGTCGAATAAAAAGAACCTAAACATTAATCTTCTAAAAGTTTATAACATTTCTCATATAACCCAAATGATTCAAATTAGAATAGAACCGCCCATCACGCTCTATGAATTTACCGGACTTCACAATCTCACCATTATGCAACATTGCAAACTTAGAACCATGAGCTGTCCATTTGTTCATTTCTTTCATATGTTCATCAGAACCCCAACCATATTTCTTGATAGTAGGATAAATGAAACGTTCAAAACAAATTTGACTATCTGTTTTATCATGCTCGGAGCAAATCGGGAGCACTCCATTATGTGCGAACCAATAACCTGCCTTGTAGAATGGATGGCAATTCTTGACACAGACAGAACCATGTGTAGCAAATCTGAAATGTATGATTACATTCTCATTTATATCTCGCTTCATCAATCTACGGATAAATGTAGAGAAATGCAAACTCTTGTAATGGTCAGACTCGCTCACAAAACCGCAACCATCTGGATTTCTCATATACGCAGCCTTTAGCTCATCTACAGATGGCAAAGCAACACCTTTCGGACATACAATAATAACACACATATCTTTACCCTTTCTTTTTCTTAATAATACTTTGATTTCTTTGTGTCCTAGGGCTTTTACCCTAGGACTACATTAATTAATCGTTATTGGTTGCAAATGCATCCTTACGACTCTGGAAGAAAGCCTTCTCTTCTTTATTCAAGAAAGGTATATCTTCGATATTCATAACCTCACTAGCAAAGACATTATTGCGAGACCAACCGACAAGTTTTGCGCAGAACTTAACCCACATTTCAATCTTTTTGTAATTGGTTGAACCTTGATGCTGACGAAATTCGATAGTCTTGTGACGTGCAAAACTCTCTGCATTGACCTTGTAATATCTGTCTCCATGAAATACAGTACGTCTAATATCGTAATTGCCACGGCAATTAGAGAAATCTTTGTCAAGCAAGCTGGCTGCCCAACGGCAATTACCTCTTCGTGAAGGAGCCATAAAACTATCAATCAATCTTTCAAGTTTCTGATAATTCTTGAAGACGTTAACATACTGCTCACCTGTCAACTTTGCTGCACCAATATGAACGTGAAGACCACAAGTAGAATTTACTCTTGCACCTACGGCATCCAAAGACTTGATAGCCTTCTTTAAGGTTGCCATACCATTTGTATTGCCATTCAATACCGGACTTACAACCTCGTTAGGGTCTATATCACCACCAACTGAAGAATCACTAACAATCTTGAAATAACTCTTGTTGTCGGTGTGGTTATAGCCCTCAGAATGAATATCAACACCATTCTGACGACCTGCCTCTATCAAGGCATTGCGCTCGGCATGAACACATTCTATCTCAACACCGAATGTATAAACGAATCTCGTTGAAGTTGAACCGCTTGGCACACAAACCTTCAACATATCGGAGATTTCTTTCTCACGAAGACCGCAAGCCTTCAATGCAACAATCTTTTCGTTGCGAGGCATCTTTGACTTCTTGATTTCGTCAATAGTCTCGATTAATGACTTCTTTGAACTTGCGAATGAAAAACCAGTCTGCTTAGACATAATCAATTGTGCTAGTTGTTTCGGGTCTTACCCCTTGGTGTCGCTCTCACCTTATTGAGTGAAACTTGTCACTCGGCAAATCAACCAACTTATCTTGATTGACGATGCAAAGATACGAATAAGTTTTGAAACATGCAAGTTTTTTAATGTTTTTCTTTCGTATTTTAACCTTTCGTAACTGATATGTGGGTCTTGTTAACATTTCAGCTTTTATTTTACCTTATTATATATGTAAAAGGCTTCGATGTTCACACACCAAAGCCTAAAAAACTTTACTAACTAATTACCAATTTTTATCGACTATCTTTTTAAATCATCACCAATATCTTCTTCTACTCCCAAATCCGGTAGTCTGTCATACGCTTTTTGGTCATCACCTCCTTCAGACTTAACACCTAGTAGGTAACCATTCCGAAAAGCATAATATACCAGCTTTTCCATATCTTTAGCCGTTGCGTTATCTGTCAAATGCAGCGTGGCGTACAATCCCAGCAAGAACTTCCGTACATCTTTTGGATATACCTTGTTGTTCTTTTCTAAAGCAACTGCCATTCTTAACGGACTTTTCATATTCTTCAATTTTTCGTTAAACCATCAAATGAAGCGCAAAAGAGAGCCATTCCGCTTGTTCCCCTAGTTCATAAGCTTATTCACAACTTTATTCACTCCATCTGCTTCCTACGTTACCCGTTGACAGATGTCCGAGATTCCAACAGAACAAACATCACGACTCTCTTCTTGTGTATCATTGTGCCAACGGAAGGATTCGAACCTTCGACCCTAGGATTAAAAATCCTATGCTCTGCCACTGAGCTACAAAAGCGTAAAGGAATGATTGGATTTGCACCAACGCCCCCTTAGTTACCAAGCCAAGTGCTCTACTACTGAGCTACATTCCTCGTATTATGACAAAAGTTCTCGTGGTGCAAGGGAGATTTGAACTCACCGAACCCACAATGGGAATAGATTTACAGTCTATCTTCTTTAACCGCTTGAATATCGCACCTTTTGTGGAACATATACCAATTCCACCTTGTTGCCCCAAGCGGATTCGAACCACTAATGACAGAACCAAAAACTGTAGTGTTGCCATTACACCATAGGGCAATTTTGTATGTACTGCATAAAGGATTCGAACCTTTGAATACCAGCGTGAAAAGCTGGCGACTTAACCACTTGTCTAATGCAGCAACTAGGGTCTCTCACCCTAATAAGAGTTGCTTGTTATAGTCTAGCTGGACTGGGTAATGTGGAAACCATGCCGTAAACTCCTAAGTCTTGACTTATGGTAGAAGCGACCTCTCAGAAGGCCATCTGTTTCAAACACGATGCAAAGATAAGCATTTTTTCTTATACTTGCAAGTGTTTTAGTGTTTATTTATATTCTTTTGATGAATTTTACATCACTTACCCTTGTAGAGAATGCCACAAAGAGTTTCTACAAGTTTCTTTGCGTCATCACCTTTGATTTCGATAACATTTGAAATTCCATCAGGAGCATCATCGCCTTTCTGTTCCTTATCCAAACGCTTACGGAGAGCCAAATCTGGATTCTCAACCAAGATAGAGTCTAAAGCATAATTGCAAATGCGGCTTGCAAGTTCCTCGTTACCATTCGCATCACGCACAAACTCATTCTTGCCTTCAAGAATATCCATAATCTCGTTGTACTCTTCAGCATTCTCACAATTACGTGAAAGCATACCAATTACCTTGTAGCGGTCAATCTCAAAGCTGACCTTTAATTTGTCTTTATTCATTCTTTCTATCTTTTAAATAATTAAACATTATACCAAAAACCCCTTTCATAATAAAGTCCTCCCTTTACCTCATACCGGATAGCATCTGACTCTTTGCAAAGCTGACGGATTCGTATATACAAACGTTTGTCCAACTCTTCCTCAAACAAAAGAGACAATTCCTTCCAATTGTCAACAACAGGAGCAAACCAAGGATATTGCTTCTTTACAACTTGTAGCTCATCCAAGGTTACGTGTCCGTATTCTACCATATCATAGCATCTACGGAAGTCACTATTGTCTTTAGGAATATCCAAATCTTTCTTTCGTTTTACCCCCATCAATGCACTCCACATAGTCATTGAAGAGACACCTGTATCACAAGTGGCTATCCACTCTATCATTCTTTGCTTGTTCATCTTCTTTTATATTAATCACGCAAAGTCGCTTTATTAACTCTTCACATGCTTCTTTAGTTAAGATACATTTCTTGGAATCTTTAATGTCAGTAACCTCTTCACGAATAGCAGCATTCCTGTCGTACACTTCTTGTTGTTTTTTCTGAAACTCAATTACGTCTTCGTTGGTAAGTTTACCTTTCTTCTCAACAATCTTGTTTGTTATATTCTTATAAACACATTCGAGTTCAGTACATAAACGAGCTTCTAACTTCATCATTATTGCGTGTACAAAAGTATCATAAATTCTTTCCATCTTGTATTTCCTCCAAAAGTCTTTTGATTACCTCGTTATCTTTATTCTCAATGCGAGCCTTTAAGATACTCTTGAAAGCGGCATCCATTGCCTTGTATCTACTGGAATATTCCTTACCATCCGTATGACACAAGCCTTCCTCTACACACCATGATGTAGTTTGCCAACAGAACTTACCTTTCGAAATGTTTGCAACACAAATGCAGTAACCGAAATGCTCTAAAAGCCAATCTAACACCATATCATAGCTTGGAGCGGATATTGCCGGATGCTTACTATTCAACTTTAAGGCAGCAGAAAACTCAATATTGGATTTCTCCCACTCGGAATTTGAATAAGCGATATAACTGCCGTAATGCTCATTATATTTTCCACCCTTACGAATACCACCCTTTGCTGTCCAAGGACTAGCATAAGCCCAAAATTCGGCTATCTTCTCATCGTAGCCAACCTCCTTCAGAAGCTTGGCTATCTCAAAAGGAACTACCTTTGGTTTTATCGTCTGCTTATTTGCCATTTTCCACCCTTTTTAAACTGAACCCGAATCAGACTTATCTAATTCATCAATTGCCTGTCTAAGCAAAGGAAGAACCTTATTCAAGTCTTCGAAATCCGGTACGACTTCATTCACTCGCAAGATTGCTAGACCTAGCAAACTCTTAATCTTTCTTCTGTCCATTGATCTCGGCTTGTTTCTCTAAGTCTTTTAAATCTACCTTCTCAAATCGAGGAACTAGCTTACCATCTACCTCAACATTACCAAAGAACATTTCCTTTGGTCGCACCCAAACTTCATGCTGTCCGCACACTGCTTGATACGCAACCTTTACCTCAGAAGTCTCGCTATCAGTAACCTCTCCAAGATACTCATAGAAATTACCCTTGTAGTGGCGGTAAATCGGCTTACAGAATCCACCATGCAGCCAATCGGCTTTGTCCTTGATTTCCACGTACTCCCTTACCGCATCACACTTGCTAGACTTACTCAATTCTTCTACCCAATCAAAGAAAGCTTGCTTGTCCTTGACCTCTTCACTTGATACCATAAAGAGATAAGTGCAAAGAAGCATCTTACCAGCATCGGTATCATATTTCTTATTCACCTCTTCAGCTAATTGCATCATAGGTGTATCTAAACGATAATTCCAACTCATAATCTATCCTTTCTTACTTTTAAGATTTGCCAAATCCTCTTTCAAACGTAGATGGAAATTATCTTCTCCATCATCACCGGAAAGAAGCCAGTCTATTCTTTGGGCATAAACCTGAGCCTTCTTCAGAAGCTCAATACCCTTCTTGAATTCCTTGATAGTCTCTTTAGATAAGCCATATCTGTTAGGCATCGTATGATGATGCTTTCTAACATACTTGTCTTCTTCCTCCTCTAGCCATCGGTCTTCGAGAAAGCATCTTTCATCTTCCTCATCCAATGGATGACCATCAACATAATCTTCTATCTTTGTGTATATGTCAGCAATCCTATACTGAGCATAATCAAAACGTCCACCACTCATAGTCTTTCAACTTCAAAAATTTGAACTTACTTCAACGCACTCAACCTTGCTTCTAGCTGTTGAATGATATTGTCTATTGTCTTTCCCCTATAGTCAATAGCAATGTCCTCCAAGACTTCAATCTGAGCTGCAATTTTAATTCTATCTCTTACTACTGTCATAATCAATCTTGTTTATCATGATGCGGTGCTTGCAAAGTTGTAATGAACAACATAAACATAACCGCCATACATTTTTCCAATAGTTACTTCAACGTAATCAAAGATGATGTCGCCATCCATCTTGTAAGAAACCAAAGGCCCAGTAGGGAATGCGTTGTGCTCTGTATAGTAACGATACACTTCTTGTGATAGTAACTGCTTGAATACATCAACCTCACCATCCTTTGAAAAAACACCTTTAAACTCATCTTCATTGTCGATTGCAACAACTACTCCAAGTTCTTTTCTTACACATACACCTTCGTTTGTACCACTTTGCTCATTATACAAGACTGGTAATGTGTAAACACCTCTTGATTCTTCCATATGCTTATTCTTAGTTTTGTATTTTGTTTTCATCCTTCAAGTTGCTTGCATTGAGCTAAGTCTATCGCATACGCCCAACGCTTCGGAACAAAAGACTTCGTAGGTATGAACCTATCCACACGCTCAATACATACATTTTGCGTCTGGTAAATCAATACGTCAGAGCCTTTTTCCAGCAACTCTACTAGAATTGTATGGTCTAGCATCGGGAACTTATCAATATCATGCCAGACTTCACCGCCTTCAATGAAGGAAGGTTTAATATGATTAATCTTTTTTGCCATCACTTACCACATATAAAAGGGTTTGACTTATATTCGTTAGTTATGGTCTCGCAACTACCAAAGCACCACAAATCCTTGGATTGCTCCTTGTGTAACCTTGATGACTTTATATAATAGCCATTGTTGACATCGTAATGCTTACGTATCATGATATTGTCGTTTACCACTCCGACCTCATCATCCGTAATTACATAGAACATTCGACCATCACTAAATGCATTTAAGCCTTTGTACACTCCATTAGAGACAACCATCTTTTCATAGCCATTCGTCTCCCAGTTGGCATAATCCCAGATGGTTTCCAAATCATCATCATTCAGAAGATTATTATCAATAATAACCTTGCCGATAACCTTGAATTTGCCATCTTGCATCATTGCCTCAACTACAAATTCATCGGCAGCTTTGAAATCGCTAATCTCTATGGGTCTCATAATACTTGTGTTTAATGTTCTCGTAAACCACCCTCTTTGCAGCCTTTGCTCTTCTGTTATTATCAGAAAAAACATCATCATACAAAGACATGTCTTCACTCTCAAAAGCCACATGCTCCCCTTTGTAGCAAGCATCAAAGCGGCATCCTTTTTCGGACTTAGCCGCAGTAAACTTTATCTTACCAAACTTAATCTGCATAAGCCCTATCCTAGAAAAAATATTAATGATACTATTTCAAGAGCAAACAAAAATGCTAATGCATTCTCAATTGTGAATACCTTTTTCATTGTTTCAATACAGTTTTACGTGTGTCTCACGCTCTAATTTATATTGTAAGGGGATTTATATCCCCTTTATTGTTCTTACTTTAAAACTCGATAAGTTTCGTAGAAATCGTGAAAACTCTTCAAGTAGCCTTTCTCTGTCAAAGAGTTTAAGATTTCTTTCAACTCATCCTTGGTATTATCCAAATCGAAATCATACAACTCAGCAAATGTAAAGTACTTGTTACCCCCAATTACATCAGCCATCACTTCGATATTGCCATAAACCATTGTTTCTTTCTTACTCAATCTAGTATTCATAACGAATCACAGTTTTTAAGGTGTGTCTCACCTTTTTAAAATTAGTAACCTTGTTTCTTAATTACAATGCAAAGATACAAAGAATATTTGAAATGTGCAAATTATTTAATGTATTTCTTTTATCTTTTAACGCTTATTATACGCTTAGATACAAAATTAACTTTCTGTAGCAGAAAAAGCCAAAGAATCCACCATTTCGTTATACATATTACCTCTATGAGCCTTTACCCAATGGTATCTTATCGTCTTGTCTTTCGCTACCTTATTATATATAGGTTGCAAATCTCCTAACTTGCATGCCTGTATTCTCTCTATAGCTACTTGGCAATCCACATATACATCAACAGAACATGAAAGAGGGCAATCACCCAATGCATGAATAACCGCCCTTATTTCGGCTCTCACCGAATCGTTCACTTTAGCTGTGATAAAAGTATATTTCCCACTTTTGATAATAACTCCCTTATGAAGCACAAGCCAGCCACAACCACACTTTTCTTTCTTACTAGAACCATCGGCATACACCTCGTAGCGCACACCTTTTGCCTCATCAGCAATCATATGAGCAACAACCTCCAAAGAATCATTGCTCATCACCTTGGCTATTTGCTTGGCTTTCTTCTTCATAAACGTTTAAATCAAACCTCGTTCCTTGAACTCATTCATCAATGGTGTTGCCAAAACCTCAATATCTGGATGAGGCTTTCCGGTCGTACCAAGGCTTCTCAGCTCGAAGAAATGCTTCCAATCGCTCACAAATGCGGTATGAATCAACTCCGTGTTGGTATCAAGAGGAAGTATTGTTCTCGCATCCTGTGGCTTAAGACCATCATCCTTGACCAAAGACAAATACATCATTTCGCATACTCTATTTGCAAACCACCATTTTTCTACCGGACTCCAATGTTCATAACTACCGATGTTCTTTGATAGGTCAACAAATGTTCCACCATCAAAAGACAATGGATTAACCGCATCATTTTCGCTAACCCACTTTGGCTTGTTGATAGCAATCTCGCCTCCGAACTTATCTTTACTATAGTTGCAATATCGGGTGCTTTGTTCCGCTACGGAATCTACACGATGTCTGTTAGCCTCTCTACTTACCGCAATCTGAGTAGTAAAACGGACTGTTATTCGCTTCTCATGCCATTCCGTAGGCTCGCAAATATAGTCCAAATCCTCAAACCAGTTATTTTCAACTATCACTCTGTAGTTGGTTGTGATATAGTAGTCACTGCCAATCTTCATCACCTTTGAATATTTGTTCTCACGATAGTGCTTGACCAATAAAGACTCCGGTACAAAAAATCCTTCTTCATAGGCAACATGGAGGTAAATCGTTCCATGCTCACACATGGCAAGATGATTACTGCTTACCATACGCTCAACGAAAGGCTTTGCGCTTTCTTTATCAATCTTCATACTTGACGCATAACATGTACGACCGCACAACTCTATCTGTTTATAAACTCCATCCATGCCCTCACCTTGGGATAGGATTTCATATCTCGGTTCTAATATCTTCATGTCCTTATAAGTTTTGAAATTCGACCACAAAGATAACTATTATTTTCCACTCTACCAAAAATTAACACTCAGTTTAACAACACTTATCTATATTGTGAAAAACAAAAACTTTCACCCCCAAAAAGAGGAGAGTGCATCACGCATTCCCCTCTTACTTTAACATGGCACAAATTAAGTTTACAATCTACTCATCTTATCTTTCAATTCGTGTATATCATTGAATGCTTGCAACATAGGCTTATGCCAACGCTCTTGTCGCTCATCAATCGACTGCAAGTACATTAAGCTTTGTGCAAGGATAGTCCTACCCTCATCAACAGCTAACCAAATGTTACCTACATTACCCATTATAGTATTCACGCTAGCAGTTAGTAAGCTACCCTCTGCGCCACCTTCACGAGCCGCAATAGCATCCAACTTGGTATTTATGAGCTTTGTTTCCTCATACGTTCCTTCTGTGGCAATCTGTACCGCTGTAAAACGACCATTCAACTCATCGCCTGTATCTTGGCTCATTGATTCAAAAGAACCGGAAGACGCAGACTGCTCATAAGACTGCTTGTAACCCGTGATTTCGGCTACTTCATCTCTAATCTTCAGTCCTTCTTGAACCATTTCATCGTACCTTCCCTTCAATTCATTAATATCCGTCTGAGACAATTTACCACCATTTGCCTTAGCTCGCTCCGTCCACTCATCATAGAATGCTTGCATATCATTACCCAACAAATCATCTACCTTAGCTTTCAGAACGGCTTGCATAAGCATCTTGGAGAAATTATCAGAGAAGTCCTGAGCAGAGGAATTCATATCCATCAAAGTATCTATGAACTCGCTCTTCAAACTATCAAAAGATATTTGCGTCAAGCTTTCTGCTAGGTCATCAGCAATATCCTCTAATGTTCCTGCCTCAGCCGCATAATCTTTCAACTTTTCGAGGACTCTTCCTCCATAATTTCCCTTACCAGTGTTCTGAATCTTGTTAACAATATCAGGATTTTGCAACAACGCATTAGCTTCATCAGCAGACCGTATGTCGCTTAGGTTTCCATTCCATTGTCTACCTATCGCTTCAGACACCTTATTGATTTGCTCTTGCGAAAATCCTCGGAAATAACGGTTAAAACTTCCATGAGAGCCATGATAACCCATTTGCGCCACCATGATGTCCTTTAGGTTTTGCTCTTTTTCCTTTTGAAGTTTTTCAGCTTTTTCTGAGTCTTCTACGGCTTTGATACCACTAGTCTTGTCTATAGAGTCACGTAATCTGTCTATTGCATCCGTCAAGATTTCATTCCTAGCCGTCAATTTGTCTATAGTCCGGTTTACTTCTTTTGCGTTTCCACCTACTCCAAACAAACTATTGAATCCACCAAACGATATTGTATTGAGAATATTACCAATGCCGCTTACCAAAGACCCTCCAATCTGAGTTATAAAATCGCCACTTAGAATATTCTTTAATATGCCGTTGACCGCATTCAGAACTGTATCAATCAAGCTACTAATCAATGTTCCAATACCATCTTTCAAAACATCAAGTATCTTCAAGATGGCAGATACGATTTGACCTATTAGTCCAGCTTTTGACAATCCTTCACTTAGTGCATCACCAGCTTTTTTGCCAGCGGCTGCGGCTGCGTCTGCGGCTTCCTTACCCATATCCTTCAGTCCGTCAGCCGCATTTTTAGCCTCCTTTAAAGCTTTCAATCCGTCAATTCCACCTTTAAGTTGGTCAAAACTATCCCAAAGAGATGCCAAATCGGATAGTCCAGAAGTAGAAAGGAACTCATGGATAGCAGAAATCGGTTGCGTTACATTCTGTGTGGTTTGTGCCAACTTCTGACCACTTGAACGAACCTTTGTGTTAGCCGTAACTATCTTCTTGCCGGACTCCGCTAACTGACCTTGAACTTTATTCAAATCATTTTGCAATCTAGCTTGCTCTGCGACATTGCCCGATTTTTTCGCATTCGCTATCTGATTTTGCAAATCCTTAATTCGAGGTATAAGCTCGGTTTCCGTTTCCGTATATTCCTCTTGTGCAATTTTCGCATTCTTCAGAGCCTCCTGATAAGCTACAACGTCCCTTGCAAGGTCTTTCCAACCCAAATCACTTGTATTACCAATCGAATTACGGATATTCTGCATAGCATCAACGATACTCTTCTGCTGGTCTGCACCCAAATTTTGGAACTTATCCGTACCTACGAACTTATCCAGATCTGCTAATAAAGGAACAAGCGCATCCTTCATAATGCCACCAACATTTCCGAAGACTTGATACCAGTCTATTTTCTGCATAATAGCACTAGCCTCTACCGAATCCGTCTCTTTCTTCTGCTCTTCTTTCAAAGACTTTATCTTCCATTGCTTGCTTGAGTCCGAATCCGTAGAGTTTTCAACCTCGCTAATCCTCTTAGCATAATCGGCAGCAATAGCTAACTTCTGCTCCTGGAATGTACCATAAGTCTTCAGATAATCGTACATGCTTTGCGCTTCTTTAGCAAGCACATCCTCATTCTGCTTTACCGCCTTATCCCGAATTGCATTCATCTGATTAGCAACGCTCATGCCTATGGTCATCTCCATGCCATTAACCTTAACCGGATTACCCTTGCTATCCTTCATGGTTTCATTCAAAACCTCATTCTTATACTCTTCATCGGTTTTGCTCTGTTTCCACATATTAGCCTTACGACCCTTGCCAGAATTAACCCAAACAGCTTGGTCACGTTTTTTCCTAGCCTCAACCAATTTGTCTATACCATCTTCTACCGCCTTTCTCTCCTTGTCGGCATTCTCCGTTATCTGAGCCAATTCCTTGCTATAACCCTCATTCATCGCATTGATGCGGTTCTTGGTCATGTCTTGGATAGCTTTCTCCGAATAGGATGAAATAGACTTGGAATAGTCCTCCTCAGCCTTCTTGCGTTCATACGCTCTTGCTTGTGGGTCATCCGTTGTACCTGTTTTCTTTGGAGTAGTATGGGTTGTATTTGATTTTGTTGTTGTACTACTCTTTGGTGTACGTGATTGAATTATAGATTTCGCCATTGCGACATCCGTTTGGTTTTCCGTTCTTGACCTAAACTTACCTCCTGAACGTGTTACCAACTTATGCCCAGTTTTCTTTTCGTGATTTTCCTGTTGTAAAATATCCGCCTCTCTCCTTGAAATTAAATTTCGCAACTCCTTCGTTGTCATAGATTTCATCCAATTTGGAATTTCCGAATCATCATAATGAATTTTTAAATTCAACCCGTATTCTTTATTCCATAAATTGATAAGATTATCAGTTTGCTCTACCAATTCTTGGATTGATTGCTTGTTCTTGTTAACTATCCAACGAGCCTTTGCTTGGGAGTTATTCCAATCAACAGTTGCTGTGCTTCCTTTATATATTGCGTCCTCTGCCTTTTTGTAACTTTCATTCAAAGAGTTTATACTATCTATATGCTTTAATATCGAACTTCGCAAACTTGCCATCACGAAACTATTGTACCCCATCTTCTTACCCCATTCCTCAAAAGGAACTAACAAGTTGCGAAGAGCAGCATCGTATTCTTGTGCAGCATTAGCATATTCCAATGTTCCTTTCTTTGCGGAATCCATTTTCTGCCTTAAAGAGTCTATCTTAGTCAACACATCATCAGAAACAAGGGAATTAAACATCATCTGTACAGCTGATATGTCTTCTTTATCAATATGTTGTCCGAAATCAAGCCAACTACCACCTAGTGAATCAGAAAAATCCTTATCTAGGTTTTTCCTTGCTTCCTCATATTGAGAAGATATAGACATCAAAGCGTTAGCTTTTTCTCGTTCAGCATTTTCTAATTGTAAAGAAGCAATAAAAGCGTCATGCTTATTTTTCAACGTTTCCAAATTATCCTTTTCATTGTCGCATTTTATTCCATATTGTTCATATACCTCAATAAGTTCATCTTTTGCTTTTTTATGCGCATCAGTACTTTCATTTGTATTTCTTAACACATTCATCAATGTTTCAACCTTTTTACTGGTCAAACTTGTTGTTTCCCCAAAATGTGTTGTATCTGCCGATATTTCTTCAGTCTCGTCTCCAAACATAGAAAATACGGAATACAAAGTTGTTCCCAATGTTATCAATGCACCTATCGGATTAGCAGCCATTGCCGCCCACATACTTTTTAAAGCCTTTTCGCTACTTCTTACCGCACTTGAAAAAAGATTGACAACCGTAGTCGTATACTTTGTACCTGCTGCATAAAGCGCATTTTTGATAGTGGCTGTTGTTGTCGCCAATATTCCGGCTTTCTTGGCAGTGGTATTAGAAGTTTGAGAAATGGTATTTATATTATTTTGTATCGTAGCCTGTTGCTTACTTAAATTCTCCTTTGTTTGAGCAATCGTCTTACGTTCGCTTTCAATGGTCGAAATCTTTGTTTGAGCAGCATTCACTTGTTTTGTTGCCGTTTCCAAACGTTCTTTTGCTTCTAGCGCATTCACGGCATTACCCTCTGCATCAAAAGCCAAGTTTGCGCCACCAGCAGTTTCCTCAACCAATTTTTGAGCCTCAGCAAATGCATCTTGGGCATCTTGTAAATCATTCAAAGCTGATGTATATTGTCTAGCCAACTCTACATCCCTATCATCAAGATTTGATATTTTCTCCGTAGTAGTCTTCAAATCATCTTTAAGAGACTCTATTTTTTGTTGACGAAGTTCCTCGGTCTTTCTTTTTTCTTCATCAAGTTCTATCTGGCTTTGTGCTGTTGCTTGTTGCTGAGCCTGTAAAAGTTCACGTTTCGTCTCTAGTTGGGAACGCATTTGTGCCGAAATAACGCCCTCTTGCTCGGCTGCATCTAACCTTGCCTTTACAAAGTCATCGGACACAGCAGTATCTCCAACAATACTTGCCAAGTCTTGTTGTTTGCTTACTCGCTCTTGCTTTTTGTCCTTACCCAGCGACTTGTAGTTTGAGTTCTCTAGGTCTTGCAAACGCTTGATTTCTGCATCAATTCCCTTCATCATATCATCGGCTTGTTGCGCTTCCTCAGCTTTGCGAATAGAAGCAGCCGCCATTAACGATGCACGATAAGAACCAACAGCTATTGTAGCTACACCAATAACTTTTATTACCTCTTGCCAATTCTCTACCATAGCAGAAATAATTGACAATCCACTAGAGAACACGCCCTCGGATTTTTTGCCGATTTCGTTGAACGCTTGCTGGATGGAATCGCCAATGTTACTCCACTGACCCTCCAACGTCTTTGATTGTTGCTCCATCAAGCCTCCGAAGCGTCCACCTGCTTGCGTCATGTTGGCGATAGCTTCCTTGAAGATGTCTGATGTCACTTTACCCTTGGAAACAGACTCTTGAACCTCCGTTGTGTTTTGGTGTAAGATTTTACCCAATTCTTCTGCTAATGGGACACCTCTACCCATGAACTGACGCAAATCCATTGTGAACATTCTTCCTTGCGAAACGGTCGTTCCATAAAGATAAACAAGGTCTCCAAGCGGAATGTTCAAGCCCGAAGCAATGTCACCAAGCTGGACAAGGGTTTTGTTAACATCTTTCGCTTCCGTTCCGTATGCCAAAAGTTGTTTTGCGCCACCCGTAATGCTGGACATATCGAAAGGTGTATGAGCTGCCGTTTGGATAAGTTCGTCCATCAATTGCTTAGACTTATCCGCACTACCAAGCATGGTATTGAAAGATATTTCAAGTTGCTGGAATTGGGAACGAGTATTAAAGATACTACCTGCCAGTTGTTCAAATCCTAAGCCACCAAGTAATGTTGCCGAAAGCATGTGAGCATCGCCAGTAACTCTTTGGAACAAACTAGTCATTCCTTCTCCAGCAGTCGGAGCTGACTTCATACGTTCTATCATTTGGCTCATGCTATCGGTCAACATATTTGTTGCCTCTTTTGCCGGATTTGCTGAACCTGCATACAAAACATACTCATTCCGCATATTCTCCAAGGTCTGACGAGCACCGACAGCACCCCCTTCTAAGTTCTTCAACTGAGCTGTTTGACCTGCCAAAGAGCCTTTTAAATAGTCAATATTCTTCTGTAAAGAATCTATGGATGACTTATCCGTTGTAACTCCAAGAGTTAATCTCTTGTTCGTGATTTGCTGTTGGATTTTCTCTATTCGGTCTTTGGTAGCTTGCATTTGAAGTTCATAGCTATAAACTTCCCTTGCGGCTGCTTGCATCTTCTTATTAAACTCGGAAGACATCACGTAAGCGGCTCTTGAAGCAGCTTGTGTCAAGTCCTTTAAGCGATTGCTAGCATCCGCATATTTTTCCGTCAAATCCGCAACAATAGCTGGGTCGGTTGACTTATTGGTCTTCAACAACTCAGCCCTCAACTTTTCACACTCGGAACGAAGTTTCGTAACCTCCTCGAAATTCGCTTTGACATCGAATCTTAATTCTGCCATATTTTATGTTTTATTGGCAAAATTAGCTAATATTCAAAGGAATAACGAAAGAATTAATGTGTGCTATTTCACAAAAAATTTAAGTGCAAAGATTAAGGTTGGGTACAAAAAAAGAGCCTTCCACATTCACATGCAGAAGGCTCTGAGTTCTTTATCTATTGCAACAATGAAGCCACACGCCTAAAAGGTAGCGGCTACCAAATCTTTTTTTATTTCATTCATGCAATGCGCCAAACGTTCATAAGTTTTCTCGCCAGCTTGCTTTATGCCTTTACTATACTGACGCATCAATGAAGGATTGACACCTGCTCGTTTTGCAATCTCTGACACATTGAGGAAAGAGAAATAATTAAAGAAAGATTGCAAGTCATACTTGTATTCAAATTCAACGTCAGGAAACACTTCTCCATTCTCTTTTGCATCCACTTTTGCCAACGCCAAACAATCCATTAAATCTTGCTTCGCAGCGGCAACAGTTTCTCCACAAGAGTTTAAGCCAACCTTACCTATTCCATCTTCGGTATGACACCAAAAAGACCCATCCTTGGCTTGTTCTACAATAACTTTAATCTTCTTCATATATATATTCGTTTATCTTCTTAACAAAAAAAAGAGTCCTTTAAGCAATGAAGAGAGAAAGGTGGGGATTACTCCCCAACCAATTCTCTTAGAATACTATGAGCGGTGCCTGTGGCGACCTCTCTAGCGTGTCTTGGCACGAATTGAGACTTTCCCGTTTTAGGATTAGTCCATTTTTCATGTCCCGAACCTTGTCGAGACAGGAAGCATCCCGCTTCTCTCAGTCTCTTAATCAATTCGCTTTTCTTCATTGTTACAAGAACTCTTTTGTCCTTAAGACATTGCAAAGATATAACTTTTTTGTTATATAGCCAAATTTTATGGTAACATTTTTGCTATATTAACCACAATTAACCAAAAAGAGCCACCCCGAAGGATGGCTCACTATACTGTACTATACTTTACTATACCATACTGCACTTTACCCTACTACACTAGACTTCACCGCACTCCACTACACTTCACACCACTTTTCTGTTGTACACTGCACTTCATTTAATGACTTCTAGCTTATAAAGCTATTGCCTTATGTATAAACGTAGCTACCAATATCGCTAATGTAGAGAATGCAATATGGAAGCTACAAAACCATTTCTGATTTCGTTTGCAAAGGTAAGCATAATTTCTAAAACACGCAAATTATTTAGTGTGTTTCTTTATTCTATTAAACATTATTTTCTTTTAGAAACTTATTTTTAAAATTACACCTTATTTATATCTCATTTCAAATAAACCCAATTTGTTGAAATGTTACTAAACGTATAACTTTGCTTTTTTGCCTTTTGCGGTTCTTTGTCAAAGTCAGCCGTAACAAACAAATGCGTTCCGTATAATTCCATATTCATTGCTTTTGTTCTCTCATCGCCCTTATCTTCTTCCAATGGGGAAACTTTAGCCAATTCGCTATCAAAAGCATAAAGTTTAAAGAACAAGTCTCCTTTCTGTTTAGAATATTGCACCAATGCGCCATAAGGCTTTTTTACAAGAACAATAGCATTATTCAACTCCTTGTATTCATCACTACAGCTTTCCACGATTTTTTGCTGGTCTTCATTAGAATTTACACGCATCTTTTCCAAATGCTTTCCTAATGATACATACACACTATCCAAAATCTTATATGCACCATACTTATCATAGAAGGCATATCGAGAAGAAACGGCATCTTCAAAATCAGAGCAAGGAACTATTTCATTCTTTGCGTTCATAGCCTTTTTATTCATTATGGCTGAGTTCCAATTAATAACAAAATCCGTTGCTACGAAATCCAAAGAATATATTAGTCTATTGCTATTGAAGCGATAATCAGACAACGCCTTCTTGTAATTAGCCATTTTTTCATCCTTAACTTGGTTGGAATGGTACACATATCCACCAATGCCGCCACCTAGCAAAACGAATACTGCGATGATGGCAATAATCAATTTCTTCTTCATGATCCAAACTTTTAATTATTGAACTTTGTGGGGAACACCCCACGTTACTTAACACTTTCCAGCTTGTCCAGCACGACCCTAGCCTCAGCGATGGACGATGCGGAATACAACTCACCACCTTGTTTTATTAGGGCGATGAAATCTGAACAATCAGCTTCGGAAACTAGTTCTGCAAGCGTTACACCTATAATGCTTGCTATCTCCTGAAGACTGGCGACAGTTGGATTCCCATCAATAGTTTGTATCAAGGATGGCAAAGATACTCCCTTACCACCTTTTTTGTTAGTCAGCCTATCAGCTACATACGTTAGCGTAAAGCCTTTTCGTTTAATTATGCCTCGTATATCCATACCTTATTATATATTAAGTTCTAACTTTATTTATTGATGTTGCAAAGATACACATATTTTCGCAAACTGCCAAACTTATTATGAAAAACTAAGTTTTTAACCTAACAATGCAAACATATCTTAATTTGTATATTAAATCAGCAATCAAAGGTTAAAGTTAAGGTAAAACTTAATAAAATATTTGGTAGTTAGGATAAAACTTAGTATCTTTGCATCGTGATTAAGAAACAAAGGTCACAATTACATTATTCATTTAGTTGAGGTTGCACCTCCGAGTCGGCACTCGTAAAACGGTATAGCAATATGACTACTTCAATGATAAGAAGAAACTTGATTCAGAAGTTCGTTATGATAGAGTTCGTAAGCAACAGGATAAACACCCAAAAGGACGTTGATAGAATGTTGAATATGATAACAACTAAGCTCAATATGAACAACGATGAGGCCAAGAGCTTCTTGCGTGAGAGCATCGGACTTGCAAAGTAAGTAATTTAAGTTTAACGTTTAAAATTGAAAGATTATGGCTACTACATTTAAGAATATGATGAGAGAAGTGATGAATATGGCTCACAGAGCATTTCAGCTTAAGGGTGCTTACATGAGTTGGACAGAATGCTTGAAGCAAGCTTGGCAGGTAATCAAGCTGAAGGCTCGCATGAAGAAGCAGGTCGTTGAGTTCTACTTTCAGAAAATGAATGGTGAGATTCGTCAGGCTTTCGGCACATTGATGGATAGTCACATTGACTACACTCCAAACGGCAAGGGTTACGCTTGCAAGGACTGCACCAAGTATTGGGATGAGGTCAAGGGAGAATGGAGACAATTCAAGAACTACAACTTGATTAGAGTTGCTTAACAAGGTTATTAACGATTAAAAAGAAACTAGATATGAGCGCAAAGATTATAGTGATGCAAGGCAACATGGTTGCTACCATCGAAGAGACGAACAAGGACGCATTTATCAAGCGTGGTGAGTATAAAGAGACCGATCTGGACAGACATAAGCGTGAGGTTGATTTCTTGATTACAAGCATCGCAAACCGCTACGAAGTGACATTCAATCACAAGGTAGAGCTGAAAGAAAGCCGAAGCATCAAGAAAAGCGAATATTTCGATAACATCTACTACGTTACCGAGAACGCATTGAACAAGCTGAAAAAGCAATACTCATACGAGTGTGATTTGTAATAGATTTCGTGAGGCACACCGAAACAACTGCACATTATCTTTGATGTTTAACAATTAAATTCCGTGAGCAATGGAAAGAAGAAGTAATGTGCAGAAATGTGCCGCAATAGTTGGTCGTGCTGGTGAGGGCAGAAGTCTTCCGAAGTAAAACAAACGTTAACGTTTCAAATAAAACACTAAAGCGTTTGCAAGTTAAAGAGAAAAGCATTAACTTTGCAACCGAAATAACAAGGTTGTGAAGTAGAGCGCACGACTGACTGATATTTGAGATAATTAATAATTTATATTAAGCATATTATTTGAATAACTCCAAGCGTGGAGTGTCGTCATTCCGTCCATCGCTCTACAATAGTGGATGAGTGACACAAGCCCTGTCCGCACTTTCCACATTAGCGGATGGGGCTTTTCGTTTCCACCACAGCCAAATATAATTATTAACAAATTAAGAAATGAAAGATTTTTTAGAAAAGAATTTGAATGATGCACCCATGCTGGGAGCATTTGTAAATCAGAGTGATGAAATCAAGGTTGAAGGCTTTGAACTCATCAAGGTAGAAGAACGTGATGGTAAGCAAGCCATCAATGCAAGAGAGCTGCACCAAAAGTTGGGTAGCAAGTATCAATTTGCGAATTGGATTCAAGAGCGTATTGAAAAGTACGGATTCGTTGAAAATCAAGACTATGAGGTTTTTAAGGAAAATCTTAAAAACTCAAAAGGTGGCAGACCAAGCAAGGAGTACGCCCTATCTTTAGACATGGCGAAGGAGTTGTGTATGATTGAGAACAATGAGAAAGGTAGGATGATTCGCAAGTACTTCATTGAGGTTGAGAAAAAGGTAAGAATGCAGAGTGTTCCATCTTTGCCCGATTTCACCAATCCGGCTATAGCAGCAAGAGCTTGGGCTGACCAGTTCGAGAAGAACCAAGTGCTGACCTTGGAGAACAAGCAACAGAGAGAGGAACTTGCCAAGGCATCGCAGGAGATTGTCGGACTGAGCGCACAGATTACAACAATGAAGCCTAAGACTACTTACTTCGATGTGATGATGAAGAACAAGAGCACAAGCGTGATTACATCAATGGCGCAGGATTACGGAATGAGTCCGCAAGCATTCAACAAACTGTTGCATGAGCATGGTATCCAGCACAAGGTTTCTGACCAATGGGTCTTGTACCGCCAATATTTGGATAAGGGATATGTGAATAGCGAGCCAGTGACCATTACGCACAATGATGGAAAACAAACCATCAAATACAACACGAAATGGACTCAAAAAGGGCGTTTCTTTCTCTATGAGTTCCTAAAGGAGAAAGGTATCTTACCTTTGATTGAACGAAATAATAATGGTGAGACACACTAGGACAACTGTAAAAGCCCCAATCTCGTTAGAGGTTGAGGCTTTATTTATTTTTACATTTACATCTTATCTAACCCTTAGAACAACAAACACTTTTGCGCTAATTTTCAATGACTTGTATTTTTATTACAAAAGTATTGTTATTTTACATTTCGGCTTCATTATACTCATAATCCCAGAGGAATAACTTGCCTTTGACGTTTCTAATCGGCTCATCGAACAATTTAGCATTCTTCAAGAACCAATGATATTGGAAATCTTCAGCAAATGCATCCGGATAAGCCTCATGATACTGAATATCATCCAACTCTACGCTGCCGATAATGGCTGACGTTGGCAAGTCTTTGAAGTCTGGAATAACAATACCATGCTCTTGGCAATATTTCTTCATTGCGCTCTCCTGCCATCCGTCAAGTTTTTCGGGTTTGGCTTGGCTAGCATGAATAAGGAAACGACCACGGAACTTTCTATTCCATGTTCTGTTCTCAATGGTCTTGCAGCCGATAGCGATTAACCAAGCATACGGCTGACGAATTGATAATACTTTCATAAGCTCATTGTTTTATTATTTGCATCCGCAAAGGTAACAAAAACCTTCGAGAAATACAAGGAAACTCTAATTTATTTTCATGTTTTCTAAAAATAATCTTGAAATAGCTTGCATCCTACAGACGGTAAGAGGTTAGAACCTCTTCCGTCTTTTCTTTCTTATTCTATCCCAATCCGGTTTAAGAACATCCATCGTGCAGACCATTGCCTTGTACTTGTCACTTAGTTCACCCTCATTCATAGAGGAACGGAAAGTGTACATCTTGTATCGTTCATGCTCAGGAACATATAATCCCACCATCAAGGAACGGACTCCATCTACCTCCTGCTCCGGTGCTATCAATACAAGCCCCTCGTTCATGCTTTCCAACTTGAAAATCTTTGAGGTGACAACCTCATAATAGTCTAGTATATTCATATTCTTGTCTCCTATAATTATTTTGTACGTTCAAACACTTCAATATACTGGATAGAGCTACAATCAATATATTTACGTGTAAACACTACTGTACTTCCACTTCCAATCATAAGTGTTCTGTTCTTTGTATTGCAATTGAAAGATGTTTCAATACCAACACCATTGAAGTCGAAACTTATTTTTGCTCCACCTACCAAGTTGATATTTCCTCTAAGACCTTTATTCTCGGCTTCGCCTAATATCACATTCACATGACCTGCATCCATATTCTCCTATAATTAATTGTTAAACACCTTCTCTAATAAAGATACGTATGATAGAGTCACTATCAATGTAATCTCTGTTTCCGTTCTCACCAAGTATAGTTATCAAATGCTTTTTTTGTTATAAAGAACATCGGCAGTAAAATCAAATAACTTTGATTTGCTAAAGTTTGCATGAGTTAACTGCCCATTAGAGAGTGAAATACCTGCAATGCAACCGCACTCCTTTGCATCATCTAAGATGTCTTTGATAATCTTAATATCCATAGTCTTATTACTTTACTTCTCGTTCTACAATATCGAAATTATCCCACGTCTCTCCTTCGCTGTCTGAGATATGAAAGAAAGAATCTGAGATATTGTATAGATAATCATCGCAATCCAAAACTCGCTTGTAATTCTCCAAAGTGTTCATTCCTTTGTGTCTTATCGCCTTTCTAGCCTTATCTCTGGTATCGAAGACTTCTGCATCAGTTTCAACAGCTTCACCTAATCCATGTTGGTATGAAGAAATTACTACATATACTTTCATAGCTTAAACTCCTTATTTATTACGCAACCTTAGATAATGTTTCTTCATCAATCTCAATCCATTGGCAAGCATCCTTGCGGAAAAAGATTTCACTCTTAATATGCTCACCATCCACATCAATACTATTACCCTTGCAAACAAAAGTGTGGTTCTTTGTCAAAGGTACAAGAAGGTACGTTTTACCCTCTCTTTTGCGTTCTACAAGCGTTTTGTCCGTCCCAAGGATAACTGATACCCTTTCGTCCTTATCGTCCTTTAGAACGCCTATTTTATCCGTGTGCTCGATATAGAGCACATTCAGAAAATTCTCATCCATTTTCTTTTGCATTAATCATTATGTTATACTTCTTCTTGTTAACACCTCGTTTAACGGCTTCAGAGAGCAAAGTCAAAGCTAATGCTTCATCCTTTACTTTCAAAGCCTTCAAGGTATCTCTTTTGACGTAGCGGCTCTCATCGACCTCACACAATGGTACGTAGCCTTTGTGCTTGAAATTTCTTCGACCAATCGCCCAAATCTCATAGCCATCCGGAAACTCGTTTGTTGTCTCGAATACATAATTGCCATCATTAAACTTTTCCATAATCAATTGTATTAAGTTCTTTACCTTATCTTTTCTTACTCCTCCCATCGGAAAGCGTTAGGGGCTTTTACGACCTTCTTGCTGGCTTCGTCCCACATATAGCCATCATTAAACCACTTAGGGGCTTTACCATTGATTACTCGTTTTGCATCGGCTATGCTAGCATAGTCTGGTTCAACAACATTATCAATGCGAACGGCAACCTGACCGAATACGTCCTCCACCTTGGTAATATGATGCCCTTTGTAGAACACTTCTTTCAAACACTTAGCAATTGTCTCCATATCTCAAATACTTTAAAAGTCCTAAACTAAAGGGGTGTTTAAAGGCACACCACCTATTAAGCCTCGCCAAACACCTTAGAACGTGAATATATCTTTATGCAACTCGCAAGAAGTTGTAAGCCTTGAATTGTCTCCATGCGCCCTTTGCTTCATCCCAATAGCGGATGCAATCTCTTGATGCTGCATGCCCTGTACCATTTGGAGTATAGTCAATGTGGCTCTGAAGGAGAGTACCAAAGGCTTGTCTTACCTCACCATTCATCTTCATAAAGAAGAACTCTACTACCTTGGTCTTCATCGCTGACTCAAGCTTTACAACCTGCCAAGCCTGTTTCAAGCACTCAACCCAAGACATTGAACTTGATTTCAACTGATAGGCTCTATGTGCTAACTGCATTACCTTTCTCATCTTGTTCTTAATTGAAGTAGTCATATCCTCAAACCGTTTTACGAGTGCCGACTCGGCTGCATAGCAGCAATTAATAGTTAAACTTTAAAGCCTTTATCTCTTAAAGACACTGCAAAGATAGTAGTTTTTTCTAATATTACCAAATATTTCTATAAGAAATTTCTAATATTACCACTTATTTAACACTTATAAGCTATTTCTAAACATTTATTCACTAATTATTAGCTAATTCTAATATTTAACTCTTTTTCTTTGGCAGTTTAAAAAAAATAAGCTATCTTTGCAGCATAATAAATATTAGTATTCACTTATATATAATAAGGTATGGACTTAAAGAAAATAATTAGGAGTCATGGGCAAACCATTTCATCTGTAGCTGAAAAGTTAGGTATTACCCAATCAGCTTTATCGCAACAAATCAATAATGGCTCAATTTCATTTGCGAAAGTAGAACAAATAGCTAGTATTTGTGGTTGCTCGCCATCTAGTTTCCTTGCTATTGATGGTGAAACCTTATCGCATCCGGCTATCATCTGCCCCCATTGCGGCAAGCCTATCGAGCTGGAGATTAGGGCAAAGGAGGGGAAATGATATTCCTCTCCTTTTACTCTTCTATTCTTTCTCCTTCAAAAAGCCTATACCTGCATGAACATTACCCAACTTATACCAAGACTGGCTTAAAGTCATAACATAACTATTGAAGGATTTTTCCCCAATATCAATGGTGAAGTCTTCATCTACATCAGGCTCTCCATGTCTTACGTACCCCTTATTCGGGGTGTATAGCAATCTATGATATGAGCCGTTCTCACAAATATAAAGTCCGCTATTACGCCAATCGGAACTCCAAAATTCCGGTTTATTCACGTAACAAAGCATTACATCACCATCGTAAATAGGAATACTATGACTTCGCTCATCCTTTTCTCCAACAAATTTTTCGCTATCAACATTGTCAGACTGACGGATAACAGATACGATGGAGTAACCATTTCCAATAAAGTCCGCTATATCAACATATGTTCTTTGCTCTCTAAGGTCAAATTCCTGTTGGCTTCTCACTCCATCTTTCTCAAAGATTACAAGTATTCTTGTGTACTTATCACCAAAATTGACCATACTTAGAATCAAGCCGTTGTTCATGTAAGACGCATAAGCTTCTTTGGCTAGTGTTAATACACGCTCTAGATATTCCAATGGCTTGTATCTAACTAACCAAGACTGACCTTTTTGCATCTTTTGCAAGTACGAATACATGTTCATCGCCTCGCATTCATCTATTCCATGCTTCTTGCAGACCAACTTGAACTTATCCGGATAAACACTAGTTACAAGTCTATCCAATTCGTCCATAGCTTGCATAGCCTTCAAATAATCATTCGCTTCCATTTTACTAATCTTTAAGTTTCTCAATTATATAGCCACGACCTGTATAGGTACAAGACAAGCCGATATACACTAGCTGATGTAAAAGCCACAATTCTTCAGTGAACGGCAATCTATCACACTTCACAAACTCATCTTCATCCTCAAAATCAGATGCCTTTTCCAATATTTCTTCCTTTGTCATTATCTTTAAATTTGTGCCCGAAAGCTGTTAATCCGCATCTTTTATTTTTTGTAATGTGTCAAGTATCACGTTTGCAATCTCAAACCTACCGACATTTGGATTCTGTGGGACACTATAACACAAAGCTTTTAAAAGCTCAAAACATTGATTCTCATATAATATCATACGCTTACTTCTTTTGATTAAAATACTTTTCCAACTCTCGAAGGATGAACATCCCTCCTATCTTGAAAGACTGTTCTATCACTACTCGATGTTCCTTAAATTCGTTTTGGCTTCTCGAAAACCGAAACGCTTCATTCTCTAGCATAAGCACAAACTTATTAAATTCTGCATCGGTCATTTGCTATCACCTCCTTTGATAATTAAGTCAAACAATTCATCTGCGTATATCCAACCATCCAAATAGTAAGCTTTAACTTCTAATTCCCACATTTCTTGATATGTGCCGCAATCAGTCTTGTACATCATATCGTATAGGTTGTAAAGATTTCTATAACCGCAGTCTCTTGAGTATGCAAGAATCCTTCCTCTGCCAATTTGAGGAACTTCGTTAGCATTATGAATCAAATCTTTGAATATCTCTTTCTCTGCCCAATCAATGCCATCCAAGAAATGCTTATCGGCATTTTTATCTCTTTGAACCATAAAGCCGTTTTTGCTAACCTTTCTGATTACACGATAGCTTTTTCTTGCGTAATCTCTGGCGGCTTGGATTTTTTTCTTTATGTCTATCATAACTATTACTATATTAAAAAGGTAAATATGGACGTTCAAGAAAACTAAGTAAAACAGCATGTTCTTTATATGCGAAAGAATCTGTTCTTCCCATTCTCTCAAAGCGTTGCATTTGCCTTTTACAATGCTCTATAAGTTCCTTCTTAAAAGCTTCGTCCATATCTTAAACCTCCATATTTTTAGTTGTACCTATTAACTTTGCAGTCTCCTCATTGTAAGGAAGACAATATCCAAACCAAGCGTCTCCTGTACATATATATCCGTTAGGTGCTTTATAACTAAAGAAATCTATAGACCATCTATCTGCTTCGCTACATCTTACTACAACCTTATCAAAAGGTTTAAGCTCGACTTTTTTCTTCAAATCAACAATCATTTTCTTCTCAGCATCCCAAGCCTTGTCTTTCTTTGCGAGAGCGTCAAAGAGCTGCTGCTTCTCTTCTTCTGTGGCATAGCGCATAGAATAGTCTTTTGGTTTTGTAAAATAAGAACCCTTTTCTATAATTAAAGAATTATTCTCAAGCATTGTTACATAGCGATAAATATGTTCATCATCTTGACCTTCGTATATAAGTATATAGTGATAATTGTTAGAACTTTCAATTACACATAGTATATCACCATCCTTGAACTCTGGCTGAGCCTTCTCAATATCCAAAGTTTCAAGGTTTAGTATGCCACCTAATTTTCTTTCAATCTCTCTGACATATCCATAGGCAATATTGTTATCTAACTTGTCAAACTTAGCTGTTTCTGCATTTGATACGTCTTCGTAACCATCCCTACTATTAGAATAGCATCCGTTGAACTTTGTATAATCATCAGATGCCCATTCTTTGAAAATGCACTGAAATCCACAACTATTGATAAGCACATCGCCCTTCTTCCATGCGAATTTGCCCCAGTCACGCATATTCTTAGAAGGAAGGAGAATCCGTAAGCCTTCAAGCCAGCATTTTTCTGTACCTAGTTTTGAATAATCAAACAAAAGAGTACTGCCTACTTCATTAGTTGATGTACATTCTATATAAGTACCAACGTCTGTTGTGTGGACTTTATCTAACTCTACGTCTATATTGCGTAATAAGTCGTACAACTTAGTTCCTTGCGGCTTATCCTTTAGGATTTCCGCTACATTAATCTTATTTCCCATATCTGACTTTTTTATATTCATTTATTCTTCACTAAAATATTTCTTCACAAACGCTCGTTCGGTGAGCCATTTTCCAAACCCCACTCTAAAGTAACGCTTTGATTTACCTTTCGCAAACCCATATTCATCACGAGGTGTATTTACACTTAGGTGTATCTTAGGAACATGGTTCACCGATACGTATGCAGTTATATATTCATCCGAGAATGCCAAATGCTGAACTTCACGGAACTTTACACTTTTAAAGAACATTTCCTTCATAAGCCTTAGTCCTTATAGATTGCATCAAGAATGCTTCTGAAATTCGGATTATCAATAACGGCTTGGGCATCTTCTTTGTTCTTGAAGTAAATAGCACCTTCGTTATAATCACTACTAGAAGTAATACCGTATTCGCTGGTTCGCATGATATTATGCTTGCATTCTTTAGAATTCCAATCCGGTTTCCAATCTCCATTATAACACTTAGCTATATCCATTAACTTATCCAATGCAACAATTTTCTCTACATTACTATTAGTAACATTAGCAACGACAGGACTAAGACCACGGTCTATTAAAGTAGATATAACATCCTCATAGCTGAAGGGTCTCTTCTTGAATGCTATAATGCCCGCTTTCAAGTCACTTTTTTCAATATCCACTTCCATTCCTTTAGGAATATCTATGATTAACTTATTATCTATCATTTTCATTTTTCTTATGTTTCATTTCCAAAATATATTTTTTATTCACAACCAACTCGAAGAACTTATATTTAGCATGCATATAGTTGCGACCTAAATCAACTCCACCGACAAATTCTTCCATATACCAAGAGATTGCCGTATATTTTACAATATCATGCTCTTCCGGATGATTCACACGACCATTCCACACATCTGTGCGAACCAAATCGCAATACCCATAAGGTAATTTGGCACGTATCATTCTTGTGTTCTCCGCATCAATATAGACGTTTTTGTATTCCAAATCTACGCCTAAAATTTCCTGATTAAGCTTTGCTACATCCATATCTCATTAATCTTAAAGCACTACGTTGAAGATCCCTCGGTTTGAACGGATTCTTCTCCAGTATTTTATTCACATCATTTCGTATCTTGCGACTTTCCCACTTCTTTGTAAGACGCATAGCCTTTAACAAACGATGGTCTCCGGCTAGCTTTCCAGCATCTTTCTTGCCACAATAATAGCCTTGCCTATAAGCCCAATATCTAGTCTTATAGACTTGCTTCATTATCTTCTTAGCTTGTCTTATTTTCATGTCAACCTCACTTTCTATGGAAAAACGTTCCATGACACCAATCGCTGCTTTCAACATACTTATGTAGTTTAGTACATCTTCCTGCAAGCATACCATTGAAATGTTTACAACGACTGCATTCCTTTGAAGTTCTCAAAATTGAACGAAACAAACTAACGTTGGCACTCGGCATATTTACCTTATTCCATCTGATAGTTGCTTTCTGATAGAGATTCTTTAATCTAGGAATGAATCTACTCTCTTTCTTGAATGTATATTTTGAATCGAAGTAACGTGTGTCCGTTCCTTTCGCCATCATATTCAAGATTTTCTTAGCTTGTCTTATCTTCATATACTACTTGTTTTTATAAATTTCACATGTCCCCTCATAAATAGTGTTAGTACTATAAATGTCATTATATTGCGAAATGGAAACCAATTCGTTTGCCTTCATTCCCTTAAGAATTTCATCGTACACACTTTCTATTGCTCTTCTCTTCAATTGCTCCATGCCAGATTTGTCACGGCAATAGTATTGCATTTCAAAATTCGACATTGTAACTCTTGAACGAAGCTTAACGACTTGTGGCTTTATGTATCTAACATCTATCTTTGGCTTGATGCCTAGTTTGTCAGCTAGCCATTGTTTCCATTTCGGTTTTACATCTTCTCCATCCAAGCAAACAAGAAAGATGTAAATTAGACTAACACTTATATATAAAATTCCCATACGCTACTTCTTTTTATCGAATTTATTGCCAATAACCTTAAATCTATTTAATGAATCTTTCTCACTCAGAAGGTATGTTAGTGCAACGCAAAAGTCGCGACAATTCTTAGCGAGCAAACAAAATGCGCCATATTTAAACACTACTATTCCGTCAGGACTATCATTGGTAACATTTGAAAGCATGTCACCTTCCCAAACCTCATTACCTTTGCAATCTGTCAGCCCTGTGGACATACAGACTGTAGAAGGGTCAACCTGATGTGCATCATTTCTATTAAGCATTGATTCACTCTGCCTATCCTCGATGATGTAAGTGTTACCACATTCAACATAGAAGTAACCTTCTACCCAAGTGTTATTGTCAAGACGTTTAGCCTTGAACTTGATGTCTTCTAATTTCATAAGCTATAATCATTTAATCCCCTTACATTGTTTAACAACCGTCTCATTGAAAGACAAATTATAAGCATGAGTATCTGTAATACCTTCGGCCTCTTTATATTTGTCAAGAATAGAATCCCTTATTCCGTCAATATTAGGCTTATCTAAAAGTTTGAACATGATGACATTAGTCCAATCGTCAATTCTCCTGTTTGGATTATCAATCTCGTCTTTATACCAACCAGATTTTCGCCCACTATCTTTATGTGGAACACGATATTCTGCTACCATTGGTATTGCGATAAATCCATCATTCTCCATAGTAAGAACCATTACCCAATCAAGCTCAATTCCAAGTTTTTTCATCTTGAAATACTCTTTAATGGGCAACCATCCTTCTAACTTCATTCGCTCAATAAATAAGTTAGCTACTCCTGCTCCTATAATTTTTTCGTGCATACTTCTCATTTTTATTTAACTTTATGAGCAGTACTATTAGTATGCTCTATATGTTCATTACTACAACAATATGGATAGAAATACTTATCCGCTCCTTTCATAAGTGCTTCTATAATATCATCGTCACTATCTTTGCACTTAGAATCAATAGTAACTCTAATACTTACTTCAAATTCTCTTACCATAATTATTCTTTTTAAGTTTCTTGCATTGCTGTATAGCTAAAGCTATTCTCATTCTTCCTTGCCAAGAAATGGCACTAGAAGAAAGGTATCTCTCCAATATTGGTGATATTGGATTAAAAAGCTCTGCGTATACTAAGCTAAATCCTGATATAAAAATATCTACATCCTGAGCATCAACATTATCATTGTGGGCATTTATTAACTCTACGGCTTCTTTATACTTCATATCATTCAAAAGCTTTGCTAGTACAAATTTAACATCCCATTCCATATCAATCTTCTTTAAGTTCTACTGGCTCATCGTTCCAAGTAAGTTCTCTTCCGATGAGCTTCTTGATGCTGCCTTTAGGAAGGTAACAGCAACCGGTATTTGCGTACCTCTGCCCATATAAATATACGACAGAGCAAATCCATAATGTATTACTTTCATTTCTGCAAGGTTTTTCTGCAAAAATATGTTCACAGCCACCTTTATCTACTGCTAACCAAGACATAACTATTCCTCCATTTTTTTAATTAATAAATTACTTTTCTTATCAAATAATTTATAACCACTACGGAGATACCAATCTAGAACAAATCTATCAGATTCATCTTTATCAAATTCCAATCCGATTTTCTTCACCCCATTTAACTTAGCCTGTTGTTCTGCGAGTTGTAACAGGCGTTGTGCAACACCATTTCTTCTATAAACAACATCAACCCAAAGAGCGTATATTAGAGCATCAGCCTTGCCGAAAATATCACTAACATATAATGGAATAGATATTTGAACCGAACTGAGATTTTCTTCATCGGTTATTAAAATTCTGATTTCATCCTTCCATGTCTGCTTTTGTATCATCCTCTAACTTTTTAAATTGATTTTTATAAAAGTCTGGAACTCTATTGACTCCCCACCAAGAACCTCCTTCATCACCACAAGACACTATCCATACTGGTTCTTTAGTATCTTTATCTCGGCAATAAACCATACCACGAACTTTATCATACATAAAGATTGATTCTAGCTCAAAGTCTAAGTCTTCTAGAGTAGTATAGACTTTGCAAGAAAATACGTCTCTTTCTTCATTATAGAACCTAGCAGAAGATTCTTCATCATTCATTAGGTCTATTTTAAGTATTTCTAAGTTATAGTATTCAACAACTTCTAGAAGTGACTTTTTAACATTTATTTTACACATTATTCATCCTCCAATTCTTCTTTAATGTTGTCTAACCACATAAGAATGACATCAATATTAACATAAGTGGTATGTTTTTCTTTACACTTTCTTAAAAGATTTCTCCTTTTAATGATTTCATTGATTGCAGTTACTTTACTCATTGCTTATCTCCTTCCTTTAGGAATATCAATAGTTAATTGATTATTCTTTATTTCCATATTATTTATTTCTTTAAATATTACATTAGTTTTATCAGTTCTTTTAGTATAATCACAAGGACCTAAAAGTTCATTAACTAAGTCACAACAACCATTCTTTATAAAAGCACAACCCTTACATGAAAAACCTTTTACTACCTGATAAATTTTACCATTATAAGTAAATATTTCACCTAATTTTCTTTCCATAATTCTTTTGTATCATATGCTTAACTTTTAAAATGTTTAACTATATAATCTAAAGCTTTATCATACTCTTCTTTAGTACATTTCTTGTAATATGTCTCTTCAAAAGATCTCCAATAATAGGTTTCCTTTGTAAGACTTAGTAAATCTGTAGTATCTAATTCATACACATGTATATTGTCACCTTTAATATCATAGACTTTACAGAATAAACCAAGGTTATTAGTATAATATCCTTTTTTAATATTTTTTAATTCTAGTATATCTCTTAATTCATTAATTTTACACTCTAAAACTGTAACGTCCTTCTTTAATAGGTCTCGTTGCTTTTGCAATTCTTTAATTTTATTAAAAAATTCTTGTTCATCCATAATTAATTTTGTTAATGTGTTAAACGTAAAAAAGGAGTATACTAACTAATTAGCTAATATACTCCTGTGAAACCTGGCATTTCAGTCCATCAAAGACTTTGGAGAAGTAATACGAATTGAACGTACTTCAGCTACTTAGATAATAATCATGTTTCGCCTTATCACCTGTCCTACATACTCCGGATTATGTAGGTAACTTCTCTTTTCTCTAATTAGGTACATAATTTCCTAACTAGGTACAACAACTGAAACTTCGCAGTGGGGACTTACGAATTAAACGTACTTCGAAACTTTCGTTCACAATTCCTAGGGAATTACTAGAATTACCTATTCATTGTTTTCCATTTCTTATCAATCTGCCCTATAATATTCACGACTACATAGGTATCCCCCAAATTGGCTGCATTTGTTTGATATATCCTTCTTAATCTAACTAATAAACAACATTAGTTAGTTAATATTCTTTTACCAGTCGGGTGCAACCCATGCGTCTAAGTATACTTAGAATACAAACCAACCCGATTTTCGTCGAAATAGTGGGACTCGAACCCACACGCATTGCTGCATATGCTCCTAGGGCATATGTGTCTACCAATTCCACCATACTCCGAGTTGCCTTTTGTCTACAAAGTTGAGAGGCATAACTCAACTATCGGACTTTTTCTTTTTCGGGTCTTATTTATACTGGTTTAACCCCACTTACATGTTATCACAACATCATAGTGAATCTAGCCATTAATCGCTAGTAATCATCAGAATGCCTTCCCAGTTTCATTTATTCAGGATAAAATTTAGATTTCTTCTAATAATCCTAAATATTTAATATCAGTACTAACTACTTCTCTATATGCATAGTTGATATATACAGTAGCACCTACTGGAATTTCAAATATTCCTATTTCAGCACTATACATTCTACCCTTAGCTATTTCTTCAGTTAAGTATGAATGATAACCTTCATGTATATAAAAACGATCATAATTCCAAAGTTCTCCCACACATCCCATAACAGATCTACACCTTTCAAATTTAGGTCTTATCTTTACTGTAGGCATAATCTGAGATTTATAGTACCTAAAATTTTGATATTGACTTATAAAGATACCTAAAGTTGCTAATTTACCTACTTTATAAACTCTTAAAGGCTTCTTCAATACAATTGGAGTTGCCATATAATTTGACCAACACATACCTTAATTATTAAATTGTTTTCTGCCATTTAAGAAATAAATTAAGTAGAGGAGAATAATCTTCTTCTCTAAAAGTTCTGTTTCTAGCTAAACAGATGACTCTTTGAAATGTTAAAACATCCCTTTTTAAATGCCATAACTTATTAAACTTATCTTTAGTTAATTTATAGTGACCCTCATTCTCTATCCATTTGCGAGGTTCATCACAAGCATCAACTTGTATAGGATAAGTCAATACCATATCACCATTAAGTATATCAAATTCAATATATTCACAGTCATCTGGTATTTTAACTAACTTACCTTTACCATTATAATCATATATACGTATAATCATTATTTAAATAATTCTATAATTGGATAATAAATAATTGTATTATACTTAGCTATATTTAGTGCCCAAAGAACAGCCCAAATCATAGCAAAGACTCCTAATCCTACAGCGAAATATCCTGCTTTATATATAGTTCGAGTTTCATTTAATAGTTTTACTCTAAGTATTATATATAATACAATCATAACTATCCCTAACAATACTTTAAGTATAATCATTTGTATGTATTTGCATCTAAATCAACATCCGCCATACCTACTCTCCGCCTACTATAGATAACTATCTTATGAGGGCGTTTCTTAGAATCATACATTATTTCTAATGTTTTATACTCATAAGCTGGTGCTTTAGAGCCACTTCTAGTAGGATAGTTATAACTATTGTAACAGTTAATAATAATCCTATAATTAATAATACTTTTTTCATAATTTTATATATTTACCTGTATATCTAATACAATTAGATATTATTGTACCCATCTCATTTATAAAAAATACAGAGTTTTTAGGAATTACAAAGGTGGCTAAATAAAATGGATTATCTATACTAAGTACTTTTTCACTATCCCCGCATTGTACAGTTTTAGATAAAGTTCCACCAACACCTGGTGCTATTGAATCACATACAAAATTTACAGACGAATAACTATAATAACCTTCTTTAATTTCTGCAAAAGAATAACTCGATCCAACTCTTACTTCTAAAATTCGAGAAGGATATATACTATTTTTATAATAAGTATATCCTATAAATAAAGATACACAAGATTCTTTATCAGCTTTTCTAACTACTTTATATACATTAATATCTTCTTTAGCTATTTGAGCTTTTAAATTTTCAATACAACAAGTCCAACACATAACTACTCTTCAGAATTACCTATTCTTACGTACTTACCAGTATAAATTATATTAGAAGAAACTATTTCTCCTCCACCATTCTCGTAATATTCAGAACCTTTAGGTATAATAAATGTCGCAATAGAATAAATATTATTTAATCTAATATCTTCTGCAATCTTACCTAAATAAATTGTTCTATAATATGAGCGCAAATCAGAGTAAGGCATAGCTATATCTTTATAAGAATGATACCCTTCATAAATTACATAAGAGGATTCATCTTTAAAGAATTGAATAGGATTTAGTTCAACTTTTTTATTTATTTCTTTTGGTTCATAAATAAAGTTTTGATACAAACTCTTAAAACCTTTATCAGATGCACGACCTATTTTATAAACATAAAAATCTCGTTTAGCTATTTTTACATCGCACCTACCTACCCAACACATAATTATTTGCTAAAATTACTTATTCTTAAATATTTGCCTGTATAAATAATCTCAGAAGATACTATATGTCCATACTTATTTTCAAAGTATTCAGCATTTTCAACTTTAATTTATACCTTTTATTATCAAATAATTTGTAAAGACTGCAAACTATTAGTGCCCTGTCAGGACTCTTAAATGGAGTGCTTCGAAGACTTCTTGGCAAATCATTCTTATATCCTTTTGAAACACATAGAAAGTATTTGCCATATCTACACTTTACAAAATATTTATTTTTATGTTCTGTTGGCATACTAGTTAGATATAGTAGGTTAAGTAAACCCATTCTGCCAACTTTTCTATTTAAATTATGTATTCTACCCATATGTTAATGTGTTATTTGATTAAACAATAAAAGAGCCTAACTAGATTAACTAATTAGACTCTCCAAAATAAAATAATATGATAAAAAGAAAGAGTGGGCTCGCCCGGGATTGAACCGAGAATAAGAGATTATGAGTCTCCCGTTTTAACCGATTGAACTACAAGCCCGAAAATGTGCCTGAGGGTCGTTAATCCTCTCCTTTCTTAGTCAAGAGAACGTTGCCACTAAGACACACTGTTTTTGAGTTTTTGTAAGTCCTCCGACTTATTAAAGTTTTCGCATAATTTTGATAAGAATTCTACTTTCACAAGCAAAACTCTTTGAGCCTTATTCAATAATTTAAAAATTATATAAAATTTAGGATAGAAAGGAAATGCGGACAGATTCGAACTGCCGACCTTCTACTCTACGGTAGATGCTCTAACCACTAAGCTACACATTTCATTACAATTCAGTAAGAGCATTTGTTTTTATTAAACGCTTTACCTAGTTAGTTGACTATGTGCCACCACATACTGCCATATTGAATCAGACAGCCTATTCCAGGGATTAAGCATCTGGACATGCTATTATACTAGTATTGCTATATAGCCTTAATTCATAAAGGAGTGCTCTTTACATAATTTATATACAAAAGGCTTTCCTTTGTGTTTTTGATAATCACACATTATACATTTGGGGTTAGTACAATGCCTTGCCCCATAAAATCCATGACCAAATTCGTGTACTATTACAGCAACTAAATCATGTGTTCTATAATCACTAACTATAGATTTATTACTATTTAAAGGAGTTAATCCCATTATTCCATAGTTAGTTTGACCATGTATTTTGTATGATATATCCTTATGAGTTAAACCTATTACATAGGATTGCTCCTTGTTAATATTAAGGTCTTTTAACAACTCATTAGCTAAGTACCTATTCCGAGGCTTATAATAAGCTTTTTTGGGTAAGTCCTTATTAGCTAATACTTTTACATTAGTCCAATCACCTCCGTATACCTTACTTAATCCCCTTGTGATTTTAGAGGCTAGCTTTGTAGCTTCCTGTTGTGTAAAATCATCATAAGGTTGTAAATAAATATAAGCAATTGGATCTGCAGGAAAACTATCACAATCTGTAATATTTCCCTTTATAACATTATTAGAACAAGATGTAACTAATAATATTATTAATAATCTAAATAATAGTTTCATAATCTAATTAATATCCTTTATTATAATTTAAATTTAAATCATATTTATTTGCATAATGTTTTCCCTAAACTCTTTGAGGAGCATTTCCATAATGTACTTTTAATGGATGTCCTTCTTCTCCAGATTCATATATATAATTACCCTATCTAACAGGCAAAGAATATATAGAATCTCCTACTGCGTTATTGTTTATCATATAGTTAAGTGCATCTGTAGGTAAATTAACACAACCATAAGATTTATTTCTAATTCCATTTTTAAAATCAGTCTATCTACTCTTAGGCATAATATGAAATAAAACGGAAGTTTTCTACTTAGTGTTTGTATTATCTCTACTTCCCTCATTCCATCTAAATGCTGGATGTCCTTCATAACTAGAAGAAGATAAAGTAAAAATACCAGCAGGTGTTACCTAGGCTTGTTTACTTCCATTATAAAAGTTTTTATCTTTCTAGTATATTGGATCAGTTTTATAATTATTCCAAAAATTATATCCATCCTAGTCATTAGATAAACCTGTCATAACATCAAATTGTGCTAAGGCTTTGTTTCCTTGCATGTGTTTTAATTGATGATTATTTCTATCTAGTATCCAATAATGTTTCCAAGATAACTATTTTCAAAATTTCCTGTCATAAATATTAATATTTAAGTTATTATTTTTAATTGATTAATCACTTATTTATTATATGGCATAGAAATTACCAATAAATTAAAACTCATACTACTTTCACAAGCAATATGAGTTTAAAAGAAAGATAAAATCTTCTACAAAACGAAAATTTTACATTACTTATAAATTTTCACAAATTCATAGTAATTATGAATGATTTTTCAAAACATAATAAATAATCAATTATGTAGCTCAGACGGGACTCGAACCCGCACAGTCATTCCTGACCAAGGGATTTTCCTACCACACTTGCTTTTACACAAGCTAACTTAAATAAAGGGATTCGAACCCTCAAGAAATATTTAACGACAACTTTAGAGGCGCTTCTGTCAATCTACTGCCGTATACCAATTCCGCCATATTTAAGTTATTGTGGTCTGGACTATTTTACTACCATATTAGAAATCTTGCAAGTAAGTATATAAGGTTTAATCTAACCCCTAATAGCAGTCTGCTCTTCTTATTTCTGCGAATCTTGCCAGTTTAATTTTAAATATACAATTCCTAACTTAGGTATCTCCTATATAGTCTCTACACATTTATGCTGTAACACTCCAATTTACATTTAAGATAGATTAGGGTTCTATCACAATTTAGCTCGTCATCACCAAAATCTACGTCACCATAGATGAGGCTTCTGTCGCAAGTTAATTAGATTTCTGAATACTGCTTCTATAATCATTACTCTGCTTCTTACACAGACGCTAACCTTTTTACAATTAGTAATAACTTGTTTAATTAGGGAGATTCTACTTCTGAACTTTCGTATCAGAGCACTCAAATTATGAATAAAATTAATTTCTAAGTCCCTCGTGTCTACCAATTCCACCACTGAGCCATTTGGCAGTTTTAGTCTTTAACGTCTAGTGGAATAATACTGCCAACCTTTAGACAAAAAAGGAGCAACTAATTATCTGCTAGTTGCCAACAATATTTGGGAAAAAACCAACATGTAATTTATGGGGTTGGTATTCTTATTTTTCAAATAAATTAAATACGTTCAACATCATATCCAATACCAATGTTTTCTAATAACCAAGATGGATCATTTAATACATAATCATCCGGAACTTCTACTGTTACTTTTAACACTATTTTCTTCATATTATAATTGTTCTAAAATATTCTTCGCAATATATAAGGATACTTCTCTAGTAGTATGCTCAGAATCATTAAGTACTAGAAGATATTTATCTTTATCATCAGTTTTCTTAGTTAATTCAAGTAAATACTTTTTATTAATTAATAAACCTTTAGTTACTACTATATATTCTATACACAATTTCTTAATAACAGCAGTTAAAGAGCAACCAATAATAAATTTTCTGCAATCTTTAGTTACTATTAGAACATATTTATTCAGTGCCTCTAAACTAACTATATCTTCTACATTTATTTGTCTGTATTCAATACCTTTAAATACAAGAAATGTATCAGAATCAATTTGTATTGTTTTTATTTCCATATTACTTAATTTAATTAACCTATAGTAAAGTGAGTGCTCACAATATTTTCAGGATGAAGAATAGCTTTAGCTAATTCATCCTTTGCCCATTTCTCAATAGCAGAATGTTTAACACCTGGAGCAATTTCGTGATGATACATTAAGTCGTATGCTTCACCACTCTTAAAGGTTACACGTATTTTAAAAGTAGGATCTACCTCATCTTCTATGAGTTTATCCATCTCTTCTCTAGTTACCATATAACTAAATAATGGATTAGAAAAATGTTCCTCCCAAAATTTCTTTTCCAATTTAGCTAACTCTGCTCGTGCATATTTAAGCACATTCTTACAACCTAACTTCTCAGCACTATCTATTTGTGCCAATAGTTGGGTCTTCTTAATAAAATGTTCTTCTCTTGTCATAATTTTATCTGTTAATAATCTATTTAAATAATAGGCGATTTTCACTGGTTATATTTAAACTATTCCATTGTCCTCAGCTATCTAACGTTCTTTCTCTTTCTAACCCAAATGATTAATTTTAAGGTAATTACGCTATTTAATAGAGTTACTGAGAGTTGTTTAGTACCTATGTATTAATTAGTAGAGGATGGCAGAGTCGGACTGCCTATTAGGGAGTCAAAGTCCCTCGTGTGAAACCGTTACACTAATCCTCCGAATAAAATACTATTCTCACGAACCATATTTTCCAACTACAAGTTCACAATTTGTCATAAATGTTGCGGAGAAAGAAGGATTCGAGCCATGTAATATGACTAACACCTTAGCAGGGTGCCGCTTTAGACCACTCAGCCATTTCTCCAATAGGGTCACGCTAGGGATTCGAACCCTGTACTGTAGTCTCACAAACTACCGTGTTACACTAGACGGACCATAAAAGCTTCCTATCTTCACAGACCAGAAGCATAACAACTCTTTAACGTTATAAAGTCCGCTGACTTTATATTTTAAACATTAATCGTATTAGTTTTATTAAATAATATGAAAGAGTAGCACTAGCGATGCTCGAAATCGCCTTTTAACCTTGAAAGAGTTACGTCCTAACCAGCTAGACGATAGTGCCAAGTAGATTCTCTATCTTCACAGACTAAGAACCTCAAGATTAACAAATCAAAAAAATAATAATAGCATTGCGCACCCTGCAGGATTCGAACCTGCGACTTCAAAATTAACAGTTTTGCGTTCTAAACCAACTGAACTAAGGGTACAAATCTCTACCTATTTATCACAAACCAGTAGAGTTATAATGTTTCTTTAACTTTTGAATAATATGAGGTGCTCCCTGATAGTACTGACCTGTCTTCCCGAAATTAAAAGTTTCGTGCTTCACCTTAAAGCTTAGAGAGCTAATTTATAATCTTATTTTGCACACGGAGTAGGATTCGAACCCACGCTGTTCAACTTTCATCTCTATAGGTTTTGGAGACCTACCCTTTCGACCACTCAGGCATCCGTATATAGTGGAGACACGTGGAATCGAACCACAATCTCGGAATTTTCAGTCCCGCGCTCTGACCTTCTAAGCTATATGTCTAAGATTTACTTAGACACACCACATTTCTATAAGTAGAATAGTGGTAAGAACTTTGCCCAAATAGGTATAACACACTAACAAAATATGATTAATTACAAAAATTCAAATTAAAGTGATAGTGTCTTCTCACATCATGGCTGGTGATTGTAGACTTTCCAATATTGTAATAATCTACATACGTGAGGCACTAAGAGAATCATTTTTCTCCCGTTACTTCCCAAATTTGGACGAAATCTTTTATAATTAATTAGCTACCTTAACTATAAATAATTAGAGGATTCGAACCTCTGTTTCTATCACTATATTTAAAAGGTTATATTGATTACAGCTTACTAATTAATTAGCTATTTAACTAGTAATTGTTTCATATTAATCCCATTAAATGGGAGTTGCGCAATATTTTGAAACTAAACTTCTCTTCTAATCGACTCTTTACAGCTGATAGATTAGACAGATGATGTCCTATACTTCCTCTGGGAGGAGAGTCTCAATATAACTAACATAAATATCAATTTAAAAGAAAGTTTAGTGGACTTTGAGTGCTAGATATATTAAATAGTACATCCTAAATAATACTCTAGTTATCCACTAAACTTATCTTTGAAGAAACCTACAACTATTTATCACAAACCATTGTAGAATTATATTTTGTCGACCTATTTTAATTCACAATTATTACAACTTGAAAATATTTTAAATATTTTTGTTGTAACTTGTAGTTGTGCTCCCATCCAGATTCAAACTGGAAACCCACAGCTTAGAAGGCTGTTGCTCTATTCAGTTGAGCTATGGGAGCTGCTAATTATTAGCATTTTTCTACTAACCTTGCCAAGTGAACTAACTATATAATCAGTTATTTAGAATTGGTAGTTAATAAATGTTAATTTGTAATCAACACTTAAAAACTTACCAATTCTTTTATAGGCATAGAGTAATTATAGAGAATTAATTTTCTTCTTTAATTCTCTTATTTCAGCTTTAATACCATTTAATACTTGTTCATAGTATTGTCCTGTAACTATGATAACAGCATCTTCATCATTACAGGTAAGCCAATAAGTAAGAGTATGCGTCCATAAACCACAAATATCACCAAGAAACACATCATCCATAGACATAGTTGCTATGTTAGAAGTTCTGAACATTCCATATTGAGCTGGACATATTGCAGGATTCCATGCTAAATGCATTGCTCCTAACTGTTTGTGAATTTTAAAAGTGTCTTCAAGAGTGTGATGAGACATCAATTCACCTTTAAATTTAGTCAGCTGAAGGATTTGATGTTCTATCATATGTTTCTTATTCTCCTGATTTTTCCGAGCCATAACTCCAACTACAATAAATATAATTAAAGCTAGTAAGGCTATTACTGTTATTACCATAATCTAATTAATTATTACAATAGAGGTGCTTCTCTATTTTGTTTATACTTATTTCCTATTAACCAATAGTAAAGATACTTATAGTTATTAACTAATTCAATAATTGGATAGTTTCTAATATAAATATATTTATAATGGTCTATTACTAACTCGCACAAAGCCTTAGCTGGGTTAGTTTTGTATCTCTTCTTCCACTCCTTAGTACAGCATAAATAGTTAGTAGTCCAAGTATTGGTTTTTCTAACACTTATTCTATTTTTAGGAATTACTGGAAGGACACTATCCTTAACCCAGAAATCTAAAGCTTCAATTAGTAATTCGAAATTATCTTTATCGATAATCATTCTTACTTAGTCATTTTCGGAACCTACAATAGCTACAAATATTAATCCAAATACTATAGCCCAAACAATTCTAAGAAACTCCATTATTCTTTACTCCTTAGTATTAAAATAATAATAATAGGAATTGCTCCACAAATTATATTTAATAGTGTCATAACTATTTGCCATTAGTTAATTTGTAGATATAGTCCCAGATTTCCTGAGGAATACTATTGCCTGTCTCATGCACATAGTCTTTCATATGACACATATTGCCATCTTCAGCAGTCTTAATTACTGCTTCAGTAAAAAGCTTAATGTCCTTGAGATTTGGAGTGACAAGAGTGATATTGGTAGAATCTGAAGCACCCATGCCAGCAAGCAGACCCTCAAAAGCAGTTAGTTTTCCGTCTTTGACCTGATCACTAACAGCTCTACTAGTAATACGAGCAGCTACCATAAGGACTTCTTTCTTATCCTCAGTCTTAGTAGCACTGACACTTTCCATGATGTCATTGTTAACTACTAACACACTGCCAAACAAACCAAAATCGTTTACTTTCTTTATAAAATCCATAATCTTATCTGTTTAATTAATTATCTAAAAATACATAAGTCTTGTCTTATGATTAACCAATTTACTTTCCAAGATGTCAACTATTTATTATACTCTATAGTACTAGAGTGCTATTTTATCTTTATTCGTATTTTTATACTATTTACAATTAAGAGAACGTCCATCTACTACACAAGTTCCTTTTAAATCGGAAATTACATAGTTAGTTACACAATTCTCATTGTACTGAATAGAAACTACAATGTTTGGTTCAATAGTCATTGTATCCGGTTTAATATCTACACCCATTAACATAGTCTCTACTTGAGATGCAATCTTTTCTGCTTCTGCTGTTGTCATAGTTGTTCCATAATTAGTAAGTTCCATAACTTTCTAATTAAATAGTAAAGACCTAACTAAACAATAACTATATAAATAATTAAAGTCTAATTAGGTCTCTTGATTATGGAACTTAACAGAAAAAATTACTTCTTTTTCTCCTCAATGAGGAGTTGCATAGCGTGACGAGACTTTTCCATCACAAACTCGAGAAGTGTACGGAATGTGTATGGTTTACGATGCCATTTCTTAGGAACATAAGCAAGTGCCATCTCTGTCTGCCACCACATGTTGGCAGTAAACTCGTCAAACTTCTCCTCTTCAGCTAACTTAATAGCTTCCTGCATAGCCTTGTAACTATTGTAGTCAAAGGTATCATCACAATCGCTCTTGGTCTTATAATCCCAAGAGTCTACCTTACGCTTGCCCCGCTCTTTAGCATTGACAAGCTCATGTTCACACTTGTCAATATATTCCTTAAGCGCATAGATAATGTCATCTTTGAATAAGTGCAATAATTCTACATCATCAAACTCATGTGGCTTGTAATCACCATTTGAGTTCAAGATGATTTCAGTACGTTGTACACCATTAGCTACCTCTGTTTCGGTAGTCACTTTGACACCCTCAGATGTCCAAGAAAAAATTCCATTTTTCATTTTGTTGTAATCTAAAAATTGTGAATCTATAAACAGACATAATGTCTGTCTCATTATAATTGTGAATTGATACCTAAATACAATCTAACTACGCTTAATTAGACTAACTTTATTGAATGTCTTTATACTTACGGCAAAATCCCTACGTTAGTTTTAAAACTAGTAGGTTCACGACTTTTCTTAAATTGTTTCATTTTATTACTATTTATATTGTTAATAACTAGGAATTAGCCCATTTAATAAGCCAATTCCAACCTGTATATTCCTTAAACAATTCTTCGTTCATAAAGGTAGAACAAAGAATACAAAGAGCAAATGCCCCGAAACCCATAAAGAGTGTCACAAAGAGTGACATATGGGCAATGTAATCTATACTACTCACATAAGTGATGATATAGAATACTGTAAAGTAAAAATAAAATCTTTTCATTTGTTAATGTGTTTAATTATTTTGTTACCAGCTGTCAGATCGATACATTATTAGCTAATTTAAATAGAGCAATATCTACTTTAACAATAGACATCTTTCTAATTGAGAACTTCTCATTAATTACGAGAGACATCAACTTAAATATCTCTGGAGTATATTCTAATCCAGATTCTTTAATAAGCTGATTTACTGCATAATTATGAGATTTTCTATTAGCTACTGCTATATTACGATATTTAGCAGCATTGAATTTCCAGTTCTTATGTTCTTTTTCTTTTATCTTATTCTGATATAACTGGAATACCTGAATAAGTGTTGAACTACCTGTAATCATTTTCTGTTAAGTGTGTATAGTTTTATAATAATGTTGATTAATATATACTAAGAAGCAACTCCACTCTAGATAAGTAAGTGAGCTGTGTTTTTTTTTAACTAAAGATAATTTTCAGTTTAACCGTCTAACTGAATAAAGGACTTAGTGTTGTTTTAATTTTGCATTTTTTGTTTTTTCAAATAATACAAAGTAACAGCTCTCCGTACACCAAATTGGCAAATGAAATGAAAATAGGCAAAAACCCCTTCCCCATACCTCTTCCATGCCTCTGCCGTTGCGCGCTTACCTCTCCAGTGTATTAGAGAGCTACTACAATTTGCGTTATTTTTAATTTTTGTTGTTAAATGTAGCTGTCTTTCCAGCTTGCCAGAATAAAAAATAGAAACATTGTTAACTAACTCTTACTTTTTACTATTTGTTGTTTTGTTGTGATTTTGTTGTTTACGACAGTTACAGTACCACCCGTCGACTTATTCGGTACCAACCGTCGTTTAAATCATGTAATTCAAAGTAGCCATATTGAGGATGAGGTGTAAATTGTCCACATAATGTAAACTCTCTACCATCATCACTTACAAATGTACTACCTGAATAGGTTCCTTTAAGACAAATAACCTTTTTTGTTCTTATTTTTTTCATACACTAAAATAATTACATTATCGGCACTTGCTTACAAATTTTAAAATATACACTAGTACAAAATGAGTGTTGTACCATCGGCACTAGCTTACAAAAGTAATAATTAATAGGTAGGGATTTCTCCCTACCTATTAATTTTAGAGTGACCACACGTTTATTCGCATAACTCTGTGAGCACCTTTTGCGTAATTCAAGTTACCTTGAGCTACAGCACGAGATGCTACGATTGGACGGCAACCCTGTGCCACCAATGTAAGTTCACTTGGTAAACTCTTTTTGCCGGCTTTCACCGCCATAAAGAGTTCCAATACGTTTCGAGTTTCGGCGTCGAAGAAATCGACGTTTGCGGGGTCGAAACCCTCTACCGCTTTAGCAGTATGAGTAGTTTCAATGTGGTCTTTTCCGTCTTTGCCGTTATCTTCGACAAAATCTCCCTCCCACTTGTAACCGGCTAAGCTCGGTTTAATCAAGTTACGTAATGAGATATTTCGCCCATCAGACAATTTTGCGGCAAAGAACGTATTCTGAGCTACCTGTTTGCCGTTTACATTTGCGTAAACGACAACAATCTCGACCTCACCTGTGAGGTGAATAGTTTCACCAATAGTAAAACCATTGCCACCCTCTTGGCGAGATTGCATCTGTTTCCAGGCATCCTCTGTGAGTTCATTAAGACCTGCAGATTTGCGAATTTTGTTCAACTCATCAAACTGCTTTTTCAAATCGGTTGCACTTGCTTTAAAATCCTTCATAACTTTTAATTTTTAAAATTAATAATATGTTTCTTTTTTTATTCAAATATGAGGGGGGGACTAAAGTGGGTGTCTACCGTAGCTTAAATAACTCTCTAAATTTTTAGCACCAGACTAAATCGGGGGGGGGGGATTAAAATGATGATTTTTTGGCAATAATTTGGGTATAAAGTTCTAATTGTCACATTTTAAATTATTTTAACTTTTATATTTTCAACAATTAATCTATTGTAGAATGTGATTAAAAAAGAACTAAATTAAAACAATTTTAAAAATTAATTAATATGGTTGAAAACTTGTTAGAAGGAATAATGACAAATGAAGAATTTCAAGAGCTTATGAAAGCTTCTGAAAATAATAAAGATTATAAATTTAATAAAAACGGTTTAGATATTTCAATGAATAGTTCAGATAATGGTTTTGAACTCAGTGTTAAATACACTAATCCAGTACAATCTGAAGTAGAGAAGTTTACAGATTTCTTAAATAGTTTGGATGATGAATTGTTTGTAGACATTTGTGAGCAGATTGGTAATGATGGGTTACAAAAGATTCAGGATTGTTTGGATTCAGAAAATATTGAATCTGTCCGCTCTGCAGTTTCTTATTTTAAAGCACATGCACGAAAATTCATTGCAGATAAAACTAACTATTTGAATGAGCAATTAGTCAAATTTAACTAATAACTTAAATACACATTTAGCTAGTTCCCTCAATAGCTAGCTAATATTCTCTTATGGTGTAATGGTCAGCACAGAAGACTCTAAATCTTTTAGTCAGGGTTCGAATCCTTGTGAGAGAACAATTTAATTATAAAAGATATGTATTATGATTATTGCAATTTATAAACTAAATGACAAACTTTTAAAAACAACTAATTTAGAAAAGAAACTTAAAAAGTTGAAAAAGTCTAAATTAGATAGTAAAATACAAATTCTTTTCCAAGAGGATTATGAGGGGGATTTAAAAGAGGCTGAGAATTATTTAGATTACATAATTAAAAAGAACTATGTAATAGATGACAATGTAGATGATACTAGTAATGTGGTTTTACATCATTATGTCAATAGACAAACTGGTTATACACACACTAGTATATATGATAATGAAATTTTAGAAGGATATGAACAAATCGACTGATGTTTTTAACAGACTAATTAAACCTAAAAATAATATAATGGCTAACTATCTAAGTCGTAAAGCTACAATGTTAGCTGGTAATTGTGCAACTTTAAATCAAAATACTTTAGTTACACAATTTAAAGATAATCAATGGTACTTAGATTATTTAGATGAATTAAATACATATAGTACTCAGTATTAAATTGTAACTAATTAAATAATAAATGATTGATTATAAAGCAACTATTAAAAATATACACTCAGCATTGTCTGATTTAAATATAGATGAATTATTAATTATACTTGATTGTATTAAAGAGATTCCTAATTATAATAACTCAGTACACATTAATAGTGGAGGTTACACATATCCTAGTGTGGATAATGTTTTGTTAAATTCAAAATTGAAATCTCCTTCTGTTTTAGATACATTATATTCTCTGCAATTAGATACAGACCATACTACATGTAATTCAGTAAATTGTACTAATGTAGCTAAAAAACGTAAAGACAATGAAACCAATTCTCCAATTTGAATTATAAAATATTTAAGGCGACCTAGCAATTAAGCTAAGCCGCCTTTTATTGTATCTATTAATTACTATAATAGTTATTTTCTCCATATACTAGTTATACTATCTATACCTAGTAATCCCATACAACAATATAAAACTGTATCTATCATATCAGGAGCTTGTATCTAACTAATAGAACAGTATATTAGAATAATTAAACTAACTACCCATCCTAATATGCCACACGCTCTTTTACTACTTATTCCGGTATGTGCTGTTATTAATTTAATTAAAAACTATTTCATTCTTTAAATAATTTATTTTAAGGAACTAGACAAAGGTTTCTAAAATATTGGAATATTAATAGGCTCTTTAGTTCCCTTCATAGTAAGCTACCTAGTCCCATTCTAGATAAATCCAAAGTCTTTACCAAATCTATTTATACCATGAATACCTCCTTTAGATATAGAACCCCAAGTAGAAAGATTAGCACCTTCAGGTACTTCATCTGCAACTTTAGCAAATAACTACATTTTATTACCATAGCTTAAACTATTCCTATCTGTTTTAAAATGAACTGAATAATTATTAGGTTCAGCATCCTTTACTAATTCAAATCTTTGATTAGGCTATTGTTTAAAGAAATAAGAAGTAGCTTCATTTCCTTCAGCTTTTCTAGTATTCCAAGCTTTTCTAGTAGGTTTATAATAAGATAGCTGCATAATAGGATTATCTCCTATTGTATATTCTTTAGCAGCTAAATTATTAGTAATTACTTGAGATACATTTTTAGTTAAATTTCCAGCAGTTTCATTAAGTAAACTATTTCTTGCCCAATGTGAAACTGTATTCTGACCCATTTTAGAAAGACCCATTTTACCTAAACCTAATCCTAAATTTCCTACAGCAGTTCCTACTACAAATTCTCCTACTAGATCAGCTCCTGACATAGCTCCTACTTGAGGATTAGTACTGGTTTTAGTATTTTCCTACTAATCCTTTACTGTAACTATTTCACTATGTGGCATACTCTTTTTAGCTAATCTTTCTCTAACTGATAAATTATTATATTTAGCTTTTAAATTTTTAGCGGCAGGCTATAATCTATTTTTTAAATTAGTAGGATTAAGAATTCCTCTAGATTGAGTATTTCTAGTTATTTCCTAATCTTACTTAGATTGTTGCCACGGTAACCCAGTGGTTTTAAAATTTAATTTACCTGTTTTCTAATATTTAGGTATCCATTTCATATCTCTTTAAATATTTATCCCATAACTATTTATCTCTCTCATTTACAAAATTTAGAAATTCTTGTAATTCATTCAATTGTATATTTATATCTCTCATACCTAGTTACTATTCTAATTATATATTTGAGCAATTGGATTTAAACCCTATTGCTTATTCCACTAATTAATAATCTATTTATCCCTATTTCTCCCTCTATTCATTTCTACATTATAGAAGGCTGGTCTTGTATTATAGTTCTTCTATTTTAATCCCTATTTAAACTGTCCAAAGTTCTAAACATTCTATAAGTTTTTATATCTACCATTAGTTAGACTATCAGTTACATTTTTAGTCCATCCACCTAAGTTAGATGCCCTTCTTCCAAATGAATAATATTTTCCAGGTCTGCCATCTTCTATCATAGATAAATGTGAAGTGTCAAAAGCAGCCTACTGTGGAATACCCTAATTAACTAAGGAGATATATCTTTGTAATACTTGAGGCTATGAGTCACTAATCTAAAAAGGTCCGCCCTACTAATAAGTGAGAAGATGATTCTTCTTTAAATCCTTTGTTTTAAACCATCCATTATCTAATATTGATCTATGACCATTTGGCTTATGTACTTCACCACCATCTTCATGTTTCCATTTCTTTGCATTCTAAGCAAATATGGCTCTTTTTCTAGTTAGAGGATTTTTACTATGTGTTAATTCTTCAGTAGTTTTACCTGTTCTCTTTTTAGTCTCAGTAAATTTTCCTCTATTTTCTTTTTTAATGTGTATTCCTGAACCTTTAGCTAGATAAGGGATACCAAATATTTCTAAATCTTCCATTTTAATTAAATTTAAGAGTTTATATTACTAATTAATTTGTTATACACCTAATTATATATTATTATTGAAAAGTTAAAAATTAATTTAGATAAATATAAAATAAATGTAAAATGTTAATGTTATATGGAAAATTTAAGTATTGATAAACAAAACGGAACAGTAGCCTTTAATGAAGAAGTACATCGTTATTGGGATGTTAATGACCCTTCTATCAAGTTTACTTCTGTAACTACTATGATTGAACAATTTGGTCAGCCATTTGATAAGGAATTTTGGTCAGCATATAAAGCTTTAGAGAAATTATTACCTGCTGATGAATTTAAGATTGAGAAGAAGTCTCTTTTAAATACTAAGAAATTTGATCCTGTTCTGTTAGAGTTACATAATATTACAGAACTAGATTTTAATAAAGCACAGCAAGAAATATTAGACTCTTGGGATGAGGAGAATAGAAGGTCTTGTGAAAGAGGTACTAAAATACATGCAGGATTAGAGAATTCCTTTTACACCCAGAAAAAGAATATTACTCTAGATAAATATCAAATAGGAGGTAAATTTGAATGTCAAAAAGATAGAACTTCTTTAGATTTGGAAAACGCAGTATATCCTGAGTATTTAATTCATTGGGATTCTCCATCTGGTAAATTACATATTGCAGGTCAGATTGATTTATTAGTTAAAAAAGGCAATTCCATCGTAATTGGAGACTGGAAAACAAATAAGAAGATTGATACCAAGAGCTATTTTGATTCTAAAGTAAGAAGTTCTGTTAAGATGAAGTTTCCTCTAAATAATTTAGATGATTGTAATTATTATCATTATTGTCTTCAGCTTAGTACTTATGCTTATATAATTGAATCATATAATCCTGATTTTAGTATAGAAGATTTAGTATTAGTACATTTTGATCACAATGACAATATGACTGTTTATCATCTACCTTATCTTAGAAAAGAAGTAGAACGTATGTTATCTTATTATGAAAAGGAACATCTTCTACAAGAACGTAGATTAAAGAATAAACGAATTGAATATTAATATGATACTATGTATAGCATTATTACTAATAGCTTATTTAATTTATAGCACTATAATGGAATTAACTAAGAATTAATATACAAATTAATATATGGAAGAATATATAACTAAACGTACTAAAATATGTAGAGCTTGTCCTATTTGTGACCAAGAAAATGAGATTTGTAATGCACATTTGTATTTAAATCCTGAAAATAATGATGTAAGTACAACACCTAAGAAGGGATATTTAAAGGGATGCGGATGTTGGCTGCACGCTAAGATTAAAAACTTAAATAGTAAATGTCCTTGTGGAAAATGGTAATGTGTAAGGTAGAAGGATGTATAAGTAATACAATACGTGCTAATGGATATTGTTCTAGGCATTATTATCAGATAAATAAATATGGTAAAATTTTAGATAGAATTAATCGAGATACTAATGTAATCCACATAAAAGATACTTATGCAATAATTGATTTGTACGATAGAATAGGAAATAAGATAGGTGAAACTTTAATAGATTTAGAAGATATACCAAAGGTTAAGAGTATTGGATGGCATCTAACTCCAAATAAGCGTAATACACGATATTGTATCAGCAATAAGGGAGTATTATTACACCGTTTATTAATGGATGACCCGGAGGGTATGGTTATAGACCATATTAATCATAATGGACTTGACAATAGGAAATGTAATTTACGTATATGTACTAATCAAGAAAATATTTGTAATTGTGAAATACCTAAAAATAACAAATCAGGATGTAAAGGGGTATATTGGGCTAAAGACAAGCAAAAGTGGACTGTACAATAAACAATAAAACTAAATATATAGGAAGATATGAAAATCTAGAAGATGCTATTAAGGCTCGACAAGAAGCTTCTAAGAAATATTATGGAGACTTTGCTAATGATTAAAGGAATGAAATTAAACATATTAATTAAATGGTTACATGGTATTTTAACTAAGCCATTAACTATATTAAAAAGCATATATTATAATATTAAGAATAAACATCAAGATTTAGCTATTACAAGATTAGGTATATGTCATAGATGTGACCATAAATTAAATACTAACTTCGGTGATTTATGTGATTTATGTGGATGTGTATTAGATAATAAAACTAGAGTTAAAGATGAATTTTGTGAACAGGGTAAATGGTAATTATTGCCGTAAATTAAATGTAAATGACTATGGATTTTAGAAGTGAATTAAATGGAAAAGAGAAAGTAGCTCAATCACTTATCGGTATGGAAAGCACAGGAACTCCTATTGTAGTTAATGGACAAAGAGCAGACGTTATTTTAGCTAATGAGAAGAAGTCTAAATTTAATACTAAAGTAGATGAATATGTAGATAAATTTGAAAAACACAATAAAGCACTTGAGGATTATGCTAAGGAAATCTCAAAGGACATCAATGGTTTAGAGATATTACCAATGGGTTCTTATGCATTGATTAAACCTTTTGATGAGAATCCTTTCCAAAAAATAACAGTAGAGAGTGGAATTATTACAGACTTGGGTGGATTTACCCCTCAATATAAGAGTGAAGAAGATGGTCAGATTCACGAATTAGAACAGTTTATTCGTGTCGGTACTGTAATTGAGACCGGGTTCAAATGTGAGTTCCTAAAAGAAGGTGATGTAGTATTCTTTACTAAAGCTAGTGAAGCTACTGTTCCATTCTTCAAGCAAGGATTTGTAGTAGTTAATGAATCACGAATTATGGCAATAGTTAATGAGAAATTAACAGAAAGAAAGAATCAAATTAAAGATAATGGAAACAAGTAATAAAGTTTATCTATAGCCGGGAGATGTTGTAAGTCTGCGTTAGCGTGACAAAATGCATTGTCCGGCTATGCTTGTTATTAGAAAAGAGCAAGCATTATTTAAAGATGAAATGAAAGGATTGAGATGTAGATGGTTTACTGATTCTGGTTTAATGCAGGAAGCAGTATTCAATACTAAGGATTTAATACTTGTATAATTATGGCATGGAAAACAGTTAATGCAGCATAGTCAACAGATGCTCGAAGTCAAAATGCTTTTAGAAGATTTTCTAACATACTTATGTCCCATAGAAATGCTAATGGCAATATTTAGTATAATCCTTAGGATAAATCTTACCGATTAGTAAATGATAATGGAATATTTTATTCTAATGGAAGATTTTTTTCCAAATCAGGGATTAAGGGCAATTATAATGTAGAAACAGGAAGTATTTTAAATAAAAGAGGGACTAGACCAAGCACTCCTTCCAAACAACAACCTTCTACTAAACCTAAAAATGCAGTACCTTGGAAAACTGCACCGGTATATTCAGGAGTTGATATTATGACTACTGAAGATACTGATTATACACCAAGTACGAGATAGACGACCTTCTATCCAACCTCATGGAAAGATAATGAAAAAGATTTTACTAGAGTGGACCAACAAACATAGGGAAACTCTGCCTATATACTAAGACCTAACAGTCAAACTCTTTGGAAACCTGAAGGAGGATCTAACTAGAAAGAATCAAGTAAGTCTAATGTAACTAAACCTTAGGTTACTAAAAATTCCAAAGCTCCAGAGCTACCTGCTCCAACTTATAATAGAAGTTAGACTAGAGATTATATGCGTTCTATAGGTATGAATCCATATGATTATTCAGGAAGTGAACGAAAAGCTTTAAGAACATATTTAAATAATCCCGGGTCTATGGACTCTAAGTACCAGCCATTTATCGATTAGGTACAGAATCAGCGTACTTAGAAAATGGTAAATAGTATTGGAACTAATTAGTTATTAAAACCAGAAACTGATACAAATAAACTGAATAATTGGTTAGTTAATTTAAAATTTGAAAAGGGAGGACAAATGTATAAATATTCAGCAGGAGCACAAATGGTACAACCACAATAGGCAAGTGGACAATAGGGGATAGAATAGTAGGCAATGACTTTAGTTTAGGCAGCTATGTAGGGTGATTAGCAAGCTAACTAGACTATTTAGAAAATTATGTAGGCAGCACAACAAGGTGATTAGCAAGCAGCTCAAGTAGCTAAATTACTACAAGCTATTGTTCAGCAAATGAAAGGATCTCGTAAAGCAAGACTCGGTGCCAAATTAGATTATATTAAATAGTCTATTGGGGAATGTCCTGAAGGTCAAGAAGTAGTATATTTTAAAAAGGGAGGAGAAATTTGTAAAATATGTGCAGGTAAAAAAATGCAAGATGGAGGAAAATCTGACCCTATTAAAAACTTTAAGAAAAAGAAGGATGTTGCAAAACAAACTTATTAGAGAAATCCTTATACTAGGGGTAAATCAGCTAAAGAAATTGCCGAAATGCAAAGAAGAAATCGACAAGAAGCTAGTGCAGGTAAAGGTGAGAATGATGCTAATGTTGCTCCATGGAACTATAAAAAGAAAAAGATGAAATAAAATACTAATGTTAATGATTTATGAATGTATTTAATTATGATAGTGACCATCTTGTTCTAGAATTAAATGAGCCTGAGATTCTTTTAATCAGAGAATTTAAGGCTCTTCTAGATAGAGATAAAACAAAAACTAAGACTAGAGTAAATAAAGAACTTACTTACATTTATCTGGCTTTAGATTGGAAGTCTCCTTATTCTAATTATTTAGAGTAGGAAAGACATGAGGAAGCCCTAGCTGATAGTGGTTTGACAGAAGCCTAGTTTAACGACCCTATATTTAGAGAAGCTTGTCGAAAATATAGGAAATTACAAGAATCAAATAAATCTGTGAAATTATTGGAAGCAGCTCGAAGGGCAGCAGATTAGTTTATAGATTATTTTGAAACTATTGTAGATTTAAATGAACGAGATATTAATGGTAAACCTATTTTCTCTGCAGAAAAAGTAATGAAGGAGATGGCTTAGTTAAGTAATGTCCATGAGCAATTAATTACTTTAGAGAAAGAAGTTAAAGAGTCTGTATCACAAGAGTCTACAACTAGAGGTGGAGTTAATACTGGATATGACCCAGGTGATTTTTAATTGATATGCCTAGAAAGAAGAAAGTATTACCTGATGAAATCTAGTTAATTGTAGATGAAGTAAAAAAGAAATAGTAGGAAGAAGATACTAAAGAGGCTAAGAAATTAGTTGATGAATATAGAATTGAACGTTCTAATGATAAGACATATTGGGATATTACTAAGGATATGAAGATAGAATGCTTCGATCCTACTTTATCTTATGAATTAACTGGTTATAGACCCATAGATGAAACTCATGGTTTAGATTTTGATCCTTCATGGTTTGCTGAAGTTAGAGAAACATTTCTAAGAACTGGGAGATATTGTTCTTATTTACCTAGAAGTAAAAGATGGGATGCATTTTGGAAAGAACAATATACTAGATGTAAATACGGTATGACCTCACATGGATATACTATTACTGGAGATAACTATTTCTTCTTAAATTTTTATTAGTTACCAGTAGTAGATATGGATAAAGCATCAGGTGAAGGTACTAATGAAAGTTTTCCAGTATTCTTTGCTTCTCAATATATGTTCTTTCATTATTTACAGATGTGTAGAGTATTACATAAAAATGCTGCCTTAATGAAAGCGCGTTCAATTGGCTTTAGTGAGATAAATGCTTCTCTTGCAGCTAGACTATACACTACTATAAAAAGAAGTAGAACTATGATTACTTGTTTTAAAGATACTTATTTAAATGGTACCTTTAGTAAGTTAGACCATGCTCTCACATTCATTAATACAAATGCTGATGGATTTTTTAAACCTAGATTAACAGATAAAGCCCTAGAAAAGAAATCAGGATATTAGGTTAAAATAGATGGTTAGTTCACAGACTTTGGATGGCGTTCTGTTGTAATAGGAATTAATGGAAGCAAGCCTTCTAATATTCGTGGTGATCGTGTTGATCTTCTTATTTATGATGAGGCTGGTTCGTGGCCTGATTTAACTACTGCCGTAGTGCAAGGACAAGAATTATGTGAAGTACAAGGTGTTCCTAGAGGTATTATGTTATTTGGTGGTACTGGAGGTGACTTTGGTCCCCCTCTTGAAGGATTAAAAAAGATTTATTATAATCCTAAGGCTTTTAAAATTCTACCATTTAGGCATAAGTGGACACAAGATGGAACCACTATAGAGAGCGGATTCTTTCTTCCTTATTTTCTGCAGTCTTTGAATCCTGAATATATGGATTCTAGAGGAGTTTGTAATTAGACAGAGTATAAGAAATTATTACAAGAAGAAAGAAATAATCTGTTAGCTGTTCCTGAAGAGTATCTTAAAAAGTGTGCTGAGCGCTGCTGGAATGCAGAAGAAGCATTTACTCTCGAAGGTTAGAACAAGTTTAATAAAATGAAGATAGCAGATTAGTTAGCTAAAATACGTCTTCATAAAATTGGACCTAGACCACAAGTAGGAACTATTGATTATACTTATAAATCTAATAAACACTCTTTAGAAAATATAGATGGATTTAGATGGCTTCTTAATTCTGGTAAAGTTTAGATATTGGAACATCCAGTATGGTCTGATTTATATAAAGAACAGATTGAGAAGTAGAAGAGAGAAGCTGAGGAATAGGGGATTGATTTTGAAGCTCCTGTATACACAGAAATGAATGATTTATATGTAGCAGGTATTGATGGTATTGATATTGGTGCTGCTCAAACTTCTAAAGAAACTAGAGACCCTTCTGATTTTTGTATTGTAATTAAACGTAGAGCCTTTGGTCTTAATGAACCCCAATATGTAGCTATGTATAAAGACAGACCTCAAAATATTAGAGAAGCTTATAAGATAGCTATGTGTATGTGTAGATATTATAATTGTAGAATTAATATAGAGGCTACCCGTGTAGGTATGATTACTTGGGCTAGAGAAAATAAATGTCTACAATACTTTATGAAAAGACCTAGAGCCACTTTGACTGATATTAAATATGGTACTACTAAATAGTATGGTACTCCTGCAACTAAAACTATTATAGAACAACAAACAGACCTTATAGCTAATTATGTAGAAGACTATGGACATAATATCTGGTTTGAAGATATGCTAGAATAGTTAAATGGTTATAATGATGAGAATAAAACAAAATTTGATATTATAGCTGCTCTTGGAATGGTTGAACTTGCCGACTAGGAATTATCAGGAAGACAACCTACAAAAGTTGACAAAGAAGTTGAAGAATTTTAGGACTACGGATATTATATAAATGACAAAGGTTATAGAGAATTTGGGGTTATTCCAAAGAAACAATCAAATCAAATAGTAATTAAATAGGAGGAAAACAATGACCCATACCGAATTGAAACAAGTGATCCTAGATTATATGAGAACACAGTTTTAGATAGATTTTATAGGAGATATTCGTATTGAAGATTTGGACCCTATAGGATATAAAGTTTCTCTTAATCTAAACCATTCTGAGAACCCTTTTGTACTAATGGCAGATTTACCTGATGCTAAATTTGTAGATTTTATAAAAGAGGAATTAAGAAGAAGTAAATTACATAGAGTAAAGTATTTTAAAGCAATTAAAATACAACCTCCAGAATCTAAACTATGTTATGACAGACAAAGAGCTTATAGATAAGACTAACGAAACCATTTCTGAACTTGTATATGATAAAACTAAGTTATAGAAAGCTTATAATTATTATAATGGAAAAAGAGACAAGGAATAGTTTCGTTATCTAGAAGAAAACTTTGGTATAGGAAGTCCTACTTCTGTTGAATTTACGCCTTTACTAAGAAAACATGTAGATGCTTTAGTTGGTGAATTTCTAGGAACTCCTATATTACCAAAAATATCCTGTAAAGATGCAGGAACTATCAGTAATATGGATAGAGAAAAATAGCTATTGATATAGACACAAATAATAGGATTTTTAAAGACGCATTTAAATAATTCCTTACTTAAATTTGCTAATAACTAGGATATTACTGATAAATCTATTAAATAGTAGTTAGATAAAATAATTGAAGAGCAAGATTAGCAATTTGTTTCTCAATATGAGATTGCTGCTTAGAATATTCTTCAATACATTATGTAGTCTGAAGAAATTGATTTTGTAACTAAACTTAGACAATTATTTATAGACTTATTAGTTACAGGTTATTGTTTTTACAGAGTAAAATCATCATTTAGTAAAACTAATATTGAAATAGAGGTATTAAATCCTTTAAATACCTTTGTAGACAGAAATCCTGAATCTCCTTATGTTAAGAAATCTTATAGGTCAGTTGTGAGACAATGGCTTTCTAAAAGTTAGATATTAGCTAAATATGGAAATGAACTGAGTAAAGAGGACTTACGTAATTTTAAATAGAACTGGACAGATGATGACACAGCTAGGTACAGAAGAGCCTATGGTCCGGTTGTAGATATAGATGAAGCTAGTGATGATGACGAAGAACAAGATTTACTTCCCGGTTATCCTGAAGATGATTCCCATAGATATAATCTGATTCCAGTATATGAAGTAGAATGGATAGAAACTGATGATAAATTTATTATGTAGAGATATAATACAATTAGAATCGGTGATGAATATTATATTCTTAGGGGAATTGATAAATAGGTAATTAGAAGTCATGATAATCCTAATTATTGTGGATTGTCGGTAAATGGTGTTTATTTTTTAAATAGAGCTCGTTAGCCTTATAGTTTAATCTTAAAATGTGCTCATTTGTAGGATCGTTATGATCTTTTACATTACTATAGAGATGCTATTGTAGCAAATAGCGGGGTTAAAGGTAGTATTATTGACATTTCTATGATTCCTAAAGTGTTAGGACCTGATTTTGGGGCTAGAGTAAAGAAATGGAGAGCTTATAAGAAACAAGGAGAAATGTTAATTGATTCTTCTCAAGAAGGAAGAATGGAAGATGGATAGGCTCCTTTAAATACTATATTTAATGGCTATGATGAATCTTTACCAGCTTAGGTAATACAAGCAATTGATTTAGCTATACAATCTATTGAATCCACTGTATCTTCCATTACTGGTGTATTTAGAGAAAGACTTAATGGCATTGAATAGAGAGATGCTGTAACTAATGTTAAATAGGGAGTAACTAATTCTTATACTGTAACTAAACCTATCTATTAGCAAATGGATTTAGTTGTAAGAGAAGTCTTACTTGATAGTCTTAACTAGGCTAAAATAGTTTATAAGAAAGGACTAACTGGCACTATTACTTTAGGGGATAAATATTAGAAAATATTTACAGCCCTTCCTGAATACTTTACAATTACAGACTATGATATACATGTAATATCTAGTACTGAAATTATGTAGGATATGTAGACAATTAAATCTACATTACCTGATTTAATTAAGTCCGGATTAGTTAGTGCTGATATTATATTTGAAGCTCTTACTGCTAAGAGTTTGACTGAACTTAAATATACTGTTAAGAAAGCCATAGAAAAATAGAAAGCTGAAAATAATTAGTTATAGCAACTGTAGTAGAAATTAGAGGAAACTAGTTAGTAGTTACAATAGGCATAGCAAGAGTTATAGAAGGCTCAATAGAAAGCAGAATCTCTTAATGAACAAAGAATGCAGCTTGATTAGCAGAAGATTCAATTAGAATATCAAGTTAATTGGTATAAAGCTCAAACAGATAGAACTTATAAAGATAGACAATTAGATATAGAGGATTAGAGAACTAAGGTTGAATTAGCTTAGTTAAATGATGGTAATCCTTATAATGACAAAATTAGACAATCGTAATGGCAATCAGTTGTGAAAAAGTATACTCTGGAACTGGTGATTAGATTTATCCGGAGACAGCAGATAGAGCAGTTACAGTTTTAGCTAAACATACTACACTTGACCTCTATTTAGCGGATCTTGCTAAATAGATTTCAGAAAATTAGGGAGCTGATGAAGTAGCCAAATCTTTAAAGTTTAAAGTGGATTATTTGGCTACAAATACCGCCGATGTTAATAAAGTGAAGGAGTTAGAAAATTAGGATGAAACTAATTAGTGGGGTGAAAACTTTGTATTACCTTCTGTGAAAACTCCTTATACCTGGAAAAGAACTATTGTATATTTTGAAGGTTAGGATCTTAAAAATGGTTAGAAATTTTATGAAATCGTAACTGCAGATATTGCTGAGATTAGTTAGACTCTGTATATGGTTAAAGATAATTCTTAGTAGCCTAGGATAATATATCCACAGAAAGCCGTAGAAGTGGGAGGAGACATATAGAATGTAGATGATACGGATGCTTCTATAGATGAAATAATCAAAGCTAGTGAAGAAGGTAAAAATAATTGGAGTAAATACCCATCGGAAATAACTGCATCTAATCCATATGGATTTATGGCAGTGCGATAGAGAGTAAGTGGTGCTTGGAGCTTATTTAAAATTGCTCTATATTCTAAATGGGCTTATGACAGTAGACTTGTTACTAAATTTACAGTAACTAATACTTTTGAAAAACCTCAATTAATTAAAACTGCAGTAGATCCAGGTGACTAGTGGACAGATACTAATGAATAGGAATTTACTGGTTATCTATGGATGATTTCCGCCTCCTAGAACAATAATAATTATGTTTTAGATGATAATAAGAATATATGGAGTGAACCTCAATTAATTTCAATAGTTAAGTAATGGAATTTAAAATAGATATATGTAATTCGGCACAGGGTGATTTAACTGTATTAGATTTATCTAAAGAGTATGACCAATATTTATCTGAAGAGGAAGAGGTGGCTAGTACTTATGAAGATACATTATTATTTAAATACAGTAAGTCGGTGACTGTAAATGTATTAATGAAAATAGGAACTACAGAAATAACATTCTTAGATGCATTAATACATGAACACAATTAGTTAGAAAATGGAGTATATAAAGATGATGCATGTACTTTCAACCTTAAAGAAGATGGTTTTTATACTATTGACCATTATGTATTTCCGAATATAGATTGGTATAATTGGTATAAAAATAAAGCTTCACAAGAATATAAAGATAAAATAAATAGGGTATATATAATAGATGAAGGAGCTATTAAAAAAGAAGTAGATGGAGTATTAAAAGAAACTACTCTTAGGGAAGTACTGGAAATGAATTTAGAAGGAACTCCTATTTAGTAGGAACACATAAATACTTTCTTTACAGGAAATATGCAACAATGTTATATTAATTATTGTAAGAAATTATTTAATGCATTATTAAATAAATGTCGAACTTCTGCGTATAATGAAGATTTATATGCCAGAGACTTCATTTGGATGACTCTTAATATAATAGATTATTTAATCTAGTTTGAACAATTTATGGAAGCCGAAAAAATAGTAGAAGAATTTAATACTTGTGGAGGTTTCTGTTAGAATAATGAATATGGATAGCATACAGCTCATGGATGTGGATGTTCTAAAGCGTAAAGCAATAGAACTTTATAGAGATTTATTAAATAGAGCAAAGAAAGGTTATCAAGATGATTATTCATTATTGTTAAATATTATTTGTTTTATTAGTTTACCTATAGATATAGATAATAAAGAATTTATTAAAGAGAACTTACTAAATTAGAATGATACACTCTATTTACAATTAGGTAGGGAAGGTAGGTTTAACACCATGTTCTAAAGAAAGACCTAAACAACTTATACCTCTTTTAAAGAGTAATTTTTTAGGAGAGTTTCAAACAGAACTAGAAAAGAAATTAGCTAGAGAAAGTATAGGTGTAACAGTTACAGGTAAATATACATATCAACCTGACAGTGACCATATAACAAACATAGAATAGATTACATCTATATATGAAGCACTTGATTATGCTTTAACTCTAGCTAAATCTTATCAAGATAAAAAGATAGAAAAATAGATAGAAACTATTAAAGCTAATATAAATTAGTTAACTAGCACTGTTACTAATTAGGGGGAGGAGTTATCTAATTTATAGGAATTAGTTAATACTATTAATACATAGGTAGGGGTCTTAAATAGTCAACTAGCTAATTTAAATGTAGATGATAAAATAGAAGCATGGATTAGAACACATTCGGGTTCAGTAGCTTTAAATGAGGAATCTAAATTAGATTTTGCTATATCTCAAGCTGAAGGTAATGCTATTAAATCTAATGCAGATGGTCTCTATGTTGAAAGCTCTTCTGCAGCTGTATATAAATCAGAATTATAGGATAATATTAAAATGAATATTTCTGTGGGAGGACTCAAATAGGGAACTAAAGTATCTGACTTAAAAGGTAAAGCATTCTCTACCATATTAGATAAACTATTATTCCCGGTATTAGTTAGAGAATTAGTTCAACCTTATGTGGTATCTAATGTATCTAGTTAGCTAGTAGAAGTAAGTAGCCCTATCATTCCTGCAAGTACAACTTTTATTAAAGGAGATGCTGGAGAGATAACTTCTAAAACAGATTCTATAACTCACAATGATTAGGCTTACACAGAATCCACATATACAGAGTTGGGAGATTATATTTATAAAGTAGTAATCGATTATTCTGCCGGAGAATATTTAATTGATGATAGAGGATAGACTACTGATAAAAGAATTGAAGCAGGTTCTATAAATAAAACAGTGGCTACTATTTCTGCAACATATCCCTGGTATTATAATACTCATAAAGGCACTTTAGTTAAGTATGGTACTCAATCTAATATAATGGAAATTAATTTATCGGGTAAAGCCGTTATTAAAATACCGGGCGCTAATTCAACTTTAGATAGCTTAAAAGTAAATGGTGGTTTAGGATTCTTAGAGATTGATATGTCTGGATGGACTAAATCTATTGAACAGATAAACGATTATACATATTAGGTATGGACTAAGAATGATTCTTATGCTTCTGAACTACCTCATCAAATTCAATTCACATTAGCATGAAATATACAGGTGATTCGTTGTTGGGAGTTTCATTTTCAGTACAAACTCCTAAACCATTAGATTGTAGAACTGTAGTAAGTACTACTTAGGAATTATATACTATTCCTGTTGAAATAGCATATGAAGGTATGTCAGTTTCTAATCTTGAAGATGGTTATATTTATATGTTAGTGGACAAAACTAATATAACTAATTCTGACGGATGGGTGGCTTCTTATAAAGCTCTTTAGTTAGTTAGTTGCACAGAAGCCGAATATACAGAATGGAAGAAAAATACTACAGGACAAGGGACTGCAATAGATTCTGAAAAACCATATTTACATAATGACACTTATTATTATATTTATGAGGATAGTATTGAAAATAAGGATACATATTATGTAAATCAAGAATAGTACCAACGTGTTTGGAACCTAGCATCTTCTAAAGCTGATAACACTAGTTTCCTGGCTTTACAAAAGAAAGTGGAAAGTAATAATACTAATATTACTACCAACTACTTAACTAAAGAAGACGCCACAAATACTTATATAAATAAATCATTTTTAGAAGGTACTGCAGAAACTACTTTAAAAGAAGTAACAGATAAGTATCAAACAGCAGAAACATCTGATTCTAAATATTTAAAGCCTTCAAATTTTGGAGTAGATGATGTAAATACTTAGTTTTCATTTTTAAATACTACAGCTTTTGAAGAATACAAGTCTACTGTTACAGAATAGTTAGACACCAAAATAACTAAAAACTCTAGAGCCACGTTGGAAAGCTTAATGGTAAATACTATCCAGAATACTTCAGGTAATACCATGAGTATTAAAACTGACGGTATATTCTATGGCACAGAGAAGTTAGCTAAAGTTTCGGAAGTACCTAAGTGGATGTGTTTATCCCAAGAAGAATATAAATAGTTAGAGACAGATGGGGCTTTACAGGATGATACTTACTATTTAACATATGGCAAAAATGCAGATGATTCGGGATTTGTAACTGCAGACTTATTAGAAAGATAGATAAAGTCTATTATGTAGGGTGTAACTAATCTACAAGATTCAGCAACTTTAGCAGATTGTATTTCTAAAGTAAATGAAATAATAGATAAATTCAAAGTTTAATAATATTCTTATATTGTTGTCTTTTCCTATTATTTATTAAACTAAAACTTATTTATTATGTCAACAATTTGGAAAAATGGAAAATATTAGCCTTTAATTAGGTATGTCACTAATAAAGATTTTAAACTATTATCTAACCTTGTAAATATTATAAATGGGGATTCCAATACTAAAGGTTCCTTTAGAAAAACTATAAAAGACTTAATTGGAGGAGCCCCTGAAGCTTATGATACATTGAAGGAGATTGCAGATAAACTCAAGAATAATGATAATTTATACACAGCTATTAGTAATACTATTGCTACTAAGGCTACTACAGTTGCTCTTAATGAAGAAATCACAAGGGCTAAGGCAGCAGAAGCGTCTATTACATCAGATGTTAATGCTAAGCTTTCAAAAAAGGCTAACTCTACTGCCCTTAATGATTATGTTCTTACAACAGTACTTAATGAGCAGGTTAACACACTAAATGCTGCTATTGATGCAAAGTAGCCTAAAGGTAATTATCTTACAGAGCACCAGTCTCTCGAAGAGTATGCCAAGAAGAGTGAGATTGCTGAATAGATTGCTGCTAAGGCTGACGTTACAGCTCTCACAGCACTTGAAGCACGTATTGCAGCACTTGAAGCCAAGCATACTGAAACTAATACTTAGATAGAAGCTTAATAAAATTATATTAGATGCTAAATGATATATAGAAATGGTAAGTTAGTTTCTGAAATTAATAAAAATCTTTCAGAATTAATCGACACAATTGAATAGGTAGCACAGAGAAGTATAGGAGCTGTATATAAAGGTTCCTAGTTAGTATTTTTAACTGTGCTAAATGCTATAAAGAGCTGTTATGGTAGTGGTTCTTGGCTTTCAGATAAAAATTGGTTAGATAATGATTATTGGAAAAATAAATAAATAAAATGGCAATCTTTAAAGATTTAGAAAATAAAATTGAATCGCTTGAGACACCTTGGAATGAAAAAACCGGTCAATAGGTAGAAGATTTAATCTCTCGCCATCTTGTTAATTCTATGGATTTTGCTAATAGTACCCTTACATTAAGAGATTATAATGGGGAGGCAATTACTTCTACTAGAGTTACTGTAGAAACTCCATCCTACGATTAGGATGTATTGGTAGTTGCTGTTAGAATTAATGGTACTATTTATAAAACTGGTGAAGTAGTTATGTAGTGTAATTCTAAGAGTAAAGTAGAATTAGCAGTAGCTACAAGTCATACTTCTACTACCTAGTCTTTTGGTGTTTAGGATGCCGCCGGTGCCGTAAAAGTTAAGATACAATATGGGGTTAATAGTATGGAAACTACTGTTGCTCCTTATGCATTAAAAGATTTTACATTAGATTCCTCTGGTACAAGAATTGAACATCTTAATAAAGCAGATAGTGAATTAAGATGGGTAGACATTACAGAATTGTTTACTGATTCATAGGAGAGTAAAATTACTGCTACTCTTGTAGATTATCCACAAAAATCTAGCATTCTTAATGTATCTATTAAAAGCTAGAAGATAACTCTGTTGTATACAGGCAATATTATTTCTACCACTGCTCAGTTCACTCTTAGTGGAGGCTTATCTACAGAATATCATTTAGAGGGTTATCTAAATGCGAAACCTACAAATACTACTGACGGTGATCTGTCTTTTGGTGAGTTATAGTCCGGCTTAAATTTATTAACTGTTAAGGCAGTACATAAGACTCAAAACATTGCAACAAATTATATAAATGTTTGTGTAATTAATCCTTCAGGATTTAGTGGAGTTGCTGTAGCGGTAAATGGAATTACGGGTTCTATTAATAACCACGATACAGTAGAGTTGTATACACTTACTGTTTATAGTCCTACTAAAGAGTCAGTAACTATTAATACCTATCTAAATTCTGACTCATCAGATGATAGATAGAACTTACTTGATACAGTAATAGTTAATGCTTAGAATTATACAGCAGATAATAAATACGAGGTTACTTATAAGAAATATATAGAAGTAAATAGTGATGATGCTAAATAGTATTTACAAGTAGAAGTAAATGGCTAGCTTTATTAGTTCCAATCAACTAATTCTAATAAGGTATTTATGTCTAATTATTAGACATTATCTATCTCTAAGGCAAATGCTAATTATTTGTATACTGCTAGTCCCCGACCTACAATTAACTTTGATTAGATAAATGGTAGAACTACTACTTTATTTAATGTAAGTCCGGATTATTGGACGGCTTCAGATGGTAAAATAATATATAGAGTAGAATCTAATACTAATAAGGTATTTGAAACTCCTGTTAATTTATAGTTAAGTAATAACTTTACTCTTGAATTTGGTTTTAAATCCTATAATATAAGTAATGAGGAGTCTCCAGTAATTACATTTGGTCAAATGTTAATTAAACCAACTGTAGTATGTTGGAACACATCAGCAGAGTAGCTTTATAATGCTAGATTTGCACAATTCAAGGAAGATGCGGATACACATATTACTATTACAGTACAAAAGGGGTTTACTCTTAATTAGAATGATCCATATTATCCTAATTATTTCTTAGCATAGGATTCTTATAATACATTAGAAGCTAATTTGGACAGTGCCAAATTTAACTTAGTAAGAATCTATGTTAATGGAGTAATTAATAGAGAAATATCTATTGATGATGCCACTTTACTTGCACTGTAGCAGGAGGCTTAGTTACAAATAAATCCTAAGGGTTCTGATTTAGACTTATATTTATTAAGAGTTTATAATTCTACGGCACTTACTTTTGATTAGATTTAGCATAATTATATTTCCTTCTTAGCTACTAGAGAATAGAAAGATAAGTTCTACGATAGAAATAATATCCTAGGAACTAACGGTGCGATTTCATTTGCTAAAAGTTTTGGTAAATACAATACGTTAGTATATGTATTCCCTAAAGGGGGTAAGTTACCAAATAGAACCTGGCAAGCTGAAAATAATAAACCGGGAGATCAAGATAAAGCAGCTAAGAAAATTAGATGTACGTTATTTATTAACTATGCTGATTAGGCAATTAATAAAATATATGGTGGTAGAATAAATAATGGTCTTGTTAAGGGTTAGGGTTCTTCGGCTATGCGTTATTTAATTTGGAATACAACATTCTAGTTAAATAAGTTTAAAGACAATGAAATTAAGGTGAAGAGTGTGTTTACTCCTTACGAAGATTTAGATACTTCTACTAATAAATTTATAGCTAAACCTACTCATGAAAAGAAGGGTTATTATAATATGCCTCCTTACAGTGGTTAGTATGATTCTACTGAAAAAGATTTAAAGGTAACTAAACTTGTAGGTAAGGTCAATTTCGCTTCTTCTATGCAGTCTCATAAAGAGGGAGCTTGTAAACTTTATAATGATGCATATAAATCGGATTCTGATTAGACCGGATTACTTATGGGAGGCCGTAAGGCAGTACATGAAGAAGCTTTCTTATACTTCTATTTAATTACTGATTTAGAGTCTGTGGCTAACTATGAATTAGCAGACTTACTTAAGAATCCTGATATTTAGTTTATGGGATTCCAGACATTTGGTTCAGCTAAAGGTGATAAGGCTACTTTCGGTTATGATGAGAATGCAACTCCTGAATATATCTTAATAGAAGGTGGTGAGAACTCTGATCCCCATGTTAACTTTAGAAGACCTTGGGCTGCTTTGCAACGTGCCGGATTAAATTCAGCAAGTTCTAGAACATTAACTAATTTCCCAACTGTTACAGTAGAAGAATAGCAATCACCTAATAGAGATTATACAAAGAATCTTTGGATTTCCGACGAATCTATTGTTTACTAGAATCGCGGTTCTTGGGATGTAGACTTTGGATTAAATGATGATGCCAATGATTTTGCAGAACCTGCTCGTAAATCATTAAATAAGTTTGGAGAGTTTGTAGACTTTGTTTACAAATATAACTTTAATTTAGTTAAGACAGGGGAGACAGATGTTACTAAATGGAATACATTAAATAGATATATAGCTACTAAGGCTATTCCGGCATTTACTGGTTCTAAAGAAGGTGATATTTATCGCTATGATGAGTTTGCAGGAAGTACAAGTGCTACTGGAGAGGCTGTTGGAGGCTGGGTAAGAGGAGGTACTATATATGATCCTACTACTGGTTGGTCAAGACTAAATATCTATGAAGATTTTGGAATGGATTCTAGCATTAATTAGCTTGATATAGCTATTGATGAACTCAAATCTTTATTTAAAAAGGGAATAACTAAATATATAGATATAAATGATGTAGCCATGCATTAGGCTGTAATTAGATTTTTATCAGGTACTGATAATAGGGCTAAAAACACTTACTTTTAGATATTTGGTAAAATCTATGAAAATAAAGCAGTGTCCGATGAAACCGATAACTGGTAGCCGTCAGACAGAGGTGATTATTTAATTAGATTATATGGTGATGACTTAGATACTGTTATTGCAACTGATAATAACGGTCTGTAGTCTAAACCTTATAATTTACTTGAACCATCTTATGTTTCAGAGACTGCCTCCCAATGGGGTGATAGTGGATTAAATGCCTTCTTCTATATGTTTGATTTGCAGTTTGAAGATATTATTAAAAATAAACTTCATACAGTAATTAATCAAGCATTTGGAACAGCTTCGGGAGAGAATACTAATTTCTATAAATATTTCTATAGTATTTAGGCAGACAAGTGTCCTGCTATTGCTTATAATCATACTGCTCAAATTTATTATGAGAATGCTCAAATAATTAAGAATGCAGGTGCTATTGAGTATTATGATAATAACTAGATCGAACCTATTGAGCAGAGTCATGGTTCATGTCTAGAAGGTGAGCAGCAGTTTATGGAAAAGAGAAGGAATTTCTTAGCTTCATATACTAAGTAGAGTACTACTCCCGATTATCCAACAGGTTCTTCTGCCGGAGGTAATAAGAGACCCTTGTAGTTAAGATTAGAATTTACTCCTTTTTAGGATTTTTATCCTACATATTACTATGATGGTACTAAGTATTTGATGCCTAATAATAATGCCGATTATAGACCGGATATAATTAAATATTTAGTTAAAGCAGATTAGAATTATGTAGTTAATCTAAAGGAAACAGGTCCAGCTATTAATGAGGGTTTAATTTCTACAGTATTATACAAGAAACTTAATATAACTGGTCTAGTTAACTACAGTATTAAACCTAAAGATTCATATACTAGATTAACTAACTTTACTATTGATAATAATAACTTAAAAGTATATAAAGACTTCTTTGGAACTGATTATCCTAAATATAGATTGGATGAATTTGCAATGAGAGGTCCGGTATTAGAGAGTTTAACTCTTAATAATATGACCACACTTGAAACTCTTAATCTTACAGACTTTAATAAGTTAAAAGAGATTAATCTGAGTGGGACTACATTCAAGAGAGTTATATTACCAAGTAAAGCAGAAACTGTAATTCTTCCTGAGACTATCGAGACATTAGAATTATATAATCCAGTTAAGGAACTCAGATTAGAAGGAATTAGTAATTTAAAGACAGTAGATTTATCTAATGTTGGACAATTTGATGTGAATTCTTTCTTAGAATAGTTGGTTGATTGTAACAGTCTTGAATCTGTTTCTTTACGTAACTTAACTATTAATGTAACTGAGCAAACCCTCTCTAAGTTACTCTCTGTTAAAAACAATATTACTGGAACAATTAATATTGTAGATAGTACAGGTGATTTGGTAGAAATTAGTTATGACACTAAGAAGAGCTTGGTAGAATAGTTTGGAGATATTGATAATGCAACTAATAATCCAAAAGTTAATTATAAAGCTTCTAGTTCAGCTTTCTCTGCTACTTGTGATTCTGAAATAACTATATTTGGATTGGGTGATAAGGGAACTGGTAAATTTAATTTATAGATTAATAGTAACTAGGTAAAAATAGTAAGTGACCCAACTCCTAGATTACATATTGATTATTAGTTAGCTAGTTCTACTTATGATTAGTACTTAAAGGTAGACTCAAAGACAGGTAATATTACTTTAATTAAAGAAAGTACTACTGTATAGCCAGTAATTAATATCTTAGTATATAAAATTGGAAGTTCTACTCCTACTAAACTTACATGTAAAGTTAAAATCTAGTGGACAGCCCCTCAAATTGGAGACTTTGTTTACTATGATGGTTCATACTCTAATAACTATAATGCTAATAAAACTTGTGTGGGTATGGTATATGCTGTAGAGAATACTAATGATACTAGTGGAACAGCTTATGTTATAGGTAAGGAGAATATGACTGAGAATACTTCATTCTACCTAGGATTTAGTCCAGAGGGTATTAGTGGTAGCGAAGATTTAGTTCTTAAAGAATTATATGCTATAGGTGATTGGCTTAAAAATTAGAGATTAATAGCTAATATTACCAGTTCTGATGCTAGTGACTATATAGCTATGTCTGGTGTATCCACTGATAAACCAGTAGATTAGATTACATATAAATCTTATACTGACTTTACTACAAATGGATTTACTGGTAAAGAAGATACTGCTATTTATGTAAATACAGTGAATACCACTGTTCTTAATAAATTATATTCTAGTTTTTAGAATTAGGTTAAGAGTTACATTGCTTATGATAGTATTACCCAAACTTATAGTATAAAAAGTATGGATAAGTTAATATCTTTGTGTAAGGGATTAAAAATTACTAATGTAACTTCTGATGAGTTATCTAGTTGTGTAATTTATCCTTATTATTATGCTGCTACTTTGTATCAGCCTACATTAAAGTCTACTGAAAGTACTATTTATAACTAGTTTGCTTAGGGTAATTGGTATATTCCATCTGCTAAATAGTTAGCAAGAATTATGTATTATAGAGGTTATAGTGCTAAAGGTACTAACTTTATTGATAGTACGTCTGTTTCGGAAACTATTACTAAACAAAGTTCCGGTACTGAGGCTAAGAATAAAGCAATATTCTCTAATGCTAAATCAGTTATGGGAACTAACTTCCCTTCTGTGTGGTCTAACATAGCTAATAATTAGAATACAACTACTACTATAAATAATTCCTCTAATTACAATAGTTATTCCTATTAGAATATGTGTACAGATTATAGTTGTACCGCACATAGATATGAGTGGATTCCAGGTAGAACCTTTAGCAATAATGCATATGATGCTAATATGTAGTAGTATATAGCGGCTTGGAGGGTGACTAAACATTAGGGAGTTCCATTTACACAATTTACTTATAATAAAAGCACTTAGAATGATTGATAAGAATTTATCTTTAAATAATATGTTAGAGAGGGGAGACCTATTGGCTCTTCCTCTCTCTAAATGGAAAGAATTATTAATAGAAAAAGATGGAGCTTGTTTTGACTTTTAGTTAAAGGATATTTTACAAGCTAAATTAACATCTTATGATAAATCTATTGATGTAAATTCTTTCTATTATAAAGAAGATAAGAAGTGGTTGAATAAAGATACTAGAATTGGATTATAGAATTTAATTAATTGTGGGGCTTAGACTGTAACTATTTAGTTAGGTTCTGAATTATTAGATATTTCTGCTGACAAATTAAAAGAATTCTTAAATAAGTTAGAAGTTTATGCGGGGGAATGCTTCTCTACAACAGCTAAACATAGAATAGCTATTAACTAGTTAAAATCTACAGAAGAATTACTTAATTATGATTTTACAGCAAATTATCCTAAGAAAATAAGATTACAATGAATGATATAAAGATTGGACTGGGAGATAATTCCTCCTGGTCCATTTTTGTTCCACCACAACCTGAAAAACCCCCTTCTATTCCTATTGAAATTCCAGATAAAGTGGAATTTAAAAAGACAACTATAGATAGTGGATTTAGTTGTGATGATAAATTAACTACAAATTGTCCTAAACCATAGTTACATACTCATCTTTGTAAAGAAAATTATTTAGGAGAATTTAAAGAAGAATCTGAGAAAGCATTAGCTAGGGATAATTTAGGAGTTTATAGTAAAGATGAGATAAGTAAAGTTTTAGAAGATGCAGTTGCAAATCTAGACACATCTATTTTTATTACTAAAAAAGAAGTATATAATTTAGTTGAGAATTTAGATTTTGTTAACTCTACTATTAAAGCAAACATAGATTATGAAATTCCTGAACAATTATTTAGTTTATGACAGAAATTAGAAGACTATTTCAACAAGGTAAAGAATTTGTTCCTATTTCTTTAGCAGAAGCAGTTGTAGTTAATACTAATAATCTTCCAGGATTTAGTTCCTTAAAGATAACGACACTTGATCGAGTCTTATACAGCTTAACAGGGGTAGTTGGTACTAATTCTATAAATATTAAAAATTTATAGGATACTAAATAGGATAAATTAACAGCTGGTAACGGTATAGTTATTAAAGATGGAGTAATTAGTACAACTGCTAATATCGGAGACATTTATAAAATTGTTTCAGTATTACCACATGCATCTGCAGAATTAACTAATACTCTATATTTAGTTCCAACTACTTCAGATAGTACTGAAGATGGAACAAATATATTTGTAGAATGGCTATGTGTTAAAGTAGGGGAAACTTATAAGTGGGAAAAATTAGGAGAGTCTAAAACCACTATTGATTTATCAGATTACATAACTAGTATTCCAGTAACTAATAGTAGTGGCACTATAATTAAGGTTAACTACGAAATTCCTAAAGATTTATATGATAACTTAATGGATGGAAGTAATGTCACAACAAATTGAGCAACTTAAACACGGTACAACTCTTATATTTCCAAGAACTTCACAAGAAGCGGTATTAGTTATTTATAAAAATAAGGTATAGACTTTAGGAGACTATATAAATAGAACTGTAATAACTCCAAATGAAAGTCCTTAGAATATAAAAATTTAGTATAATAAATAGGGAGAAATAATTAATACGAAACCTGTTGAAAAATTAAATATATTTATAAATGGAAAGCAATATATTGGATATGATGGGAATACAGAAGATAATCTAAATTTTGGAGATGATTTCATTAGCGAAAATAATAATATTAAATTAACTTGGGGAAATGGCATTACTTAATTTTGCATCAAATTATCAAAACGTAGTTAAATATAAAAATTTAACAGCAAATTCTCCTAGCCTTAGTGGCTCTAATGAGAATGATTATGTTAAATTAGTATTTACAAAAGATGGACATATTATTACACATGGTGTTGACTATATTCCATCAGTATGGGATATTAGTAAACTACCGGTTGATAGTACAAAAATAGATAACAAACATTTGTGGGATTCAGCAACTATTAACTAGAAAATTAATGATAGTTATGTGATTAACTCTGCAATGCGATTTAAGGGTACTATTGGATTAAATCCTACTTATAATGGTACCTCAGATACAAAGAAATACTTAGTTAATGATGTAAAATCAGATATACCTGCAGCATAGGTAGGTGATACTTATAGGGTTACTTCAAAGGGTAATTATGAAGGATTTACTTGTGAAGCAGGTGACTTATTAATGTGTATTACTGCTAGTGGTACTAATAAAGCTGCAGGATGGACGGTAGCGTAGACAAACATCAATGGTACTGTTGACTTTGTAATTAACGGTAGGGTACATAAAATATATTCTAATGATACCTCTGGTTTGACTATGTTCGCCCCAGTAAGTGCGGGCACTCTTGGAAATATTTTGGTTTCAGGTGGAACAGGTAGTGCGCCTACTTGGGCAAATCCTGCTAATTTAACTGTAGGAACAGCTAATAAAGTATCTAATTCTTTATCTAATGGGGCAGGTATTGTAACATTTTCTTACGACGGTTCAAGCGCTAAAAAAATCGCCCTTGCTCCAGCGACTGCTACCACTATTGGCGGTGTTATTGTAGATGCAGCAGGAGATAAAGCTACTATATCAGTCGATTCAAATGGTAAAATATCTTTAACTGCAACTAACGTTAGAAATGCATTAGGATATGATCCAGTAGGAGTAAATAATTGGCGTCCAGTATATGTGGATGGAGAGGTATTTCAAGGAAGTGCTACTAATACAGGAAATCTTAGTATTAAACATGGTTTAGGTATTATTATAACTAAAGATTCTCAAACTCATGACATTACCTTTAGTACCAATACTAATTATGTAACTAATGACAAGAATTATAAAGTAGAAGCAGATCCTTCTACAGGAGGTTTATATGTAAATGTGCCATGGTCTAATACCACTTATGGAGTAGTAAGTGGCACTTCAAACGGTCTAGCACCTAGGGTAGTTAATACTAATACAACATTAATTAATAATGCTTTCTATTTACTAGCTTCTTCGAATGGCACTAATACTCCTAGTTGGTACAAATTACCTGCCACTGCATTTGCTAATACCTGGAGGGATATAAAGATAAAGGGAACTAGTATCGGTAGTAATGCTTTAAATTTACTCGAAGGCAGCCACATAACTTTATCTAATTCTAATGGTACTGTTACAATCAGTTCTGCTTGGAGAGATATTTAGATAGGTCAAAATTCTATAGGTACACGAGCATTAAAGATAGATGCTTCAAGTGATATTTATGTATCTGAATCAAAAACAGATACAGTAGAAACAATAAGCTTTGGAATTTCTTGGTATAATTTAGATACAGATGAATATGAACATGTTTAATAAATAATGAAAATATCATTTAACCCCTCGAATTCTAATAAGAACATTCTTGATCTTATTAAAAATAATAAAGATATAATATTCGACCTCAAGGGGCATAGTATATTTGCACGAGGGGTTGAATTTAAAGGCACAGATACTAATACATGGAGACCAGTAGTGGATAACTTAACTAGTGATTCCACTACTAGTTCTCTTTCTGCTAAACAAGGTAAAGTTTTAAAAGCTTTAATTGATGGCAAGTCTAATTCAGATCATAATCATGATGGAAGATACGTAAGAGCTTTTGGCACATCTAATGATAATATAGATTCAGATTGGGGACAGTCATTTAAAACATTTGATCCAATTCCTTTAGGAACTCCTCCGGAAAAGAATCCAAATATATCATTATTAAGTATAGGTGAGAACTTTAACAGAAGAAAATAGTTAGCTTTTATATAGAATAATGATAATATTTATTATAGAAGACATACTGATAGTGGTTTTACTAACTGGAGAAGATTAGCTTTTGCTAATGAAATTCCTACTTCTCTGAAAAATCCATATGCCCTAACTATTAGTTTAAATGGAACAAGCCAGGGTCCTTATGATGGAAGTGCTGCTAAGAATATAAATATTACACCTGGTTCTATAGGAGCTGCTGTCTCTAATCACAGTCATGATTATTTAGTAGTTAATTCTGCTGATGATAAATCTTTTAATTCTGCTTATCATAATTTTTAGGTTTTATATGCTGGTGGAGGTAATGGGATTACTGGAAAGCCTGCTAATGTTGATGCCTTTGGATTATTTAAATTTAGAGCTGCAAGTGGGTGGTCTGGACAAATGTTATTAGCTAATGGAGGTAGTTTGTATATACGTTCTAGTTTGGATGCACAGATGACTAACACCTTAGCCTGGAAAACTATACTTGATTCGTCTAATTATTCAGGTATCTTAGATTCTCGCTATTATACAGAGTTAGAGGTGAATAGTCTCTTATCTAGGAAATTAGATAGAGTTAATTTAACTACTGGAAGTTGGAATCCTAGAGGTTATCATTTAGCAGCTGATTATCATTATAATGGAGGAGATTTATCTATCTCTGAGAATAATGGTAAAATGTATGTTTCAGTAGATGGCTGTTTTTGGTAGAATGAAGGTTAGTATAGGGTGCTAGATACTTCTGATATTGGTGATATACAAGGTAGTGTAACATTACACCAATATTTAGGAGCTACAGATGTCGCTTGGTATCCTCTAATATGGGGAGGAAGTTCTCACCAAAATACTAGTGATTCTACTGGAGCTGTTTATAAATCTTATGATAAATTATGTTGGTAGACTAGTAGTTAGACATTATATACGACACGTTTACAAACTACTAATATTACATTTACAAATAGTGGAACTTCTATGAGCGGAATACAAGGTATTGTAGGAGATGATGATGACTGGAGAGTAAAAGGAGGGGCAACTGCTTCTAATTCTGGATATTTAGAGATAGCTACAGCAGATGATGGTGATGAACCTATTTATGTTAGACAATACACTGGAACATTTAAAACTATAAAGAGAACTCTCACTCTTCTTGATGCTAACGGTTATGCACAGTTCCCTAGTTATATAAATATTGGAGGTAATGAAAATAATAATTCATCTCCTGATAGAGTATGGGGTAGTAACAGTAGTGATAGTTATCTAAGAAGTTATAGAACTAGTGCTTTAAGGGTGGCATATGCTGTAAATGCAAATTCCGCTACAACTGCTTCTAGTGCTACCAAATTAACTACAGCTAGAAATATTGCTCTAGGAATGGATCTTAGAGGTTCTGCTAATTTTGATGGTAGTGGAAATATAACTATTAATGCTAATATTAATGCATGTACAAGTGGAGTAGGTAGTACTAATGGGCTACCTTTTAAACGTATTGCACACTTTGAAACTGGAGATAGTTGGAACGATAATGCATTATTACTTTATATTAGCTAGGGTTATATAAATGGTAGTAATGGTATTTGTAGAGTAGAATTTAGAACAGATAATATTTCTTCAAGTAGTACGAGTATTACAGCATCAGCAGCCGTGAGATGGCTTGTACGTAATGGTTATGGTTTAGATTCTTTATATGCAGGATATTACGTTACTGCTGGTAAAGCATATATTGACATATATTTAAAAAATACAGGGGGTTATCAAGGTACTGTAATTAGAGTATTATAGGATAGTAGAGGAGGCATAAACTCCAATGTTTAGTTAATAAATTCTTACTATTATAGTGATACAAATCATATGGAAGCTTATAATTCTATAGAAGCAGCATCTACTGCTTTATATAATAGAGCATATACTAGAATAGTATCAGGAAGTGATATAGGCACTGTATCTTATTCAAATAGTACAGGATCCGTTCATTGGAATAATGTAACTAATAAACCGTCCACATTTAACCCTGCAGCTCATACTCACACAGTATTTAAGAATAATTTAATGATTAAAGGCACTAATGGAATATCTGATAGTGCTTCTATTCATTTAGGTATAGGTGATTCTGGTACTGGATTTAAATGGATTTCTGACGGAGTATGTTAGATATATGCCAATAATGCAGCCGTAGGTTAGTGGACTTCAGGAGGAATGAATTGGTTTAAAAATCCTACAGTTAATGGTAATAAGGTATGGAATGCAGGAAATGATGGTTCTGGATCTGGTTTAGATGCAGACACTCTAGATGGAGAACATGCTGCATCTTTTGTAAAAATGTATACTGGAGAATTTAGTTAGTACAATTAGGGGACATGGACTAAAATATTGTAGTTTACAATACCTAGTGGACATCTTTAGCCAACAATATCATTTATTTGGCATCCTACAGAATGTGCTAGAGACGTATGGGCTGACTTTAATATTAATATTCGTTCTGGCTCTCCTATATTTTATGTTAATTGGAAAGGAACTACAAGGAGAACTGTATATTGTGTAGGAGACGGAACTACATATTCTGTATGGGTATAGGGAACTAAATCTTAGTGGGATCCATTTGGCTTAGTTCAGGTTATAAGTACTTGGTAGATAAATACTTATTAGGCAGGAAGTCTCTAGTATTCTGATTCAGAACCTACAGGAACGTATAAAGTTGTTGCGTCTATGTCTGGAATCATTATGTACGCAGATAGATTATTAACTGCCAGAAAAATCAATGGAACATCATTTGATGGTACTAGTGATATAACTACAGCTTATTGGGGAACAACTAGAACTATTTCTCTTACTGGTGCTATTACTGGATCAGTATCTACAAATGGAGGTGGTAATATTACTATTAATACTACTTATGGTACTGGAAATATAACAAACCTCGATAATAGGTACGTTAAGAAAGCTGGAGATACAATGTAGGGGAATTTAACCTTTACTTCTGGTAAACAAACTAGATGGACAGCTCATGGTACTTCCTACATAACTGATGGAAATGTTGATTCTGGTACATCCCTTGGTGGTAATCTAGCCAATTTAGTTATATCTTCATGGCATGGAGTATCTTTTACTACCTCTTGTAGTGGACAAACATATACTAATAAAACGGCAGTTGGTATCAATTGCAGAACTGGATAGCTATATGCGAGAGGGGTATAGGCTAATGGATTTAGGCATACCGATCATAATAATAATGACGCAGTATTATTAGCTGGAGGTGGATATAAGACTTTAGAAGATTTCATATTTTTAAATAAATCATATAATTATACAGATAACGAACACTATAATTTAGCTTTCCATAAATTAAGTGGTATCTGTAATAATTTAGTATGGGTAGATGGGCATGTTAAGGGACCTATAACAAAAACTTTTGCTATAGATCCGGCTGTTTTTCCTTATCGTTATGATAATGATCCAAATTTAAACACTATATATCGTATGACTGGGAACAATTACATTACTATAAATGCAGTTGGGATAGTGACCATTAATAATGCAACTAATAATAAGTAGAGAGTAGGATTTTTCTATACAGGTAGGGCTTAACATTATTTAACTTTTACTCTAACCCAAATAATATACAATTATATATGTTTAATAAAAATAAATGATTTATGACTTTAAATGATGTTTTGACAAAGCAGAATCTTATTACAAAGATTCTTTTAGCCGGTAACGGCAAAGAACTCTCTAAGGAGTTAAAAGTAAAGATTATGAGAATTAGAATGTCTTATAATAAGATTAATAAACAGTTTGATGAAGATACACAAGAATTTAGTAAGCAAATTGTTTCAGATGAATTAAGAGATTTAGCTAATAAGACAGAGCGTACTCCTGAAGAGGAAACTAAGTTTAATGAGTTGAATAATAAAGCTAATTCAGAATATCAGGAATATCTTGTACAAAAAGGTAATGAAGATATTAAGGATGCACCTGAAGACACACTTACAGAAGATGAGTATGGCGATATTCTTGATGTAAATTCTGATGGCGAGTATGAGATTAATGGTCAGAAAGTAAAAGCTGCTGACCTTATGGAAGCTTTTTATGAATTATTTGTTAAGTAATGGAAATAACAAAACAGAATCAAACATTTAATCTTAAAGATACAACTTCTGATGGTTGGACTGTTTCAGGTTCAGCTACTCAGGAGGTTGATGGCAACACTTCTATTAATTTTAGTGTAAGCAAAGATGGAGAGTTGAATAATCAAGTTGGTTATTATAATTATAATGTTCCAACTGATGGTATGGTTAATATTAATATCACAGCAATTCCAGAGAATTTGGATGCAGTGATTGATTATACCCAGACTGCAACTAAAAAAATTAAAGATTATCTCGCTAACCAAACAATTTCTAAATAATATGGGAAGAAAGAAACCTAATTCACCAAGAGCAGGACTCTCAACAGGTGGCAAGTGCGGTGGGGGAAAGAAGACTAAGTAAATATCTGCATAAGGTATTACTTATAATTCTTAAGTATACTCCTATAACAATAGCTATTATAGATATATTACATACAATTTTATCTTATTTAGATATTCCTGCTGAATTACTAAGTTTTTTCGGAGGAATATCTATTTTAAGTTTAACCTTTTTATATTCTGCATCTTATGCTTTTCAGTATTGTGAATTACATAGGATTCCTTTACATTATGTTGTATGTAGTAATTTAATAGGTTTATACGATACTTATGTAGGTATTCCTTGTTCAGATAAACAATTACTTTGTTTATACCTAATTATTACAGGAATATTTATTATAATATATACTAAGTATGTTATAACTAATAAAAAGACTATTAAAACAAATAATAGATGATATTGATACGGGTAATTCTAATATATCATATGAGGAGTAGTGTAAAATTCTTCACCTTATCTAGAATATAACAGATAAAGATTAGAGAATGAGCAAAATACAAGCATGTGATTATTTAGGTGTTAGTCGTGCTACTTTTGACAATTATGTTAAGAACGGATGGATTCCAAAAGGATATAAATAGGATGGGGTTAAGGAATTGTCTTGGATGAAATCTGATCTTGACTTTTATTTAGATACTTATTCTAATAATAAGTAACGTTCTGATGTTTGAGGAGACGTAGTTAGAGGTTATTATCAATTGATAATGCCATTAACTATGTTTCCTCTTTTTATTTTTAGTAATGTCCGAAATTTGAGAATTTAAAATATATAATTGTTTAGTTCTAGAACATAAACAGATAATTATTGAAATTTTAAATTTTTAAGCAATGAGTGAAACAAAAACTTTTGTTGTTCCTGATAATTTAACAGGAAACAACGATAATCTTGCTACTATGGCAATGATGAATGGAGGTTTTGGAGGAGGTATGTGGAATAACCCATTAACTAAAGAATGATAACATAAGTGGGTTTAAAACTCAGTGAACTCAGGGAAACTCCTTAGAGCTTTAACTACCAAATATAAATAGTGATATTTATATGGATGAATTAACTACTCATGTATGGTAATAAGGTTAAAGATTGGACAATCCTGAGCCAAGCTCCCTTTTAGGGAGAAGGTGCAACGACTATCGAAAACACATCAAATGATGGAAGTGAGTAGAGTAAGGTTCAAGTGAATCTGAAGTGCTGAGTACTCTTAAAAGAGTAATGATATAGTCTAAACTTTATAGAAATATAAAGATAATATGTGGAAACGACATATTAGTAAATAATAATGTTATGTATCTCGTATGGATGTACATTATGCGCTGGATGAATAATGGTTATGGAGACCAGGGTGGAGATCCAGCAGTACAAAGACAGCTTCAAACTCTCTAGGATTAGATGCAAGATAATCACAATTCAGATTTAATTATGTAGGCTATAAAGGGAAATAGTTCTGCTTTACAAGATTTAACTACTAGATTAAGTTGTGATGCTAATGCCATCTAGAGTGCAATTCAGAGTGTACAATCTAGTATAGCTAATGTGGGTAGTTAGGTAGGATTTTCTTCTGAAAGAATAATTAATGCGGTAAATAGTGGAGATAGTGGTATTATCCAAGCTCTTAATAACTGTTGCTGCTCTACTTAGAAGGAAATTCTTAAAATGGGTTATGAGAATCAGATTAACAACTAGAATCAGACTTATTAGTTAACTAGTTAGTTAAATGGTGTAAATAATGTAATTCAGAATGGATTTCGAGACACTAATTATGCCACTTAGCAATAGACTTGCTCTTTGTAGAATACAATTAAAGATACAACTACTATTAATACTAATGCTATTTTAGCTAAGTTAGATGCTCTTAGTACTTCGGCTTTATAGGATAAGATTGAAGCTTTGCGTGAAAGAAATAGTGAGTAGGCTACAGCTATTAATAATTCTCAACAAAGCGCCTTATTTGCTTAGATGCTAAATGCTGCAACAACTCCTATTAATGCCGCTGTAAGTAATTTAACTCAAGAAATAGCTAGTATTTAGTGTAAACTTCCAAATACAGTAACTTTACCATATTCTTGTGCTACTGCAGTTCCTACCTCTTTAGCATATAATTTATATGGAGCTAATACAGGTGTTTGGGCATAAGAAAGGAGGTATCTATGATATTACTTAATCCTTATGTTTACGCAAATAGAAATGGCATTCTTAGATTAGAAGCTAATTCAGTAAATGTTGGAACCACTAATGTAACATTTACCTTTACTCCACATAATTTCTTAAATAAAGCTTATTCGGGATTAATTTTATTTAAATTGCCTGGATTTACAGCTCCTTCTACAGCAGTTCCTATTGTATTTAGCACAAATGGAAAAAATTAGGATTTAACTACATTAGGTGGAGAGGCTGTTACCTCTGCAACTTTAAATAAGGCTGGTATATATTTAGCTTATTACGAAAATAATACATTACAATTATTATATTAATACATGGCATTTTCTAATTTACGTAACGGTAATCAACTATTTATATTACATAAAGATAATGTACCATCATTGGAATTAGGTAAGGTAGCTAACATAACACCGCCTATTCCTAAGTATGGTAATACTGGGATGTATAATCCGGAGATGATTTTAGATATTACTGCTGACGTAAATGGAACTATGACTAATTTCTAGAAATTGCCAGCAAATAGTGAGATAGCAGATTTTGGTAATAATATAGTTATATCTTGTAATAAAGAAGCTATGAGTAGTGAAATTAATTCCATGAAATAGCGAAGTACAGATATAGTTAATAGTATTTAGTTACATAAAGACATTATTAAAGGATGTGATGAAATACTTATGCAATTAAATCCTGAAATCTAGGAAAGACAAAGATAGGAAGCAGAGAATAAAGCTTTAAGAGAGGAAGTTAATTCTCTAAAAGAAATGTTTAAAGAGTTTATGAAATCATGGCAACAATAATTGAAGTACAAGATACAAAGTTAGACAATCTTTCTGAGTATGTAGAGAAAATGATCAATTATGGCGGAAAAGTAATGCGCTGTATTGAAGAAATGTAGTCTAAAGATTACAATGAGAAGTATGGAAGACGTAGATACCCTAGAGAAGAGTATCGTGACCCTGACTATAATAGATATTTCTAATTATGAGACAAGCTTTAGATACTTATGATGATATGCCTAAATATATGAAGTAGTATTTACGTAATTATGGATGGCATTTCAATAAAGCTCTATGTAATTATGCTGTATCTCTGATGGAAAAAGGGGGTCAAAAACTTGAACCAGTATCTAAAGAATATGTAGATAAGACTTTAGAACAATATAATGTTCAATTAGAAAAGAATGTAGGTTGTGACTATGTATTCGTAGCTAATATGTGTAAAGCGGATTACTATGGTAGTAGTATAACCGATGAAAAGCACTTTGCTCTCTACATTAAAGACACAATAGATGATGAGGATGCAGGTGATGGTACCACTATGAGAAGATGGTATGCAACTATGGTAGCTAATGGAACAATGGTAGATTGGGAAGAGTTTATATGATACATTACAAAGCTTGTTTAGAAAAATATAATTGGTCAGTTGACATTTACGTAATACAGTATAAGCACGATTTAGAATATCTAGATTGTATAGCTAGTAAATATAATGTGCCTAATAAAATTTATGATAAATTAACAAATAGACTAACTAATTATATTAATTCTGGATTTATTTATAATTGCGACAAAACTAATCACAGTATTATATTTGTAGGAGAATCAGATTCTATTTATGAAGCTGCAAATACTCTAGCACATGAAAAGAATCATCTAGAGATATATCTGTGTAAGTTATTAAATATAAATCCAGAATCAGAAGATGCTGCTATTCTAAGTGGGGATATTACAGAATAGTTAATAAATCCATATATAGTATAGCTAATTAAATAATTAAAAAGTAGTAATAGAGGAATTTCTTAATTTTAAGGAGTTCCTCTATTTTTGTTTTGCAGCAATATTTCTATTAAATATATATAGACCATAAAATAATAAATATACAAATACTATGGGAAAATATTTTAGTATTGCAGAATTAACTAAGAGTGAAACTGCAAATAAAAGAAAAATTGACAATAAACCTACTAAAGAAGTAGAAAATTGTCTTAATTAGTTAATAGATAATATTTTAGATCCATTGAGAAAAGCTTATGGATAGCCAATTATTGTGTCTAGTGGATATAGATGTCCTGAGTTAAATAAAGCAGTCGGAGGTGCTAGAACTAGTTAGCACACACTCGGCTAGGCTGCAGATATTCATACTAAATCTAATTCTAAGGAAAGTAATAAACAATTATTTGAACTTATTAAATAGTTAAAGCTTCCTTTTGATTAGCTAATTAATGAGTATAATTATTCTTGGGTACATGTCAGCTATTCTCCTAGAAATAGAAGACAAATCCTTAATATTAAATAATGGCGCAACTTTTTGGTAAAAACTATTAGGAAGTAGGTTCCTCTTCCTCCCCACTATTACTAAGAAGTAATGGAGAAATTAAATTATAGTGGGGAAATAAATTTATAGATTTAATTAAAAACGGGAAAATAAATTCAGAAGCTAAAGATTATATATTTACTGTAGATACTTCTGATGAAATTAAAGCAAATGGGATATATTTAGTTACAGAAAATAGTTCTATTTGGATAAATGTAGAAGGTACTAAAACTAAATTAAATAATACTGATACTACTTATGTGTCATTTTTAACAGAATAGGAAACAACTCCTGAATAGAAATAGCAAGCCTTAACTAATTTAGGCTTAATATATGAAAATATAGATGCCTTAAATAAAGCAAATCTCGTAACTGGTTTAGCTTATGTAGTTGAATCCAATAAATTATATTTAATTCAAAACAAAGTAGTTTCAGAATATTAGGTAGCATCAGCTTTACCTGCTTCAGGTAAATTTGATGATTTAACTATTAGTAATTTAACTATTAAAAACGACACTATAAATTCTAATTAGCTAAGTTTTACTATAGGAAAAACATAGTATTTATAGTTAAAAAATAGTTAGATTATATGTAGTATGCCTTTATTGTCTGACACTATCCAATCCTCTAATTATATATACAATTCATCTGGCTTTTCTTTATCCTATAAGCAAGGTAAATCTAGTTTAGATATAGACAGTATTAATTGGAGAAATATAGAATCAGAGTTACCTAAAAATCAAAAAGAGTATATAGAATACACTATTATAGGTGAATACAATATTGTTACAAGTACCTAGCAAGTAAGTTCAGACAATTCAACCTACAATTACCAATTTAATTTAAAATATCCAAATACTTTAAGTGTAAATGACTTTATTGAGGCTGAAATAAATACAACATATAATGTGTATTTAATTAAGGAGGAGATTAAAGAAGTTAAATAGGAAAAAGAGGTTAAAACTGAAACAGGAACAAAAACTGAAACAGATGTTATAAATCAAAATTGGTTCTATTTAAATAAGAATTTACCAGAGGGTTTTATTTTAAAAGTGGTATTAGATGACGGTAGTATTGCATACTATGGTTCCGAAGCTGTTGGCGAAGTATTAAAATTAGAAAATTCCAATAATATTGAGAGTAAACATGTAGTTTCTGCTCAATTAGTAGTTAAAAAAGAAGAAGTAGGTGTAGTAACATATGTACCTAGCACTAAATATTTTGTAGATGTAACTACTAGTTAGAAACATTCTAATAAACCTTTAGAATGTAAAATTGTTGAAGTTAATAATAAGTACATAATTGTATCGCCACTTGATTAGGAAGCAGGTGGTGATATTATAGCTAGTGGTCAATTTAAAATATATTAGGCGAGAGTTCCTCAATTTATTTAGGGTGAAGGATTCTTAGCATTACGTAAGTGGGATTCTGTAAATAATAAATATGTTTATCATACTATAATAGGTACTTATAAAGAATCTGAGTTTGGAATATCTGATGATACTAATGATAAATTTGGATTTTATAGTGATGATATTAAAGTTACTGGAATTTCATTAAGCGGAGCTAAATTTTCAGGACAATTACCTAGTTTTACTGAAACTAAACCTGATACAATAGCAAATAATTAGTTTCCAACCATGGAAATAGTTAATGAAAAAATAAAGAAAGCTGTTGATGATGCAGGTGATACTAACATATCCTTAATTAGTAAAAACTCTCTACCTAAGGGTTCTATTATAATGTTTAATAGTGCTGAAAATATACCTGATAAATGGTAGATTTGTGATGGGACTAATGGAACTCCTAATTTGATTGACAAATTTATTAAGGCTGGAACAACTCTTAAAGAAGAATCTATAGAATTAACTAAATATACAAACTCTACAGAAACTCCTGGAGAAACAACTCCAGAACAATCAGAAGATAATAAATATAAGCTTGATGCTTATTCCTTAATATTTATAATGAAAATGAAATAATGAATATGGAAAGTAATTTTGATGACACAATGTTTGAAGTAGATGAATTCGATGAGACTCCTACTCCAAGCAATTTAGAAACAGATCCGAAACCTGAAAAAACAGACAATTAGGAGACTGATTCTACTCCTCCAAGTGAAGGAGATTAGGAAGATGATTTAACTACTGAAGTATTAAGACTTAGAGGTATTAGTAATCCGGACAAGATTAAATTTGAAGATGAGAGTGGTGCTGTTACAGAACGCTCTTGGGATTCTCTAACTAAAGAGGAGTAGATAAATATCTTAGCAGATTAGAGAGAGCATTAGGAGACTAATAATGAGTTAGCAGAAGATGAAATTGACCTTATTAATGCTATTAGAAATAGTGGAATGAGTGTTCAAGATTATATGCAAACTATTACTCCATAGATTAATCAGCCATTGGATACAAATTAGTTTGATGCTATGTCGGATGAAGATTTATATGCTTTCGATATTTTAAATAAAGTTGGTAATGATAACATTACAGATGAAGAACTAGATGCAGCATTAGAAGCTGCTAAGGCTAATGAAACTTTATTTAAGAAAACAGTTGATGGATTAAGACAACAATATAATAGATTACAAGAAGAACAAAAACAGAACATTGCAAATCAACAATAGGCTGCTGCTCAGCAGAGATACTAGGCATTTGCTAATGTGGTTAACAATTAGATTGACAACTTTAATAGTTTTGCAGGACAACCTATTCAATTATCCAATCAAGATAAGGACAATTTGTCTGAATTTATGTTAGCTTTAGATGAAGATGGTTCTAGTGCTTTAGGCAAAGCATTACAAGATCCTAAACTTTTAACTAAAGCTGCATTTTGGTTACTTAATGAATAGGAATTAATTGCAGAGCTATAGAAGCAACAACAAGATGCATATACTCGTGGTTATAATGCAGGTAAAGGAGATATTCTTAACAAATCTAAATTCGTATTTAAACCCACAAAGCAAGCTGCGAGTAAAAAGGATGAATCTATTTGGGATTCAGACGATTGGGATTAATTCTTAAATTTAATTTTTATTTATGTTAGTAGCAAATTTTGTAACAAACCATGCAACCATGGGAGATACACGAACTTACGAAGATTTTAGTAAGTTTTTAGGTGAAAGACCTCACCGACTTGGAGTAGTATCCAGACTCTATCCAGAATTGACAGCTACATTCTTGACAGAGGCACTGCGAAATGTTTATTATGGTGATTCTAAGCCAAGTAAGTATCAAAGTATCGATTCCACTTACTTTGAGTGGGAGGTGGAAACTAATTATATTAAACGTGTTCCATTTGCAGCTGAACCAGTTGGTGATGGAGCAAACGGCTCTGAGATTGAAATGATTTTCCCAGAGAATTATTATCGTTTGCATGAAATCTTCAAGATTGAAAGTACTGGTCAATAGTGTTTTGTTGTTTCCGATAGTGTTAGAAAGGCAGATAATATGTGGTCAGTAATGGTTCGCTTGCTTGATGATGATTATTCTTCTGTACTTGATACTGATGGTACACATATTGGTGATTACACTTATTTTATTGGTAATGCTAAACCAGAATTGCATGAGACTGGTTGGGTTAAGTATCAAAGTAATGTAGAAAAGATGCGTAATTATATGAGTACTATTCGTGTATAGGATACATATAGTGCTAAATATGCATTGATGGAAGATACATTTATCAAGATTGGTAAAGGAGAGAACCAGGGATGCCTTACTGAAAAGATTTACAAGCTGGATCCTATGAAGAAGAATCTTATCGAGAACTTCTTGTATGCAAGAGAGAATATGATTTTGCTCGCTAAGGGTACTGTAGGTGTTGATGGTAAGACTACATTAGCTGATAAAGCTACAGGAAGACCTATCTTCATTGGTGATGGTACTATCCCTCAAATTGAAAGATTTGCAAGTAAGTATTCTGCAAATAGAGTTACAATAGGTACATTCCATACAGTAATTTCTGATATGGTATCAAAAGCAGATAAGCCAACAGGTAATCATTTCTGCTTTATATGTAATGAAAAAGCTTGGGCTATTGTACAGAGAGTACTTGGTGAGTATCTTTCTACTAGAAAGACTGATGGAGCTTATCTCTGGTCTAAGCAAGGTGAAGGAAAGTATATTAAAGTAGGTGCTACATTCGATGCATATGAGTGGGGAGGCAATACTATCAGTTTTAAGGTTGATAGAACATTGTCTAGAGAGTACCAAGACCCATATTTCTTGTGTATTGATTTGACAACTGGTAAGACATCTACACAACCTCCTATTCAAATGTTCTCATTGAAGGGTAAAGACTACATTTTCAACGAAGTTCTTGGTGTAGGTGGTCGCTCAGGAGGTGAAAGTGGTGTTGTAAGTTCACCTGTAGCTGGTGGTCTTATGACAATTTGGGGATATGCAGGCATCGCTGTATTTAACCCTTATAAATCATTTATCCTTAAAGCTAAGGAATATTGATTTAATTAATAGATTTAAAAAGATTATCTAATAATATTAAGATATGGTAGGAGACGAGGTGCTCTCCTACCTATTCATAGAAATTTATAATGAATTATGGCAAAGAAAGTTAATGATGTAAAGGACGGTGACTTAAAGAGTAATGTTGTTGTTCTTAGAAGTGTTTATGGTAAAGTTGGATAGAAATATTTTATTCAGCCACAAAGAAATCCTAAAACTGGACGTTTTCCAGAGTGTGTAAAGTAGGTAAATTCATATGGAGATATTATCCTTACAGAAGATGAAAGAAATAGAGAAGCGCTAGGTTTAGCACATTTTATTCCAGTAACTGAAGTATTTACTATTACTGATGGCAAGTCCTTTGATTTGGATGATATTTATCAAGCTGCTGAATGGGAAGCAATTAAAAACTGCGATCTTATTGCTGTAGATAGATATGCTAAGAATGATAAGGGTGATTATTTAATTGATGGTACTGTAGACAAACATTCTACAAGACCTCGTTATGGTGCTGCTGAGTTATATGTTGATAGACCTGGTCTTGATGCATCTCGTAGAGTTACTAGAAAGAAACTTATTCATCAGGCTATTAACTTCATTCTCGATGATGAAAGAGGTTATGACGGCAGATTGCTTGTGGCTAGAGTATTGGGTAGAAATATGAAGAATCAACCTAATGCAGATGTTGAGGATTATTTAATTTCTATTGCAGAAAAGACTCCAGAGAAGATTATTAATTGTTACACCGGAGGAGATATGCAATTCCGTATGTTATTTATTGAAGCCCGTGAACATGGAGTAATTAGAAAGAAACAAGGTCTTTATGTTTTCGGAGATGATGGAAAATGCATCTTGGGAGCAACAGATGATGCTGCTATTGAATGGATGCAAAGTCCTAAAAATAGTAAAGTCATGGCTATGATTCGTAAAGATACTTATCCTGAAATGTTCGTAGATGAAGAACTCTCAGATAAGAAATAATAAACAAAATTAATCGTTTTAAATGACAGCTAGGTAGAATTAAAATTAATTTATTATAAAATATATTGTATATAGAACTACTTGTTTAATAAACAATAAAATTTATGTTGGAGTACATCATACAGATGATCCTAATATATTTGATGGCTATTTAGGTAGAGGTTTATGGAAAAATCATACTCGGTATATAAAAAATCCAACTCCAACAATATAAATTAATACTGCCCACTTATCTAGTAATAGGTAAGCAGTAGGGAGCAAAAACGGTGGAGGCTGTGACGCTAATACCGTGGTAAATTATTTAATAATATAAATAATCACCGTAACGCATAGGAATTGAACCTAAATAATAGAATATAATATTCCCAAGAGTGTTCCCCTTCCTAAGAGATTAGGAAGAATATGTATGCTGGACTAAAACAAATAAGAAGTTTTAGAGCTATAGGATAAAAAGCCTATAGGGTAACAACACGAGATATTTGAAGCAACTTTAATAGAATTGAGTAAGATTCAAGCTCCAGCTCTTAAACTGTACGAATTTAATTACCTTTTTAATAAGGCGATTAATTAGTATATTAATAAAGTATATAATGTATATGATATTAATCAGCAGACTACTGACGATTTAAGAGTCTTAAAATCTACGGCTTATTTAAAACCTCATAAGTATGGTGTGACTAGTTCTAACAAGACTAAGCCATACAATAACTATACTGGAGGAGGTACTAATCCCACATATGATGGACAGAGTCCTTCTGCAGATATATAGTATGCAACTGCCAGTTCTTATTTAAGTGCAGCCCATTCTTAGATTCAATCTTTGAATGGTGCTACTTATGAGGTATTTATGCCCATTGATTATTTACATATGCTTAACTGTGTATGTATCTATTATGTTGCAAAACAAAAAGATTGTTGGGATGCAGGTTCATATATTCAAATTCCTGCAACTCGACTTACTGCGGATTCTTGGAGTTAGATTGTAACTGATATTTACAATAGACCATCTCCAATGCGTCCGTATTATTATATACATAATCAGGCTTCTAGTATCACTATTCCAACTGACCCAGTTACTGCCGGAACAGTAGGAGAATCTAATCCATCTGGTTATACTGGCACTGATATGCCTATAGGTGGTTATAAAGTAACTAGTGATAATGGAGCCGTTGCTACTAATACATCAGATGATTCCGGAGCTGGTTCTAACTTCTAGAGAACCTTTAAACTTAAAAATGGAGAAGTTTCAAAAGATATTTCTTTAGTAGAGAAACCAACTGCGGTAAGAGTTGCAAATCCAAGCAATGTTCGTTGCGAAATCCGCTATGGTAAAGACGATTCTCTCTTCTAGTTAGTAGAAGTGCAAATTGATTATGTAAAGAGTCCTCAATTTATTCGTTTGACACAAGAATAGATTGATTTAACAGAAGATACTTCTCAAATTATGGAGTTTCCAGATTATGTAAACCAAGAGATTATAAATGAGTTGGTACACTTAGTTATGGAGCATTCAAATGATCCAAGACTGGCAAATAATATTTAGATGACTAATACTATTGCCCGACCAACTGGACAGTAGTAGGCTGCACCTCAATAGTAGGCAGCTCAACAGTAGTAATTTTAATTAAATTATAACTAATTATGGCAGGTTTAAATTTTTAGACACAAACTATTATTAATAGTAATCTGGATCCGGATTCAGGTAAAGGAGTAGTTCTCTTTGAAGGTAAGAAAGAGAAAGTTGATGGAGTTTAGAAGGATGTTCTCAAGATTAAGAGAGATTTTCTCTTTGTAAAAGATAATGTTGATTGTATTCGTAGACGTAAGGGATATTCAGCAGAGTTGTGTGAAGCAACAATTGACTTCACTAAGTTAACTTCTGTTGTACCTACAGACCATGCAGTTAATTATTTAAGACTTGATATTTATTTAGGAGTAGAAGGTGCTGAACCTTATATTTATTCAACTCCTTGGCATCATAAGGGCAAACCTTTCTGGGTAGAATTTATTGCTAAGAAGGATGATACTGCTAAGGCTCTTGCAGACAGACTTGAGAAGACAATTAAGTCTAATCATATGTTCCAAGTAGATAAAGACCTTATTAAGGTAGCCAATGATGGTGCGGGTAAGATTACTCTTACAGGTGCTACAGAATATCAGAGATTCAGAAAGGTAACTATCAATATCTTTGAAGAAGCAGCTGATTATGATGATGAAGTAGCAGCAATGAACCCTAATAAGGTACAAGCTACTGACCCTATAGCATTAGTTAAGTTTGGTAAGAATGCATTTGGTACCTACTCTCAAATTATTAAGGATTTAAGACTTCCTACTGCTGCAAATTATCAATGGTCTGCTATCCGTCAAGTAGAAACTCCTATTGTGGGTGCTACATATAATCAGTATATCATTGAATATCATGCCCCTGCTAACAGTCATCCATTGAGCGTTGTCGGTGGACGCCTTGACTCTTATACAACTCATGTATTCTGGGTTAAGAATGATGCTGACTTAGTTAGCGCTTGGGAAACTGCTTTGAAAAAAGTTGGCACTATTATAGATTCGGATACTAATGCAGAAGTCTCTAATCCTGGTTCTGAATCTCATACAGAGTCAGAATTAACTAAAGGAGTAAAGACTGTTAAGGGTTAATGGAACAAGTGTTGCTTGAATGGATTTTACCAATAATAGGTAGTGGCGGTCTGGGTGCCGCCATTACTTATATTTTTACTTTTAATAGTAAAAAGAAACAAGCAGATGCTGAAGCCGAACAAAGTTTAGTAGAAGTACAACATAAAAAAGAAGATTTAAAACAGGATTAGTATGATTTTCTGTAGAAGACTTGTGACAAGTATATCAAAGACTATCATGAATTAGAGAGTGATTTTAGAAAACAGCTACAAGGATTAAGAGGAGAAATTGATAAAGTTTCCTTTGAAAAATCTAAAGCTATTGCAGATAAATGTACAGAAATTGCAGAACTAAAATCGAAAGTTACTTATTTAAAGGGTATACGTTGTTATAATTTTACATGTTAGCATAGAATTAAATAGAATCCTGAGGAAAATAAATCTAAATAGTAAGTATAAATGTACATAGAGAAATTAGCTAGTTAGATACGAAATGATGTAGTATCGGGTTTAAGAGGTTATCACTAGAATTTATCTATGAATATAGACTAGCTCTAGGATGAAATAGTAGCTTGTCGATTATCAATAATAAATGAATTACATTCTAAAGGAATTGCTCCTATAGACGATTTATTAATGGCTATTAATTGTGTAGATGTTGATTGTGAATCTTTAGAGAGATGCTCTTGTGGTAAAAAGAGTGATGGCGACACCATTACAGCACATTTTCAAATACCACAACTTGTCACAACATACGGAACTTAGGCTATTAAGTATTTAGGAGCTACTGATAGATAGAATAAATTTACTATTGTCACATCATTGTCTGAATTACAAACTATAAAATATAGAAGAAGGAGATTAACTAAACCTTATGTATGGATTGACTTCGCTCCTAATGCAAATGGAATGTTAGATTGTTTTTTATTTAATGCTCCTTTTGTAAGGCAAGTGTCTATAGTTGCAGTATTTAAAGATCCAAGACAACTAAGTAAATATAAGTGTTGCAATTTAGACGATTTAAATGGACCTGATGTAAATAATAGTTTTATTGATTAGTTAATTAAAGACAAATTAACTAAAGAGAAACTATATTATTATAGACAAGCAGCTGCTCCTAAATTACCTAATGACTAGCAATATACTTCTGGTAACTAATTAAATACAATATGAATTTTAACTATGCAATAAGTCAAGCTAAAACAGAATATGATGTAACAGGCGATTTAGAAGATTTACAAGAAATTGGTTTAATTGCTTACGATAAAATAGGAAATAAAAATACTATACTTAAATAGGTACAGTTAAAAGTAGATTGCTCTAATGGGTCTATTTAGTTACCATGTGATGTTTCTATAATAGAAGCAGTTACTTATTGTGGTGAAGATTATAATTATACTAGTAATGTAAAGTAGGATGGGGATCCTTACTCTGCAAATGTAGAGAATTATATAGAATCCAGAAAAGCATTTACCAATCCTTATTATATAAGTGGTAAGTTTGTTAAATATAAAAGAGTAGGTAATACCTTATATGTAAATAAAGGTTTGGATACAGTAAATTTACTATATCATGCTAATATTTTAGACGAAGATGGATTACCTGATATAAATGATAAAGAAGCAAGTGCTATAGCAGCTTATATAGCCTATACTATTAAACAAAAAGAGGCTTTTAAAACTCATAACTAGGTAATTATGTAGGAAGCCCAATTCTTACGTAAAAGATGGTTATTTCTATTAGATGCTGCTAGAGTACCTGACTATATTTCACAAAATGAAATGAATGATATACTAGATGCCAAATATTCTTGGGACAGAAAGGTATATAATAAATCATATAAACCAATGTAATGAATAGGGAGGCAATTTTGCTTCCCTATTTTTGTTTCCAATAACTAAATAAATATAAATGAGTAACTTTGCAATGGGGCATTCTTTTACATGCCACGACATATTTATGAATTTTCCGGTTAGAAAGCTTAAAATGACTCCTGAATAGTGTAAAGAAGTCTATTCCGATGGGAGTAAAAGAGATTTAGCAGCTTCTATTTGGATGAGTAGTGTAAGATTAATTATTGATGATATTATTGAGAATAATACATAGTTTAAATTACCTGGAATGGGTAGAACACAATCTTACATATAGATGAAAAGGACAGAAGGAGATGATTTTAAGAAAGCTTTTAGACGAGGTAAATGGCGTGATGTGGATTTCATTACATCTAATTTCTGTGGTTATTAGTTATAGTTTGTAATGGAAAGTAAAAAAAGAACAAGAAGAGAAAAACCCATTTACTTAGCTACTAGAGATAAAGATAAAATAACTGAATACACTAATTAGGGTAAATAGTATTGAAATAGAAAACAATTTAGGACTATTATGAATAGATATTTGAAATGTACCCAACTATAGCACAATCTGATATAAAAAGAATACTCTAGTATGGTTGGAAAGCCTTTTATTTACATAATAGTTACGGCGGAGATGTGCTTGTTAATTAGGGTAAGTTATGGTTTTATTCAGGATATTTGATGAAAAATTCATTACGTTGGTTTGAATATTATTAGCATAAAATGAGAACTAAGTTAAGAGTGATGTATAAGCGTAAGAAAATCAAATGGGGTGGATATTACTATTTTGCTCTAACTAGACCACAATATGAAGCTTATTTAGCTTAGAAACATACTGGTAGAGGAAGACCCAAAAAGAATTTTATATTTGAAAAAGTTATGTTTTTCAAAATATATGATGAATGTAACATTATGTAGAGTGGGCATGTAGCTATATTTAAATTTCCATATTCTTGGGACAGAGGTTTTTCTTTCTATCAAGCAAAACTAAAAACAGATAAAGCTGAATTAATATTACTTAGAGAACCCTTAAAGTTCAAAGACATATTATTATCAGAATATAATTATGAATTTATAATAGATGAACAACGTAAATATAAAAAGAAATAATTTATGGCAGGTAATACTATAATGACTGCAAAAAATACCTTTGGAGATGGACTAGTCATGGATTTTGCACCTGACAACACTCAGGCTACTTGTCTTACTCATGCCCTTAATGCGACTTTATTAACTATGAATGGTAATGAATTATCATTATAGAATGATATGGGTAATGGTAGAGTAGAGACAGCTTATTTACCTGAGGGTTATATTCCAGTAGGTACTTGTGAATTCGGAGATATTATATATATTGCTTCGTATAATCCATTAACTAATAAGTCTTAGATAGGTTGTTTCCCATCTCCTGAAAGAAATATTAGTAGTAAGGAATTATCTTCTGCAGAACATAAAATTGATAATAGTGCATTCTAGGATTCCAATGGTAAAATTACTAATACTTCTATTAAATAGGTACTTATTGATAATAATCTAAATCCTGGTGATAAATATATTATATATGTATCACAGACAGATATGTTAGAAAAGAATTATACATATTTATCGGATTTAGGTAATACCGACCACATTCATGGTGGATTTCCGAAAATAGTTAAATTACATATAGTTAGTATAGAAGATTCAGGTAAAATTACTTACTTAGATAGTTCCGTTAGATGGTATGATAAAGTAAAACATACATCAAGTGAAATAAATACCTCACAACCTATTACTAAAGAAAATATAGGAGAAAGGTCTAATCTTGATTTCTATATTAATATAGCATAGGACACTCAGGGAAGTAGTTAGCCTGATATTGATAGTTATAGAAACTTATTAAGTTCAGGATATTCTATATTCTAGTCCAAAGTATCAGGTAAACTAGCTATTTTAGCAGAATTAGAAACCATAACTGGTTTTGAATGTACTTATAATGTATATAAAACAGGTACAAGTACTAAAGTAGTAAATGGTAAAGTAAAAAATGATAAAAAAGAAACAATTACTTCATGTAATATTAATTACAATATTTATGATGTATATTTAAATTTTCATTGGAGCACTGATAATTATAACATAAATCCTAAAGGAATAAAAGTAAGCACATCTGAATGGATTCTTAAAGAGGTAAATGATTCTAGAGAAGTTGGAAGTTGTTCCTATAAAGCATGGACTTACGATAGGACCTCTAATAAGTTACTAAATAATGTTGCTATTACTCAGGCGATGGATTCATTAGAACCAGGGTTTGATATAACTAACACATATAAATATACTGTTAAAAAAGATGATAAGAATGTACCGGAAGAAATAAAAGGATATGTTATAGGAGATGCTATTAATTATGAATAGTTTAAGCACGATTATAATTTTAATTCTTTTAAAGAAAATGTTTTAAATAAAATAAAAGAAGATCAATCTTACTCTTTTAACAAAATAACTTAGTATGTAGAAAATAATGAACCGATAGTAGGACAATACTTAATTGACTTAGACTAGATTATTTATGAAAAGCCAAAAAAGGAATCTGAGGAGGGACAGATAAAATATTATACAACTAATTCTGATGGAGAATTATCAGAAATTAAACCTTATGCAATTCCAGATACTATTGTAAATAATTATTTTAAGAATTCATTTTGTAAAAAGTTAGGTTCTTTTAAAGTGCCTGTTAGTCAAACTGTAACTATAGAAAATGAAACAGCAAATGAGACAAGAGAGGTGCCTATTGATAACTCTAACTTTATATATCATTACAAAGTTACTCCGGTTATGACTTACGGAGATTTAGATGTATATGAATAGGAAGGATATATTGATTTTAGCAAAATAAATAGTGGCAATATTAAATTAACTAATTGGAGATATTTTAATGGGGAAAATTTAAGTACCATACAATTAGGATTAGACTGCTATGTGGAAGAGGGTAAAGGTATAGAAGAAGTAGTTTTGGAGTTTTGTGATAACTAGGGAATAGCTGCTGCATATCATATTAATAACAGAGTCTCCTATTCCGGGGTAATACCTTTAAATATACAATTAAATCAAGCTGGAACTTTAACTAATATTGATTCACAAGGTAATACTATTTACCATGCTGGAACAATTTTAGATAAAGAATGCGATGGTTCTGTATATTTAATAACTGAAAGCGGTAAAACATCAAAGGATAAACCTCCTACAGGAGAACTAAATACAAATTACTATGCTTGTAGCAATGATGCAGGTATTATCTATAGTAATATGCTTTATTTAGTTAAAATTACAGTAAAGTATACAACTAAAGATATTTTAGGTAATTATAATTCATTGTATACAAGTGATTATAGAGTTTTTTATCGTTGGTTATGGACTAACACTTCTTTTAATTAGTATTATACCTCACTAAAGGATTATAATGACTAGAAGTTAACATTAAATCTAGATATAGCTCCTATATATGATTCTAAATTAAATACTAAAGTAGTTGATTATAAAGCACCTACTACAGTATCAAATAATTTATCTGATACACTATCTGCTAATGTACAACGAATAACAGGAGAGATAGATGTGTCTTTAGATGCCGGTTTATAGGAAACTTATGATACATTTAGTTTAAGTGAAGGTGCTGACAGTGAAAATATTAAAGAGGCATTATAGATAACTAGTTATATTGGAAACACTTATGTAACTTCTCCTAATAATAATGGTTATATGAACATGTAGGGTACGCTACAAGAAGCTCCTATATTATAGCCTTTAGTATCTTCCATTTATTCTACTACAGGTTTAAGTACTTCATTACTACATTAGTTAGGATATACTACAGATAGTTCAGCTAAAGAACTATGGGAAGATTACACTAATTATAAAAATTAGTGGAAAGTAGAATATCAAGATAAGACAAATTCAAAATTTGCAAAAATAAATTATTATAACTATAACTATCAAGAAACAGAGGTGCCTAATGCTCCTTGTAAAACATAGTAGTTAAATGAATTATAGAATAATAAACTAAAATTGAATATAGAATTATTAGATTTTAGTAAATATGTTCCTATGTATAATAATTCTAGTATGTCTGGTACTTTAATTAAGCCTTTAGTTAGTTGTTAGGCTGACTTGGTTAAATTTGGACTGACTAACGATTCTGACATATATTATACGTCAGGTATATATGGTACTTATATAATGTGGATGCTAAACTGGACCCATGCAGTTACAATGAATGGTTATGATACTAAAGCATCGCCTTACTCTAGTACTGGAATTCCTTATTGGTTATCAAGTACTAGTTATGGAGATAGACCTATTATAAGTGGTCATACTGCGGGAGAAATGGATAGAGATTCTATTCTAAAAAACAAATATAATATACTAACATTTATTAATTGGAACAACAATAAGAACCAGCTTCGCAATTATATAATGGCTAAAAACGGGTATAAGGCATTTACTCAAAACGCAAAAAATGAATTAAATCTATGTACATTAGAATCATATCCTTCAGATGTGGAGGATCGCCATGGATGTACTGTAAATTATAACATAGATGTTAAATATACAAATCCTCCTACAAATACTGATTGGGCTTGGATAAGTACCTATGTAATGACTGATATAGCAGGCAATAAAAGGATGGTTAATATGGCTTCAGATAATGAGATATATATAAGAGAGGCTTTAATAGCGTTATTTGGAAATCTTTATAAAGTGTCTGATGAAGTTTCTACATAGAATATAACTGTAACGAAGGATATAATTTATTTATAGCCATATACTTCTACATATACAGTAGATATGGTTTATAAAGCAGAGTTTAAAAAAGAAAATGGATCAGAAATTGACTTTAAGCCTTATTTAAATATCAACGGATATAACTATAACAGTTATGTATAGAGGTTATTAAATAATAAGCCTAAAGATAATGTTAATAACCCTATAAATGAATCTAATATAAATATAGAAATAGGTAGTGTATTAAAGACATTACCTATATAGTTATAGGTAAATTATAAAACTCCAGATACTAGTATAGAATCTTTTGATACTAAATATCTATTTCAACCATGTAATTTAGGTTCAAAAGCTCCGTTAATGAGCATGCCAGGTAATTATAATAGTGATACCCTTTATATATATAAAGATGGATAGTTATAGCCTTGGGATACTTACACACCAAGCATTTATCCAGGTAGCTATAGTGCCTATTATGGAGATTTAATTTTTTACTCACTCTATAATATGAAAACGAACGAGCCGCAATTTAAAAACAAGGAGAAAATCACAGATATTAATGATATAAGATTTGAAAAAACTAATTCCGGATCATTATTTAAATACGAGAATGGAGATTTATATTTAGCATCAAGTACTAATTACAAAGATGAAGCTAGAATCTGTACCAGAAATAGAGTACACGACGGTAATGACCCAGATTAGATTGTATATGCATTTAACAGTCAAGAGAAACTAGTTCCTTGGTTAGCAGTTCTTAAATAATTATGGCAGAAAATATAACAAAAAGTAAAGTACTAGCCACAGATCTTTCACTTAATACAATGATGAAAGTTCTACCTACTAAGGGTAACTTAGTTTATGAGTATAATCCCTTAAGAAATTATAGACTGACTTAGAACAAATATGAATACTAGGAATAGTTCTATACAGAGTAGGAATTAGAAGATACTTTTGATATAATTATAGATAAAACATATAAAGTAATACCAAATGCTAAATTAGGGGAAGACGGTACAAAAGGACCTGTAGATAATGATTAGGCAATAGATGTACCAATTACTACTTTTAAGGATTATTCTTATAGACAATATTTCAAAACATTAGGAATAGGAGCTGACGGACAAGAATCAACAGATGACTTTGGTAATTATAAAGAAAATAGACCAGCAGCTGTTGCTTGGCAAATCTTGTATGAAAAATATAAACCAAACTTTTGTTGGGAAGAGGAATTTCTTAGTAATATAAGTTCTATATTTCCAGAGACTATAGGAACTCAATGGCTTAAAAAAACTGTTGTAGATAATAAAGAAATTTATGTTCCTCTAACGGAGAATGTACCTATATTGCATGAAATAGGGGAATTATCAGATTTTATAACAGATGAACTATAGTTTGACCTAGAACATCCAGTAAATATCACTCCTTAGTATAGTTATGATGGCTCAGTCAACTTAATTATTAACGATGGTATAAATGTGCCAAGATTAATTAATAGTAGGTTTAGTGCTACAGGTAAAAATACTTATGAGATAATAGATAGGAAAGGGGATAATGACACTAATATATATGACCAAGGTGCATAGTTTGATATTGATACTTCATTATTTAAACGTGTTTGCACTATACCTAAATTAGAATATAAAGGAACTACATCTGGAGGAAATTTAAAAGTGGGTAACTATCACTTTTATATTAAATTATCTGATGCCGATGGTAATGAAACAGACTTTGTTGCAGAATCAGGATTAGTTAGTGTATTTATAGGTTTTAGTAACCCATCTAGTATAACTACTGGTGTTAAAAATTAGAATAGTTATAAAGGTGTTTCATTATATTTATCTAATATAGACTTATCTTATAACTATTTATATGTTTATTATTCTCGTTACACTGCAGAATAGGAAGAAAATTTTAACACAGAATATAAAAAGATAGATAAAAAGTTTATAATATCTAATTCAGGAACTGCCACTGTAAATATTACGGGTTTTGAGCCTACATTTGATGTTACTGATAAAGATATTAATCTGAGTTATGAAATAATAGATGCAGCCAAAACTCAGGAATAGTGTCAGAATATGTTATTTCTAGGTAATGTACATAAATAGGATATTCCATACGATAAGTTATAGGATTTATCTCTACATTTTTTACCTTATCTAGAAGAGAGGGATTACATATGTAATATAGATGAAAATTATATAGTATCATCTACTAGCTAGGGATATTATAATTCAGAGTTTATATATAAGTATACTGGATATTGGAATGAAGAATTATATAGATTAGGAGTAGTATATATATTGCCTAATGGTTAGTTAACACCAGTCTTTAATATTAGAGGTAATACTAATGTTCAAAAGTATGGAGAAATAACTTATTCACAATATAATATACCTGATAAAGTTGTTTATAATGAAAGCAATTATTTAGTAGTATCCACTAAGGAAGCTAAAAATGTTTAGAATGAAAATGTAAAAGGGGTTGTTAGACTTAAATCTAATAGAGATACTAATGTAATTCACGGATTTGACATTAGAATATCTAAAGAAGCAATATAGGAACTTAAAAAATATGCCACTGGATTTTTCTTTGTTAGATAGTCTCGTATTCCTACAATATTAGCTTAGGGAGTAACTATGGGTGTAGATTAGGAAGCCCATGTTCCTTGTATAGCTACTGCTGATGGTATTTTAACAGAATTAGGTAATAACTTAAATACTACCCATGTTGAAACTTCTAATATTAACGATGTTAATTATGTATCTGAGGGATTCTTAAGCAGATATAGTTTTCATTTTAAGAAGAAGTCATCTGGCTTATTTGGAAAAATATTAAAAGGTATAGCTGCAGGCGTTGGAGTAGTGGCTATAGCTGCGGCTTGTGTATTTACAGCAGGAGCAGGAGCTGCAGTATTAGCAGGAGCTTCTCTATCTGGTGCCATAACTGCAGGTAGTACTGCTATTGGAGGTATTTTAGTAGCGGCAGGTGCTACTGCTACTGGATTGGGAGCTACTTTGGGTATTGCAGGAGCTTCAGCTGTAATAGCAGCAGGTGCCGGATTAGCCGTAGGAGCAACATTAGCTACTCTAGGAGCAATTTAGGAAGTAAGATATGGTACTAATAGGCTGTTTAGTAAGAAGAAACTAGATGGTAGAAATACTAAATGTCCTAAGGGGTACAAGATAGTCGAAAATGATGAATCTAGAAAATTAACTCAAACATTTAAAGATAGATTAATTATAAAAGACTCATCTAAAGTTAAAGTTTAGGCAATTTTATGTCCTGACTATGAAGTTAACCCAGCTTATTATAATCAAATATTTACTGGTAATAAGCATTTAATAGGTTTGACTATATCTCAAAGTACTAATGGACTTGTGGGTCATAGTTCTAATTATTTTACTAATAAGGGTAGGCATTTCTATTTAAATAGTTATTATGATATGAATATACGTAATAGCTATAATTTGCCTATTATATCAGTGCCTGATGACGTAAAATGCGTAGGACTTAATGATTATAAATTTAGAAGTAGGGCAGGCTTAGCAGAAGAGGCTTTTAGATATGAATGTATAGGGGACGATTATAAGAGTGAGTATTCAAAAAATAACTCTGATGAAGATTCAGAAACTATTTCTAATAAAAGGATAAATGCAGACATTGTAAGAGGTAGTTTTGGAGCTTATTTAGGTATAGCTTCAGATGCTAATAATTTCTCCCCAGCAGAGACTGTTAATATCTACATTCCTAATTATTCTTTAGTTAATTTATTAGATTATGTAAAAATAAGAATGGATGATAATTCTCCTTATAGTGCAATATCCGATAGAATAGCTTTTAAGGATTTAGAAACTAAATCTCTAGTTGTTGGAGAAACAGATAAAGATAATAATAAATCATTTAGTGTTTATAGAGGTGACTGTTATATATGTTAGTTTACGCATCGATTAATAAGAAATTTTAATTCCCCTTCTGCTCCTTATAATGATGAAATTGTTGATGAAGATACTTGGAAAGATAACTATAATCCAGAGAAGACGGAGAGTTATGAAAACATAAATTTAGGAGACGTTAATGCTGTTTAGTTAGGTATGTGGGTGACCTTTAGAGTACGTTCATCCTACAATTTAAATATACGTACTTTAGATAGTTCTAATGTTGATGAAAAACAAATGACAGGACACTCCAGAGGTTATTTCCCATATACTCCTATGAGTGTAGAAGGCACATATAAAATTCCAGAATCACACATTTATAATAAGGGATTTAGTAAATCTTTAAGTGATAGATAGAATAATCTATTGCCTGATGTTCCTTATATTAAGAATTGGTTTGGAACACGTATTATGTATTCTGATATTCATATTAATGATGCATATAAAAATGGTTATAGAGTATTTAGAAAGACTAATAGTGTTGATTATACTAGGGAATATGGAGAAATAACTAAGTTAATTTCATTAAATTCCAATTTATTAATTATATTTGAACATGGAATTGCAGTTGCTCCAGTTAATTAGACAGCAGCTCAATAGGTATCAGGATAGCTTGTAGCCACTTCTAGAGTGCTTCCAGAGACCCCAACTATCATTTCTGATATGTTCGGTAGTCAATGGGCAGATAGTATTCTGAAGACTCCTGGAAAAAGAGGAGTCAGCACTTAGTATGTATATGGAGTAGATACTGTAGCTAAGAAGATTTGGAAGACTGATGGAAATTCTCTAACTTGTATTTCAGACGTTACAGTACAAGAATTTCTGAATAATAATATTACTCTTGGAGAAAGAGAGACTACACCTACATTAGGAGTTCGTAATGTAAAAACTTGTTACAATTCTTACAAAGGAGATGTAATGTTTACTTTCTATGATAATATTACTGGTTTCTAGGAGAAAGTATGGAATTTATGTTATAATGAGTTGCTAGATAAGTTTATTACATTCTACAGTTGGGTTCCTAGTTTTATGGAGAATATAAATAATATACCATTCTCATTTAATAGAGAAACGTCTAAGTGGATAGCTAAACTAGGTACAAGTCACTCTACTAGTTCTTTTGCAGATGGCATTACTTTAACTAATGTAGTATTTGATCCTACTTTAGATGAGAGAGTATAGAATATATCAGTACCTATTAGTTATTTAACTAAGAATGGAACTTATAAAACTACTTATGGAACAGTAATGACAACAAGTTATTTTGTAGGTATATTGCAATTATCTAATAGAGTAATTCCTAATTATAATGTACCATATGATATTAGTTATGAACTATGTAGAGATATTTATGGTAATTATAAGAATTTTACTTTACAGAAGCTAAAATTTACTAATTCTGAAGGAGAAATGTAGGAGTCATTTCCTTTAAGTAATGTAGGAGATGCCCTGTTCCCAACTCATGATGTCTCTGTATATGGCTTATATATAAATCCTAAATCACCATTGTATACAAGAGATTTAATGGATGAGACTGGAGTTCAAAAGGTCTATTTAACTACTAAGGATGAAGAGCATAACAAAATAAGTAGTGTATTTATACATAAAGATATGAGGGCTATGTTACTTTCTGAACTCTACTATAGAAATAAAAAGAACCATGCTTATGCTGATACAGATGTAAATAAGTGGGAGCCTAATACTAAAGAAAGTATAGACATTGCGGAGTAGCAGTTAACTGCTGTTGACATATAGGGTGTGACTTCTGACAACTGTTTAGAAAAATTTAAAGAAACAAAGGCATATGAAATTATTAATAATTTATATAATTAGTATGGTAAGTTATCAGCTTAGATAGAAGTATCTAATGATGTTTAGTTATCTAAATCTACTAATATTATGTCTATGTATTTTAAATGGAAAGAATTAGTTTCCTACTCTGATAATATGTTTAAGTATAATGATAGTCCTATACAAACTTATATAGTTCATGCACAAACTATTACTTATTCAGAATTAATTCATACTAATGCTCCTATATTCAAGAATTTGTAGGGTAAAAGAGAAATGTTACCTAAAGATAAATAGATAAATCCTGATACCATAGTTAAATTATTAAATATCAGAGCTACTGTTAATGCTACCATACCTAATTCTGAACAAACACTAGAAGATTACTATTATAATAAAGTAGCTAGTTATAATGTAGCTACTTATGAATCTACCGTTGCAATTATTCCTAAATGGAATATGCAGTTCTTAAGTACTGATTTCTGGAAACATGGCTAGGCAGGTTCATTTGATATAGCAGATGACATATATCCATGTTATTGGTATGGTAAATAGCATCCATTTGAATTTGAGTTTATTGTAGTTAATGATCCTAGTGTTCATAAGATATTTACTAATTTGGAATTGATAGCTAATAAAGCAAAACCTGAATCTTTTCATTATGAAGTAATAGGAGAGGCTTATGATTTTGCAAAAGATAAACCAAATATGTATTTTAGACAAGAAGCTATGAAAGCTCTTTGGCAATACAATGGTTGTGATATTGAGTATAATAGTGACTTCCTGAAGATTTAGACTAGACAATAGAACAAGTCAGCAGATTTACCACATAATTATTTTGCAAGAGCTAAGTATATTAATGAAGTAGAAGACAGTTATATAATGGCTTAGGTAGGAAAACATGATTATAGACACTTATCTGGAGGTGAAATTGTGTATTATCCGAATAGATAGGAGTTCAGAGTTTGGAATCACGTTCCTGCTATTGATGTTGATGATTAGTCTGATACTTCAGCTTCTTCTTTTGGGGGAAGAGGTTTAATGGCTTCTAATATGCGTTATCTTGAGGATAGATGGAAAGTATAGATAAATCCTTTACTGATTACTTATAAAAATGAGTATGAAAGAAAGGATTCTACTAAGGCTTTATGCACTCCAGAAAACTCTACTTGGAAAGATGGAGCAGGCACTAGAGCTGGGGATAAACTACCTCCATTACCTTTATATAATTCACCTATTCCAGATGCAGTAAAAGAAAGAGGTGAAATAGCAATTCCTGGATATTCTTCTTCTGCATTGACTGGATATTCAGAAACCACTGAGGGTAGGGATAATGCAATGTATAATTTATATAAAGTAGATTTCGAGAATGGAATACACCCATTTGATACATCTTCTTGGTTAGATGATGTGAATATTTATAAGTATAATTTTGGAAGTGCTCAAAATAGAAAGGAAACTGATATGAGAGATAAATTCATAAAGATTAGAATTAGATATTCAGGTAAAGAACTAGCAATAATTGATTTTATAAATACTATATATCAAGTTAGTTATGCATAAAAAAATAAGACTAATATAGAAAGGTTAGGCAGGATTTCAGTTTGTATAGTAGGGATTAGTTGGAGGATTAGTCCCTACTACAGCTGGTTCTGTATTAGATTAGAATACTATAAATGCTATCAATTAGCAATAGACTAATATATGGAAAGTACAACAAGATGAACAGGCTAAGATAAGATAGTAGCAAATAAGTTAGAATTATTAGACAGCTTCTAATGCTTTAAATCCCATCTCTTCAGGGTTAACTAATTTTGGCATAATGTCCGGTAATTATACAATGGCTAATCTAGGTTAGTTAGGAGGCTCTCTTAGCAGTGGTCTTTAGTTAATGTCTAATTGGAAAAGTCTATCTAATTAGGACAAAGTGACGGGAGTAGCTGGAATTGGTGGTCAAGCAGTAGATACTTTAGATAATATGTTCTTTGGTAAATAGCATGCTAAAGATTCAGGTTTAACTAAAGGATTAAATAATGCTTATGATTCTATATCTAATGCTGCAATGATGTTTTCCCCTGTAGGAACTATTTTTGGAGGTGCTATGAAAGCTGGAAAATTTATAGGAGATGGATTATCTGCATTAGGAATAGGAACTGATTAGATGACTACTACTGATAAAATATTAGATAGTAGCTTTATGAAACTTACTCCTGCTAGTTGGGCTAATGACATGTTTGGAAAAACGACACAATAGTTTTCATCTAATAAAAAAACTATTGAAAAAGTTGGCAGAGATTATACAGATTCTGTAAATACTATAGAGGATGCAGTTTCTAAAGCAGATAAAAAGTATGGTTTATTTAGTAATGGTGCTAGAAACCGAGCTAATAGACTTATTGATACAGCTAGAGCTCAATAGAATATTATGACTAATATATCTAATGAATATCAAGATTAGTTAGCTAATAAATCATATTTAGCTTATACTAGATATGGATAGGATATTAATGGTGGCATACAACAATAGTATTTAAGAGCTGCTAAACACGGCGCTATCTTATAGAGAATTAATCTAAGAAAACATAGAAAAGGTGGTTAGCTTAAAGATAAAATAGATATAGAAGTTAAATAGGAATAGTGGCAACCTATAATTAATCTTGAATATCCAGAAGTATCTAAATTGAAAGAAGGAGGATAGTTAGAAGAATCTAAAGAGTGGGCTCCTATAATTAGTTTAGATATATAGAAGTTAGAAGAAGGTGGTAAAACTGATAAGCCTAAACAAGAATCAGATAAGATTGAGGAAACTAATTAGAAAAATGTTATTCCTGAAGGTGCTTTACATGCTCATAAGCATCATATGGAAAATGCGGAAGATTTAACTAAGAAAGGTATACCAGTAGTTGATAATAATGGTGAACAACAAGCTGAGATAGAACGTAATGAAATTATTTTCTCCTTAGAAGTAACTAAGTAGTTAGAAGATTTACATAAAAGATATTAGGGATATACTAATACTTAGAAAGAGAAAGATGAACTAGCTATTGAAGCTGGAAAGTTACTTGTTTATGAAATTCTACATAATACAGAAGACAGGACTGGTTTAATTAAAGAATGCAAGAAAGGAGGTACACTAGATGGGAATAAGTGATTTATTTGTATCCTATAATTAGGTATAGGCTCCTTCTTACTTAGAGTCTCCTTAGATAGAATATACTCCAATAGGAGAAGAATTAACTAATTAGGAAAATTTAGATAGAATTTAGTCTAGAAATTAGAAAAAAGAAGGATTTGCAGGATGGAATCCTTTGGAGTAGACTGTTCAAGAAGTGCCTGATGATAGAACTCCTACAGGTAATTAGATAGTTAATTTCTTTATGAATAAGGGGTTGACTAAAAATTAGGCTAAGGGTATCTATGGTAATATTATGTAGGAGTCAGGAGGTAAACATAATATAGTTTCTAGAGATGGACATAATTCTTATGGTCTAGCTTAGTGGACAGGCACCCGTAAGGCAAGATTATTTAGTAAATATGGTACAAACCCAACTGTTAATTAGTAGTTAGAGTATTTATGGAGTGAATTAAATAGTACAGAAAAGGGTGCTTTAAATGCTCTTAGAAATACTTCTACTGTAGAAGATGCAACTAAAGTATTTATGTAGGAATTTGAGAGACCCGCTAATTGGGCGGCTAATTTTAAAAATAGGCTTAAACATGCTAATTCTGTTGCGTAATGGATAAGAAAAGAATAATTATAGGAGACAAACAATATACTGTAGAAATAGCTAAAACTGAAGAAGATAGAAAGAAGGGACTTCAAGATAGAGAATAGTTAGCGCCTGATGAAGGAATGCTATTTATTTGGTCTGAATAGTAGTCAGTTATAGAGATGTGGATGAAAAATACTAAAATTCCACTTGACTAGATAGCTATTAATGACGATGATGAAGTGACTGCAGTATATAAAGCTTAGCCTGAAGATGAGACATTACACCCATTTCCTAATGCTAAATATATACTTGAAGTAAACTAGAATTCAGGTATAGAAGAAGGAGATGATTTTGAGTTTGATGAATCTGATGATCCTAATAAATATGTAATGAAGGTACTTGCTCCTGATGGTTCAACTCAGATGGATCTATAGGGAGGTGAACGCATATTTAGTAGAATTTCTACAAAATAGATGATTACTTGGGCTAAAAAGGCGGAAGCTAATAAAGATAATAAGGAGTTATTTAATAAGTATTGTAAGAGGCTTGGCAAGAGAATGTTTAAAGAATTATACGCCCAAGACCATAGAGAACCAGAATATGTAGATACTCCTGAATCTAAGAAAGATTAGAACGATAAAAAATAAATAATTACATAAGTCATCAAAATTATTTGCATTTTAGATAATTAATATGTACTATTGAAATACATAATATTATTAGATAATTAACTAGTTAATTAACAAATTAAATTTAAACACATGCAATTTATTAAGAAGTTTCAAGAAGGCGGAGCTGCTCCAGCACCAGAGGCTGCTGCTCCACAGTAGGGTGGTGAAGACCCAACAGCTATGTTGATGCAAGGTGCTCAGCAAGCAGTACAAAATCAAGATTGTCAAATCGCTATTCAGGTATGTCAAATGGTACTCGAAATGCTTGGTGGAGGTGGTGCCCCAGCAGAGGCAGGTGGACCTGAGGCAGGTGGTGCTCCACAATCAGAACCTGTTTATCGTAGAGGTGGACGTCTTGTAAGAAGAATTTAGAAGTAATTAATTTTAAACGAAGGGATATATCTAGATACTCATTTAGGTATATCCCTAATTTTATAATATGGCAGAATAGACTAAAAAATCGAAATATAATTTTGGAGGTCATGAATTAGATGCTAAATTATATCTCTAGAATATAAGAGATAACGCAGAAACATTTCTTAATTCTAAAACAGATTGGACTCCAGAACAAAAAGAAGAATGGAAGCATGCGTATACTAATTTTACTAATGCTTTATAGGAAGATATAAATAATGGAGGTGGAAGATTCAGTACTGATGAATTTGGAACTATAACAGACACTAAGGGAGAATTCTCTAATACAGATTCTGATAATTACTATTATAATAATAAAGGTCAACAAATTAGTTAGGAAGATTATGATGCCTTAAAAAAGAGAAAGCAAGGTAAGTATTAGGCTTTTGAAGCTAATAGACAATTTGCTTCCTATGCTAGTTAGATAGGTAAGGGGTTAAGAGAAGCTTTAGCTGCTAAAAATAAAACTTCTGACGATACAAATGGATTTGATTATGCTAAGAACGGATTTGATGCTTATTGGCAAAAGAAATATAATCCAGCAGGAACAGCTAATGACCTTCAACCTTATTGGAATAAAGACAAAGAAGGAAAATACACTAATAGAGTAGCTGAAACTATGGCAGACTTAGATGATTATATGTCTAAGTAGGAAATGAATGATGATGTTAAAGCTGCTTATACTAATTATAGAAATATTCTAGGACAATATAATCCAAGTGATAAGAATTTTAATTTAGATACTTGGAAGAATAACATGGTACTTGCTGCAAATAGGGCAGGTATTAGTGGATGGAATAATGGATATTTCAACATTGGTTCTCAAAGTACTATACCTACAGATGATAAAAAGCCTGAGGCTTTTGATATAAATAATGATTAGGCAGTTATTGATAGATATAAATTAGCAGACTAGATTGCTGCACATCCTGAGTAGAGAAAGCATCTTCTTGATTTAGCTAGAAGACAATATAATCAGGAATCTTAGAATATAACTGATGAGTACAATGCAGCTATTAAATAGGAATAGGAAATTGCTAATAATAAGATATGGCAGTAGTATTTAGCTAATGAAGGTAAGGGTTATGCTAATGTAAGTAAAAGAAACTTTAGTACTGAAGTCTTTGGTAATGGTTGGCAGAACGGAAATACTGATTTTAAGTATACTAGTGGAACTAGTCAAGAAGCAATAAGACGTTTATAGAATGCTTTTAAAACTGGAAATAGAAAAGGAGATTTTCTTAGAACAGCTATTAATATGACAGTTAATGGAGGTAAATAGAAGATTTCTAATCTAGGTGAAGCACTTGCTTATTACAAACCATTACTTGATAAAACACAAGATGGTTGGGATTAGTTTGAAAAAGTATAGGATGCTGCAGGTAATGAGATATATAAATTAAAAGGTTCCGAAAATGCAAAGGGGCAACCTCTTTATATATGGTTTAAAAACGGAAAAGCACATGCTTATAGAGACGATCCATATTCTGTAAGAAAAGCTTAGGTTATCTCAAGAGCTTAGTTAGGTATGAAATTACAAACTAAAGCTGAAAAAGAGGCTGCAAAAGAAAAGGAAAATAAAAAGACTCTTAGTAATCCAAATACACCGGAAGATAAAAAGAGACAAATAGCAAGTTAGAGAAAACCTAGAGATACTGAATTTACTGCTACTGATATAGCTAGAATATCTGCAGCTGGAATGGATGTAGCTTCTGCTTTATCGGCGTTTATTCCAGTATATGGTACTGCTGCAAGCGCAGGCACAGGTTTAATTTCTTCTTTAACTAATTTTGGTGCAGATATGTTTGATAAGTCTGTATCAGCAGGAGATATGTGGAAAAATCTTGGGACTAATATTGCTATGGATGCCGTGGGATTGGTTCCAGGTTTTGGAGCTGCTGGAAAAGCAGGTAAAATAACTAAAACTTTAATTAAATATGTACCTAAGATAGTAACTGCCCTATCTGCAGCTGATGCTTTATCTCCTGAATCTAGAGCATCTTGGGCTAAATTAGCTAGTAATGAATCTCTTGCAGTTAAAGATTGGCAAAATATTGCAGCAGGTTGTTCTGCTTTAGCAGGAGTTTCTAGAGGTGCAGTTGGACATTTTAATGCTCACACGATGGCTAAGGGTACTAAAACTAAGGATTTTAATATAACTGCTTCTGATGGCAAATAGTATAAGGTAACTGCAGAGTAGTTAGAAACTTTAAAGAAACAAAAATCATTAGAAGATATAAATAAAGAATTTAAGAAGTTGTATCCTGATGCTGAATTAAGTAGTTTCTTTAGAAATGGTAAATGGTAGTAGTTAAGACATTTACACTTTAATAATCCACAAGTTAAATCAGTTTATGATTTTAGTCGATTAAATAATTAGGGAACATTTAGTAACTCTAATATATGGAAAATAGCTAGAGAAAATAACTTACGTGGCATTAGTTTAGATGTAAAAAATCCGTATAAGAATTCCTTACTTAAGCAACCTACACCTAGTAAACCTTCTAAAAAGAAATATGAGAGACCTAGAGCAACTGCAAAATCTAAATAGTAGGTAACTAATTCACCGCTAAATAATAGTCCTGAACGATATAATTATGTTCGTAGGAGTGTTCAATCTAATACTGGTGACGAAGTAAAAACATAGAGAGATATATTTACTGAGAATCATTTTTATTTTAAAGAGGGTGGTTCTGTTTAGAAATTAGCTAATGGTAATAGTATAAATGGTAATCCTGCTAAATAGAATAGTGTAGGATATACTAATGATTATAATTGGAATACTGATGTGTTTTCTAAAAATTTAGACCATATACTTGGTAGTCTTAAATAGTATAAAGACGGTTATGCTAATTGGTTAAATACTATGTAGGACTTACACTATAACGATTATACTAATGCTTCTAAATAGGATTATTTAAATACTAATGCATATAATAATGCAACTGTTGGTTAGTATTAGGATAAGTATAAAGCTGGATATGAAGACGAATGGAACGTAAGTCCTGAAGGAAATGATCCTGATGGTTTAGGATACAATACTCTTGGAATTAAGTCAGCTCAAGATTCTGGAAAATTCGGTATAATGTCGGGAAATGCTAACTCAGGTGATTGGTTAGGTAATGGTAATATGTATAAAACAGATAATTCATTTGGAGGAATTACCGATGCTAGAAGACTTTTAGGTCGTGAAGGTGATTTTAATGATGAATAGTTAAAACAATATTAGCAAAAGTTCAAAGAATAGGGATATGATTTTTATTTAGACCCAAATACTAAATATTATAAATTAAAACCTTACACTGACCCTTCAAAGACAACTGTAGCGGACTAGAATAAACCTAAATAGCCTAATAACTTTAGTTTAAAAGATGTTATAAATAAGATTGATGTTACTGATAAATGGGGTATTCCTAGAGCTATGTATGCTGACATAACTAATAGAAAAGTTACAGATATGTTAAAGAAGTAGCCTATATTATATGACCCACAAGAAGACCATCGTTATATTCAGTCTGATTTAGATGCAGAAATGAATGGTCAATAGGCTGCAGCTTAGTTAGCCAGAACAGCCAGTCATCCTATTACATCTGATGGAAATCTACAATCTATGCTTTAGTTGGAGGCAGCCTCTAAAGGTAATGAAGCTATTACTGCGGGGCGTCAATAGAGTAATTAGAGATTAAGAGAAATGTAGGAATAGGCTTAGTAGCAAGAAGTAGCTAATCATACGAGTAGATATAATACAGCTATGAAAAATAGAGAATCTCTCTATAATATTGCTAACGAAAATAGGGCTTTAGAAGCAGCATATCTTAATCAGAAATTTACTGTATGGGATGCTCTAGCTTAGGAGAAAGAATTTAAAGATAAATCTGATTATGAGCAAATAAGAGCAAGAGCAGATTAGTTTGCACAAGGAGATATAAATAATGCTATTAAATACGGTCTTTCTAATTATGCAGATAAATATGGTTTAACTCCTGAAGATGTTTCTTTATGGAATAAAGTATATACTGATGGTACAGTTAAATTAGACGATATTTAGAAAGATCCTATTAAATTAAGATAGTGGAATAAGGTATTATCAGCTACTAGGTAGATTCAATAGGATTTATTGGGAGAATATTATAGTATTCCTAAATCTAGATATTGGACTGTCCGATAGTCTACTCCTTTCTATGAGTATAGTACTGAAGTTAAAAAAGACAAAAAAGGTGCTAAGCTAAACTTACGTAAGGTAAGAGAAGCAGCAAAAGGAGAAAAACTTGCAGTAGCATAGTTAAAAGCTTAGACTGCAGATGCTGATAGATTCTATAAAACTACTAAAGACCATATAGATAGAATGTATGCTGCTATAAGTAGAACTATGAATTATAGTAGTACTAAAAAGAAACGTAAAAAGAGAAAGAATTAATGCCCGGCTATCAAGATACAGTACATTCTTACAGACCCACTTTACCAATTACTTATTAGTATCATTTAAAACCTGGAGAATCCTTTTATAAAGATAGAAATGGAAAAGTTACTATTGTCCGCTCTAGAAATGAACAAGTTAGCAAAGATACTAGAAATAATTGGCAAAAGAAATAGGACAGTAAGAATGCTCCAAATATAAGAAAATAGAAGTAGATGACCCAGGCAGAACATAAAACTGCCTAGGTTGCTTCTAATATTTTAGATAGAGCAAGACCTTCTAAATTAGTAACTGCAGTTGTTAGAGGTTAGAAACCTATGGACTATATAGATAATGGAAATAAGGGCACTGGTAATGAAGTTTTAAACACAGGGTTTGACATACTTAGTACTTTTGGCACAAATGCGCTATTTAATATGTTAAAGTTTCCAAAGTTAAATCAAATAAATTTACTTACTAAAACAACAGAAGAATCTTCTGATTTGGGATTATTTAACTAGGGAAGACTTGCTTTAATGCGTAGATATAGACAGAATCCTATTTGGGAAAATAATGCAAGAGCTGCAGGATTAACTGATTAGGAAATAGAAACTTTCAGGAACTATGCAAATGGTTTATTATCTACTAAACAATCTTCTGAGCCAAGGGTGCCCAGCTTATAGGTTTTATAGGATACTAATTCATACAGTAGTTATAGTAATATTGCAAGAAATCCTGATGGCTCTATTAAAAGAGAACTTGTTTTAGGAACCGGTCCAAATTCTCCTAAATATACTGGCGTACATGAAGGAGGTCATATGAGCACCATGAATTATAATCCAGCAAATGAGAGAGTTGCATTCGAGTAGTTAATGTCTAATAAAGAAGCTAAAACAGCAATAGATAAGTTAATGCAAAATGCAAATAGTCTCGCTAATTAGTTAGAAATTGATCCTCAGAAAATAGTCAATGTAAGAAGGATATTAATAAAAAGAGGTATGACACCAGAACAAGCTGACTAGACTATACTAAAACAAATAAAATATTTGAAAGAGGGTTAGGAAACTAGGTCTAGAGGCTTGGCTGCTTAGGAGTGGATGTAGGATAATCATAGTGTAGAAGTTCCATAGACTGTAGATAATGGCGTCAATTTTTTCACTGATAAATCTTTAAGAAACGTATGGAGAGGAATAGCATCAACAATTCCAATAATATAGGGTTATTCACAAATAATGTAGAACAATACCTAGGAAAAGTAGACAAAATAATCTTTACACAAGTAGATTGTTTATATGGTTTATTAGATTCTGACCTTAAAATGAAAACTTTAACTGTAACCAAAAATATAGACAAAATCCTAGAACAATGTACTAATTTTCCGGGTTCTACTAATTATATAAACGCTGATTTATACAAAGATAATAGATTAATAGGAAATATAATAATTGATAAATTACCAGAAATATGATATTTAAGTTTGACTAGGGAGGAGCCACTCCTCCCTATGTTGCTTATTAGCCAGTTATAGTGTCTGATAAGCGAACTTCAGCTATTCCAGAAGAAGCCGTAGCTGCTAAAGTAGCTAGTGATGCTGATAAGGGTAAATTAACTAGCAAAGATTTATACACTATGCTTAAAGAAAAGCTTAAAGGTTTACCTAGTGACGTGGATGTAGCTATGTGGAAACTTCAATCTGTTGAAGAGTCCCTCAATTTAGATTTTTTTCATGATTTTACATCTAATGTAGAAAATAGGTATTTAAATGCTTTACAAACTATGAATCAACTTTCATTTAGTAGAGAATAGTATGATAAAGCTTTAGATAATGTAAAATCTAATGGAGGACTTAATGAAGCTGCTATAGATTAGTATGGTCAAGTATACATGACTAACGGTAAAGATTATAAGTTAATGTCTCCTGAAAAAGCTAAATAGTCTGGATGGAAACAAATGACTAATTAGGATTTACTCTATTTAAGAGCTAATGACCCTAGTTTATCAGGGAAAGATGAGATATTAAATGTAGTTAATAATGGTATAGGAATTAGTCAAGTAACCAAAATGATACAGGATAGTATTGGAAATTTAGGTACTAATAGTAATTTAGAAACTGCTTATGCTACAACTCAATAGGGTTAGCTTATACAAGGACTTAATGATTTTATTAAAGCAGCCCAAGAAACAGGGCAATATGATGCTTCTATAGAAGATTTATATAAAGCACAAATAATCAATAAAACACAGGCTCAGTAGGCTCAGTAGGCTATTGCTTATATATATAAAACATTACCACAGAATGCTAAATCTTTATTAAAGACTAGAACTGAAGGAGGAACTGATAAGGAAGCTTTAAACTTAATTAGTACATTAGTATTATCTAAAACTAGTGAAGCCAGATCTTTTATTGTAGGTTTGGAGGGTGGTCCTACTAAAAAATCTATGTCTAAAGATGCTAATGCTGGAAGTAAGGATGATACAGAGTTAAAAACTTCTCTTCCATTACAAGTTATGTAGGATATGGGAGAAGCTGATATAGCTCCGGTAACTATTGATAAAGGCGACGGAGTACAAATGTCTGTATATGGTTCATTCTTCTCTGCTATCAACGATAAAAAAGGTGAACCTATTGTTAATACTTCTCTATAGAATATGTTAGCTCAATCAGGTTTGTAGGATATAGTTAAAAATGTTAGAAGTATAACTTTTGGAGATTAGAAACTTACTCCTGAGTAGTTATCTAAAATCACATATAACAATACCGGAATTGTTAGGGCTGATTTACCAGTAAATGAAGATGGAACTGTAAAACTAAGTGTTCTTGATGATTTTAACGCAGCTATGAATGAAATTAAAGGACTTGGAAATGCATCTAGAGAACAAGTAGAAGCTATTAAAGCAAAGTATCATCTTGATCAATATCTTAAAGATGATGGTACTCCTGATCCTAAACATACTGCTCCATTTATGCTTACTGAAGGTTATACTACAGAGAAAAATGGTATTGAAGACACTGCATATGTTAAACATATCAAAAATCCTACGGATGATTAGATACAATTAATTAAAGATTCTCTTACTGTGGGCACTGGTAAAGATGCTAAAGTTCCAGATATAGACACTTTTGATTGGTATAATCCATTTGATTATTTTGGTACTGAAAATATCTATAAAGCAACTGTATATATTCCAATATCTAATAATGTAGGTGCTGCTATTAGAGGAGGTAATTAGAACTTAGATTATAATGAAGCTCTTAAATATGAAATGAAGTATAGGAACTTCTAGAGAATGAATAATGCAAAAACTACAAGCGCTGACGTATTATGAACGATTGGTTAGTAGCAAATATAAATAATCCCGATTTTACAGTTTCTGACTTTAAAAACATCGCGGATATGAGTATAGATAATACACAATTTTTAAAGAAAGATTAGTATTTAAAGTCAGATTTTATTAAAAATAATCCTGCTTTTAAAGGAAACAATGGAGACTTTGATTAGAAAAAGTTTGATAAATATTATGATTAGAGACTTTAGGATTTCTAGTAGTTTAAAAATGATAAAACTCCGGCAGGATTTGAACTTGATGTTTTTGATACATTAAGAACTCCTAATGATAAGGTTAGAAATAATGGTCTTAAAATAGGTAGAGGGTATAATCCTGATAGATAGAAAATTGGTATTGAAGGAGTAAATGTTTGGAGTAAACCTGAACATAGTAGGTCAGAGTTAGCTCAAACATAGAAAATATTTAATTCTGAAACTGGTAAATTTGAAAATTGGACACCAAATGATAATGCGTTATTTAATGGTAAATCTGATTTTGGTTTGAGCTGGTTAAAATCCTTGTTTTCAGACCCATTAGTATTGGCTCAATACGAAGAAGATACTGTAGACAAAGATGGTACTAAACATAAGAAAGGGGATTATAAATTAAATGAAGAAGGTACATATTATTATGAAACTTTAGGAGGTAGAAGTCCTATTGGTAAACAAGTATTATCTTCTTTAGATACTCTTACTGTAGATGGCACTAAATTAAATAAATATGATTTTTTCGATTCCGATGATGTCGAAAAATCCGTAGGAGGAGTAATTGCTAAGAATGTAGCTACTCTTATACCTATGTTTGTAGGAGGTCCAATTGGAACTGTTTATTCTACAGCTCTTATAGCTAGGGAAATGGCTAAATCATTACCTATGTTATATGGAATGACAACTGCTTTGTTTAGTGATTCAGAAACTCCTAAATGGATGAACACTATAGCTGCTATGGGCGATAAATTTACTTCAGGTACTTCTGACTATGCTAAAGAACATACATTTAGTGTTGAGAACTTTAGTAATCTTATCTCTGATGTAGCTTTATAGTGGGGTCAGCAAAAAGGTATTGCTTAGGCTATTAATAAACTAAAAGGTAGCAAAAATTATGTAGAAGAAGCTATGGAAGATGCGGCTAAATTATATAAAGCTAAAGCTTCTTCTATGCCTATGTAGGCATTATCCTAGACTGGAAATTGGCAAGATAGTGTTCTAGGAGCTGCTTGTATTAAAAAGTACTTACCAGCAGCTGAAAAAGCTATGAAAGAATCTACTTAGCTAGGACGTGATGCTTCATTAGCTTATATGGCTATTGTGTCTAATTCTGACGTATATGGAGATGCCCTACAACATGGAGCTTCTAAATAGGATGCAGCAGCTATAGCTTTAGGTAGTACTTTAGGTATGTATGCTGTAGACAAATATGCACATCTTGGAGAATTGTTCTTTGATGATGCCACAGAAGATAGTGTGAAAGCAGCTAGAAATGCTATTAAAAATGAATTATTAGGAGAAGTAGACGAGAAAGGTGCTAGAAAAGGAGGTTTAAAAGCTATATTTGATCAAACCAAGGCTTCTAATGATACCCCAGCTAATAAAATTGTACGGAACATACATGCAGCTTTGGATAAAACTAAATCCATTTTAAGTAACTATGCAGATGATTTAGCATATCATACCACGGGATTTTTAGGAAAAGCTGCAGGTGAAGGTTTAGAAGAAGTGAGTGAAGAACTAGTTACAGATACTGCTAAATCTATATATTAGTTAGCGGGGTTTTTAGGAGCAGATACTTCAACTTCTAATGTAGGAGCTTGGGATAATGCATTAGAACGATATTCTATGTCCTTTTTAGGAGGTACTCTTGGTGGAGGTATTTTTTATGCTAAAGAAGCTTTTAATGGAGCATCATATAAAAGAGATAAATCTAATGAAGAACTGGCTACCTTAATTAGAAACGGTCACGTAGGAGAACTACGTGATGAAGTGGAAAAGTTACGTAAGAAAGGTAAATTAGGAAGTACTAAATTATCTGCTAGTGATTATGAAATTACTTCTAAGGGAAAAAGGGTTTGGTTAACCACTAACAATGAGGAGGATTCTTAGAATCAGAAAATTGCAGGTTTAATTAATGATAAAATTACAGCTATAGATACTGTAATAAATAATAATCAAGTTGGATTAACTGATGATTAGTTATTTAATACAATGGTATTAGGAGAACAAAGATATTAGATGTATAAAGATATTGCTCCTATAACTAATTATTATGAAGATTTTAATGAAGTCCTATCTAATTTAATTAAAGCTGAGTTAGACTACAGAACTGCTTCTCAAACATTAGATGGTTCTACAGAACTTACTGATTCTAATAAAATTACTGACCAGAAATTAAATGCTTTAACTCCTAAATAGCAACAAAATAGAAATAAAGCTCTTGCTGTATTATAGTAGAAAGTAGAGAAAGCTAGACAAGCTAAAGATGAATTTTTATCAGGAGACACTTCCCTTGATTATACTCGTAAACTAAATTTTGCTCTAGACCCTAATTTACACAGTCCATTTATGGATATAGATGCTGAAGCATTGTGGAAAGAGTAGTTTGGGAATAAGTCCATGGATGAAATATCTGATGAGGATAAATTACACTTTTATACAGTAGTTTTACCAGAAAAATAGAAGTTTTAGACTAAGGAAGCAATAACTAAGTCTTGGGATAGATTTAAATAGATTGAAAAAGTTATCAATCCTGAGTTACATAATTTAACAGATAATGCTCCTTGGTTTAAACAATGGCATTAGGAATTTCAGCAAATAGTTAGTTAGTTAGATTCTAAAGATTTAATATCTAGCTATGCTAATTATGACACTAAGTTAGATACAGAATCAGATGATGAATATAATGCTCGAAATAGTAAACTAGTAGACCCTGTTAGTGGCTAGGAGATAGAGACTGATTAGGATTTTATTAATCGTAAGAATAATAGAACACGTCAAATTGAAGCTCTTAATGATTAGAAAGATGCTGAGTGGGTTAATAATATAATGTAGTAGTTAGCTGTAGTAGGTAATTAGTTAGACCCAATAGCAGCAGGAACACTAAAGAAACTTATTCCTAAGAGAATCAAAGATGTATTAGCTAGAAAAATATAGTTAGCGCCATTAAGTAATGAAGTCAAGAGTATTTTGGGTAATCTCAATACAGATTTAAGTAATACTAAGGAAGTATTAGATACTATTAAGAATAGTGCTTTAGCTAAAACTAAGAGTTTAGTTAAATAGAAAGCAGCAAGTATTCCTAAGGTGTATACAAATTTTAAAGGAGAAGAGTTAAATCCTGAAGATTTATTTATGATTGATGGAATAGAAGATATGACTATTTAGGAATTAATAGATAATCCTTCTTAGTTATATGATATTGATGATGATTAGAAGTAGGATATTGTTAACCAATTACAAACTATTACTGATCCAGAATTATAGGATTAGATATAGAATACCTTAGCTAATATAAATGATCCTCAAGCTACTATATAGAATCTTAATTAGATATGGAAGTCTGCTTCTAAATATAAGAATATAATAGAAAATTTATTATCTTTATATGAATTTAAAATATCTAAGGAATAGTCTGATAAAGTAGTTAATAATCTTACTGATTTAGCGAGTGTAATTAGTCCTGATACTAGTATATCTTCATTAGTAAATGATGATATGGGAATCTAGGATTAGTTAGATTCAGATGTTGAATCATATGTTTAGACATTAACTCAAAGTGTAAATAACGAAGTAAATTCTCTAGTTGCAGATGTAGGTAACAATGCTATAGTTAAATTACATAACTCTATATAGAACACCATTAAGAATCCAGTAATTGAATTAGTTAAATCTCTTGCAGGAAAAGTTCTTGATAAAACTCAAATGCCTGATGTTATTGATACTTTAACTAAATTAGACACTAATTTTAATGAAGTTGAAAATATTGGAGAATTAGTACTCGATGGTGAGCAAATGAAAACTCTTTAGAATACTAAAGATGCTTTGGCTATGGTAGCTACTTATTTATATGCAGCTTCTAGTACTCCAACAGGTAATAATGTCATAGGACATAACAAAGTAATGAATGAGTATGCTAAAAAACATAGTGACACTATTCAAAACTGGGAAGAACTTCCTGAAATTGATGATGATTACGCAACTATATATCAAGAACAACTTAATTAGTTTATAAAGACTCTTGATGCTTGGATTGATTTATCTAATAATAATGATATAAATAAGAGAAGACAATTTGAAGAAACTGACAAAGCCCTAACTAGAAGTTTTAATGGTTTATGGCAAGCTAATAAACAACATTTCGTAATTGATGTAAAAGATAAACATTATAACTTGTTAGAGGGTAGTTTGGATGATAATGTTCCAGATGTTTCTCTATTTAATTACGAAAAGGCTTTTTATGGTAATTTTTAGAAAGCCTTATAGGAATCAGGAATGTCTGTCTCTGAATTTTTAAAAGAATCTAATATTCTTGACAAACTAATTAGTTTTAATTAGTTAGGAGATTAGAGAAATACTCGATTAAACCTTAAGATGCAGTATGGAGATATGTCAGAATATGACAAACTCCAATATTTAGCAACTATATTATCACTTAATCCAATCGATTTTTATAACTTCTTAAAAACTTCAGTAGGATAGAACTCTGATAAAGCACCAATAGCTAGTCAGGAATATGCTTCAAAAGTAGCTATTGCTTAGACTACTTAGACTTATAGAGACATAATGAAATATGCTTTTGATAAGTCTGGAAGTAATCTATATAATGCTAATAATACAGTAATTATTACTGGTGATGCTGGTAGTGGAAAAACTTCTGTAGTAGGTAAATCTGTTATTGATTTTTTGGGACCTGAAACCAAAATACTATGTGTGGGACCAACTTCTACGTAGGCTTAGGGATTACTTGCCTCATTTGGAAAAGGTAAATCAATGGATATTGAATCCTTAATGAGAAAACTTTTAGGAGATACAGTTTGGACAGATTTAAAATCGGATTTAAATATAGAGTATAAGCCAGGTAAAAACTAGTTAGAGAAAGATTCTGAATATTTTAGTTATTCTGCAGGTGATTTTGCTTAGACTAAACTTAAAAAAGACTTTACGTTTAATTAGTTAGATGAAATTCCAAATATATTAGCTATAGATGAAGCTACACATATTCCAGCTCCAGTACTTCAAATTCTAGATACTTATATGTAGAAAAATGGAGGAACTTTAATGTTACTTGGAGATGAAAAATAGAAAGGATATTATAATAAAAATAATGCTATAGGTAATATGAGACCTGTAGATTTGTTTGCATCTAGAACTCCAGAATTAAGTGTATCACTACGAGATAACAATATTTAGAAATAGGCTAACTTAAATAATGTAAAAACTTTATTGGCTCAGGTTCTTACAAATCTTTAGGAAATGTCAGAATCTGACTTATCAGCATATTGGAAACAAGTCGCTTAGTTAATTCCTAAGTTGGGATTTAGAGTTTATAATGGTAATAGTCTAGCAGGAGATTTAATTACTCCAACATTATCAAATGACACTATTAATAAATTAAAAACTTCTTCTGATATTGGTTTTATTGGAGATACCTCTAGTGCAGCGTACTAGGCGTTAAAATAGGCTGGTGTAAATCCTACTGTATTATCTAAGGATTAGATGCAGGGTTAGGAGTTTGAATATGTAGTAATTGATCAATCATTCACTAAGCCTGACGAAGACATAGATATAAGAAATTTCTTATAGGATTTATACACTTTAATGAGTCGCGGTAAAACTGCTTCTATATTTATTGATAATGGATTAAGTAGCATTATAGGTAAAAATACATAGGATGATTATACTGCTAAAGCCCCTAGTCTTAAGGATAAGATTAATGGAAAGAGTACAATAGAATAGCTAAAGGAACGTAAATTATCTATATTAGATTAGTTGGATTTATCTCCTATTGAAGGTTTAAATGAAACATCAAACTAGAATGCTAACTAGCAATCTACTTAGCAAGCTATAAATCCTACAGATTTTAAAGCACCTGAATCTTTAAATATAGATAAAGATACTGAAGAGGCTGTTAATTAGTTAATTGATTCTGAAGAAGAGACTAAAGATTCACATGAAGTTGAGGATTCAATAAAAAGTGAATTTACAGTAATGTCTTGGGGAGATTGTACTTTAGTTGGAGCTAAAGCTGTGGAAGAAACTCACAAAGGTAAAAATGGTAAAGAGTATAAAGGAAATGCATGGCATTTTGGACCTGATTAGAATGGGGAGTTACGTAATATATCAGCTTTAACAGATTAGGAATCAGTTTTCTGGTATAAAGATAAGCATACTTTAGAAAAATAGTTATATTAGGTAAAATCTGCTTTAATTTTTAATCATAGTTATGGTGAAACCATTTTAGGTACACATACTAGAGTAATGCCAACTTGCATAACTAATAATTTTCGTAAAGATGATTGGGACGCTGGTACCTATGAATTAGAGATTCGTTCAGTTGAAGGAGAAATTCAACCTTCTTTTAAGCCCATGCCTGAAGTAGGTATGACCTATAAAGGGAATAAGTATATAGCTAATATTGTATTTAAAGTTAAAAATAAAAAAGGACAAATATGTAAATTTGACTTAGCAGGTATTAATAACCCTGAAACTTTAACTAGCAATTTAAGTAAAATAAAAGACAGAATTAGTCAAGAACTTTCTGATCCAACTATTTCTAATGAAAGAAAATCTAAATTATAGAATATTCTAAATACAATCGAAAATAGGTCTTAGAAATGGGCTAATTTATTTGATTCTTGGATAAATAAGTATAATAAAGAGGGTAGTTTTTCTATAGATATAAGTAAAGCAATAGTTAGATAGAAACATACTTGGTTTACTAAGAGAACTGGACCAGAAATAAGACTAGGAGGTAGAATTGATCCTAATGCTGTTGACAATGTTAAGGATTTTAATAATATGAAGGATAGAAATCCTGGATTTGTCTTTTCAGAAGTGTATACTTATGCAGCTAAAGACCCTACCCTATTGAATATTGATCCTTCTTTAAAAGGAAAAGCAGTAATATTTGTTTCTTCTGATACCTTATTAAAACCAGAGGATTTAGTTAAATAGTACATAAACCAAATTCAAGATCCAGAGCATAATTAGCCTATAGTCAGAATGATTAGACTTCATAATTACGGTATGACATTTAGTCAAATGACAAGTAATGAGTTCTGTAATAAAATTTAGGGAGGAGATGATACTCGACTTCCTTATAGAGCTAATTATCATGGAATTTAGATGTTTGTTTCTTTATGGAACTGGAGAGCCGCTTTAAGTAAGTTTAATGAGGCTTTAAATAATTGGATGCAGGAAAATAAGTATGATACTAAGAAGCTAGATACATTAATTAAAGCTCAAAATTATTTATTTAATAATAAATAGGTAGATGTAGACACTTATTTAACTGGTAAAAAATTAACTAAAACCGACTTAAATAATTTAGAAAAGTTTAACTAGGAAGTATGTAAAGATATACCTACCTTTAGATTAGGTTACTCAAGTAAACACGATTTTCATGTTTAGAGATTTAAAGTTGCTGGTAGTTAGGCTTATAGGAATAAGTCTGAAGCTAATTTAATAGTCATAACTCCTAATAAAGCTAAGCAGTTCTATTAGTTAAGTAATAGAATATTAGGTGCTATTTGTCCTTCACCTTATGTTGACACTTTAGGTCTTTAGTTATTACATCCTGGTACTCAAAACCCAGACGGAACTAGAGAACCTGATACTCCTTGGGGAGAAAATGAATTTATCGATATAAATAGTGCAGAACATTAGAGGACTCTTTCAGGTTTATTTACATCTGATTTAAGAATTGTAGAAACTAGGAAAGATGGATCTAAAATAGATGTTATTTATAAACAAGGCGAGTAGTGGTCTGCAATTCCTAGATATTTAGGTAATATTCTTAGAACTGTTACATTCTATTAGTATAACCCTGATTAGCTTTCTGGTAACTATTCAGAATCTGCTAAAGTGTCTTGGGATGATAATGGAACAAGGAAAACAGTAAGTACTCAGATAGGAGATTTATTTGGCGATGGAGGATTGTTAAAAACAAAAAAGGATATCAAAGCTAAACCTGGAGAACACCCTGATAGAAGTCTTGCAGATATGTTTGATTTAATGTTCCACGGAACTACTGATGATATTCATAGAAAATATGATAAGAATAACCTATTAATGAGAGCAGATGATGCTAGATTCCCTTATGGTTTCTTCATTAACCCTGATATATCTAGAACTAAAGAAAGTGCTAGTTCTACTGATATAATTAGTATTAAAGCAGGAAAAGAAACCGTATTTTATCCTATTAAAACATCTGATGAGTTATTTACTTCAGATAATGATTTAAGAGCCGCTGGAATTGATTTATCTATTGACGAACTGTTAAATAATACAGTAAGCCTAACTAATTCTACAAATACTTAGACTAGTACTGCTCCAGCAACTACTTAGTCTAAAGTGATTCCATTAGAATAGAGAATGCCTGTAGCTGCAGAGGTTCTTAAATAGGTTAACGACTCAGGTTTTAGCTTTGACGAAGATACCTTAGAGGAGGCTGTTGATAAACTAAATGAAATTACTAGAGATTAGATAATAGACGTATTTAAAGCTGTTGGTTAGGACTAGACTTTAGAGTTACCTGTAAATTACACTTATTAGAAAACTGGAGATGTTAAAAAATAGACTTTAAAAGATATAATTAGCTCTTAGGTTCAAGGTGGTTTTAATTTAAAAACTAAGAGTGTTAATGGAGAATCCAAATTAATAGTAGAAAACAACGGAACTGAGTATGAATTAGATACTGAAACCTGGATTCTTAAAGGTAATTAGGTATAGAAAGCTAACAATAAATTAGATGAGTTAATTAACTTTAATGGTAAGGAAGTAAAGAAATCAGCAGCTCTTAATTAGCTATTAAATAGTTAGGAATTTAAAAATAAACTTGACGATACTAGCACTCTAGATGAGTTTATATAGGAATTAAATACTATTATAAATAATGCCAAAACTCTTAATGAGGATTAGATTTCTGAGGCATTACATAAATTAAAAGATGACTTTAATTATATAGATATAACTGGACTAATAGAAGAGAATTATCCAGAATTATATAAAATATTTGAATGTTAATGGCAGTATGTAACTTACTAAATACCTATAGTCCAGCAGATATAGGTAGAGCTTTAATGACTTATTCGCGTGACGAAAATGCTGATAAATTTATTGATAGATTTATAAACAAATAGGGGATACCTAAAACGACTAGATATAAATTAGATTCGTTAGATTCTGAAGATGATATTTAGAAATCTATTCAAGGATTTAATAAATCTATGGATGATGCAATAGCAGCGCTAACTTCTAGAAAACCAGATTTGCTTCCTAAATTTAATGAATTAAGAAGTAAAGTATTAGAAACCCTTCATGTAGACTTAGACGAACACTCGTCTGGGTCTACTCCAGAAGGAGATAGTTCTATTGAAGCTAAAACTACTTTTGAAATATTAGATAATAATTAGTTAAGTTTAGATGAACATCTTAAAGAAATATATGGTACTGGAGCATATAATATTATTAGACAGCTAAAGGAGGGATTTAATGATAATCTTTTTGCAGCATGCTATTATAATGCAGCTAATGGAGCATTAGTTGTACAAGCGGATAGTATATTAAATTAGAATCTTATTAATCTTAAAAATAGATATTTTAAGTAGATAGTAGAATATTTAAAATCAGTAGATTCTAAGTATGAAAAATTACCTAGTGAATTTGTAAATGAAGAAGGATTTATAGGAGGTAAGTATTTTTATGTAATGCAAGCTTTCTACGATCATATAAAACATATTCCGGATTTACAACAGACTTTAGATAGTTTATCTTCTAAAAAACTTAATAATTATGATAAAATATCTAATACAGAGATATATACTTAGGTAGTAAATACTTTACTACAAAATCCTGATTTTAAAAAGACCTTATTTAATATTTATAGGTCTGGAAAATAGCAAGATAATGTAAGGAATATATTATATTTAGCAGACCATTTATCTTCCTATTTCTATGAAGTTAAAAGATTATTAAATACTAAGAAATATCAAGATTTATTAAATACTGAAATAAACGGAAAAACAGTTAGAGATATATTAGATAGTTTTGAATTAGAAAATAATGATTTATTAAATGCTGCAAACGCATATACTTCTCTTATCCATTTTGATGAAATGTTAGTAGACTCTTTAGGAGATTCTATTGACATCAAACAAGGATAGAAAGGAATGGAGTTTGGAGACTCTACTAAATATTCCTATAAATAGGATACAACAAACTAGAAAAAAGGTTGGCAAACAAGTGAATCTGTAAAATCCGAAAAATATGTGGCAAAAATAACTGATGCGTTTCTAAATTAGATAAGAGTGTTAAGTTATAAAACTGACCAATTTTAGAATAGAAGATTAAATAGCACTTCGGTTATTGTAGCTGCTCGAAATCTTATTGATGATGTTCTCTATAGGAAACTCAATTTACTTCAATGGTCTGAAAATAATTAGAATAGGAAAGAGGCTCTTAATGATTTTGCTTTAGCTTTAGCGGATTTACATGACAATCCATAGAATTAGTTATATACAGCTTTAAGTTTGTTATTTGAACCGGTAAAAGGAAGTAGTTAGAGATTAATTGATACAATCCCATTGAATAATACTACTGCAACCACCGAATATGACTTAAATATATTATATTCATTATATGAAGCTGCTTTAAATGAAAGTAATCCGAATTCTTTAAGATCTTAGGAATTAAAAAATGTTAAGCAAATAAATGGTCCAGTTTCTCAGCTATCTGCTGAAATATCAGGTATTATAGCTAGAAATACTACTATGCATTATCTTGAAACATCTTTTGATGGTGAAACTGGTATGGTTCAAATCGAGGTAAAGAAAAGATACTTTAATAATGCAGATACTTATAAAACTAGAGTAAGAATTAATAGAAATATTAATAATGCTTCGGCTTCAGAACGAGAAGCTAGACGCAAGAAGTGGCAGTTTGATACTATTAGTACTGTAGATGGCAATAAGTAGTATTCTGTAGTAATTGGAGATGAAAAAGTTACTTACATATCTACTCAAATATTAAATTCTGATGGTAAATATTAGAGTAATGAATTATTTAATGATTTAAATAAAATTGATTTAACTTCCTTTAGATAGAAATTACTTAGAAATGAGGAACTCACTGAACGAGAAAGAAAATTAAAAGATCTACTATCTTTTATTGATGACCATTTAAGTTTAAAAATTTTAGATAACCCTTCATAGAAAATTCAATAGCTTGAAATATTTTAGTAGTTAAATAAGGATAATTTAAAAGACTTAACTACGCTAGCTATTAAAGCAGCTTATGTTAACTATCTCTATGATGAGGCTGGAGACTAGGATTTTGCATAGTATTTATCTAATACAGGTAAAGATGGAATTTATCGAATTTATGAGAATAATAAAAAGAGTAAACTGTTTACTAATATGTTTAATAACTTAAAGATTACAGTTGCTTCTTTTAAAGATAGTGTACTTGAAGCTTGGAGTGACGCTTATTCTATGTAGTCAGGAGAAGCTTCCAAAGCTACTACCAAAAATAAAGCAGGTGATAATATTCCAAATAATAGTGTAAATAAATTAGGTACTAATATTCATCATTATTTATTTAAATAGAAGGATACTAATGCAGACAGTTTATTCTTTGTGCAAGATTCTACTAAAATTAGAGGTATCCAACATGACCTAGAAGCTACTTCGTAGTGGCAAGAGTCTAAATAGTTAAAGAATTTTTCTCAAGGAGAGTTATTCTTCCATTCTGTATTTAATAAGTTCTGGGGAAGCTATTTACAATATGGAACATTTATAATATAGCCTACTGCTTACTCTGATAAAACTACTTTCATTAATTATGAAATTACTAAGAATTTATTTGGAGATGATATTATAAGTGATGAAAATCTGAAAGATACTATAGTTGACAATACTATTAAGACTATAGGTACTTTCTATAAAAATGTATGGAATTCTACCAAAAATAAACTTCAAAGACTAACTGATGCTTATAATAATTAGCATAGTACTAACTATACATATCAATAGATGTTAGCTAATATTACTGAACCAGAGTTAATTAAGTTAGCTGATTCTATTGGCGAGAAGGTAACTTTAGATGCTGATTATAGAAAAGCAGGTAAACATTTAGCTGTAAATGAACTCTTGTAGTATTATGCTGAAGAATTATATGCTAATAAAGACACTTTGAATATCTTCTTAGAGCAATAGAAACATTTATTTATACAAAACTTTCTTGATAATAATTGCACCTATCAAGTGGTTGATTTAAATGATTCAGTAGATAATTATTATGGTGAGAAATTGCCTGAAGCTATTTCTAATAATCCTATCATGTAGACTATTTTAGGATTATATAAGAATGACTCTAAAGGTAGAAGTGCTTTCTTTAAAAACTGGGTAGATGCTAAAACTGGTAAGTTGATTTTAGCTAAATAGAATGGTTTAAATATTATATCAAATACTAAAATAGATTCTAGTAAAGATATTGTAGTAAATCCATTGCTTGATAAATTCTTCTATGTTGAAGGATTCTTAAGTAATAATTTACGTATGAGTTTAACTGGTTCTGAGATTAATCACCCGGATAAAGCTAAACAAACCACCTATAATTTAGTAAAATCTTGTGATAATTCTGAGGAGTTCTTTAAAAAAACTAAAATATAGGTAAGTGAAAATACTTTCTAGTAGGCTAAGGAATTCTTAAATACAACTAATTCTGTTGCAGACTTAAAATACACTACAATACCTACTAATATATCAAGCTTTATAAATGATATTTATCATTAGTCTATGACCATGATAGCTAATGTAGCTTAGGGTACTTAGTTTAAGCGTAATGTAATTATACCTGCCACTTTACAGTACTGTCTACCTAAAGTTATAAATGGTATTTCTGCTAAAACTAAATGTGCAGTAATTAGAGACGAGGGTGCTTCAGTGTATAACTATAGAGGAGACCATGAAGATGATATTGATTCTGCGGATGGTTCTGCTCAAATTAATCCATTCTAGTCTATTTTGGAGAATAAAGCATTAGGTTCTCAGGCTGTAGGATTTATTAAAAAACCTATTTGGCATGCTTATGACCCAGTAACAGGTACTGCATTCTTAGCTAAGTTTGCAACCGATACTATCACTAATGAAACTATGCGAGCTTCCTTAAATTCTCACACCAGTCTTTTTAAAATGTTTAAAAAGATGACTAACTTACAATGGGAAGGTGATGTGGATTTAATGCAATCTATAGCTTTAGGTAATCTCGATGAATCTAAAATTTTAGCTACAGCTAGATGGTTTAATAATGTTATTCTCGGAAATGCTGACGGAGTTAAAAACAATTAGTTGTATTATAAAGACAAATATGGAGATCAGATTCAAATTACTGGTTTTAACAAAACTGTAACTAAAGAAGGAAATACTCTATATTATACCACAGAGGCACCTGTAATTAAAGGTATAGAAGCCCCTTCGCATAAAGTATATCATGTATTTTATGATTCTCCTGACTAGAAAAGTAATCATGCTACTTTTGATACTTGGCAATAGGCATAGGCATTTTTAATGGATTAGTCCAATCCAGAAATGACTAATAAACATACTATTAATTCTTTATTTGAATTACATACAGCTTTAGGTGGTATTAATTGCGTTGATAGTAAGGGGAATTATTCTGAATTTAGTAATGAGGTAGTTGTTAATTTTATGAATGCAGTTGGTCATAAAATTAATGAAGGTGCTGACAATGTTCCTCTTGATTAGGATAACTATATACAACCTCTTAAACAGTATCATATTGGTTATGCTTTAAATAATACAGCAGTAAAAAATGGTGCACAAAATATTAATCAGTCTAGTGCTTGGTATGATGATAAAGACCTTAGTTATTTTGAAGTAGATTCAGATGGTCTCGGAATGTAGATGAATGCTGACCATGATATTATAGACTCTGAACTTACAGAATTTTCTCAGGTTATCACTGCTACATCAGCATATGGATTTACCTATGATAACACTGATGAAATATTTTAGGGTCTTGGAAGAGCTTCCTTAGCTACTACTAAGAAAATGAGTAAAGCTGTAGATACCTTTATTCAGAATTTTGAAGATCCAAAACAAGCTTAGTCTGATTTATATGATGCTATTGGTAGAATTGTAATGAAATCTTCTTCTATTAAAGATAGGGAGAGTTTGTAGCATGTAATTATGCAAGCAGTAGAATCTGTATTCTATAAAAGTAAAAATCATCAGTAGGATAGTTCTAAAATACCGTTTAGTGACCCTAATATATATTCTGATTTTATTGCTACATTAGCCAGTACAATTAACAAAGAAGCTATTAAACGTAAACATCCAGGTTCTGGATGTGTTATGGTTCCTGCTTATCACATGATTCAATATTTTGAGTTTGGTGGTGAAAAATTAATGGCAACTGACATCTTAAAAAGAGCATAGGAAGACTATAAATAGTCCTTAATTACATTATTACAAGGTTATCAGGATTACAACCCAGAAACTAACTCAATAGGAGAGTTCTTTATAAATGGGCAATCCGTTAAATAGTTAGAAAATTAGGTACAAAAATTAAAAATAGAAAATCCTGATAGAATTGATACATAGGATATAACTGGTTATAATCATTAGCTTATTTAGAGATATTTAAATAGAAAACAGAAAGAGGCAGAAATAAGACCTGATAAAAGCTGGTTTATGCCTTCTGATAATGTAAATATTATTGATTCAGAAGGAAAAGTTCATACTGTAGAATTAAATTCTATGGATGACTATTACAAGTTTAAGGATGGAATTAATGATATAGAAATAGCTAATAATGTATCTATAAAAGTTGATTATAAAAAAGGTGCATATAAAATAACTTCACCTACAGCAGAGTTAAATTTAACTAGGGTTAATGGTAAATGGATAGCAGACTCTTCAGAATTATCTGCTATAGCTACCTAGTTAGTTGAAGAGGTTGTATTGCCTGATGAATCTATAGTTACTGGAAAAAGACAATAGTATGATTTTAAATATTAGGAAAATATAGTTAGACCTCATGATTTAAGACCTTCTTTACTTAGGTGGCAGGATTCTGAAACGGGAGAATATATGAATATATTTGATTCTCCGGTTATTAGAGATGCTTATACTAATCCTAAAGGTAAAAAAGCTAATCACCAATCATTAGTTTAGGCTGAATTAAATAATATTCATAATGGAACTTATACTGATAGATTTGGTAATGAGAAAACTATTATGCAAGGGAGTTTACAGAATTATGCTGCTGAACTTGTGATGTCTAATATCTATAAAGATAAGTTTGGAATAGAAAATGAATCTCTTGCTGAAGTTCTTAAATAGGGAGAGGACTATTTTTATAAGAAGTTTAATAAAATAAATGCTCCTGCTAATACTAGTTATGATTTTGCATTCGTAAAAGATACAGGTAATACTACTTTAATTACTTTAACACCCGTTAAAAATAATGACTATATTTAGTATAAAGGATTTGAAGCCAGTTAGTTAAGCACTAATGATAAAGAAGAAATTTATTTAACTAGAGGTAATAGGGATTTATTTAAAGTTGGTAAATGGATTAATGCTCCGGATGTTACATATAAAGATGGGGAATTTATAAATAATGATGGTATAGTATTAGATCCTAATCAGTATAGATTAAGGGATTTAGATGATCCAACTTCTGTTCAAAGACGTGTTGATTATGTAAAGCAATATGTTGAAACTACTAAATAGATAGTAAAAGGAAGGGTTATTTATAAAACTAACACCCTTTATGAAATAGCTCCCTTATCTGATTTTGAGATAGTTTTAGGTAATAAAGAAGATGCAGCTAAATAGAGAGCTTCTCTTGTTGCTAAGATTTATAGAGCAGATAATTATAAATTAGCTTAGGTAAATAATTATAAAATATATAGTGGGGATGCTTTTAATCATATTAAATCTGCAAGCAGTTTCTTCTTAGGAAATTAGTTAATTGATTAGGATGTAAAAGACTTATTATAGACTTAGTTAGATAGCATTACAACTACTAATCAATAGAAATCTAAAGATGAACTTGTGGCTTTATCTAAAGAAAATAAGGCTAAGTATAAAGAATTATTAGAAGCTTTCTTAAGAAGAGAAGCGCATAAACGATATGTTAGTTTCTTAGATTCTTAGAACTTTATAGCTGCACGTATTCCTGCTCAATCTTTATAGTCCTTTATGACTATGAAAAATATAGCATGGACTGAAAACTCTAAAAATATATCTTATGTAAGTCATTTCTAGACTTATTTATAGGGTTCTGACTATGATATTGATAAGGCTTATATAATGGGACAGTCTTATGATGAAAATGCTGCTTATATAGGATGGAGTCCTTTATTTAATTATAATAGTGTAGAAACTTTACAAGCTAGTAAAACTTTACCTATCCCTAAACATATTGTTGTATATAAAGGTGATTATGATATATCTAGTGAGATAAATACTTTAATTAATTTATCTGAAAACTAGGATGTAAATGAAGTATTATAGAATGTACATAAATTGGGTAATGCAGCTTTCATTAAACAATTATCTAAAATAATTAGAATTGCCGAACAACATAATGGTATTAATTATTCAGGTGATGCCAAAGTATTAAATACTTTGATAGAAACTATTAATAAACATGAAAATTATCTTATTTCTGATAATGTAGCAGAATCAGCATTTAAAAACGTAGCTTCTGCAAACATCTATTAGGTGTCACATGATATTAGAAATCGTGATTAGGCATATACAGCTATTGCTATGGGTATTATGCGTAAAGCAGCTGATAATTCCCCAAAAGGTAACTAGGCAGCTACTTTAAATATGCTTAATCCTATGACTAAGTATATTATGTAGTATCAAAACCTTGTAGGTAAGAATGTGATTAGTGTAGCGGCTAATGGTGAAAAAGTATGGTTTAATACTTTTTATTATTGGACAAAAGTGTTGAAATCTGGTAATTAGGAGGCAATAAATAAATTAAAATTTTAGCATACTTATAAAAGAATAAATGGAAGAGCTAAGGGTACTCCAATAGAGTAGACTATTAATCATATCCCTGATTTAAATAGATATGATGAACAAATAAAGTCGACGTTATAGAGTCAATTTGGTGTTCTTGATAATGAAGATTATAAATATGTTGATCAATTAATATCCTAGCTTCTTTCTGCAGCTACTGATAATGCTAAAGAGCTTATTCTTGCTAAGATAAATGCAGGAACTAATTTTGCTAGAATGTATGTATATGGAATGATGATGGGACTAAACATAAACGATTTAGTTGCATTTATGACTAGTCCAGTATCAGAACTCATAGATTAGTTAGCTAATCCTAATATGTTCTAGAATGAAAGCGGTAATGCTGCTATGGCTATTAATTTGGCTTAGGGTATTGTTGGAGTTAAAAAATTCTTACATGGACAAATAAGAACAACTTAGGAGGATATTGATACTGGAGAGCAAAGAACTACTTGGATAAATAAAAATAGATATGTAACTAACTATTTAAAAAATTCTGATATTTATGATTTAGTTAAATAGAATGCTGGATTGTCTGAGGAGGAAGATATTAAAGGATTAGGAAGCATTATGCAAGCTTATATTAATTATGCTATAATTAATTAGGATGTAGATTTAACTGAATTAATTGATACTGATGATGTTGAAGTTAACTCTTATCTTAGATACTGTCAAGATTTAACAGATAAATTAAGACAAGTTAGAACACAGTATAATAAAGATTCAGATTTTAAGGGCGATATAGAAGAATTTAAAAATCTATATAATGATGCCTCTGAAATTTCTACAATATCATCTGCTTGGCTAGGACTTAATTAGGGATTACCTACTTCTGAGTTAGATTTACTTTCTAGAATGAACCGTATGTCTAAAATAGTTACAGATAGAGAGAAAGCTCTAAATATGAATGTATCTAAAATATATCCTAAAGAAGGGGCTAAGGAAAAAGAGATTTAGGAAGCTGAATAGGCTAAAGAATAGTTAATTAATAGACTGCATGAAAATAATCCTACTTTGGACCCAGAGTACATAGCAAATGAGTTAGATATTGCTCATGAACAGGATTTAATTAATAACTTTGATATATATAAATATTTAGTAGATGATGAATATAGAAAACAAGCATCTGATTACTATGATATAATTAAAAGTACTGCTAATGTATTTGAAATGATGGAGTAGATTCCACATTATAAATAGATTTTATAGTTGTTTAAATCACTTGTTGTGGCAAATAATACTTTTGCATCTAAGAGTAGATTAGTTAATAAGCTGCTTGCTAATTCTGAAAGTGTTAACGATAAATAGCTAAATGGAGTAATTAAATATGTTGATAAACTAAATACATTATCTTTTATGAGAACGCTTACCCCAATAGCAGTTAATTAGGCAGATGGATTTGACCCATATTTTTAGAGTATTAAAGTTAACAAAATTGATCTAAGTACTATAAATGGTATAGCTACTTTAAAACATTGGGTTGAACATGAGTTTCTTAATTACCTAAGGGAAAATTATCCTAATAATTCTTTAGTTAAACATCTTACTCTAGTTCCTTATAATAATACAGAAGTATTAGCAACTGATATAGATTTGCTTAATCCTGATATAACCATATAGTCTAGAGAGGCTTATGATGATATATTAAGAGGAATGGCTGATTTTGAGACTAGATAGTATTAGGGAGATTATACTATTGCAGATATTTTACAAATGTATAATATAGCAGTAAACAATAACTAGTATGGTGGTGAACGTCTTACTACATCTTTCAAAGTTTGTACTAATCCTAAAAATATTTTAAATTAGTATTTAAAATTTATATCAGATTAGGATTGGGATATTGAAACTGATTAGGAATATAACTATACTGATTATTAGATAGCAGCAGCTCCTATAATTAGTACTTATGCAGAAAGCTACCATTAGGAGCCTTTTGTTAAGGTGAATGACCCTGTTCGAGGATATGTACTCAAAAAATTAGATAGTAATAATTAGTACTAGGAATACGACTTGATTCCACCGCCTGTGCCAGATGAAGATTATCAAAGTAAGATGAATAGATTACAGAATTTTAGTGAGAATAGTCCTCTAGAAATGCCTAATATGCATAATACATTATTCTTAACTAAGACTGTGGATTTTGATGGTAAATTTGAGGATTTAGATGTAGATGAACAAAAATAGACTATAGATGGTATTAGAAACTTGTTAACTTAGTATATAACTTCTAATAAAGCTTCACTTATAAAAGACTGTTAATTAATGGGATGTGATATAAAAGTATTAGTTAATAATTATGTAGACGGTAAATTATAGACCCAGGAGCAAACATTATTAAAAAATACTGATGAGGACATAGATATAAGTAGAGCAGTTGAATTAATTACTCAACTGTCTAAAGCGGAACGTACTAAATTAGCTGCTCTTTTTAGGGCAGCTAGAGTACAAGCTTTAAAAGAATCAGATGTAGAAAAACATGAGTTTATTAGTAATACCACCCTTGGATAGCTTCAGGATAAATATCCTGATTTAAAAGAAGCTTTCCCTGAATTAGAGATTAATGAAAATCATACTATAGTAGCTTGTAATCAAATTTAGTTAAATGGTTCTAAATACTTTGGCAGAGTAGTAAGCCCTAGTGGTTCAGATATTTTCTTTGTAAATGGGTTTTATGGTGCCTAGGACTTATTTAATTATCTTGATTAGAGATAGAAAATAAAGAAAGCTATAGATAATAATACACTTAGAGAAGATTTAAAAGAATACTAGGAAGAATTAAACTCTATAGTGAATAAATATAATATTACCGGAGAAAAACTTTTATTAGATTATTTAGATAATAAATCTAAGTATAAACCTTTTAAAGATTCAAATGGTAATAATATAATTCCTTCTAAGACTCTTAATAATATATTATGTAAGATATAGGACATATATAATTCGGATATGGGTAAGTCTGACTTAGAATTAGCTATAAAGAGTGTAAAAGACCCTAAACATAAAAATAGATTTGAATATAAACTTACTATGAAAAATTTATATTCAGTACTTTCTAATTATATACAAGATATGCCTTCTTTTTAGGATTTTAATAGTTTAAGTTAGGAAGATTTACAAGAGTTTCTCCACAATATATTCTTATTTGATCCTAATCTAATGAAAGCAAAAGTTTCTAAAATAATAGGAGGGGAAACAAAAGAAGTCACTAAAGAGGCGGTAGATAAAAAGATTCCGCAAACTGAAATTAAAAAGAAATGGAAAGAATTATAGGAATAGTGGGATAAATAGGGAGTTAAACTAGAATCTTTAGCTAAAACTATCAAGAATAGTCCAGAACAGGCAATTGGACTGTTAAAAACAGCATTAGCTAATTTAAACCCAGATATATCTATTTAGGATGATAAAATATAGATTAAATATAAAACTAAAGAAGAAGTATAGTAGAAAGAATCTGCTAAATAGTTAATTTTATCTTTCCCATATTCGTCCTTAGGTGAAGTATATAATTTTGGTTATGATTCTAAATACTTATTTAGTCCTGTAAAAGCAGAAGAAGGAGTTGATACTGATGGTATGTATCATGGGGTTTATATTTATAAGTATTATAATCCTAGTACTAAGGTTACACACTATGCTATATCTAGAAGTATAATATCTCCTAATTCATATTCTCAAACATTTAGTTCTTTAGAAGCAGCAAAAGCTAAAATAGATGATTGGAATGCAACACAAACTCTTAGAGAAGCAGGATTATACTCAATTAAGATGCATCCTGCTCCACGTACCTCTAGAATAGAACTAAAAGGAGTTAAAGAAGGATAGATAATAACTACTTTAGATATTTAGTTACCTAGTATATATAAGTTACCTGAAATATTTAAACAAGCATTAAATGGTACTTTAGCAGATTTTAGAAAAGTATTTCCTGATATAGAAGGTATTGAAACTCTAAATACTCCTGAGAAAGCTGCTGCTTTTGTTTATTTATTTACTAAGGGGTTAAAAACAGCTGAAAATAAAAATACTGATATTAATTAGTTAATTAAAAATAATTAGGAATTAGGTAAAGAAATAGTAGATAAGATAAATAAAGCTGAAACTAAAAGTTATCTAGTAGAAGAAATACGAGGTAAAATTGCTACTCTTAAATATCTTGAAAACAATGGTAATAAAATAGATATTACTGGTAAATTTGGAGATGAAGCAGCTACAAAACCTACTACAGCTTCAATGGAATAGGCAGTCCAATATTTTAATGAAAAGTTTGGTATAGCTATAAATACTATGTCTCAAACTGAACTAAATGATTTTGGATAGTAGAATAAAATTGATGTAAAAAATGCTAGAGCCTTTATATATAATGGACAAATCTATATAAATAGTAGTAATGCTAATGTATCTGATGTATTTCACGAGATGGCTCATATATTTTTAGGAGTTTTAAAAGCTAAATATCCTGATAGTTACCAAGCAGTTATAACTAAATACTAGCAAAAACCTAAATTTAGAACTAATCTAGACTATATTAATGAAGCTTACACTAACTTTGCAATGTAGGATAAATTAGAGGAATGTGTAGCAGATATGATAGCTGATTAGATGTTTTAGAAATAGAGCTTACTTAAGGAATTTAAAGGTCAAGACTTTTTAGAAGATTTTAAATTCATATTTGACAACTTTCCTCAAAATGTAGCAAATCCTATAGCTGAATCAGGGTTATCTTTTGATACATTTATGAAAGAAGGAATTTTAGAAAACTCGGAAGCTATAAAAAGAAATATGAAGATAGCCAATTTAATTAGATAGAATATAGAATTAGGTAAAATAAAAGAATTTGGTTGTTAATGGGATGTAAGTATAGATTTAATAACAAGGTATATAATTCATATCAATCTTTAATAGAAGAATTTAGTGATGGTGATATTTAGAGTGCTCTAGCTATATTGTATAGTTTAGAGCATGATAAATAGACTTTATTATATGATAAATTAGATAAACTTAAAAAGGAATATAAATTCTCAGCAAATAAAGAATCTCCTATAGATGATGTAGATATAAATGTAGGAAAGGATTTCACTACTTAGACATTTATTGATTCGGCTTACTTTAAAGTAGATGGTAAACCTCCTATGTTTCGTATAGATTTTGATAATGAATACTTACCTATAGTTAAAGAGTAGTTAATAAATTAGGGATATACAGAATAGTAGGCTGAAGATACTATAAAACAAAGAAAGCAGAACTGGGAAACTATAGCTAAAGATGCTGCTGATGCTCACCGAATTATAGTTTCATCTACTAGTTAGGATGATGATAGACATTTTGCTGGAGCTACTTTAAACACATCTTTACAACCAGTATTTAATTAGTTACATGATGTAGTTAACTCCGTAGAAAAAGAGGTACTTAAGAAAAATAGGGGAAATGGAGCTTATTTATTAAAAAACTTAAATGTCTCTGCTAAGCTACGGGATTAGATAGAAAATATCATAGGACATATTGATTATTTATGTGTAAAACCAGACGGAACTTTAGACATATATAATCTTGCTGTATCTATAGATAATGAATCTGATTGGGCTGCTGTTAAAAAAGAAAAGTACAAATATAAACTAGCATTTTTAAAACGAATTTTAGCATATAATGGTATAAATGCCACTGATATTAGAGTTAATCTTATTCCTATAAAGGTTAAATATGATAATTAGTTCTAGAATATTACTGGAATAGAAGCGTCTAAAGCTATTAGCTATGATATGAAAGATTCTCAATATATTATGTAGAAATATGATAATATAGTAGCCAATTTTATTGATTCTAATATAGAAGCCATTGATATTAATGATGAGGACTTTAATACTATCAATGCACAATTAGCAAGAATTTTTCCTAACTAGAGTATAGAAGTTACAGCGAGTGGTATTAAAGAATCCGCTAAGGGATGGGTTAAAGCTAATTGGAATATGATAGCTAAACCTTCAGAAGAGAAGGGTTGGGATATATTGTTTCCTGGATAGAAGGAAGCCGTTCATGTGGATGACACTAGAATAGGTGAAAATAATGAACAGGTTGTAGCCATGGTAACTCAATTGGAAGATTAGTTAATAAATTCTACACCAGCATAGAAAGCATCTTATCGTGTTGTAGCAGACATACAAGCTGCTTATGAGTAGGGACTAGATTCTTTTTATTGTTCTCTAAAGAATAGTTCTTTTATACAGAAGTAGTTAAATAAGTATTTTGAGTTTGATACTAGAAACCCGGATGGTAAACCAGATTACAAGTGGGAACTAATAGATAACAACACTTTAACTAATGCTAATATATTATTATTTAAGCATAAAGTTACCAATTAGATTGATGTGGTTACAATCACTCCATTTGATGTTAGTACTAAAGTTAAATATAAAGGAAGAGAAAATTTATTAGGTTCTTATCTTACAGACTTAAATAATAGAAATTTTACAATGTAGGCTAATTATGGTAATATTGAAGCTATAAAAACTCTTACTGCTTTAAATTAGATATTACCTAAATTACCTTTTACTCCTAAATTAGGAACTTTAAAAGTGGTAGGAATATCCAATTTGCATGATAAAAAAGGTTGTGAAATGGACATATCTATGTTATTGCCTCATTTTAAGACAATAGTAGATGTGGTTAAAGAGAATAACAGTTCACTAAGTTTAAATAATAATTTTGAAGGTGTAGAAACTATAGACCCTTCTGAATTAATGATTCAAACTTGGAGAGAAGCTTTAAGTAGTCATCCAGAAGTGTCAGAACTTAAAGAAATAGAAGATGATATTACATCAAAAACTAATTTAGATGGAACTGTAGTAGATGGTCTAGAAACTACTAAAACCGTTGAAGGTAAATTAATTAAACTTTAGACTATTATTGATAAAATAGAGAACATGGATAGATTACCTAAAAATCCTAGAAGAATCAAAGAGTTAATTTATTCAGCAGATAAAACATTATCCTCTTTAGCAAAAGTTTATATGTCAGCTTTAAGAGCATTAAATATGTATAATGGAGATTTATCTCTTGAGAATGAAGCTTTTGGATAGATGTCTGAATATGTATTTAAAACTCAAAGTATTCCTAATACTAATGTACGTGTAACTGGTTTTATGTTTTAGTAGGCAGTGAATAAAGTAGCTGATAGAGTTTTACATGAGTATTCTCCATTACGTAAGGTTATGAGTAATTTCTTTAAAGCCAAAGGATACACAGCATTACGTAATAGTACTATAGGTGATGAAGTACGAATCTTTAAAAATCTTTACGATCCATATTATTTAAGTGTTGGGGAATTGAAATTTAAAAATCCTTATGACGAAGCTAATGACCTAGATGCTTCAGAAAGAGAATTTTTAAAAAATGTTTTATTTGAAATAAATAAAATAAGATATGAAATGCGAGGACAAACTTGGTAGTTTACTGGAATTAATGATTCACATCTTATTGATTCTATTAAAAATACGAATTATTTAGATGTTCCTCTAGAAAGAGCTTCAATTGCTACTCGTAGAACTAAAGCTAAGTAGGGTTTTAAAGAATTTGGACAGAGATGGATGAAAAGAATAACTCATCCAGTAGATGCCTATAATGAATTTATGGATGACACTCTTAATGAAGAAGAAAAAGCTGAAAGGAAAGCCGATTTAGAGAATTTACAAGCATATAATCCATTTAAAAGATCTGAAGATTCTAATAGACGAGCTAACTGGTTAAATGAAAAGGGATTAGATTACTTTGAAACTAATGTTGAAAATATTTTAATTGACTTTATGGAAAAACATATTTAGTCTGTTGAATATTAGAAGATGTTAACTAGAACCAAAGGTATTTTACTTGACCTATATTTAAAAGGAGAAACAGAAGACGATTTTAGAAATGTAGAACATACTGTGAAAACTATAAATGATTTTTTATCAGTTTCTGTATTTAATTAGTCTATAATGGAACCTCGAACTAAAGCTATTGAAGCTTTAATTGATCCTATTAGAAGAGCTGTTAGTAAATGTTATATTGCTGGTAATGTAGCAGGAACTGTTCGTGATACTATTCAGGGTTTGTTTGAAAACCTAGCAAGAAGTATAAATAAATATCAAACAGATATAACTGCTGCCGAAGTTCTTAGTGGATATAAGGAAGTAATAGTAGAGGGACCTCAAAATATTATGACTATTAGTAAACTCAATTAGTTAAATCTTAAATATAGATTATCTAATATGGATATTGCTAAAATTTCTGAAGGTTAGAAAACTTGTAGAGGTGGTATTTTAAATTGGGAAAATTGGGCTTACTCCACTCTTTATGGACCAGACTATTTAAATAGAATGGTATTATTTACCGCACAAATGAAACATGATGGAGTATTTGATGCTTATTATATTAAAGATGGACAGTTAGTCTATGATTGGAGACGTGACAAGCGTTTTGATTTATATGCAAAAGGTGATAGAACAGATGAAGTTGCTTATTAGAGGCAGCGTTCTTTATATCTTAGCTTAATGCGTATGATGAATTAGGAAAATGGAACCAGTTTAACTGAGGGAGATGATTTACCTGATGCATATACTCAAGCTCAAATAACTTCATTTAAAAATCTCGCAGACAGTATATATGGGGCATATAACTAGAGTACTAAAGCTAAATATGAGAACATTGCAATAGGTCGTAATTTTGCAGTTTTTTCTACATGGATGAATGGTTTAATAGATAACTATGGAAAATCAAGACAAATCTCAAATAGTTCGTATCATGCAGAGCAAGAAACAAGAAATGGTAAACCTCTATATTGGAACAAATAGGGAGAAGCAGTAACTTTAGAAGAAGGTGGCGATGAAAATGCTCCTGTAGTTAAATATGTTCCAGATATGGTACAAGGAATAATTTATACAATAGCTGATACTCTTAAAGAATTTCACTATAATGGCATAGATGGTTTTAAAGAAAATATTTGGAATAATGAAGTACAGTAGGCTAATTTACGTAAATTATTTTCTGATTTATTAGTTAGTCTGATAGTAGCAGGTCTATTTGGATTAGTATTTAATCCTATGTATAAAGACCATAAGAAAAATGCAGATGGTTAGAATTTAATAGGTAATGCGATTACTGAACTTATATATAAAGGAGGTCATAGTGCTTTTGATGGATTTAAAGGACCATTAGCAGTATTAGATTATTTAGGTAATTCTACCAATCCTGCTACTTATAAATTATAGTCTAAAATATTTAATGATATGTGGAATTTAGTTACCGGAGATAAATCTTTAACTGAAACTATAATGAATTCACAAGCATTATTTAGAAGTTTTCAAGATACCTATAAATTATGGGCTAAAGCTCAAAATCAATAATTATTTTTATGAAACCTAGAGACAATTTATCTACTAAATATCCTAGATGTCATTATAATAAATTAGGTAAAACTAAAATGACATTCGATACTACAGATTTAGCTGAGAAATATCTTAAAAAGATGCATTTAGATACTTATACTATTTATCAATGTACTTATTGTAATAAGTATCATATATCACACATAAATTAAAAAAATAGGGGCAAGCTAGCATTTGCTAACTCACCCCCTATAAAGAAAAAAGGGCAAGCCAATGGATTTTACTCCACTGACCTGCCCTTAATTATTATTTATTATACCATATTACATGTGTATATTCCATATTTTTGTTGTTAACCTCATCTAATGTAAAGGAAGAAGGGGATAGCCATTTACCTGTCCAATCTCCATTCTCATTAGAATACTGTCCTTCACCGTTGGTATCAATAAACCATCCGTTTTCAACGTTCTCTCTAAATTCATCTCTAGTAAAGAGATCTCCTAAATCTAATTTCTTCATATTAATTATTTTGTAATTGTCTTATTCTCTCTTGACATATATGAATAATCTTTTCGTAGTCTTCTATTCTAGCTTCACTCTCAGTCTTTCCTTGTAATACTTTAGTTCTATATATACGTTTAACTATATCAGCATCCCAAGGATTTAATTTCCAATCTTGCCATACAGACCAAGGCTGAATTATAGACTTAGAATAGTTACTTTCTCCAATATTTTTATCTCTTACATTAGAATCATCTGGAAGTATTCCAATCTTTTGCAAATACTTAAAAAGATCAAGATTATTATTTATATATTCAGGAGTTATTAATTGCATTATTTGATATGTGCTTTATAATGAATTTTATCTAATAATTCTGCCAGATTTACAGGTGTGAAATTATTATTATCTACACCCACATCATACTGATTATCGAAATAATTCCATGGTTTATCTGGTGTACTATGCACATGACCATGTAATTGAATTATAGGACGATTAGTAGCTGGATCTGGTAGAGAACCAAAGGGAAAGTGGTTAAGAATTATAGTTTTCTTTTCCACCCTAATTACTTCTTCCCAAGATACTGTTTCGCATCTAAAAGGAGACTCAAAACTTTTCATAATATTCAAATTATCATGATTTCCCATAATAAAGCTTATATGTCCAGTTAGACGTCTTATAAAATCAGGGATGAGTGATTTATCACCTAAAGCGAAATCTCCCAAGTGATAGACTATATCACCCTTAGAAACTACTTTATTCCAATTTTCTATTATAGTTTCATTCATTTCCTCAACAGAAGAGAATGGACGATTACAATACTTAATTATATTAGCATGATTAAAATGGGTATCTGAAGTTACCCAAATATGTTTTGCTTCTTCTTTTGTATATTTAACCATTTATAATATATTTATTTCTTGAAATAAAAGCAAATATCAGGTCTGCCAAAAACCAAGCTTGTATCTATACTACAAAGGTATTTAGTTTTACCGCCCTGTGTATTGACAACATCATAGTTGATTCCACGACCTACTCCTATTATATTTGTTATTTGTCTTTTATTCCAAATGTTTTCATAATACCCAACACCCGGATAAAAATCTATATAGATAGTTTTTTCACCCTCTCTTAATAAATATTTACCAATACATTGTGGAACCCTTGATTCTATTAGAGCTTTAATTAGGGGTCTCAAATATAATTTATTAAATCTTTTCTGATTCTCGTTATATTTATTAATTATTTGATAATCACTCCCTTTAACAGGCTTTTTATAATTAAGAATACCATTAGTTACATAAAACCCACCACGTTGAGAATCTATATCTTCTTTATCTTGAATAAAGTTATAAAATTCTTCTTTAGGATTAAATTTACTCAGATTATTACATCTAGATAGGAACTTAGAAAATACTTTATTAACTGGATATCCTACATGGCATTTTAAAAATTTTTCAATATCACCATTAAGATAGGTATAGTCATCATCGTTCCAATTATGCTTACAATACCCCCATTCTTTTAAATTTCTAGGAATAGCTGTAAAATCCTTAAACTTATATCTGGGAAATTTCTTATGAGTTCTTTTACTTTTAGTACTACTTCTTTTTAAACCGAATGTTAATGTCATAATAGTTTTATATTAATGTTCTCTGCTTTTCCTACTTTCTTATTAGAGATTTTAGTCAAATTCTTTTAAAACAAAGCACTTAATTTCACCTTCAATTTCGTAGAATACAACATCGAGTTCATTCAGCCAGTTAAGCATCAAATGTGAATCGCCTTCACTAATTTCCTTGTATTCTTTTAACCATCCTTCTAATTCTCGAATTACATACCCATCCATTTGATCAGGACCTCCAAAATGATAGTAACCATCAGGATTAATGAATGTAAAGCCTCCTTCAATTTCTACTAATTCATTTTTAATCTTAGTAACTAATTCACGTTCCAAAATAAACTTATTAGAGAAGTACATAATTAATATTGATTTAGCTAAATCTAAATTATTCACAAATCCATACTCGTCCATACTTAATATAGTTATTAATTGATTAAAATTTTAATTAAATTCTTTTGATTATTATTCAATCTCATTGGTTTTTTATTTATATAAATAAATTTCTCAATGAATTCTGCAGTACTGGCTTCATAAAACTCTGAAGAATTATTTTGATTCATATTCAGTTACGGTTACTTCCTTTGGAAATACTTCTGTTAAATCTGCATTTGCATCTACTTGGTCTTCAAAATCCCAATTCCAAGTATAATACCAATCAAAAGAATAATATTTATCTTCAATCTTTATAATAGCAGTATAATTAATATAAGACTTTTCTAAGTCAATATAATTAGTACGATATTGTGTACCTATTATTTCTATATGTGAATATAGGTTTTCTAAATAATCAAAAGCTTCCTCGGGGGTATGAGATTCTCTAAATTTATCTAATTCTTCTACCATATACTGGGGCATATAGTCTTCTATTTCATCAAATTCATCACTAATTATATAGTAATATTCGTCCAGTCTTAATTTCATAATTCTAAAAAGTCTCTAACGTCAATATAATCTATACCAAAATTCTCAGCGCACTTCTTATCAGAATCTGAAAAATCCCCTGGTTTACCAGAAGCATCTCCTATCATAATACATTCATCTTTAGACTCTACTTTGTATTGATAGTATAATTGTTCTAGCATTCCAGTATTAGGTTTTCGATAAGTATCATTCTTATCCATAGAACAACAATACAAGCTATCACTATATGAAACATTATTAAGTTTATTAATAAAATAGTCATAACATATACCTTCTACAGCCCATATCTTATAATTAAAAATATGTTTATCTGTAAGAGTCTTTAAACCTCCTTGATTACTTACTATAAAAAACATATTAAGATTAGGCATCTTTTCTATTATTTTATCTAATACAGGAAGTTGTACTCTAAAATCAGTAATGTCTTCAGGAAATGTTTTACCTGAAATAGTCTTAATTAAAGTACTGTCCAAATCAATGAACAGTACTTTTTTAGTTTCAAAATCAATCATTCACAATATTGCTTAATTAATACTTCATCAGTTATAGCATCCTTTTGATAACCAGTATTAAGTTCTTTCATAGCCAAGCTATAACCCTCCCAATTATCAACTCCTTCAGCCTCTAAAGCAGCTAATTTTTCGGAATCTTTTATTAATTGTAAAAGAGTATCTACATCTATAGATATGGCATTATTTATAACTTCAATAACACTGTCACCCCAAGGAATAGACCTTTCTTCACCGCCTATAGGAATTTTACTTCCATCCCAACAAGGACAAGGCATATCGGAATCCATTTCTAAGGCATCATGTACTGAACAGAAGTCATCGCTATCATCTACGAGATATTCAAAAGTCTCTTTAACTCTATACATTATACCAAGATACTCTTAAGATTATCTACAAATTTATTTGCCTGAGCTTTGATATTCTCGATGTCTTTAATTTCAGACTGAATCTTCTTCACTTCCTCTTCTTTTTCTGAAATCTTATCATTCATTTTGGAGATTAAAGTAACTGCTTTATCGTGAGCAGTCTGAAAAGAAGACTGAATACTATTCAACTTAGAGCTAAAAGAAAGACCAAATAAATCCTGTAATGAGTTCATATAACAATATACTTTAAAAAATAAATAATTGATCTTATTAATACTAATCTAAATATTTAATTATTCATAAGTTACTTTTATTGTATCCAGTACATAATTATGGTAATACTCCTCTAATTTAGGTATAATTTCATTTAAAAGAGTTGACTTATGATTAAATGCCCAGTTATAATTAGGAATTTCTTCTATAGGCAACCATTTAATTCCGTCAACTTCATCTTTCTCCCCGCCTTCTTGAAGTTTACCAATATGTTTTCTAAGACCTAGGATACATAAATGTCTTAAAGTAACATTACCTTTATTACACTTTTTAGGGTCAGTCTCCACGTTAATTAATGCAAAAGATTCTGAAGGAATACTAACCCCACATTCTTCAGCAACTTCTCTAGAACATGCTTCAGTGGCAGATTCGCCACCATCTAAATATCCACATGGCATATTCCATTTACCTTGGTCATCAGGTGTTCCTCTACCTCTTTTATTAATTAATACATACCATTTACCATCTTTTTCTTTAGCTAACACGACACAACTAACTGCACAATATCTACCACTCCAAATGGTTTCTCCTTTATGAGGACCATCTGGAATAGTATAAGAATAAGATTTTTCTATTTTACCTATTTGATTCATTTACTTAAAAATAATGAAATTTTTTCGAGACATTTATCACATATATATCTACGCCTATTGAGTGTCCACCTCTCATCTATAGAGTTTACTGCACTGCAGTAATCTAAGATTCCTACTTGCTTATCTAAATCTATAGTAGAGCCACAGAAATCACAAGTATAAAGAATTCTTTTACCCATTTAATTCCTTTAATAAGTTTCTATATAATAGTTCATGTTTCCCCAACCTCCACTACAGTTAGCATTTCGTATATGTTTACTTCGAATTTCTTCAGGCACATTCATAATAACATATTTACCTGAATAAAACCTTTCACCATTAATTACGAAATTGCCCCATTCATCGTTTTCTGTAGCGTGATCTATAATATCACCAACAGTATCTAAAGGGGAATGGATTATCTCATAATCAGAAGTACAATCCCCATATATATTTGATATTGATACTAGTTCTATCATTTATAATATTTATATAAAGAAGTTACATTAGGGTCTTTACCACCATCATAAATACACACAGTCTGAATGATTTTACAACCTTGACGAATTTCTTTGAGGGCTTCCTCTATTTTATTTCTAGTAGTGCCTGAATAAAAAGAATCATCAAATAAAATAAAATCATCAACGTTTATTTGATTAACTAATATTTGTGCTTTAGTATCTTCTTGTCGCAATCCCCCATTAACTAGTATTACCTGTTCAAAAGTCTTACGTAATTCATAAGGCATATAATTAAATACAGCTCTTCCGAAGGCACCTGTGAGAATTAGACCATTCCAACCAAATGTAGGAATGCCTCTATTTATCCACAGATGCTCGTCATAACACCATTGAACCAACTTATCCCAGGTAGCATCAATAATACTCTTGTGTCCACGAATCATATCATCTAAGTGATTAAAGAAATCTTCACCACTAGAATGATTTTTAAGAATCTCTTCTACTTTTTTATCTAAAAAGTTCATTTTCTTTTATATTTAATTAGTTTTATAAGAGGTTTATTAAACTTAGAAAGAAATCTATCATTTATATAACTTAAAAATTTACCTAATTCATACACAGCTACAACAGAGTTTAATGCTGGACATAAAACCAAAAGTAATACACCATCTGATTCGTCAGGATAAGTTTCATCATACTCTGAATCGTATCTAATATATAAAATAGCTCCTATAGCTGAAATTATATAAATAGCTAACCCAATTGTTACCATTTTTTATGAGTTTTATAAGTAATCAAATTATACAATTTTTTATTAAGATATGATAAACTAATGGGCAAGAAGTCCATTATTGCTATTAAGCATATACCACTATTTACTATGAGACAGAATACTAAAAATATAGTCCAACTATCCTCATCAAATATGGCTTGATCATATCTAATACTTAATATGGCTCCTATAATAGATATTATGTATATTATAATTAAGATAACCATTCCGCTTTAGTTAACTTAAAAAATTCTTTGTGCATTGGATTAGCTATTTCCTGAGCCATTGGGTGTGCATCTGGAGCATCTCTTCTCTTAAAGAAATTTTCCCAAGCATCTTTAAATCCACAAGAGATAAGTTCAGACTTAATGCCTAGAGGAAGTACAGAACGAGCTTGTTGAGGTGTCCAACCATTCTTTAACATTCTAAAATAGCCCCACTCAGCGTGTTGTAAAAAATCAATGTAGTTACTACCTCTAATATCCCAACAAGGTTGGATAAAGGTTAATTCATTACCAAACTTATCCTTGGAGTAATTACAATAACGAGTACTTTCAGCCAAATGAGACAATCCTACATGAGTTCTAAACTCATCCATAACTCCACGATCGAGAATCATATGAGCTGTATATCTTTTATAATGATATTCAGTAGGCTCACAAAGATACTTCAAATCCTCTTCTAGATGATTTTCTACTATAACTCTATAATTAGTAGTGACATAATTCAATACAACACGTATATTAGGGTCATATTCTGCTTTAATAACTTGTTTACGTATTTTAGTCCAAGGATTTTCTGCATATATAAAAATATTACGTAGTGCATCTGCATCATCTCCACGTAATGTAAGGTAAACAGTGCCAAACTCAAGAGGTCTATCATGCCCTCTAGATTCTAGCATATTTACAAACTTCTCATAAGAGGTATCTGTAATCTTATTTTCACTTTTATAACTGACTCGTGCACATCTTTCAATATGCTTTTTGATTCCCACTAAAGAGAAATCTGTTTGATTGATAAATTCAAATGACTGTTTAATTAACTTCATATTAAGATTGATTATTTAATTTATACACTAATTCAGAAACAGAAGCCTTTAGACTTGTATTTTGCTTAGTCAAAGCCTTTACTTCTTTCTGTAATTCGAGTATTTTAACTTTGGCTTTAGCTAAATCAAAGTCTTCTGGAACTTCAAGTTTAGACGCTTTAATCAAAGCACTCAAGTTAGTTATAGTTTGCTTCTGAGATTGTATTTTGCCCCGTAACTTAAATTCTGGATCAGTTTCATCTATCCAAGATTCTAGTTCACCAAGACGCTGCATAGCTTTACTATAATAAACTTTTCGATTAGCATCATACTTCTTAAAGTTATCAACTTTATGTTCTAAACTTTGAATTGTATTTTTTAATTTACCAACGTATACTCTAACTGGATCTAGCAGTAGAGGATTCATTGATTTTACCATAACCCTATTGTCTTTCCTACTTCATTATCTATTAAACAATACTGAGAACCATCTGACAATGTTTGAATAAACTTCTTACAATGTTCAGCAATCTCAGCTTCTTTTTTAACACCAACAATTTGTCCTGTTCTATAAGGGTCTGTTGTAGTAGATTTAGAGGCATCTATACCTACAAAAAATACAGCTTTATCTTTATAAGTGGCACACTCTTTACAAGCATGGTCAGCATATCCAATAGCCTTATTATGTAACTTCTCTACTTCTTTAGCATTTTCCTCAGTAAGCAAAGAGTTCATAATAATTCCATTGTCTGCTTCCTTACCACAAATCGGACACAAATATTTAACTATTGAAACTTCTAATTTATCAGGCATTTCCTATAATTTCATAATTCATAAAATTTTGATCTTTATATTTAATTAAATTATCTAATTGCCAACAAGTACAAGGTTCTATTTCAGGATACATATAGCTAGGAATTATTGCTAATTCTCTAGCATTTACCCAACAATATCTTCTAGAACATCCCCAATACTTTGTTGGATTATCTTCTTTAAGCTCTAATTCTGGTGTATCATAAAATATGTGTAATTTACCTTTATGCTTTTGACCATAGTCATCATTGGGGTAATCATACGTTATATAATCAGAATCTCGAGCTATCCATAATTTTTTACTCATTTGAATAATATAGAATTGTTGGATTATCCTTATGTATATCTATATTATCTAATTTAGCTATAGCTAATTCTTGTTTAAATTGCTCTAAATCAAATCCTAGAGTAATTACATGAATACCATTTACTGTAGGAACATAATATAATATTTTATTTACATTAGGTCTACATTTTCTAACTAAATCTAAATACTTATTTATAAGACTCCAATCCTTAGTATCAAAATCTAATATCCATTTAGATTTATACTTATTACACCGTTTTCTGCCAAGAGCCCTAGATACACATTTAAATAATTTATGAGTTCCCAGTTCTATAGCCTCTAGAGCTTCCCTGATTATTTCATATTGTACTTCTTTACAATTTCTAGGGTTTATCCAAAAATAAGCTCTAGCATTAAAGGCTTTGCACAAAGTAGTAATTTCTTCTTTCTTAGATAAGAATGTTTCTTTATCAAAGAAATGATAGTCTTTAATTACGTAACCACTACTACCTACATTATTTTTTTCTTTATTTCTTTGCATTACTTGTACAAAGAAGAAATCTCCCTGGTCTGAGAGATTGTCAAACCAGGGAGCCACTGCATTAAAATTATCTATTGTCATTTAATTACCATTCAAAGGGTATTTATCCTTATAATTATTATAAAAACTTCTGATAACTCTTTCTGTAACTTGTAAATCTCTGTTTTTATCACGCTCAATACATACAGATAAAGGGGTATCGAAAAAATCCTTAAATTCTATAGCATGATTTCCATGAGCTATAACTAGAGCACGATAGTTATCTAACACTTTTTTATTTAAATTAGTGTTATCAATAACTATATCATAACCTTTGAGTAAGGCTTCAATTAGAGCTTCTTCTTGTATGTGTTGTACAAGAGGTTCTCTCTTAGGAACCCAATACTTACCTAACATAAGACGAATATCATCTTGATTAATTCTAACTCTATGTTCAGGATCTTCAAGAACCCATTGCTTAGCCCATGTAGACTTCCCACTTGCTGGAAGACCTCTTGTTATAATTAATTTACTCATCTTCTTCTACACTAATGCTTTCTGGTTCACCTTCTAATTGTACATCATCAAAGAATTCATCTGTACTAATTACTTCTCCAACTTTAGCCAATTCAATGGCCTCATCTTCTGACTCTGCTTCTACTTCATATGTAAGGTAGCTTTTACCTTTACACTTATATACCATATTTACTAAATACCTCATATTATACTGGCAAAGATTAAAAATAATATCATTAATACAACTGTAAACATACTTACAATTATACCTTTCTCATAAAAATACGCATCTTTCCAATTTTTATTCCATTCAATATTATTAGCTAATTTAATCATAAACATTCTTTAGAATTTCAGTTATAAGTTTCTTTGTATCTTCTATTGCTTGTGCAATAGTTTCTTCATCTAAAGTAATATCTAATCCAAAATCTTCAATTAGTCTATCTATTATACAGTCCTTAAATAATTTAGGGGTTCGTGTATCTTCTTCTAGATAATCTGTAAATGCTAATTCTAAACTTCTTTTATAATAAGTTTCTTCAATTTCAACCGTTCCTTTTAATTCCATAATTATTTAATTATTAGTGAACCCAATGGTCATTTATATCTATATCTGCTCCTAAAAATACATTAGGACAGAATGGTTTACCTCCGGCTATCATACAATCAATCAACACTTTACCCACTTGTTCTTTAATTGCTGCTGGACACTCCAAGTTGAATTCATCATGAGCTGGTACACACATCTTTACCTTATCTATTAGCTTATGATCCACAATCCAATTAAATAGTTTAATAGAAGATAGTTTAAAGCACATTGCTCCTCTATTTTGTATCAATGTTTGGACTATTTCATTATCCCATAGGGATATTGGGCGCTTATAGGATATTATTGCTTCAATACTCAATCCTTAGTCTCTGAACCTTCTTACTACTTTTACTTGATTCATAAGCTTGGCTGCAGATTATTCTAATATTAGACCTTCCTGCAATTCACCCAATTTACAGTAGATAATTACTTATCTACGCCGCATACATTTTACGGTAATTAATAGATTGTTTCTCAGAAGCTGCTTTACGCTGCATATAGTGTCTTACTTCCTGTACAATTTCATCTTGTGGATTACGTTTTCTTACATTCTGATAATACTCCCAAAATCCAGGTTCCTGTATCTTATTATGAGTCTCTTTTAACTCTTCAGCATCATAAATATGTGCCCTATGTCCAGTGAGAGGATTAAGTAATATATAACCATCTCTCATAACAGCTGCTCTACAATAATCTTGGTATCTTTTTATTCCTGGAAAACCCTCCATAAAATTATCATAAATTTCTTTTGCTTCTTCTACAGGAATACCATCATTCTTAGATATAGTATTATAGTCTCCTCCATAATTAATAGCAAACTCGATGGATTTGGCTTTTTGTCTCCAATTATGATAGAGTTTCTTTATATCCTCAATCTTAGTGTCTCTTGGGATTATATTAGGATAACTCATGTAAGCTACCAGAGAATGGACATCACCACAACCATGTTCAAATAGGTCTATCATCTTCTCATCTTTAGAAACAGATGCAATAATACGAGATTCCTGACTTTGATAATCAGCAGATAACCAAGCATTACCCTCTTCGGATGTAAAACATGCTCTAGTTTCTGGATCGTGAGGTAGATTTTGCATGTTCAGTTTCCAAACACCTCCGCCAGAACTAACTCTTGCAGTATCTGTACCTATAGAATGAAAATCTGCATGTATTCTACCTGTTTTAGGATTAATTGCATTTAACCAGTTTTGTCCATAAGTAGATACGACTTTAGCAGCTTCTTGATATTCCAAAAATATAGGAATAATTGGAAAATCATTCTTTTGAGGTTTTAAAACATTTGCTTCAATAGACTTCTTTTTCTGTTTAGTCTTTTTATCAAATGTTTCTACATTAATTCCAAGTAACTCAAATAGAGGTATTACTTGTTTTTGACTACTCCAATTTATTACACATTTAGGTTCAGTATCAAATCCTGTAAATAAGTCACCTTGAGTATCAATTCGTGTAAACTGATTCTTAATTACTTTCTTATAAGCATCAACCTTACCATCAGGGGTTTGTAAGTCTTCCTGAGGGAACCTTTTATATCCATCTTTAATTAGTCTCTTTACCTCAGCAGGATAATCTGCAGAATACTTTGGATATTTAAGTTCAGGATATTGAATATCATAGCCATTATGAGGATTTTCTTTATCCCAAGCTACTACCCAAGCATTTAATTCTGAAATAGCCTTATCAAGTTTAGCTTGATCTTTAGTCATTTTAGCTTTCCACTTCGTAATATCGAGATGAACTCCACAATATTTAAAGTAAGCAAGGGATTTAACAAATTCACATTCCAGCTCTACTGCGAGTTTCATGCCTTGTTTTTCTATTTCAATATCTTGTTTTTCTTTTATATCCTCTATATATGTAACATCCCCTGCTGCATAAATAACAACCTCAGTAGTTAAACCATCATTAACAATTTTACCTCGAACAGTTTTATCAATGTTAATATTTAAATAATTCCATGCAGCCGCCTTCAAGCTCTTTTCACGCATTTGAGCTGGATATCCCAAATATAAGAGCTGTTCTGCTATCATACCATCCCAAATATGTTTAGGATAGATACCTTGAACATATAAAAAGGTTAAATCAAACATTAAATTCCATCCCAGAAACAATCTGTCTGATTCTAGGTAGTTTTTAACTATTTGCTTTTCTCTTGGAGTTAGAGTAGTCCAATCAATAACTACTTGATTATCTTTATTACCTAACTGTATAGTCAATAAAGCTTTGGTATGACAGTCGAGACCCTTAGTTTCTGAATCTAACTGACATAGTTTGAGCGGCAACAGAACAGACATTGCCTGCTTCATTGTCGCTTCTATATATTTATCAGTTTGAAATAAACTTTTATTATGACTAACTAAATAAATCATTGATAATTACAAATAGTTAAATTATTTAGAACTATATCTTCATTATCAATATTTAATTTGTCTTTTATAGCTTCTTCTACAGCTTCTTTTAATTCTTCTTCATTAATAACTAAATGCCTACCTTCTTTATACTGAGGAATGGTAATATCTACAAAAGTACCTAATTCAACATTTACTTCTACAGTAATATTTCTATCATTAGGTTCATTCCAAGGTGCACTTGGGTCATTATAAGCTCCTGCTGGATAATTTTCTGTCATGCTAAATAGTCATTTAACCACTCTATTCCATATTCATCTATTACCTTTTCATCTATCTTTATAGCTTCAAGTTCTATATCCTCAAGCTGCTGTTCATACCAATCTTCAAATTGATCCTCATCATCCTCGTCTATATCTGGACTATCTAAATAGCTAAATGAGTTAACACACTCATCTCTTAATTCATTTGCATAACTCAGTTCTAATGTAGGATCTTCTTCACTTTCAATTACTTCATTTATTGAAGCATCACAAGCAACTGGATACTTAGCAATAACTAGCCACCAATTCCCATTAAGAAATTCTTCCTTAGATATCATTATATTAATTTAGATAACTGTAAATTGCATCTTTTTCTTATTTTATCTAAAGCTTTTTCTTTTATTTGTCTAACTCTTTCAGCACCAATGCCAAACATATCTCCTACTTCTTGCTTGGACATAGGATTCATTCCTATGCCAAATAACATAATAATAATATCATGTTCTCTGACAGGAAGTATATCTAGACATTTGCATAGTTCCTTATTAATAAAGCTTTTATTAACTTGTTCGTCAAGAGAAGGCTCTCCGTCCGGTATCACATCACATACTTGACTATTTTCCTCATCCCCACCAATAAAGTCATCGACACTAACTAATCTGTTAGAAAATTGTGCCAAATAGTCTATTTGCTTTTCAGGGATATTAGTTAAAGTATGTAATTCATTTGTAGTTGGATTTCTACCATTCTTTTTAATAAACTCATTAGTAGCTCTTAATATTTGAATTACTTTTAAGTGTTGAGTTACTGGCAATCTAATCTCACGACCATACCAATATATAGTAGTATAAATACATTGTTTTATCCACCAAGCAGAATAATTAAGAAATTTAACACCCCTAGTTGGATCAAATTTATTTACAGATTTACATAAACCTTCCAATCCTGAGGATATTAAATCCATAAGGGGAATACCTCTATTTTGAAACTGCTTAGCTATAGTTACTACAAATCTTAAATTAGAAGTAATTACTTTTTCTCTAGCCTTTTCATCTCCATTTTGAGCTTCAACAATTAGCTTGTTTATTTCTTCATTATCTAATATTTTATATTTAGATATATCTCGAAAATAACTCTGAAGTAGAGAGTCAGACTTGTCAGAAAAAATAATTCTTTTATTCATTAATTGTGGACTTAGCTAGTGCTTTAGCTTCATCTAATTGTTTTTCTTCCTGGGTTGGTTGATTAAGACCTATACGTATACTAAGAATAGTGAGATAAGCTTCCATTGCCTTGAGTTGAGCTATCAATAAGTCTTTATTAAGATTATCTATAGAAGTCTTATCTATTTTATTAATTAAGAAATCTCTAAGCTTTGTAGTTTTAGTTTCCAATTCTTTGTACTCTGTAAGTAGTCTGTCAAACACGCTCTTTTCCATGTTAATTTTTATTTTAGTTAAAGTAGAATCTAGAACAGTAAATATCTAATATATTATCTTCTTCTTTATTAATCGATTTCCAAATATGCAGGTTCATAACTAATATGATAGTCATTATCAAGAATAGAAACATTATATATTTCTGTATTATCCAACTTTAGATATTTATCTTTACAAGTATGTAGGTGCCCACAAAATACATATCTAGGTTTAATTCTCTGAATAGCTTCAGCTAAACTTTGACCTCCAGCATGGATAGATTCTTGACTCCATCGACTCGGAGGTAATAAATCTAAATCTCCCAAAGCGGGAGTATCGTGAGTTAACCATATATCTATATCATTTGGAACTTGACTATATAGACCTTCTAAAAATTCCTCACTGTGCATAAATGCCCAATTCCCAAACATGTGACATTGTGGAGACCCATATACCTTATAATTTTTACCATTAGGAGCTCTATAATTAGTATAATCATTAAGTAAATAAGTAAACTTAAAATCAGAAAGATACTCTAAGGCTTTCATTACTGGATATTCTGAAGCACATATAAAATCATGATTACCTGCTACCATATATACTTCTTCACAAGGCAATTCCTTAATCCAAGGTAAAAAATCTTGAAAGAACCATACAATAGATTCTACTCTATTTTTCTGTATATTCAAGGGTACAACATCTCCTGCAATTAAACATAAATCACACTTCTGTATATGGATAAGATTACCATGTAAATCAGACATTACACATATTTTCATATTCTATTAAATATTCAAAGAATCCATCATAAGATAAGTTATCTTTTATTGTAATAACTTCCTTTCTATTATCTACAGATTTACACCATTGGTGCCTATTAACTACCTGATAAAGAGTTTTATTATTGTATACCATATCTAACATAGCTTCCCAAGTAGCTATATTTCTAGTACTAGAATCTTCATCGTCTTTAGTTATATAGTTAAAAATAAATATCAATTGCCACTTTTTAAACAAAGTAATAGAAATATAAGGGTCCCATTCATGTTCGATTTTCTCATATTTCCATTTCCAACCAACGGCGCTAAATCTAATATCTAATATTCTATTATAATATCTATCTGTTATAGGTAATCCAAAGAACCATATTTTCTTACCACAATGAATATAACAATTGGGTCTTTGAAACCAATTTCTACACTTCCACCAAACATAGAATGGATTTTTATACTCATTCCAATGCTTGATGAAAGTGCGTACTTTATTAATTAAGTTCATCTTCTTTATCCATCTCTGGGTCAGATTGAGCTTTATCTACAAATTTGAAACATTTTAATTTCCAAGCGTGACCAATCATATCCTCCTTTTTAATAACTATACCTTCATGAGGTACCTTATTAACGCAAGAAGGTGATTTACATTCCATATAGAAACGCTTATCATTAGATAGTTTATCCAAAAACTTTTTTGCCCAGTCCCTATCCTTACTATCTAATTCAGGATATAAATCCTTAGCATATCCATAATAATATTCAGTTACAGGAGTTAGCCCTACTGATTTACAATACTGTTGCACTTCTCTTGCACTAAATTCATGTACTTCACCATCTACATTAGTTAGTGTGATTCTATAAGGTCTTACCTTAAAATGTTTTTCTGGCTTATATATCAAATTGTCTATAATAGCGTTAGGCTGTTCACAACCATAATCATATCCCTTTTGAATATATGTGCCAGTTGGATTGTATCCCACAATCTCTGCATAAATAGTCATACCCTTTTGAAGATATGGACGCAGATAATCATCAGCATACTTCCAAGTATCACAACCATAAAATCCTGGTGTTACATTAGGATTATAATACTGGTTCTTAATTACATTCTTTGAAGCATATAGATGGTCATAAATATCGAAGTTATTACCTGTGAGCCATTTAGCTAATTTCTCTTTCCAAGTAAGTTCTTTATGACACATTACATATGCTGAAATATGGGAAGTTCCATGTATTTTCTCAGTAATACTAATTAAATCTTCAGGTTGAATTACATTAGGACATTTCTTGATAATAACTGTTTCGTAATGATATCTAAATTGAGAAGGGATGACTTTATCGAGTTCCTTCTTAACTTTACGTGTCTTTTTTGAGCCTCCTCCAGGAGTTCCCTGTGATCCTTTAACGATGAATTTCTTATTAACCCAAAATGTCTTGCCTTCATGTTCTACTGTATCAAATTCAGTTCCGTCAATTAATTCAATATCTCTATTAGTTATGGATATAAGCCAGTTAGTAAATTCTACAGCAGGTACAATAAATCCTTCTGATAATTCACCTCTTAATTTAACGGCTTTAACCTTACCATTATCTTCAAATAGACCAGTTTTATGTGGATCATTGTTTTTCTCTGACTTTCTAAATAAGTTATTATAGGATAAAAAATCAGGATTAATACAACAAGCTGTTGGGAAATATATATATAACCCTGGTTCAGCATCTATTGAAGTAATGATATTAAATCCATCAATAGTACAACACTTGAGTTTAGTTACTTCTGGATTTGAATGCTTTCTAAAAACTTTAATATTAACTACTTTAGCTAAGTAATTAATGTTACAATTTTTACTCTTGATTAGTTTCATTATTAATTAATTCTTGAGAGAACTTAATATTATCTAATGAAATAATCTCAGATACCCAAGGACACTTATCTAAGATTGCTAATCTAACCGCTTCTTTAACTTTAGATATTACTTGTTCTTTAGTTAAATTGGTATATTTACTTTTATCTACTTTGATACACCAAGGTAGGGCTGATTCAAACCCTCCTTGGTGTATTTTTATAGTAGCATCGAAATTAACAGCATATTCCTTTAGCTTAGAAACATACTTAACTTTTGGTTTCTTTTCGATAACTACTGGTGGAACAACTATTTTCTTTTTAGGCATTATGCAAATTCATCATCCGAAGCAACAGATTTGAAATATTCACACAGAAAGTTGGCATATACTTGTGATTGTGCTTCACTATAGCTATTATCGAAATAGAACTGAAAACAATGGAGGAGTTCATGCCAAAATGTATTGGTTATTTGATCTTCTGTCAACTTCACCACAGTTTTATCTTCTAGTTCTATGGTCTTAGCTATAGTTATAGTATTAGTAGCATCACACCAATTTCCGTAATTATTATCATTTGTTTTTTCTACTAATTCTACTTTAATAGTATTTCCAGCACACTTAAACTCACTTGGCAATTGCATCAATAATTTTCATTACTTGTTCGGGAGTCATCTTACATATGTCTTCAGGATCTTCTAAATTTGCTCTGTTTTCTAGATAGTTAAGTAAATCATCCATTACATCTAAGGTGCCTATTGGTAGATGATTTTTAATAACAGAATATTCTATATCAGAGAGTTCTACTGGTTCAAATTGTAATAAATCTAAACCATATTCTCGACCTTGGTATATCTCATATTCCCAGGCTTCATTACTACCAAATCCTTTTGTAGTAAATGCACTACCTAATTTGAGTTTAGCATACATATAGATGCGATACATATTTTCATCTAATAGTTCATAGAAAGGCATATCAAATTCATCACACCAATCTACACTATAATTAATTAAATAATGTTTCATATACCTGTTTGTGCTGTATAAAAGTTAATACTTCCAGTTCCAACTATATGAGCTTCTTCATCTACTTTATCTATATAGTACTCTACTTCACCCTCAAAATCCTCAATTATAGTAGCACACCAAGAATGCTCTTCTATCCAAGATTTCCAATCAGGGTTATATGCAAGTATCTCATCAAGTAGGAACACTCCTACAAGACCTGCATCTGCACAGAATCCTCCTATAGCTTTACCTTCATCAGGAATAGGGAGTTCGTCATCTCCATATTCCTCATCTTCGAGGTTATCATTCAGAACTCGTAGAATGCTTTCTAGAAGTTCTTTTGGTTCCTCCTCTGTTTGATAAGTAGTACAACTCCAATCTCCATAAATAGTAGATTCAGAAATATAATTATGGATACCTAATACTTCCATATTCTCTCCAAAATCACATTTACCCCAATCGTCATATTTACGAGACTCACTGAAGTAATAATCTAGAGCAGCTTTGTAAGCTAACTCTTCTGGGGTAGAGTAATCCTTAAATGGTTTACTACTTATAGACGCCAGAAGTCCAAAATCCTCTTCATTAGGACACTTAATAGGATTCTCCTTAATTATATAACATGGGTCTGTAATTACAATGGTTCCTTTAAAGTACATTAGTCTGCAAAATTTAGAGTTGCCCCTACTTGAGCATTATTTAATGTATCTAAATCATATTTATCAAATCTACCTATGGATTTGCCTTTATAAATTACCTCGTAGTGTCCTTTACCTATCAGTTTTATTTTCATATATAAGATTATTAATAAAATTTACTCCAAATCGAAGCGGAAGATTCTCAATTTTGGCTGCGTCGGGATATTATCATCTGAATAGTTAAAGAAAGTACATTCAGCTTTATGCCCTTTGTACTTAGTTTCAAAGTTCTCAACATATTCAGCCTTAATTTCCCTATTACCTACTGGCATAGCTTCAAAAGTACGTCCATCTTCTAATTCGCAAGTAAATGTCATATCTTCAGAACCTCTAAGTCCCAATTTATATCCAATTACTTTAAAATCCTCAGACTTATATTGTTTAATCTTTATAAGATTATTACAACGAGAACCTACTTTATAAGGCTTGGAAGGGTCTGTAATTACAGCCCCTTCAAATCCTGCAGAAACCCATTCATCGTGAAGTTTCTTCATATTATCCCAACCAGATACATATTCATGTCCCAAGAGTCTGATTGGTGCTTCTGATTCATCCTCACTACTTCTATAAATAGGGAAATTATGAGCCTCTGCAAATTTATCTTCTAAGAACTTATAACGTTCTGAAGCTATCATGTCAATATCTGCAGAGTTATAACAATCATATACCCAATACTGCAACCAATCACAATCATAAGCATTCTTCTCCATTCTAGCAGCTCCTGAAAGTTGCTGAAGAGTCTTACCTCTTACGAACAACTCACCATCAAGAATAACAGTAGGATTTTCTTTGAAGAAAGCGAGCAAAGAAGGGTTAGTACGCAAGTGAACTGTACTATAGTCGTAATGTTCACCACCACGGCTAGCTGTATGAATTTCTTTACCATCCCAGTAGAATAATGCCTTTACACCATCGAGTTTTCTACTAATTAGCCATTCTTTATTAAATATCTTAGGATTTGTAACCTTATCAGCTTGTTTAGCTAATTGAGGTTTAATCACACCATACTGATTGGTCTTAACATCTCCAAATATACTAAGGAGTTCATCATCAGTATATTCATTAGGATGTTTGTTAATTTCCTTATAGCCTTTATCTAAATATTTCTTAACTTCGGAGTTAAATTGTAAAGTATATTGTTCTTGCCAATTTCTCTTCTGTTTAGTTCTATCTACAATAATTTGAGGTGAGAGGGTTGTTTTTCCCCTCACCTGACCATAACTACGTTGAATTATATAACCAGCTCGTCCATCGCCAATTGAATGCCATTCTTCATCACATTCTACAACTGCAAAACGAAACTTACCAGTACTAGCGCGTCCTAAAAGATATTTAATCATTACTTACGAAACTTTTTAACAATGTTCCAAAGGTCATCTACTGTTTCTGTTGGAATTTCTGAACCATCTTCATTATAGGCTTTATTTACTTCATCACCTTCAAACAAAGCAGGTCTTTCATATATCCACCAGTTAATCCAATCTACTCCATCTTCATCGAATGTAATATCCCAAATTGATTCGGCAAGATCAGCTACAGTATCTCCTATAGGAAGTTCCCACAGATTAATACCAAAATCATCCCATCTATCGTATTCTTTATTCAATTTCAATGTGTCTTCAATAACCTTTGTGAATTGTTCCTTAGTAATCATATTAATTAATATTAAATATTAAGTATTTATCTAATTAATCTAATAAATCTAATATCAATTACGAACTCCAGTGTGCCCATAACCACCTTCTCCACGTTCCGTTTTATCGAGTTCATCAACTAATGTAAATTCAGCTTGTTCACATTTATAAATAATACCTTGCCCGATTTTATCCCCCTGCTGTACTGTAAATGGTTCAAATCCGTTATTCTGTACAATAAGACCAATGTCTCCACGATAATCAGCATCTATAACTCCGAAAGAATTAGCCATAGTCACTCCTTTCTTGAGACCGAGACCACTTCTAGTTACAACAGCTAACATATATCCTTTTGGAATAGCCATGTGCAAACCAGTTGGAATTAAAGCACGACCACCTGGATAAATTGTAATCTCAACAATCTTTCCATTTATATTTCGTGAAAGAGAACAATTCCAAGTAAGCTTTTCCTTTACTTCAGTTACATTGGCACAAAAATCAAATCCAGCAGAGCCAGATGTTGCATATTTAGGGAGAGCATTGTTAGACTTATTAATTACAGGTACTTTCAACATTACAATAACGATTTAAAATTTCAGAAATATTATCTAAAGTGCATTCATTTGATTCACTATAAAAAGGAATCTCATGATTATTATCTTTAAATAAAGCAAATGGAGTTAATCTAGCACTATAACCACCTTTTAATCGGTATGCTTTCTTTTTCTCTAGATAATGAGACTCATTATAAGTTTTTATAGTGACACTATAAATAGTAGCCAAGTCCTCCAATTGTTTTTTAAAATCTAAAATATCATTATTATAAGCTAATTCTAAAGTCATTAATTACTTTTATGCCAAAAATAACTAGTTATATCTTTAGTTATTGATCTTCCACAAGTATTATCAATTTCCAACATTACTTGATTTGTATTAGGATTATCTAATCCTCCTCTTTCTTCTACATAAGGACCTAATTTCACATAATCAAAATACTGTAAATCAATTTCTGGAGCTAAATGATTTCTACCACTATACCAACCAACTTTTAAGTTATACTCTGTTTTAATATATTGTGCAAGAGCATTAACACTTTTTGGCTCTATGTCTCCACCCATAAACCCTACACAAGTAATACCTTTATTTTCTGTAATTAACTTATGTAAAGTTAATTCTCCTAAAGGTTCTCCTATGTCCTCAGCAAGATAAGATGAATGGCAACCAGGACAATGGCAAGGACATTGACTAATATTGATACACAAACTAATTTCGTTAGGAAACTCTGAGAAAGTAACCATCGAATTGACATATTTAATCATTTAAATAATCATTACATTCTTCCCAGAGTTCATCTATTCCGTCTCCCCATTCTACATCTCCATGTTCTACCCCTAATGTATCTAAATATCTCAGAACAAGAGTATTTATATGCTCATAAATGAACATTCGTAAATCTTCATCAGACATTGAAGCACATTTAGAATCTAAAGACCTTACAAAGTCAATAAGTTCTCTAGCTTCTATTTCTTCATAAACATTAAGATTTATATATGCCATTCTTCAATTTTATTGGTTTCTGTGTTTAGCACAAATGGTTTACAGCAATCTAACATAGCATGCTTATCTGTAATTAAAGGTTTAGTTCTTCCTCCCCAAGAGTGTCCAAATATTTGATAATAACCTTTATATGGAGTTTGCAGTTGAAAATCTTCTAAATCATTCCAGACACAAGAGCCATATTTATTATATCCTCCTCTAGAATAAGGGATATGATCAAGAGCACTAAGATTAGTTATATCTATACTATCTAAGTCTTTTAATTCTAGATTATTATAATCTAACCAGTCTTTAGTAATGCCTGCATGGGAGAATAAGTATTTATGAGGCTCTTTAAGAGTTAAATCTTCATATATGTAATATAATTGAGGATTTAAACTACTAATTAGCTCCTTTACTTCTTTTTGTTGCCAGTAATCGAATCTGCATTTACCATTTCCATTGAAATAAACTAAATCGTGATTACCTAATAAACATATAACATTAGAAGTATAACGTCTATTTTCTACAAAGGTAACTAATTCTCTAAGATTAGTTAAAGATTCTACTTTATCAGGCTCTTCTACTATATATTCTCCGTAAGGGTCGTGATAATCTCCTAAGAATATAATTTTACCTTCCCAATTATTGCATGGTTCTTTCCAAAAACCACGACCATGCACATCAGGCACAATTAATATTTTAGTCACTCAAATACCACTTTTTAAATTTTTCTAAGAACTCATCTTCGGTAACTAACTCTGTAATATCTTCAGCATCTATATCACCATTAGAATAATTATAAGGAGAAGCTTCTTTAATTAATTCCTCTATGTAATTTTCTATATTGTCTTGAATGCCTTCAATAATCTCGTCTATGCTATCGTCTTCAGTTCCTATATAAGTACGATATACGTAAAGTAAAGCTGAATAAAGGGTATTTTCATCAACAAATACTTGTCGAATTTCACGCCATGTTAAATTTATCATTTTTGAAGTTCTTTTAAACATTTAGTATAGTAATCTACTAATTTATCTCCTGCTACTTCTTTTATTTGTTCAGCAATATCTTCAGAATACATATTAATATGGTTCGAATTGTTGTTTTACTAACTTACCTTCTTTATATTCAAATGTTCGTTCGCCTCTTACTGAATCATCAGGCTCATATCCTTCATAATAGTATTTACCGTCTTTGAAAAATATTTCATCTTCTACGATGGTACAATTATAAGGAAGCCAATCTGCGTCTAGATTTTTTTCAAAAGGTATGTAAACATCATATATTGATACAGCTTCTTTAGTAGTATAATAAATATCATCATACTCTTCAAAAGCTTTCAAATTATAAGATATTTCAGTAATAGCCTCACCATCAAATTTTCCGTATAACTTCATTACAGTAAAGATTTAAATATTTTGACAATAGTACCTTTCTGAGCAGTAGGAAATTTACGTTGAATATGTGTAATAACCATTTTAGTATCCTTAATAGTCAGGGTCATTATTTTCATTAACTCGGAAATAAATTCTCTAATTTCTTGTTCTGAAGGTTCTACAGGCATTATTCCTCGAATATAACCAATTTCTTTAACCTCCTTAAGTGCCAAATCTTTACGACCCGCCTTCTCATAAATAGCCATAGCTTTTTCACGCTCTTTAACCATCTTATGTAAAACATCTAGTTCAGAAACTGGTTTCTCGGAATGCTGATTATTAATCAACGCAGCTTTAATTAATTTAGCTGTTTCTAACATAAGGGTATTAGAAGTTTTTCTAGCACCTTCAATCAAGATATCAACTGTCTGTTCTATTGTTATTTTATTATCGTTCATCATTAATTGTAATATTAGGGTTAATCATATAATCTATTTCATCTAAATTAAAGTCCATTGACTCTAACCAGTCATCTATAGCAGCATTATTCATACTTGGATAGGGAAGTTTATAAATCCATACAGACCCATCATAATAATCTAGCACAATTATTTCTTCCATAATTATTCTAAATGAGAGTCATAATCGTAATCTATCATAGCAGTTAAATAATTAATAGCTGCTAATTCTCCACTATGTAGACTAATCTGTTTATCGTTAATTGTTATATCCCAGCCATCTCCATTGATCCATTCTGTTACTACTATATAATCAGAATCTTTGCCATATGTGAAATTGCGTAGAGAACAATTAACTGATTTAAGCTGTTTTCTTTCTACACTCATAGATAGAAAAAGGAGACCTAGTTACCTAAGTCTCCTTAACCGTTTATAAATTGTTTTCTAAATAATCTAAAATATTTTGATGGGTAGAATCATCTATTTGCATACCAACCTCACCTACCAAATTACATACACAAGATTCTAGATATTCAAGTCCTTTGTCGGTTTCTAAATAGTCTAAAATCTCATCTATGTTTTTAGTGTAAAATTCTTGATGGATAAAGTCTCTTAGAGCTTCTTCATCAAGTGTTTCTTCTTTAACTAATGTTATTTCCATTATTTACTAAGTAATTCCTTTATCTTACTAGCTGGAACTGCTCCGGACAATCTGCCTACTTCCATTCCATCTACTAAATAGATAAGAGTAGGCATATTTCTAATCTGATACTTTAGTGTTTTCTGTTCTTCAATTTCACAATCTACTATTGTTAACTTAACATCAGGAAAGTCTTTAAGTACATTATCCAATGTAGGTTTAAGAGCTTTACACTGACCACACCACTCTGCTTCAAACTTTAATAACTCTTTCATTAAAAATCAATTTCTGTTATATTAATAATTTATTTCAGTAATACTGCCACAATATTCAACTCTAAAATCATCTACTTTCACATCTCCTTCATCCCAAAGCCATTCTTTTTGTTCCTTTAAAGACAAAGATTTAAATTTCTCAAAATCCTCATCATTTAACTCCATTTCTAAATGACCCATTCGTAAATAACCTTGAACATAATCAAGGTCTCCAAAAATTGTATGCATATTAAAGATTTGGTTTATATGTAAAGCTTCTATCTCCACTCTTATACTTACGTATTGCAAATTCTAGCTGTCTAGGATTACTCCAATTGTCTACACACACTAAATCCTTTATACCCTCTCTTTCGAGATATTTAGTTTATTAATAACATAATCTTTTATTTCAGCTTTTCGTTCATCTGAAATTTTATCAATATAAGATTTATATACTGAATCATTAGCTTCATTTCTATACGATTTTAACATATATATTTCACAAAGATACCTTTGATATACTGCTTCTTCTTTTAATGTATATTCTTTCATATAATATCTTTGTTTCATATAAGTAAAATCAGTCTTCCATTTGTTACTTTTTTTACAAAAGGAAACCCCTCGTATTCCGGAAGTATTAGTAGATTTCTTTTGCAGATTTAACATATTTTCTTGTACAGTTACTTCTCTAAGATTAGATTTCCTATTGTCACGAGTGTCACCACTTATATGATCCACTTGTTTATCAGTAGGCAATACCAGTCTATGAAAGTATATACGCTCTTTTTTCTGATTTCCTGTAAATAAATATGGTTTATCATTTTTATAAACAGTTCTCCATTTATGACCCTTTAATTTCGAAATGTCATTTACATCTAGAATAAATGTTTCCATAACATTTCCATAAGAATCATAAGTATCTATTTCTGCAAAATTATCTTTTAATCTAATTTCATTATCATCAAATACACCTCTTGGATTAGAGTCTTTAAATTCTCCATAATTTTTAAACTGCCTTGCATGTTTAAGACAGAGTGTTTTTCCAGCTAAGTTATTAAAACTTACTTGTTTAAATTTTGATGATATACCACATACTTCACAAAAGCGTTCTTCAGTTATTTTTCTCATATTGTCAAAATTGTGTTAATAATAAGGGAGTGGACTATACCATCAACCGATTAGGTTGCGCATTGGTAGTCTCTGAGACCCATAAATTTTTATCTATGTCAAGTATATACACGACTTGTATATACCACAATAGTATTAACATAAATTAACAATTTATATGTCTGCTGATTGCCCAATCCTAAGACTTGTTCATTTTTGAATTAAATTCAAATATACTTAGGCTCTAAGGGGTTTCCAGCATATTCTGCGTTTTCATCATAACATTACTGTTATAAGGGGCGTTTATTTCACCCAATAATTCTAGTATAATATTTGATGTGTCTACAATGACAAATAGGACACTCATCAATAGGGGCATTTACTACATGTCCGCATTCTCTACATTGAGACATTGGGATATTAAATGTGAAATAACTAGTACCCTCATCCTTAGCTACATCTAACAGATGTAAATACTGTTGTTTACTTAAATGAGCATCAAGATTTGCATGAAGTGCCTGACCTCCATCACAATACTGAGCTACTCCTCTACCATGAAGCTTAAATTTATCAAGAATAGAGGTCTCATCCCATGGATTATAGAAATAACAATTATACAGATTCTGATTTTCAGGTACTGCATAACCATCCTTCTTATCCCAATTATAGAGTTTTACACCTAATCCTTCCCCCGATTCTATTACACCCCTTCTAAAGAATTAATATATTTATGTAATTCTTTAATCGGTGAAGGGTGATTTAATACATAATACAGGTCTTTATTTGGACCGTATTCACCACAAAGTTCTTGCTCTTTTTTAAGCCTAGCAAGTAAGGCTTCTTCAGCTGTGTTATAATATCCCAAATAGATAGTTTTGTAATTATGACAAATTCGTGCAGTCCATTTAGATTTATCAGTTCCATTATAGTTTTTAATAAAGGAAATTCCAACAATTCTATTAGTTTTTCTTCCATTTTTAGAATTTTCTTGTTGGGTACAGATTCTAAGATTAGATTTTCTATTATCTAGGGAATCGCCATTTATATGGTCTACAACTTCGTTAATAGAATATTTACTATCTTTTAATCCCATTAAAAATCTATGTACAAAATATTTTTTACCAGTACCCTTTTCTGAAACTAAAGCATACCATTTGTCTGTTTGATGACGTGCATAAAGTTTAAAGTCTTTTAGTTTGTCATAATCTTCCTTATCTATTTTAGTTCTAGCTACTTCATTAGAGTTTTTGTCTTTTAGTATACATTCATAATAATCACCACAATCAATCCATTCATTCTCCTCATATATAGTATTAAATGTTTCTCCGTGTCGAGTTATTTGTAAATAATGTCTTCTACAATAAGGTTTTCCCTCAAATGAAGCCATTTTTAAATCGCCACATACGCAACATTTAAGTTCATCTTCGGATTTTTTTCTTTGTCTAGGAGTAGAATCAGTAATTTTATGATATTTATCTAATTGATTGTAATGCTTTTCACATAAACAATACTCATTATACCTTCTTAGTTTTACATAATCACGCCCACAGCCACAAACATAACATTTAGCATCTTTAGGCATAACTATTCTTTTTAATTTTTGTTTTTCAAGATTTTCTAATTCAGGAAATTCGCTCATAATTATTTTAAATTGATTATATGCAATTATAAGCATTCCAAAATTAAAACAAAACAAAATTTACACTTTGTGATTTTGTATTAAACGAATTGATATTTCTATCAATTTCTTAATGTTACCATTAAGTCTCGACTATTGCATATTTAGTACTATGTACTAAATCCTCTTTACTTAGTCTGTCACGCTGCACACAGTATTAATCAATACCATTGCTTGCGCCTCGTTGTCCTATATATAGGTGAATATAGGAGTTTCGAGTCAATCAAAAGAGGTTTTACATCCCCAGAGATTTAGGGATGGCTTCACTATTAAACAAGAATGGTCTTTTACTATCGTGGATAGAGTTTTTCTTATTTTCTTCTTTAACAGTACCAAATACTAATTTAAGAAAATCTTTATATTCCTTATTATTAGATACCGATAGTCCCAAGAATTGTGCAGCTTCACAATAACCTATCAATCCAATGGTAGAATACAATTTACGCATATAAATATATCCTGCATTACAATCAGAAAACATTTTAGCGTCTTCCATTTCATAAAGCATTGTCTTATATGCAATATGATACTTATATACTCTTTCAAGAATATTAATAAGATAATTTTTTAAGTCTGAAAAACTCTCAGAAAACCACTCAAAAGGAAAGGCACACTTACCATCAACAATATGATCCTCCCAATTTTTCCATGTATGTATATAATCCTGAACAATTCTATTAATATTAAGAGTAATTACATTACAAGAACCAGTCATAACTGTAGTAGAACTAAAGGTATTATCAGACATTTCATTTAGGACTCTACAACATGATGCCAAAGATGTAGGATTATCACTAGTATAGCAGAAGAAACTTCCACCTTTAGCCCACTCTTCGGCACATAACTCTTTGTATTCATGATCAAGATACTCTTTACCATTATGTACAAGAGCCATAGTAGTTACTGGAAATGTGAGAGGTTTAATTAATCTGATTTCTCTTAAAAGTTGCATAAAGATTCTCTGCAACTTATCTATAGCATTCCATTCAGGTTGTGTTCCATCAGGATAATAAAATTCTCCAAAGAGTGATTTAAAATATACTTTATCATAAAAAGATACATTAGAGAAAGGTGAATTGTAGCTTCTATTGCCTGCAGGTTGATTAACTCCATAAATAAACTGCTTCATACCCTTTCGGATATAATGTCCAACAGTATACTGATGCAGAAAGTGGGAATTAGTTACAACTTCATCCACCTTATCATACCATACAGGTCCAAACTCTTGAATTACATAATAATTAAGAGCTATAAAATAATCTCCAAGAGCAACCGCTCCCTTACACTGAGAACTAAACAAAAACACAGCATTAGTTACCTGACCACTAAAAGACTGAATATCATTTGGAGCACTAGGAGTAACTCCATCAATATTACCTACACCCTTAAGCATTAATGGGTACAATGTAACTGCTTTACAATAAGGTTTAAGTACCGGAGTACTTGCCTCATCATGAGTATAAATAATATGATTTTCCAAATCCTTAATATACTGTCTTCCAAGTTCTTGACCTGGATACAATTTATTAAGTTTATCTTTCATTCGTTGTCTTTGGATAATTCTATTAGTTACTTTATATACTTCACCCTCAAGATTAGCTACATTCTTAGAAGCAACATTAGCATTAGCATCTGTTTCTGAAGAAGTAGATGCATTTACACCAGAATCTTTATAAGTGTCCATGTAATTAAGTCTACTTCTAATAAATCTAGCTTTCTTGTGTTCTTCTCTATAAATGGAATAAGCTCTGGCTACATCAAAATATTCGTAATTATATAAAGTCTCTTCTACTTCATCTTGAATTTCTTCTACAGTAATATTATCCCAGAATCTCATTTCTGAAACCATATCCCGAATAACATTTTCAACAGAAGTATAACCGCAAGCTTTAAATGCCTTAGTTAAAGCATTAAATATTTTATCTGCATTAAACTCTTCCTTTGTTCCGTCTCTTTTTATAATGACCATATATTCTTTTTATTCATTAATTTTTTAGTATCTGAAGATAATTTATCTGGATTATAGTTATCTAAATCTATTGTGAAATTAATGAGTTTAAAATTATCAGCAACTTTATCCTTTATAAGCCATTTAACTAAATCTGTCAGGGATTCGTCAGCATAATCACCTCCTTGAGCATTTTTAACTATCATAGTATTATCCATACTATTAAAGAATGCCCAAGGGACTGCTTCACCACATGTATAAGCTATGTAACCGACAGCATCGTTACCTTTATAAGATATAACTATACCTCCAGTATTATCATCAATAGCACCCAAATCAATAGCATCTGAGGTTTCACTTGGCAATATAATATCTTTCATACTATTTATTTTAAAGACTCTAAAAACTCATCTACAGCAGGATACTCATCATCATAGATAATATCATCAATCTTGAAATCCTTAATAGTAAAGTCAGGTCTCCCATGAGATTGCCAATACTTTGTTACATACTCGGCATTAGAATTAGGACTTCCCACACCTAAAGCCATAGTCATGTCAAACTGATTAGACTCTCTAGAATGTCCACAATAGAAATTCTGACACTTTTTAATATGCTCCAGGCACTTATCGGTAGCTTCCTTACCAATCAGAGTATCTAATGATGGAACCTTTTTATAATCTCTATAAGCAGGTCTATCTTTAGTGGCAGGTTTATAATCGTCTTCCGTGCCCCCTTTGACTAGATAATCTATTAGTAATTCAAAAGTGTCATTCCAATCATCGGTAATTCCATAAGCATCTTTATATATGTCTCTCAGATAGATAAAATTCTTTTCTGACAAATAGTGTTTCTTATATAGGGGATCTTCCTTAGAATCTTTATATCCATCTGCAATAAGTTTATCTAAGTCTATAGCTGGTTGAGCCCATTTATACATTTCAACCAAGCATTTATGAATTGCTTCACTTAAAATATCACTTCTTGTTAACATGCAGTATTTGTTTTCCTTATTAAATGCTAATCTAGTTATTTCCCTTAACTGTTCCCATCAACATATCATCCTTTGTAACTACAGAATAATTAATACTCCATTTAGTATGTCCAAAATTAGCAACAATATAATTACTACTTCCATACATACTACCTACTGAAATATAATCAAACTGCTTACCGGTAGTATAAGCATAATTATGTAAATCTCCCTTTACTACATAGATATATTTATTACTGATATTCTGTTCTGCTATATAGTTAGCAAAATATAATTCAGTTTGAGGATTAAGTGTAAGTGGAAATTGACGAGACTGATTGTTATTGTCTTTGCCATGCATGAAAATCCATAAATGCTTACCAATAGTAAAATGGTCAATGGGAAAGTTACTGATAAAACTCTTAACCCCTTCATTAGCTAAATATGCAGCTAATAACTTATTATTTAACCATCCCCAATTGCCATCATGATTACTTTCACCTATACAGAGATAATTAAACTCATCACTTCTTACATTAGCTTTAAGAGCTTTGAAGAACTCCATCATACACTCTATATAAGTCTCGCTAATTTCTTTATCATCCATTACCTCAGGAAGTTGATGTCCACCTCTAGTAGTTTCTTTATTATAACCATCAATAGAATCGCCAAGATTAACTACATAAACTGCTCCATAAGACTGTCCAGCAAATGTCCGTACAATCTTAGTTAATCTAGCTTTAATCTCCTCTTTATCATAATTAGGAAGAGTTACGAAACTACTATACTTAGCATTATAAGCTCCAATATGTAAATCAGACAACCATATAATTAATACTGGATATGTTGGATTACTGCTATTAATGTTAACTGGAAGCTCTTTATAGTCTTTATTAGTTTCTTTAATTAATTGAATTAGTTTTTCCTCACTAATAGAACTTTTCATTTGTTCTTTAGTGAGTTTAATAACTAGTTGTTTGAGGTCTCTTACCTCATTCTTTTCTACAGCTTTTAAGAAGTCATTCTCCTTCTCTCTAAGTTGCATTTCCTGAAGTTCTTCTGGTGTATGCTCTTCAATTACATGAGGAGCAAATGGACTAGAAGCTTTAGTTATATTAAAAGCCCGTAAAATTCTCTTAAAATCAACTAAAGAATAATCAGGAAAATGTCTACTTACTTGTCGCTGTGTGAGACTAGAACCATAATAAGAATAAAGTCTATAGATAAGATTCATTTCATCTCTAGTTAAGGCTCCTATCACAGGAGTCTTATCACGACGGAATACTTTAAATCTATAACTAACTATTGTGCCATCCTCATTACGAATCTGTTCAGTCTCCGCTCTTTCATCAGTATCAATATGCTCTACAGAATTACCTGTAGGCTTTTTTACAGAATCATATAGAGAAATAATATCTTCATCTTTACCAATACTACGAGTATATTTAATAGTATTCATTAAAGTACTATAATTATAGTTCTTTGCAATACAAGCTGCTTTTACACTACAATTATTCTCTTTAGCATAGTTCAATACTTTCTCAATACGATTTCTGGTTTCCTTTTTCATTGTTAAATGTTTAAATAAGCTATTAAGCCGTTAAAAATATAATCTATTTATAAACATCTAATTATTACTGAATCTATATTATATTTTATTATTTAGCTAATTCCAAATATTTCTTTACTTAATACCTAAAATGTCTTTAACTAAATAAATCTTCTCAAATTTATTAACTATATCTCTACCCTTATCATGAGTAATAATATCTGTAAATGCCTGATAAGCATCGAACATACAAATATCCTCATTATTAGGTACAAAATAGTCAGACTTCTCGTCAATTACTAATTTTTTATAAGCATCAATAGCTGTAGATTCTGCCAACTTTACAGTACCAAATCCCGAATTAAATTTGCTACTAATACAATTATCTACCCAATGTCCCAAATTGTCATAGAGTTCATTTCTCTTAATATATGTATTAGCTAAATTCTCTAACATCACCTTTGTATTATCAGTCATTTCCATAACTTGATTTACAAAGGTATATTCCATAGCTGTTTCTGGCTCTAATTCCCTAACTTGCAGCATATTTGGAGAGAATACACACATATTTAAACAAGCACTACGTACTGCATTTTGAAATATCTTATACACTGGTTTACGGGTATCTAAAGCATACAGAAGACTAACTGACTGAGTATGACCTTCATAAGCATATTCTCCTGGAAGTTGTGCTTCTACCCACACCCTATTATATACAATATTTTCAAAATTAACTTCACCATCATTAGTTAGACTAATCTGATCTGCAGGCTTAACCTGAATTTCAAACTTATCTGTAAACTTAGACATCCTGTCTATAAATGGCATTACATATTGCTTAGTTGTAAAATACTCCTTTTCTTTAATTCTAGTGGCTTTTCCTGAATAAAGTTGCTCTAAAGTTACTTGCATTTAATTTAATTACTTAATTATTTAAAGTAATCTAGCTATTAATGTATCTAAAGAAAAAAAGGTGACTATCCTCACGGACAATCACCTTACTTAATTCTAACAATAATGTTAGTTACCCAATATATGATTATGCATTTTCAATACCAAAAACAATGTATGAACCTGGCTTAGTATTCTTAGAAGGAGTATACTTAGCTGTAGCTACAACTGCATTACCCTCTACTACATCCTTTGTCTTTACCAACTTAGCATCACCTCTAAATGCGCCACTCTTATAGAGTTCCTTGATTGCATTCTTAGCGTCTGCCTTATTAGTATCAACCTGACACACTGTCTTACCTTCAGCGTCAATCCACTTGTACACTGACTTAAACTTTCTCTTACCCTCGCTCTTTACATCTTCAATCTTATATGGACGCTCACGAGTGTCACCAATAGCAGCCTCTACTACAATAATGTAACCAGCACCTGGGCAGCTCTTACCTTTCTTCTCCAAATAATCCAACTTAAATGCCTTGTCATCACGCTCTGTCCAAACACCCTGATGCTTAGCCTTTGCGTTCTTGTAAGCCTGAGTTGCATCACCATTAATATGGAAATACTGCTCTTCAATGTTTGCGATTGCTACATCCTTAGACTCTGCTGATACTGCTACACTCTTAAAATTCAAAACCTTTGTACTCATAATTATTAAATCCTTATTAAACATTAATCATTTTCATATCATCTACGAAATACTTATCTAAAACCAGTTTTCTTGACTGATGTAAACAACAATAATCCATTTAGGAAATTATCCAAGGATTATAGTGTTAATTAATGTTAATCTAAATAATTGTACAAATTTTTGATAAAATATTATCAAAATGGTACATAAGAATCTAATAATTTTTTAAGCTGTTTTGGCATATTTTTGAGGGACACTCCATAGTCCGGAAAGTCTTTAACTCCGTACATAAAGTCCTCACAAATAGCACCAAGTGATTTCAGAAAGGTTTCCTTTTCTTCTTTTCCGAAATCTTTCCCTACTTTCAATAAAACATCATAACAAGTGATTTCTTTGTCTTTTTTCCTGAGTTCATTAGTTATATAACAAGTTAAGGCTATTACAGCTAATTTATCACCCAAGTTACTATTTAAAAAATGAACACTAAAGAATTTTTTATATATTGCTAGAGTTTTATTAAAGTCTAAATCTTTAAGTTCCATTAAAGAGAATATCCTTTATAGCAAATTAGATATGCTACATGACGTAACAAAGTTCCCAATTCATACATACCTTCCTGTATTTCTTTATTGGTTACAGGTCTAACTTTAGTATAGTATTGTGGAATGGTAGATACTACTAAATAATTAGCCTTTATTGAAGGTTTTGATATATTGTACTCCTTTGCTACATACAAATTTAACAGATATAAATATTCAGCTAATTCTCTACTATAGTGATACCTATTAATATTATCATCGATAGCAGACACTACTTTACTAATAGTCTTAACATCATTTACAGTAATAATGTCTTGCTCTGTATCAATAGTAAAATTATCCAGTTTAGCTTTTAAATGTAGTATGGTTTTCTTACCATTAGCACATTCAGCTTCTATATCTAGTAGAAATGCTTGTTCATTCATAGAAAGAGGAGGGTCTAAGAGTCCTGAAGGATTAAGTAACTCTTGAATTTGTGGATTCTTAGTTAATGCTTCTACACAATTATATACAGTATCACGACTCTTATCATCTAAATAGATAAGTTCTTTAGTATTATTTAATTGCGCATTCTTTCTAGCTTTCCAATATGGAATACATTGCTCATTTACCCTTTTAATGATATCTGGAGTAAGCTTATTTTTATAGTAATTAACCTTACTTGAAGCTTCTTCAATATCAGAAGTTCTAATGGGATGTTGCAACCATACTGGATAAAGTTCATCTGCCATAGCTCCCAATTTAGCAGTAGGTTTACCTAGAGCAGGAGCAAGTTCAAACTGGTCACCCTGCAAAGAGAGACAATGAACTGCGGAACCTATAACTAAACTAGAAACAAACCCTTCGTCTTTGAACCCAGCAAAGAAGGCATCTGTTGAACCTCCTTGAAATGGATTAAGTAATCCTAATCTTGAATTACTTATGTAACTTCCATACTTAGAAGAGAAATACTCCGCATCATCAATTTTAACTAATTTAAGAGTGTCAATTAATGGAGTAAGTTTGACTAAGTCTCTTAATTTTGCCATCCTAAGACATTTAACTCATTCATATATGCATCTAGGATTTCTTCATAATCTAAATTGTAAACGCGAAATTCACACTCCACATTTTGATTGTGTGGTCTATCAATAAGAAGGGCAGGTAACCCACTCTGTATAGCTTTAGTTACATTAAATAAACTATCATCTATAAGAACATCACACCTTCCCTTTATTTTATCAGCTTTATTACCATTTTGATTATAAGTCTGATAAATAGGTTTTATTGGTAAACCATTTTTAATTAAAGAATTACGAGTGTAACTCTTTTGATTTATACGCTTAGTTGAATAAATATGAGGTTCAAAATTAGGACGCTCTAGTAACTCTAGATTTTCCCAAAATTCTCTGTCATATTGTAACTTACGTACATTTCTGGTAATTATATGTTGCACCAAATTACGTTCACCAGGGAAACGTTTTTGATAAGCTTCAAACCACTTTAAAATGGTATCATCTATATCTAGTGCAATACGTAGGTTATTCATATTCTTCAATTTCATGAATGCTTCCCAAGAAAATATCGTGATTATCATATATCAACTGCATAAACTCTTCATAATCAGTACACTCTGCTAAAGCATCTGAATCAAATTCTTCTGCATAATGTTTAATTACTTTGTCTACACAGTCTTCATAACTATTTGCAGTAATTTTGAGAATATCACACTCTCCTGGGTCACTCCAAGGAATCAAATAAGTATTCATTTTAATTTACTAATTAGTTGGTAAAAGTAATCTATCGGTATAACGGCAACTGTACCAGGACTTTGCTCCCCATCTTTGCCTGCCTTCTTCCAACACATTACAAAAGGCTTGTCCTTTAAACTACAGGCATCTCTAATTGTAAAATAATTAGGCATGTTCTGAGTATATTTAGCTTGTATATAACAAGGAACTTCCTCATCACAAATATCCACTTTGTTAGCGTCTAAAGTTTTATCTTTGTTACGGCTAGTCATGCAATTAGGATATCCAATTTCCCTTAATTTATGTACAATATCAAGTTCAAAGCTAGATCCCTTTTTCTTACTCTTTTTAGCAGTAAGACTCCTCCTAACAGCAGGATCTGCCCATTGAAATGTCATTCCATCTTTAGATTTAGCCCCAGAGCCAGGTTTATTAGCTCTAGACTTAATTGAATTAATTGTCAATTTAGTTACTTCGGAAGCTTCTTCTATTGTTTGGAATGTTTGTGTGTCGCCATTCTTATATTTTACTGTTACACTAGTATTTAGCTACGTCTTTCCCATTCTTTTATATATTTAATAGATTCTTTAATAAATTTAATAGTTCCCTTTCTCCCATACTTCTTATAGAAATCACTAATATCCTTAGCCCCATACCTTCTAGGTATAATACAAGGAATTAAGAAATCATATTTTCTACGCAGTACATTAGTATAATGTATTCCTGTAAGATCTGAATCAAATAAAAGTACTATTTTATCAAATCTCTGCCTTAAATCTTCTAAGATAGTATTAGAAATAAATTGAGTTTCACTTTGTGGAGCACATGCGGGTATTCCCATACCATATAAGCAAGCACAATCTTTTAAACTCTTAGTTATTACTAATAACTTACCATTTTTGGGTAATTGTCTATAACCTTGAATAGTTTTAGTAGATATATTACCTATAAATCTGTAATCAGACCTTTTCGGATAATATATTTTCCACTGTTCTACATGTTCTTTCTTTCCAAAATAATATCCATAACTAGGACACTTTGAAGTAGATTGACTAAATATAGAACCATTTAAAAAGACTGTTCTACAACTAAATATTCTATACTTATTTAATATAGGTTTAGTTATACCATACTGATTCCACCATTTTAGTTCCTCTTCAGAAAATTCTTGTGCCTCTATTTGAATGAAAGTTTGTTTGTCTCCTTTAAATTCAGCTTGCTTAACTACGGGTTTAGATATAGGAGATTCTCCCTTAATAAATCCAAAGTCTTTAGCTATAATTCTCAAAGCCTCATGGTAGTTACAATTAAACTTTTTCATTACAACATTTTCAAAGGCAAAGCATTCCCCAGTAGCAAAATCTTTAAAGTAAAGTCTGCCAGATTTACCTCTAAAAAATCCACAAGTTTTATGATGGTCAGAACGTAGAGGAGACACATACAAGCCTTTATCTACAGGTATTCCTAGATAATAACTCATATATGTCTCCTCATTGTTTTCACTTAGAAGAAACTCCCTAGTAACTTTAGGTTCAAAACTAAAGTCCATAGAGAATTATTTAATTAAAGCAAGCTATCGAGATCCAAATCATCCTTAGGAGCTTCATCTACTCCTGCTGTATCTGCGACAGCTTTATCTGGGTCAGTAGGAGTTGACTTCAAATACTCATCACGCTTACCCGCCTCATAATCAGACCAGAAGAGCTTTGGACCAATATAATTGTCACAAATAAATGCTTCTCCCTCCTTATTCAAAGCCAAGATACGTGGAATCTGAGCAACTACCTTACCGTCACGATTCTTACCTGTCAATTTAATTTTAATATCTGTATCAATAGCTGGTGTAGTTACTTTAATGAAAGTCTTTGCAACATCATCAAAGCTCTTAAATTTAACACTCAGCTTTTGCATCTGTTCAAAACCTTTAGGGTTAAGAATCTGTGCAGTCTGTTTTACTATTGCCATAGTGGTCTCAAATGAGGAAGCCATCTGAACTTTACCACCATTAGAACCATCAAATTCTGGTCGTACGTCATCACCATCTTTAGGGAAGAACAAATCTACACTAAAGTAGCCATCCTCATTTTCATATTTAATGGAGAGCAACTTATAATGAGCATTAGGGTCTTTCTTACCGTTAAACTCACGAATTTCAGCTCCCTTAAACTTTACATCATGGATTTCCCATGGTGCGAGTGGACGACGACTGTTACGAACTGCAGAATCAGATGAAATAGCAAAATTAAATGACATATATTATATAATTTTCAAAATTTAAGTAATCATAATCTAATAAATTAATTGTTATCTAATATATTTAATTAACTCTATTTATTAGAGAGTATAACTCAGACCAGATAGGTCTGTAGATTCCTCTTCTATAGCATCCAAGTTAGTTATATCAAGCTCGTCTTCAATATTAACTAACTCTTTTGGAACCTCTTGTTCTTCAGGCATTTTGTCTCCTACAAGCCAATAAATACCCTCATCTTCAGTTGGTTCCATTTTAAAGGTAGTACCATATCCTGCTAACTTCTTATTATTAGCACCTCCATATCGTACAGTATTCTTACCTGAAAGTAAATTACCTCCCTTAGATTTAAAAGCAGCATCTGTTCCAATCTTTGGAAGCAGCTGTTTGCCTTTCTTGTCATACTTGATGTCTATACGACAGTTTTCACAGACTTGTAATAAATCAACTGCTCCTTGGGTAAGCGTTAATTTAGTAGAATCAAGTGTTACAATAGGCTCAGGGTTTTCGTCTTTCTTAGTAGAACTCTTTCTAGAGGTAGAAGTTTTCTTAGCAGTGTCTACCTTAATCTCATCTTTACCAATAAAAGTGATTTCTCCTGTTGCCTCATCAACAGAATAGTGCATTACAATATCCAGCTTCATATATTCAATAATTAGTTAATTAGTTAGTTAAATAGTCTTAATCTTCGTTTTCAAATGCATTGATAGTATCTATAACTAGTTTCATATCAGGCTCAATATATTTTTCATCGAAACAGCCTGCCACACTTCTACAAGTATCATTACCATCTGTTCTAGTCTTAAAACGATAATGTACTTCCCCATCTACATCATCCACATAACGCTCAGAATAAATAATATATGAGAACAAACCATCAAGATTTATCTGATTTATCAACATTTTGCCCGTGGTCCACAATCTATACTGTGGATCTAGTTCAGTACCAAAATTCTCTATATGAGAAATAACTACAATGGTTAAATCATCTCTAAGAAGTTGACACTCTGCTAACAAATCATAGTAATTCTTCGCCATAGTTACGAATTTATCATAGCCCTTGATACTAGCGTTCTCAAAAGTCTCATTTGAGAGTAAATAATTCAAATCATCAAGAACTATTACCTTTATATCTTGCCTAGAATCAGAAATCATATGTAATACATTCTCAATTTTAGCATAATTATTCCGAACATACCAATTGCCAATAAGCTTCTTATCCTTGATAGCCACTTTAGTATACTTCTTGCGAAATCCTGGAATTTGAAGTTGTTTATTAGTACAGCTTATAATGAATGTAGACTCTGGGTCAAGAGTACGGAGACTAGTTGATTTTCCGGAATTTGAAAGGCCTGCTAAACACACTAAATTCGACATATTTTTATAATATAAATGAAAGATTTGAATTATTATCTATTTCTTTTGGCTCATCTATATTATTAAGTTCAACATTTAATTGCTGAACACCATCTTCTAATAAATAATTAGGACTAGTATATTTCTCCCAGTCAAATATATTCTCAGGTTTAGGTAAATCTGCATAATGACTACAATCACCATAAAAACCAGTAGGAATCATTAAGTCAGAAGAACCAAATCTACTCTTTAAGATAAATACACCAATAAAACACTGCTCCAGTATCTTGATATTATATTTCTTATAAGTAGATAATTTATATTTATGTGGACTAAATAAACCTATAGCTACTTGTGAATCCTCAAGTAATGATCCACTGTCTTTATAGTCTTCCATAGATGGGTCTTGTAGACCTTGTTTCATTCTCTCTTGACCATTAGCATTTCTATTAAACTGAGAAATCATTATAGGAGATACAATTTTAGTATTATTTCTGATTTGAACAGAATCTCTAGAAATTGCATCAATTTCATCTTTCTTAGTTCGACCGCCACTTGCCTTTACCAAGGTCATATGGTCAATCATAATACCAAGGAACATGTTAGGATTATTTGGAATGTATTTGCCATTCTCAAATTTACCCCATTTCAATAATTCCTCATTTACTTCCTTTAAATAGACTGCCTCTGTAAGACTACCCTCATAAAAAGATAATCTTTCATCAAGAATTCTAATAAAGTCAGCACTCTTAGTTAGGAGTTCATATTCTTCATCAGATAATACACAGTCCTTTCCTCTAGAGAATATCTGCTTAAATCGCAGTTCAACTCCATAATTGTCAAATATGTACATACTAACTAATTTAGCATATACTTGACTACGAGTCATCTCTAGTGAGAATAATAACCATCTAGGATCACGCTCTGGACTATCCCCATTTAAATAATGCATTAATGGTTGATATACATAAGTCCAAAGAGCCCAGGTAGATTTACCACTGCCTGAAGCACCTCCTATTAAATAAGAGGTACCTGGAAGAACTCCATCAGTATATAAATCTAACTTAGGTGAACCTGTACTAAGTCCTATATTGTGTCCTTCTCTTCCTTCTTTAACTAATTGAAAGAACTCCTCTAAACCACTAATTTTCTCTGCCATAATATTTAATTATACAACCTTAATGGCATCAAAATTAGTATTAGCTAAATCTCCATTACGAAGAGCTTCTAATTCATCCCATCTATGATCTATTACAAAGTTACACAGACTTACACAGAGAATATTATTCTCTCGAGCCCATTTAACTAATTCAATAATATGGTCATGAGTTTCCTGTTTCCACCTAATAGTCTTTCCATAGAAGCGATAAAAGTCTTCTAGACTATCAAACTTCTTAGAAACACTACGTATACCAACTGGATTCCCATTGATAAAACCGAATTGAGGATATTCTTCAAATAATTCTTTACCTAATTCAAAAGAACACTTATAAAAGTCTTTTACAAGATTTCTATTAATAGGAATACTAAATAAATCTAATCGTTCACCTTTCTTAGGCAACTTATAAGACTTTAATATTACTCCTACTTCTTGTAATCTAATTAATTGTTCCAATAGGCTTCCCTTTGCCTCTAATTGAAAATAAAGCTGGACAAGTTCTGCATCGTCACCCTCTTGAGCGATGAGAATAATTTCTAGCAACAATAATTGATTTGCATCAATTTTATATTTTTCACAAAATACAAGTTGCTGTTTAAGTTCTAAATTCTTCACGTATAATTAACATATTTAGATAGTTAACACTAGACTTGTAATACTTGTTATAGCTTTAGAGTCTAGTTACGTGAATATTATAGACTTATCTATTCAGCGGTTTCTTCAGCCACTGGATTCATTTCGAAGTCAGGTTCAAAAACAACCTCATGTGCATATTCCAAATCCTCTATTTTCTTTTGCAATTTTGAAATTTGCTTCTTCAAGGACTTATTTTCACGTAAAAGAGCACTCTTCATTGAATTGTACTCTTTCTTTGTATAATACATTTCCATTTCTAATGTCTTAAAACCTAAATGTAAAATTCTTAATCTTTCTTTTATAAAGCTCGTATGGTTCGCCTTTAAGAACATGCATTAAATTTTCTACATCAATAATTTCAATCTGAGAATCCTTCTTGGCATTTTGCATCCATTTAGTTTCTACAGTATCATTAATTACTAATGTAAAAAATTCAGCATCTAGTTTACCCTTTGCTAATCGTACTACTCTTCCAAGAGACTGTACAGCTTTAGTTTTACTACTATCTATGCCAGTTTGTATACCTACTGATAAATCAGGTACATTTAAGCCTTCAATTGCCATCTTACAGCTGTTTAATACTCCGCTTGGCATTTTAGAAAACTCTTCTAGTGTTATTCTATTCTTCTTTTTACCTTCTTTACCAGTATAAACATATCCCTCTTTATAAGCTTCAGCCATAGCGGTATTAGCATTAAAAGTAACAATCTTCTTATCACTTCTATACTTAATTATCTCTTTAGCTATTCTTATTTTTTCAGGATGATTTTGTACAAACTTCTTTCTAGACTGCATAGTTTTCATAAAACCCATAGCATGAAATGTGACAGATTTTAAATAGTCCTTTTGCATAGCATAATCATCAGGATAGGTATCCTTACAATATTGCCATCTATTAGTAAAACCATTTTTACCTGTCATAGACATAACCTTGTTGAAGTCCCATTGAAAGAATTCAAAGTGTTCATTAAATTCTTTATTATATTTCTGATAAACATCAATATCAGGAACATCAATGACAACTACATAGTCTTTATATTTAGCTACCCACCCATTAAAGAGGGCATCTTCCATAGTTATAGTGTCTACAACTGGAGCATATTTAGCTAAAATTTCATGTCTTCCATCCAGTCTTTCAAAAGTAGCAGTTAAACCAAGTATCAATTTAAACTTAGTATTTGTAAGAACATTACTAAGAACTTCACTATTGATTTTATGGGCTTCATCAATAATTAGTAAATCACAAGACCATTCCTTTTTAGATGCTCCCATCATTACTCTTACATCAGTATTAAATCCTAAACCTCTCTCATCAAGTTCTTTAGACCATTGCTCTCTTAAATTATCAAAAGGTACTACTACTAGTACTGACATTGCAGGATATTTTGATCGTAATTTAGTTATAGCATTCATAGCTACCCAAGTCTTACCAAAACCAGTGCATCCTACAATAGTCCCGTGTCCTTTAGCTTTAATCCAAGCTTTAAGTGCTTGAGCCTGCCTTTCATCCCGAGAAACAGGCTCAAATAAATCGTGCATTACTGGCACTTATGACAATATTTTCACTAGTATGCTAACTTATTACAAGTCAGCACGTGTTACATCCCAACCTTTATCTGCAGCAACTTTATTAATTTCATCAATCTTAGTAAGCCATTGTTTAGCCTGCTCTTCACACTGAATCTGAAAACGATACAGAATTTTATTAGAAAGTAACTTAAGCTGCTCACTAGTTAAGTTAGAATATTTATCTCTCTGCAGCATATAGATTGCCTTAAACTCAGTATAAGACAAACCAGTGTCACAAATACGTAAATACTGATTAGGTCTCAAACTAATTCTAAGTTCTTCCTTAACTACATCAAGACGATTTCTAGCCTTACCAGTCTCAGGGTCTTTACGATACAAATCCTTTTGCATCTCACGTGGAGTAAACCACAGACCCATTTTAAGAATAAAGTTAAGTGTGATATGGCTATTATCAAAAATTCCCAAAAGGTCAAGACAAGCATCCATTACCAATTTAACAGGTACCTGCTGATAATCGATAGGAAGACCATCCATTACCTTACTAATAGGGAATGATTTAATAGCCTCTGGGGTTAGTGTATCTTTATTGTTACTAATTAACTTTCGTAAATCTTCTAAACATCTTGTGTTAGAATACTGCTTCTCAGACATGAGCCATCTTACAAGAAGTTCTGCTCTACAACGACTAATTTGATCCTGTACAATCTCAAGTAAGGTAACTCTTCCTGGATTTTTAGAATCCTCATTATAAAGCATTTGCTGACAATGACGATACCACTGCTTAAGCTGATCAAAGGAAGCATCAATCATTAAGATTTCTTGCTGCTCTCCATTAACCTTTGGACCTTTCCATACATAAGCAGTAATATCACTTGCCTTTTTACTCATAGCTGCCTGAAGCTTATCTCCTAATACTGTCATATAATTAAATTCAAATAATGTTTCATAGTAATCTAATAATTAATAATCTACAATATAAATTTAATCTAAAATAATTTCACTTATATCAACTTTAGGTTTATCCTCAATAAACTTGAGGAATATGACATTAGTATATTTATAAGGTATTAGGTTCTGACCATCAAACCATGTATCTTTTCCTCCTTCTACATATCTTATATTTAAATATCCAATTTCATCAATTTCGATACTTTTCTGCTCCCAATTAGGAAATCGGACACACATTATATATCTAAAGTCCTCATCCTTAGGATTCAAATCTTCAAATACATAATTAGTATATCCCATTCCATCTATTTGTTCCGCAACTAGCTTAGCATGAATTGTTATTTGCTTCATTAATGAAACACATTCATATCATCAAAGTGCTTACATCCATATTTAGCAAAATCACTATATAACTTATCCATATTAGCTATACATGGATATTTTAAACATCTTTTACAACTTCTTTCTGGATGTTTATAAGTTAATCCATTTGGATCTTTATAGTTTACTTTACCAATAGGCATGCAAGAACGATATTTAATATTATACTAATCTTAGTTACAACTTTATATTTTTTGCGTGAACTTTGTAATTGTGTTATTTTAATACTATCCTTTTTAATAATAGTATTATATTGCTTTTCATTAATTCTTCTTATAGAATCAGTATGTAACCAAGATTTATTTATCTTTTCTAGTGTTTCAATCTTCTTATTTAATAATGGAACTTCTTTTGTATATTTCTCATGCTCTAGAAATATAAGATTAGTTGTTTTCAGTTGTTCCGGAGTTATTGTAATGGTTGATGTAGTTTGTGAAAAACTGTATGTCGGCAGAAGTATCATTAGACATAATAATAGCTTTCTTATCTTCATACGTCTCTCTTATTTTTACTATTTTAATTGTTAAGGAATCCTTAGTGTGATTTAGAGTATCCCTAACTAAAGAATCTCTAATTATTTCTTTATTAGAAGGGATACTCTGTATATTATTATTTAATTGTTCTATACGTGCAATTATAAATATGATTCCTACAATTATAAATAGTTTAATCAACCAGGCTAGAACCGTTCTCAACTGCATCTACTAGGGTCTTTGTTTTATCAATAACTCCCTGCACATCTACCCCTCTAGACATTAAAGTTAAGACTGCTTGTTCTGCACGAGAAGCATTCTGAATGTACTCTTTCTCTTTCTGAATCTGCTCATATTTAACCTTGTTAGCATTATAATCCTTAATGACTATCTCAGGATTCTTAATAAAGTGATTAATTTTCTCTGTCAGGAGTGCATCAATACACTCTTTAGTAATTACACCGCCTTTACCAATAAACCAACAAGGATCTCCTGCAAGAGCCTTCTTATAAGCTTGTTCTTTACCAAAAGTGAGATTAAACTCATCTTCCGGATTATATACTGCAATGCCGATAGATATGGCTCGTACAATCTCGAAAGAATCCTCAACACCTGGAATATTCCAAGTTGCAGTAAGACCCTCCTTTACTGGCATACTTACAGCACAAGCAACTATCAATCTTTCAACACCCTTAAAATCAACAAACTGACCAAGCTTATAACTAGCAATTTCCTTCTTCATTTTCATTTACTATTAATTAGTGTATAACCCTCTTTAATTAAGTAAGATTCTGGAGCAAATTCCAGAGTTAAAAATCTAATAAAATACTCATCTGCTTTTTTCTTTCTATTTATAAAGTCTTTCTTTTTAAGTTTCAAAGGTTTATTGGTACTATATTGCTTTTCTTCAAATAAAGAAATCCCACCTTTAAATACCTTATAGATAGAATCTTCATAAATAAAAGAACTATGTGTTTGAACTATTTGACCGTCCTTCTCGTAAATCGCTACTGAAGTTGTCATATATTAAATTAATTATATACTTAATAAACTTATTTTTAGCCATTTCGTAAAAAGAGTTCCAAACATTATTGGTATAGAAGTTGTATATATCTTGCGAAGTAATATTATTATAATGAAAATATTCTTCCTCACTATATGTACCTACATTTATCCTATACGTATCTTTAATAGGTTTAGCCTCCAGACATATATGATATACTGAATCATCTAAATCTTCAAAATCATCAGGATAACCATCATCTTCATAACGAGGTTCTGAAACTAATACTTCAAATGGAATATCTTCTCTTTCAAGTATTTCTGCTATTACATAGGCTACATAACAACAACCACCATAGTTTGTATGATATATTGTATTTAAACAATCACACAAACTATTTATTTTATTAAATAGGTCCGAATAATTATCTTCCGACTTCTTTATAGATCTCCTCTTGAATTTGCTTGAAAACATTTAAATATTCTTTCAAGGTCGTAATCTCATCTTTTCCATATTTGCTATTAATAGCATATCTAATTATTCTACCAATAGCAGAATCTAAAGGCATACCATAGCCCTCTAATTGAAATTCTTCTCTAGGATTAGTTTTACTATTCACTTTTCTAAGCAAATATAAATCCCATAGTGGAGAATTATCATTTATTGGTTCAATTCGATAAAAATTACCTTGAATTATCATTTAAATATCGCGATTAAGCATTTTAAAGAATTTAGAAACTGGATTAGAACCTGCAAGGCTCAGCCCATCATGACACCAAATAGTTAATAATACGCCAAATACTATTACTTCTATGATGTTAAGTACAGGAACAAATAACAGTAATAATGCTATTATAAATGCATAAAGAGGTATACCTATCTTAGGCTTTAAATCTATGACAAGCATAAATTCAATAGCTGCCACAACTAAACAGAATATAAATAAACCAAACATAACAAATTATTTATCAAGTCCTACTAATGTTGATGAGTTACCTGTAACCTTAGGAAGATGTCCAGACCATTTTTCAATCCACTGCTTCTTAAGAAGTAATGGTGTAAGAGAAGCATTTACAATGGCATTAGCTTTGGCTTCTGCCTCAGCTACTACAATCTTCTTTTTTGCTTCTGCTTCAGCTACCTGTACTTCATTAGCTGCTTTCTGTGCTAACTGAATAGCTCTGTTCTTAGCATCTACAGCTTCTACAATAGTCTTAGGATATTGCAAACCACTAGTAAACTGGTCAAGTACAAATCCTTCCTTGTCAAGAAGTTTAGAAAGACGCTTCTCAATTGCCTGTTCTACAGCTTCACGATTTGACACAATCTGGTCTGTAGTAAATTTATTAATCTCAATACGACAGGCATCCTTTACATACTTAAATACAGGACCATTAATCACATCAGTTAATTCTTTGCGATACTTACGAAATACCTTTGGAGCAGCACCATCCTTAACTTTAAGATTTACATTTGGATCAACTTTAAATTCAGAACCGTCCTTAGCATTAATTGTAAATGGCTCATAGTCAATAGTCTGTACATAAGTAGGATACTCATATACTTCCTGAGTAGCTGGATTATAGAATACTCGTCCAGTTACCATAGATACATCATCTACACCTCTTTCAGAGCCATAGAGATTAACTAAGATACCTTCACAACCAGCATCGATACGTTCACAACTAGTGAAACTTAATGACAACATTAAAGCACTCGCAAATAAAAAGACTTTTCTCATTTAAATAAACTTTTTAATTTATCAACACTTTCAACAACTAAGGTAACTACTAACACAGCCATAGTTGCTAATATTAACATACCCATAATGCAACAAAATGTACTCTCACTGCTAATTAAGTAAGTACACATACTTATTAAATACATCATAGCTATAAAACCAATGACATATTTAATAACTTTAAAAACCAATTTATACTTTCTCAAGAATTTTGGGGTTTCCATAAAATATAATGTTTTCTTTCGGTAAACCAATTATACCAAATAATTATCTTATCTTGTTGTATGTCTATATAAGGATTTAATAATATAAGACATACTAAAACAATAATTAAGATAATCATCGTGTTTTTACTGAACCTGGTTTAGTTGTTGCTTTCTGTACTGAAGCTGGTAATTTTGACCACCAATTCTGCTTCATCTGTAACCACTCACGCTTATGCTTTGCTTTCATTTTCAAATTAATTAGAATATTTAATTGTAATCTAACTAATCTGCAAAATGACTAGCTTCCACAGCCAATCTATCTGCTAGATTATTATATTCATCTATGTTATGTCCCTTTGTCCATTCAAATTTTATATCTGAACAAAACTCTTTAGCTATATTATATACTTTATCAAATAGCTGCCAATAATTCTGGTTCTTCTTGCGTTTCCATCCCTTATTTATACATCCTAAAACGTATTGTGAATCAGATACTACAGTAATGGAATCAAAGTTTGTACTAATGGCATGCAGAGCATAAATAACAGCCATTATTTCCATTTTATTATTAGTTACATTTTTGAAGTGTTTATTAAATTGATAAATTACTTCATTATCTTTAATAAATACAACTCCAACACCTCCATTACCTGTAGACACTTGACAAGCTCCATCTGTATATATGGTTAATAATTTCCCCATGATTCTACTACGAAGTCAAGAGTTAAATTACCATATAAATAAGTTACTTTAAATGGACCCGAGGCTATACCCTGATAATTACTTTTAGGGTTTTTATGTACTTCTTTAATTACATCATTAAGTAATCTTTCTGCACAGCAATATAAATCGTAAACACTGGGTACTCTGAGTTCATGCTCTGTAAGTATTTTCCAAGGTTCATATCCAATAATTTCTGGTTTGTCCTCTTCTTCATTCTTATAGATAGGCAAACATGGAGAAGCCATAATCATAGCTACTTGCTCAAAACGAAAATTACTCAGAATATCCATTTTTTGATCCTCTAAGCTACCTCTGTAGGCATCTTCCGAATTAATTACTTTTGGTTTTAACATAAATAAATAAAAAGAGCTACCCCTTTCAGAGTAGCTTAATCAGGACACACCATAGAAAACGATGTGCTATCTACAGAATTTACAGTATCAACTTTAGCAGAATCTACTGTATCACAAGTATCGACAGATGTAGAATCTACACTGTCTGTTGTCCTAGAACAACCATTACCACAACTTGAACAGAGGGCAATGATTGCGAAAGCAAAAATAAATAATTTCTTCATAATTAAATAAATTAAATAAATAATAAAGGGTGGAGAGTTTCTCCACCCCTCGATTGTAGGAAATCAACCTCCCGATTTCTCATCTTGAAAAGTATAGGAATTAAAAGTCACTATAATCTTAATTATAGAAGCACCTACAGTTTAAAGAAACATAGGACAAACTAAAGAATATCATAAGGATTAGCCGCACAGACTTAGAATGTGTCTTAGCTTTAGACTCGTTCCCACGACTTAGACTTAGACCAAGTAACACCACATAATGCTTTTAACCCGATTATGTTTTAGGTGATACTTAAAAATAAAAATATGTGTGGAAACGACCATTAAATATACCTAATATGTGGTATTGCGACAATCCCGCAATAAATTATATTATTTTCCTGTAATATATTTAATGCTAATCCTTAATCTATTCTTATTAATTACTCAGCGAGTAAAGCCTTAATAGACTTATATGTTTCCATCAAAGAATCCGGAACATTAATTTTAAGTTTACTAATCTTTTCTTTCTCAGTAATTATATATTGATTGAATCTTGACTGCAAATCTTCAATTTTGTCAAGCCAATCATTATATTCTTTAGAATAAGCAGTTCTAGCCTTCTGATACTCTTGCTCATTAGCTATATTCTGTTTATTTGCTTCTTCAATAGCATCAGCTTTAATATTATTAAGTTGAGCATTTAAATTTCTATGTTCAGACATTAAAGACAAGAACATACCATTAACCTCAACGACTTCAACAGAAGGTGTATATCTATATACTACAGTATCTCTACCGGCTCCACTAATCTTATTTGGTTCAGCAATTACTTTATTTAACATTACCTTAGCTCTAGATACAGAGCCTGTTTCATGTATAAATTTACCAATAGCGGCAGCTCTAGATTGCAAAGTAAAATACTTATTTAATTTAATTGCATCTAAATTTTTAATTACATCATCTTTAGTTACCGTAGCTTTTTTACTTGGTGATTTAGGAGTGGGATAATCTTTATATTCTGACCAATCTTGAATACGTGTACTTGATAATTCACCAAGAGCTTCCTCCTTATTCTTAATAGCTTCTTTAAGCCAAGCAATTAATGAATTATATTGTCCTATCTTAATTATAGCATCTTGAATCCATGAAGTATCTGTAGTACCTTTTCCAGCATTTACTGCATTATCAGAAGATACAATACTAGTTATTGTAGTATTATAAAATTGAACAGTATTTAGTGAATCTGTCAATCCTGCAATAACTTCGTTAGCTACATTACAAATATTTTGGGCTTCTGTTGATGTAAGAAACCCATTCTTAAAAAATACATTATTCATGTTCCTATGATATATAATATTTAATTACTTATTAGTTAATAATTGTTAATCAATAAATTCAATAGTATCTACCATTGTATTATATGATACTTTACCATCTTCTAATTCTATAATATAATAGTAGTCCTCCCAAGTCTCTTCTACGCCTTTAAACACACCTACTATATCATGCGATTTACATTTGTGTCCTATAAAAGGCATTAATTCTTGTACTTGAGAACTACAATCTTTAGCATCCTCTGAATTCTTTATTATTCTTCGGGTTTCAAATATGTAAGCTGTTCTAACCCTTTCAAGAGCTCTCATCATAGCATCCTTCTCTTTCGAAGAAGCTTTATCCCAGTCCACAATATATCCCAATGTACTTACTTTAAATATCATCCAAAATTACCTCCTAATGGTGTTTCTGGTTCTAAATTATCTATAAGAACTTCTTGTAATTTAAAAGACTTTCCTTCAACTTCTACATTATTGTATACAAAGTTATAAAGATAGTCAATGGACATAAATCTAGTTGGAGTAGTAATACAATGATCATGTTGAGTATCTTTTTGATACTTTTCAACATGTTTAGTTATATTACCACCTTTATATAATCTATAAACTATAGTTCCTTCCCATTCATTTATAGGAGAGATACCTGTGATGTATAAATCACTATTATTTAAATGTACCTGTTGTATTATCACTATAATTGTATTTTTTGAATTTCATTGGATTCCAAACTTTTTATATAATTATATACTTTACTAAGATTTCCTCCACTAAATGGAGTTTTATTACTGAAGATTAATATCTTATATAGATTTATAGCCTGTATAAAACTTACCTTATTCTCTTTTAAATATTTAGTAAATATAGTGCTAAATCCACAAGATTGCTTAAAATATTGCATGATTGCTTGTTTAAGACACTTTATTTCTGAATTTGACCAGTACTCTTCTTTCTTTTTAAATATCTTATTTGTTGCAGAATCCCTTATAGGTCTTGGTATATATAAAGTTTCTGGTAAAATTAATTCATCCTTCTTGACAGCATCAGTAAATTTTATAGCCGAAGTATTTAACAATTCGTTAACTTGTGCATAGTGTATTATAAAGTCTATAGTATTAGAAGCATTAATTATCATAATCTTAGCACTTCCTTTTATAAATACAGCATAGTTAATGGAATCAAATACAGAAGACTTAATTATTTGTAAATCCCCAGTACTCTGCTTTGCCATATGGTCTGAATATCTAATCTCTAAGTTTTTATAATAGAAATATAAAGAATTACTATTCTGCCCATTGTCTTTTAATGTACAATTAACCCATAGCCATTTTTCAAGTTTATTCATTTCCTTTAATCTGTTAAGTATTAATCTATACAAAAATAGCTCACCTAAATTAATAGATGAGCTATATACTATAAGTAGGTTGACTTTGTAATAGGATCTTATTCTCTACCATTACTAGTTCTCTACTTTATTATTAGTTGTCTAGGAGAGATTCGAACTCCCGAAGCTAAATAGCAGCTGATTTACAGTCAGCCGTGTTTGACCACTTCACATACTAGACAATAAATTCTTTTTATGAGTTGCAGAGGCAGGATTCGAACCACTTTGTGCGACCTCTTGGTTATGAGCCAAGCGAGATGACCAACTTCTCCACTCTGCGATATTAAAAAGAGCTTCAAGTAGGATTCGAACCTACGACCTGCTCATTACAAGTGAGCTGCACTACCACTGTGCTATTGAAGCTAGAATAAAGGCGAATATGGCATTAGACGGGCAAACTATCGTGACCATATTCTAATAATACATTGAGCTATCAGGCATACTCGTGGATTGCCACCGCTACCTCTAACAACCACCCAGTTAAACGCTAGGTGCTCTCCATTATTTGTAGGTGATATAGGACTTGAACCTATGACCTCTTGCTTATCAGGCAAGCTATCTAACCAACTGATATAATCACCTAAATTGTTGGACCACTAAGGTTAGAATTCTGTAGTGTTTCCGGTTACACCATAGTACAATTTGTTTGCGGAATATAAGGGACCCTTAGTTTTACTAGAGTGACAGTCTAGTTCCCTTACCAACAGGGCTTAATACTCCGGGCGCCTCTTGTGTACACATTTCTTTTCGAGAAGGTGATGAACCTTAGAAATAAGAGGCATATATTTAAATTTACTCTCCCAACATCAGTAAGTACCCCTTTGGCACTTACTAGTAGAAATCTAATTAAATAACTGTAAATGGTAATACTCGATAGTCTTTAACATCGTACCAAGCTGCTACAGTTTTCATTCCTTTCCACCATGATTTGATAATTCTTTTCATACAGTTTAAAATTTAATTGTTAATTAAATAATCTAATTGTATAGAAGGAAGAAGAAGAAGTAAACATCGTGCGAGATGTGGGAATCAAACCCACGCAAGCCTTCTGGTTGGAAGCCAGATATGCGCCTTCAGCTACACTAATCTCGCATATTTATTAGTGGACCACGGTGGGACTCGAACCCACGACATCTACCTTGCAAAAGTAGCGTTCTAGCCAGCTGAACTACGAGCCCAAATTGAATATAATTCTTTAATTAATTATTTATTAACTTAACACATCAACAGTATATTAAATTACTGAATTTAAATAGTTAATAAATATTAAATATATTTATAGTACTATTCATATAGGTAGTCTTTGCCTTAAACGGCAAGTTCTCTACGAGAACAATATAAGAGCATTTCCTTCTCTCCAAGTTAAGAAATGTTAAAAATTCTAAACAGAGATTAAGAAATGCTCTCCACCTAAATAATCACACTACTTTGCAGATGGATGACTATTTGTAGGTGTTGTCTCACTAAAATAATTATCTTGGTTCATAATTTAATCTTGTTAATAAATTCATTATATTTATCAATAAATTCTTGCTCTGTAATTATATCACCCCTATTAGCCAAAGTTAAAGATTCTTCGCAATATGAAATAGAACCAAATTTGTTAGATTCTCTTAAGTGCAATTCTAGAACAGTACAGTTACATTCATTAACTGAAATGATTTTATACCAATACATGTCTTCACCATAATCGCAATATCTATATCTATTTTTGGATAATTCAGCTTTCAATATTGTATCTTGTATCTCACTTTGTTTAACTAATAGGTCAGCTATCTGTTTACTTATGTCTTTTAAAGTTTCAGAATCAGTCATTAAATAATTTTTCAATAGATTTCTTATAATCTGCATTCTTATTCATAAAATATATCGTAAGAACAGTATTAATTATAGGACAGTATATAATTACTAGAGTTAATAAATTTGCTTTAACACGTTTTTCTACCCTACGATCTTCCATATAGAATATACTAAGGAGATAAAAAACAAGTAAAACAAATGCTCCCATAGCTATTACAGGCATATTACAATTCCTTAATATTGGAATCTTCAGACTTTCCTAGATATATCTCATTTATAGTACAATTACTTGTGCGAAATTGTTCTATAAAACGTATTTTACCAATAATCCTTGGAGACTTATCTTGATAATCACATATAGTAGGAATATATGCAGTCTTTAAACAATCCCAATGAGTTATGACAATGTTAAATTTACAATGATAAGTTTCACGGTAATTATCTAAACAATGTCTTTCAATAGCTCTTTCGAATAAAGTATAGTCAAAAGGACCCGTCTTAAACTCTCCTTGTGGTCCATCATTAGTATTTGATGGTTCTTCTAGAGTAAAATATGTATCCAAGTCCATAGAATAAGGATTGTACCCATTTCCATGTCTAGTTAAATATGGACGCATAACTAAATATACTTCTGCATTTTCTAGACACTTTTCTGGGATTCCATTTAATCCTACTTTACTAGGAGTACAATGAGGCATAAATCCTCTTTCCATATCAAGAAGAAGACCTTGAGAACCCTCCCAAATAATAGTATCAACCTCATCAGGATAATAAGTTCCAATTATAAAGGTCTCTGGGTGTTCTTTAATAAAGGTACAAGCCTCTTTAAAAAGATCATCTAATTCAGTGTCTCGTTCTAGATTGTGATAATCCCTTATAGTTTGTAGAATTACATCTGTATATTCATTTATATAAGGGCACATACGAGCACTATAAGTTACATTATCTTTGTTTCTTTTAAAACAAGCATGTATGCCTTTACCACAAGTTCCATTATACTTTACTCGTCCATCCATAGAATCAGCTAATACATCATAAGGTGTAATAACTCTACAGTTAGGATTTATATATAACTTAGAAACTTCAATACCTTCATTAACTAAGACCTTATACTCATTATAGATACATATCGGGTCAATGAATACTTCTTTATATAGACAAGTTGGTACTCCTAGTAAAACACCACTTCCCCAAGAAGAACATACGTGTGATTTACCTTTATAAACCACACGATGCCCAGCTTGTGGACCTCCACTAAATCTAATGACAACAGGTTTATGGCTATTCATACATAACCATTGTACTACATTACCTTTACCCTCCCAATTGTTAGCTTATAGGCTTTTTATCCTATAATTCTGGAGATTACTCTCATACTCTTTCGAGATACGTCTGTCAATTCAGACCAGTGCGGCGTACATTTTCACCATATTACTAAAAGTAACTTAGGGCAGGACACTCTTGGGTCTATTATATTTATTCAAGACCTACGCTCTACAATACCAATTAGCCTTACGCAATCTAATTAGTTATCACGGTATTATCTAGGAATTATAGACTTCACCGTTTTTGCCCTGTAATAATAGTTACAGTTTCCCATAACTACGACGAAATTCTAAATATCTATTATATTTTCTATCTAAGTACATTGTTGAATTTTTATATAAATAATCTATGCATTGATATGCTACATTGTTAGTTAAAAGAATCTAATAAGTTTTACCATTATTATGTTTAGCATATAAAGTTTTTTCACCACAAGGTAGATATCTCATCATCCCTTGCAAGAAATCTTTAGTTCCAATTACATTAAACTCAGCATATTTATGTTCTTTATCTGAATAAGTGACACATCCATCACCATCAAAGTATCCTCTAAGAAAATGACGAATTAATTCTTCTTTACTATATCGATCAGAACTTATAAATATGTCTTCGTTAGGAAATTGTAGTATTAAAGACTTTTGAGGAACACATCCCTTTGAAATTAGATTTTGATAAATATTTCTATTATCAAACTTCATTCTACAAGTTATATAATTATCTTTTTCTTGAGTTCTAATTTCACTAGAATAATGTAATAAATCACAGAATTTTTGCATATGGCTAATATCTGCATATTGCAAATTCATTGCAAATGTTGGTCTATCTTTAGCTACATACCCATCAGCAAATATGAAACCTAACCAATAAGCCTTTTCTTCAGTATCTATTACATCAAAGAAATGTTCATTAAGATCCCACATTCCTCTTTTATCTACTACAGATGCACCCATTAATGATAAATTCTTTTTAATGGTTTTTTCTGTAACATTATATTTAATTGCTAACTCTTCTATGGTTTTACCAGAATTATATAAGGATAAAGCTTCATCTTTATTATAAGTCTATCTAATTTCTTTAAGAGTTACTCCTTTATATACTAAATATTTTTTTACACTATCTTTACTAACTTTATTATCTTTACATATCTGGGAAATTGATAATCCCTAATCTACATACATAGACACTATATTTAAAGTGTCAAACTTTTCAATAGTACTTTTTCTTATCATATAATATTATTTAAAAATTAATTCATCACCAAATAGAGATCCAAGTACTATCTGATTACGAATTTGTTTGCTGTCCATAGCTGTTAGAAACAATACGAGCAATAGATTCACCTACGTGCTCTTTATCTGAAATAATAAGATTATCCCCTACATAAGGCTTCCAACTGTTAGAAACCCTCTCTACACCATAGTAACCACCATGCTCAACATGAATATGATAAATATCCCACTTCTCAGCACATTCTCTATATATGAAGGAAGTGGCTAAATCTTCACCACACTCATCACCTATATAATGAGTTACTGCTTCTTTAGGAAGAGTTTTATGAATTGGCTCATCACTAATTGTAATTAAACAGCCTTTAATACCTCTTTTCTCTAGGGCGTCGGTCTTAATGTGATTAGCAGCAAAATACCAACACATATGAGGATCCTCTCCGTTATTACCGCCTCCTCTACCTTCAAGATCAACCTTACGGAGCCATTTCTCCATAAGTTCATCACTCGATTCAAACTGTCCTACTTGTAAAGGGGCTTCTTCATAGCAGCCTTCTACATCACCAAATGCCATAAAACAGATTTGAGGATTATCAATACCCGCCTTCATAATACTAGCTACACAATCTGGCAGGGTATTATCAATAAGATATTTAGGAACTTTACCCATAGAACCTGTCTCATCAAGGGCAATAATAATAGGAAATGATTCTGGATGCTCCTCAGAATCACAAGACTCTCTGAAATTAATATTAAGAGGATTCATTTCAGGGTCTAAATTCTTCTTACTAAATGTCTTTTCGATAGACTGAGATCTGTAACTATGACTTCTAGCTACAGCATCACTATATGAATAACTACCACATCCCATTATGCTTCCTCCTTTGCTTGTGATTTAATATTACTAGCTAATGCACTAACTAAAGCATTTACATTATCCGTAAGTGTATCTACCTTAGCATTAATCTTATCTAATTCTGATGGTTCTGGAGTCGCAGCAGCGGGCTTGTTTGCTGCTCCGAACATATTACCAAACATGTTGCCACCTCCCATAAGCTGACTCATAAGCGTTATAGTCATAAAATCAGAACTACTCTTATCTGCAAGAGCCATAAGCATTATAGGATTAAATCCTTTACCTGCATTATTAAACAATCCACCACCATTAAAAGCAGACATCATAAGCAGATTCTTAACATTGAATCTGTTGCCGCTCATAAATGCAAGTGCCAGTGGATTAAATCCATTAGAAGAATCAAAGTTAAATGGATTGACAATAACTCGGAATGTTGCAGAACCCATCAACTCATCTTCAATAGCAATCTTATTATTGATATTACCATTGAAGTTCATAATCTTGATAGAACCATCTTCTGCTTTAGCCTTAACTACACCATAAGATCTGCCTGACTTTACAATATCTCCAATTACAATCTGGTCAGAATTCTTACTAATATTGTAAATACAAGGCATAGGGTAAGTCATCTTGTATTTCTTGAGTTTGCCAGAAGGAGACATACCTACATAAGCACCGTCACTATTCTTAAAGCAGAGTACACCATCAGTAATACTAATCTTAGCACCCTCTTCAGCCTGCGGCATAAAATCATCGTACATGTCTTTAGTTAAATCACCAAAGACATCACTCATATCCATTTTTCCAAATTGTTCCATACTTGAAATATTTTTACCTATAGTATTAATTTGTTTACCATTAATCTCAGAAATTGTTACTGTCTCATAACTTTCTTGTTCTCTAGAACTTGCATAAGTCCAGACAACTTGAAACTTACTGTCATAACCTACAAGTTGTACTAAATCACCTCTTTTAAGTCCCGGACACTCATTAGCTACTATATATGGTACAGTAGTTTCTGAATTCATTCTCTCAGGACTTAATTTAGTATTTGTAAATATACCTCTAATTATCATAATTATAAACTATTAAGTATATTTTTATATCTATCTAAATATTTAGAACCTAATGCAGACATTATCTTATAAAATCCTGACCTAAATCCATCATCAGAGCTAACTAATTGTTTTAGGCTCTTTATATAATAATCAGGTATATCAGATCTACATTCATGTTGCATTAAGTTTCTAACTAGTGCCATTTTATTTAATATTTCACCAGCTGCCTTAGCTTTATCTTCAGTCATACTTTATTATAGCTAAATATATTAATAAGATGACTAAAGTCATTCCTAGCATATCTATAAACATTCAAATAGCCCTAATAGACTTAAATGGATAACGTTTCTGATCATAACTACTAATGAAGTTTTCTTTTACTTTAGCTTCATTAATACCTGTGAGTCTAATGGTTTGTTCTTTGTTTTTTAAAGAATTAAAATAAGTTATTTCAAATTTCATATAAAAGATTCTCTGTTATTAAATTTATTTTGAGCGTCAAGTACTCCTTCTTTATCTGTAATATCTACAATAAGTCCTATTTGTCGTAACCAAACATCAAATGGACCACTGTACCCCTGGTCACCAACCCAACCTCCTTTACAAAATACTATCTTCTTCCAAACAAAAATAGCACATAATATCCCATCAACTTCACATAAATGTTTTCCTTCTGGGATATCTAAGAATGTTGGAGCTAAACCTATCCCTTCTCGATAATATCTAGATATTCGAGTATGAAATACATTATCCTGCATAACTACTGAATCATTTTCATAATTAGTAGACAGTTTACCGTGCAAATAAAAATCAGGCTGATAAATCCAATTCTCGTTTCGACTACTTAATGACTTAAATTTAATCATTTATGTTTCTTTTTCCATCGAAACCATAAACCTAATACAATACCAATTATAAACCAAACTAGTATTGTAACAATAAAGGTTCCAATATTAAGTACAATCATAATCTAATATTTATAGAGAGGACTAGCTATTAACCAGTCATCTCTCGTTAATTATTTGAATAACTTTTTAATCCAATAGAAAAGCTCTCTACAAACTGGTACAATTGCAGTAAGACCTACAATCTCTAACCATGTTTCAATACTTAATGGTTCTGTTCTGAACACATCGCCACCAAATTGAACTATCAAAATTTGACCAATAAATATAACCAAACATATTCCAATAAATGCAGGATTACTTAACAAACCGTTAAAGATACTTCTGTCTTGTCCAAATACTCTTGCATTAAACAAGTTCCAGAATTGCAACATAACAAAGATAGTGAAGAACTCTGTAAGGCTATATGTATTACTAATCAGCAAATATAATAATATGCCAAAATACAAAATACTTACACCAAAGATTTCATACCACATTCTCTTAGTGATAATAAATGCCTTAGGATCACGAGGCTGTTCAGACATTACTGCTTCATTAGCTGGTTCCGTAGCTAATGCTAAAGCAGCAAAAGTATCCATAATTAAGTTAACCCACAGCATTTGGATAACAGTGAATGGTAAGTCTACCCCAATAAATGGACCTACACAAGCAATACCAATAGCTACAACATTTACAGTAAGCTGGAAGAGAATAAAGTGCTGAATATTCTTATACAAACTTCTTCCCCACTTAACTCCTAAGATAACGGAAGGGAATGAATTATCAAGAAGAATAACATCAGCTGCATTCTTAGCAATATCAGTACCATTATTCATAGCTACACCTACCTCAGCTTGGTTAAGAGCAGCTGAATCATTTGTACCATCACCAGTTACGGCCACTACTTCTCCCATACTTTGGAATCTCTTAACAAGTGTCTGCTTGTCTTCAGGTTTAGTTCTAGCAAATACATCTACCTTACGTAAATTAGTATCTGTCTGGGTTTCGACTTCCTTACCAAGCATCGTATTAGGAGTTTGAGAGATATTAGCTTGGGCAGCAATAGAAGCAGCTGTTTCAGGATTATCACCTGTCACAATCTTAACTTTAATTCCCGCGTTTCTAGCAGCCTGAATTGCATCAGGTACATTACTTCTCACTGGGTCTTCAATAGCTACGTAGCCATCCCATATGAAGTCCGAGAGGGTATTTATATCAGAACCGATCTTGTGTGCAAAAGCAATACATCTTCTGCCTTTAGATTGTTGTTCTGCAAAATTAGGTATGTTCTCATTAGAGCAGAAATTCATTACTATTTCTGGAGCACCCTTAATATAGGTAACTGTCCCATCACTAGTAATCATATATTTATTCTTAGAATTAAATTCTACTCTACCTGTTATATGAGTTTTATTTCTTTTATCAGTGATATCAACTGATTTTTGTACATATTGCAAACAAGCCCCCTCCGTAGGATTTCCTACTACTTCTCCAGTAGGACTAAGATTAGCAGTAGAATTAAGTACAATATTATTTATAACAGCATTTCTATCTGTAAAGTCCTGGAATACTACTTTCATTTTATTCTCTGTAAGAGTTCCTGTCTTATCAGTAAGAATAAGAGTTGTAGCACCAAGAGTTTCACAGGCATGCATCTTTCTAATAAGATTATTAGCTTTAGCCATTCTCTTCATAGAATAAGCAAGAGCAAGAGTTACTGCCATAGGTAAACCTTCTGGTACTGCTACTACAATGAGTGCTACTGCAATCATTAAGAATTGTAAGCAATCATTTACAATATCAATAGCATCTTTGCCCACATATCCCTGCTCTATAAATATATAACGTATAGCAAGAGACACAATAAGAATACCTGCAGCTGTGAATGCTATCTTGTTAATTAAGCTAGCTAATCCATTAAGCTGTTTGTTAAGAGGAGTTTCTACATCAGTAATAGAAGATGCTTCTCTAGCAGTCTTACCTACTTCTGTTTCATCTCCTACTGCAAATACTTCGCCTACACAAGTACCTTCTGCTACGATAGTGCTTTTATAAATTCTATTTGTAGGATAGGTAGCAGTCTCTGATTCAAAATTAGTTTTAGTTACAGGATTTGTTTCTCCAGTTAAAGAAGCTTCACTTACTTTCAAATTGCTATATTCTTTAACAATAATATCAGCAGGAACTTCTTCACCGGCTTCAAGTATTACAATATCCCCTACAACTAAGTCCTTACGAGCTACTTGAATTACTCCATTATCTCGTCTTACCTTAACTAGAGTATCATCACTGCTAGTTAAAAGAAGGTCAAACTTCTTAGCTGCTGACCAGGTATTCCAAAAACCAATACCTACAGCTAAAGCAATAGCTACAATAATACCAATAGGTTCTGTAAACTCACCCTTTACAAATCCTAAGGCAATAGATACTGCAGCTGCAATAAGTAATATTACGATAAGCGGATCTTTAAATCCATCAAATAACATTACATACCAAGCATCTCTCTTTGGAGGTGTCAATACATTAATGCCATGTCTAGCACGTGAATCTTCTACTTCTGTTAAGCTAAGACCGTAATTTATATCTGTCATTTTTTCTGTTATTATAATTAATTAAAGAAATGCAATTGTTGGACACTTCATAGCATCAATTGAAGTCCAACCTCCGAACTCACCAACTGCCTTAAAGCGCCATTCACCATCCTTCTTATAGGCAATACCAAGGATAACCGCCTGCTTATCAGAAATCTTAGTACCCTCTTTGTCGTCTTCAAGATTAAACTTAGCTAAGACATTTACAGGAGTATTAGTGTTTCTCTGTACTTGGTCACCAGTATAGATACGAAGACCCATATAAGGAATCTCACCAAATGTCTGATGTGTAAAGTTATTGAGAGTAAATGCAATATACTCAACACGTGGGTCAAGTTCATTCAAGCATACCTCAATAGTCTCATTATCAAGACCATCATTACCATTGGTGTCACCTGAGCGGTCATCACCACTATGACGGATACCTGGAGCACTCAAATTGTAATAAGCTACTTCGCCAATACAATTCTTATCGGCATCATACAGAAGAACAGTAGAATCCAAATCTACTTTCTTAACAGACCCACCAATGCCGAACAGTCCACGATGCTGAATGGCGCCCCAATTTGAACCAAAGTACAACTTACTCAAACCATTGTTAGACTCTTTAGACAGATTAATTCTGCCACCTTTACTTAAATTAATCATAAAACTTTACTAAATAATTGTAAATTACTAATTAACTAAAAATGGGAGTACCTAATTAAAGATACTCCCTTATAGAATCAAGAATTAAAACCGAATTAACTTAATTAATTAAATAGCTGGAGCATCTGGCAAGATGAGTCCATAGCCACGAAGAATATCACGATAGATAACGTTCTGATAGCTACCCTTATCTTCTCCAAGAGCCTTGAACTTCCAATCACCATTATGGCGATAAAGTTGGCAAAATACAATACAGCGAGACATACTTGCATCCTCAGTGAGATCAAACTTAGCCAGAGGAGTAGTATTACCTTTAGCATACAAGTTGCAATAAGCATTGTTAACCATACCAAAGTTCTGCTGACGATTCTTAGCATCGTGAATATTAACTAAGATAATAATTTTCTGGACATCTGCAGGAACCTTAGTGGTATCTACTACAATTGTCTCATCATCTCCAGCACCAGCACCTGTACGATTATCGCCTGAATGCTTAATAGCATCTTTCCAATTTGGATTATTGTAGAAAATGAAGCCATCATCAGGATCTACTGCCTTATCCTGAGCATTCAAAGGAATAGTAGCTACATCCAAATCAAATTCTACACCTGCCTGAGTTGCTATATCCCAACCCAAACCAATTGAAAACTCTGTTACACCATTTGCTTCTTTAGCGAGGTTGATGTTACCTCCTTTACTTAATTGAATCATAATTGTGAATTTAATTAAAATTTGCCGCAAAGTTTACGGCTAATTATAGTCATAACTTTATCATAAGTTAACTTTTTAGCTTCTTTCTCAGAATAACCTTCTATAATATAAGAATCTACTATTTTCTCAATTGCAGCATTCATTTCAGAGAATAAGTACTTTTGTTCTTTAGTTAACTTATCATCGTATAAATAAGATTTATTCATCTACTTGTAAATCCGCCTGAGTACTTTCTAAGTAATCCTTATTATCTAAGTCTTTAATAAGATTAACTAAGTCTCCCACAGTCTTTAGATTCTGAACTTTATCATCTTTAATAGGATAACCAAACTCCTGTTCACATTCAATGATAATTTCTACTAAATCAAGACTATCTACGTATAAATCATCAAAAGTGTCTTCTACACTAGCTTCTACACCAAGAACATCGTTAACTATATTAATTACTCGTTTTTCTATACTCATGCTTCAGGTCTTACAGGATAAATAGCATCTTCGAAACCATCAATATCATCAGCATCAAGACCACTAACAGGCTTATCACTGAATAACTGATTATGAATTGCTACATCAATACTAATAGAGCGAGCAAGAATAACTAACTCTTCAGCCGCAGCATTAACATCTGTGGTGAATTTAACCGGATCAATGCTTCTAATCTTAGAAGCGATGTCCATAGTAGTGTCATCTCCAAGGTCTAACAGAGAATCGAACTTCATTCTCTTATTACGGAAATTCACTACTTTACTCTGAATATTCTGTTCAGAGACACTTGCCATGTTCTTTAAGGCACTACTAACTCTAGAATCTTTTAAATCCTTAGTTGAAGCACCTACTACTTCTTTAATACTTTTCATTTTTAATTAAATTAATAAACGTCTATTTGAAATTACTGGTATATCCCTTGATGCCTTAGTTGGACCTGGTACAGGAAGTGCTTCAGACTCTTCAACCTTGAATTCATCAAGATGCTCTTGAATATACTTTTTAAATGGCTCGTTAATAAGTAGCATTGGAATATGCCAATCAAAAAGCCCATAATGAATAGCTACTTCATTATCTACCTTATAAGTATCTGTACTAGCCAGAGCCTTTTTAAGATCCATTTTATTTTCCTTAGGCTCATCAAATATATAAGCTATTGAGTCCTCATCCGGCACTAATCCTATGACAAATAGAGAATTATATCCGTTTTCACATGGAGATGGAACCCTAAATAAACTTATACAATAAGTATTTAGATATGACATGTTTTTTTCACATGCTTTATAAAAAGGTCCCTTGTTATACTCAGGCTTCAGATCCATTATATATACTGTTTTACTACCTTTGGGACGAACTAAATAATATTTAGCATCAAGAATAGAGTCTTTAGAAGTATTTTCAAAAAAATCCATCTCCGCTGGGGGAACACAGCCCTCTGCTACCTCATCTTCATTCATTATATATCTTCCTTTTTAGTTTTAAACACATGCTCTGTATGAGTAGAAGTAAATCCTGGATTATACTACAATTTCTGAATACCAAGTACTTTATTATACATCACATTAGGAAAAGAATCCAACATAGAGTTCTGCTGTCTTACTGTTTCCATACATGCTTCTTCTAACTTGTAATACTCTTCTCGTTGTCCATTTACAAACCCAGATAAATCACCATAAAATTTAGTAAATTCAGAATAAGGAATATTTTGATTCTCTTGAAGCCATTTCCAAGTAACTTGTGCTCCATCATGTCTTCCTTCCATAATCATATTAGTGACTTCTAAGAAAGTATTCTTGTTTAATTCACAAATTTCATACTTCTGAAGATACACTTTCCATAATTTATCGAAGAACATTTTACGAGCATACTGTTGCTTGTCTAGCTGATTGGTATATTCAATATTCTTATTATACAATTTTATTATAGCACCAATAGGACTTATAAACCAACACAATATAATAATTCCAGGAATTACAATCCACTTTTTCTTAATATTTACATTTGAATAGTCTTCCCCCTCATTATCAAATGTACATATAGCGGTTATAGCTAAAACAAAGGTCGCGATAAATAAAATCCACTGAATAATACAATGACAGAAACCCATTCTTATAGCGTTAGGGGAACCCTCTAAGGTTAATGGACCTTTATCACTAATTATATCATCTAATATCTGTGTATTCCACAAATATAAAAACAGGATAGCACATATAATAGATGCACCTAAAAATAATAAACCATGCTTAATATTATTCTTCATATTATTTAATTAAAAATTTATTAAACTTATCGTGAAGAGGTTGAAATTCCTTTCTAAGTTCTACTAGTTCTCCCATTTCTTCTATAGAACTAACATCACTTAGTTTAATGTTATTAATCATATTCAAAGCATCTCTAAGACGACATTGAATACCTTTTATTAAAGTGTCATTTACCATAATTAAGATTCTATAAAGACTATTACAATTAAAAAGATAAGTACAATAAGTGCTGTCGTTTTACAAAACTCAACGAGTTCCATATTCTGTACGGCAAGTATACTTTCTATTATACCAAATAGCAATAAAACACTGCTTCTTATTATAAGTTTTTTAATCATCACCTAATAAACCTAATTTCTCTAATTTGGGAGTATCATCAATATGTATCTCCAATGGGTACTCTACATCTTTGATGTCTCTCATAAATTCCATATGTATAGCTCCATAATAAGCATCTGAATAAGCTTTTCGTAAAAGTCTTAAAAATAAATCAGTAGATAAAGTAATAGTACCATTAACTTCTTCTAACCCTTCTAAATACTTACGACACCATTCATATGATGCAACTTTAGATAAGGGCTGTGAAGTACACATAGCAAAACCATCAAAATCAGGACATTTTGGACAATTTAATTTAGCCATAATTAATTTATTTAAGAATCTTAACCTTTACATGTTTTATACTAATTCTCTTAGAGTTTTTGGGGTGTATCAATATATCGACTCTATGTTTAAATCGTTTATTAGTAATATCTCTAACTTCATACACTCCAAATCCCTCTATAAACACCTTTTTAGGCTTATTCTTTGGAAATAAATAAAGTAAATCGCGGGAAACTGCACACCACTTAATGTGACCCCTTTTCAAATGACGTAAATTAATTTTAGAACCATCAGCTGTAACTAATGGTTTACTGTCACATTGACTCTTTACAGGTTGATAACAAGTAAGAGTTACATGAGTAGTTGTTTGGCAGAAAGCCCTACTCATGAAGCTTAATAATAATAAAAATATTAATATCTGTTTCCTCATTTAATATATCTGATTAAACTTACCTGAAGCATTCGTAGAATACCCAGATTTAATTATATAAATAATAAAATGATTATAACAAGTCACAATATATCCCTTCTTAGCATTTATATAGAATATAGGACGGTCATCAAATTCATCACCTATTTTAAGATACTTTATTTCTTTATTTACACTTACAGAATCTGTACGAATATAAGCACCTGCCATAGTGATTTGAGCATCCCGTTCCTCTTCAGTTAATTTAGAAGGGGACTTTCTTTCTATTTTACGAGTTACTTCACGACTTCTAATTATTTTCTCAAATAACTGCTCATTAATATTCTGAACATTACTAAGAGAACCAGACTCTAACTCTATAGACTCTACTAAATAAGTAAAATCAGAGAACTCAAGATTAAAATTCTTACGGATTAAATCTATTTTGTCAACACCATGAATATTAACTTCCTGAGCGAGAGCCTTAACTAAATCAACAGTAACTATTTGCATCTGTCTAATTAAATCCAGTACTGGTTCTATTGCATCTTTGTCAATTAAAATATCATTAAGTAACTCAAGTGTGGTTTCTTCAGGTAAATTGCCAAAAGAACGTACATATCTAATACGTGATGGACGACCTAATAAATTATTATTAATTTCTAACTCATTAGTGGTAAGTAGGAATATTTTACGATATTGTGAGTTGTGCACACCATCCATAAAAGAAAGCACTGATGAGGATTCCCTAAATTCTTTTTCGTATTCATCAAAGAAGAAAATACAATCAAAGTTAATTTGAGTAGCTAAGAATTTAAGCATGTCATCTACTTCCTTACAGGATTTAACAATAATAACTGGAAGTCCAATACGATTACAAAGCTCTTCTGCAGTTACTGTCTTACCTGTTCCCTTGATTCCATTAAATAATACGCCTAAATTACCAGTAGTATTATTGTAAGTCTTTATAAAATGATCAATAAACTTGTTATTAATACCATATAATTTGTAATTAAATACAAAAGAATCTCCAAGTCTATTTAAATAATAACCTGTCATTGATTCTTTAACTTCATAAATTCCTTTAGGTAATCCTTCAGGATGTGCTTTTGTTGTGGCACTACCCTTTATAAAAGTATTACCGTCTTGAATCCAAATGTTTTGTTCCATAATTAACTAAATTATTTAAAATTATTTAATTGTTTCACCTACTCTGTAATCGTCCCCATCACACACACGAATAGTTTTAATCTCATATCGATTAATTTTCTTATTATACATTCGTATCTTGAAAGTATAATGCTCTATATGTATTGTTTTTGATATTATTACCCCTCCCTTATAATTCAATATAGAATCTTTATATTGAACTGGAGGACCACAAGATACTAATAAAGATAAAATTACTAATACTATTACTTTCATAATAATTAAACACAAAAATCCCTGAACTAAATAAATAGTCCAGGGATTAAAATAACGTTAAATAATAAAAACAGTTCTATGAACTGGTGGAGCTAGACGGTACTGCCCCGTCGTCTTGCCTATTTGCATCAAAACGTTCTTACAGCATAGGTTTTAAAGACTTTCCTTGTCTTAGGGTTGACAAGATTAACATTGTCAACTTCCACCACTCTGTTCCTAAAGTATACAGAGAACTTATAAGAAATGAAAGAATAGTGCACCTTTCTGTTCCTAAGCAAGTGCTGCTCGGCTTCTCAGGCTGCAATAGCGTAAGAAGCGGAAGTGTTATTTACTTCGCCAATTAATTTTTTACTTGTCTATCCAAGTTGTCTTGCTGTGTTTCTTATCTCCTAGACAATCAAATACTAGTTTAGCCCCATACTTAAAAGAGTCCTAAATTAGAACTCTTTAATATCTTCTGATTCTTCGGCTATATGGAAAACCCATATCGTACCAATCATCTGGATCTATTCTATCTTCATCACCCATAATCTAAAAATTAATTAATGTTAAAAACTATATTGTGTATATACCTATTTACATCTAACAATCCTCCTTGCCAATTAGATTGAATATCCATACTAAACCATGAACCATATTTAGTCCTTGCAAACCAAACAAGATGATTGTCGTACTTAGGAATGTAACAGCCTATAAAATAGTCAGTATCTCCATTCCATATCCAATCATAATCAAGAGCACTATTAACTAAATGTATCTTTAGATGTATATCAGCCTTATTAAAAGGAATTACTTTCTTTACATAAGCTTTATATAATCTACTTGGTGAACATTTACCATCATCAAAGAAATTATAAATCTGTCTCTTTTTCGGAATCATTTATCATACATTATCTTAATATAGCTTCATTAACTATATTATCATTTGCTCTTGCGAGTTTATCTAATAATTCCAGATTAAATTCTTCCTCTTGAACTGAATCCAGTTAGGTTCAAATTCTCTATAATCTAGATGAGGCAGAGGTTCATCTGTGTTAAGTACATATTTAACTAATCTAGTTAAACGTTCTCCAGCTAGTTTAGATACTACAAAACCAGATAAATCATAACCTCTACTTCTCCAATATTCACCAACTTCAGGTTTAGAATCCGGAGCAGCATAGAACATTTTATAATAATCTGAAGACTCTAAAGTTACATAAGTACCTAACTGACTACTACAACATATACCTAAACCAATATTAGAATACAAATTATTATCACGCTCTAATGTAAGAAATACTGGAACTTTATCAGGGTCTAAATTATTAATCTCACAATTACGTAGTGCAGTGTGAACATACTCAAGTAATTTAGATACTGATATAGTACTTAGTTTAGTATCTTCTTCACTTTTGTTCTCTTTAATGGCAGCATCAGAACATCTAGGGTGCCAATTTTTCCATTTATCTCCTTCTAAATACATAGCAATTAACTTATATAATACAATAAAAAAGTCATAGAAACAATTAATATTCCTATCATAATAAAGAATAGAATTACAAATTGAATATCTGCATTCATATTATAAATACTTAATCACCTCCAGGCAGGCTATCTAAATACTGAGGAATAGTTACTTCTGTATTATTCTTCTCTTTTTCAAGTTGCTGAATAGCATTTGACTGTCTATCTACAATTATTTGCAATTCCAGAATTTTTGCTTTCTGATAATAGTAGTTAGGAACTGACCAAGCTAAAACAATTATAAAACAAATTGTTGGTAATATCCAAAGTTTATTCATATTTTTTTATTTTTTTTATTTTTAACCCCAAATTACATAAACTCCATGTTCACCCTTATAACGAAGACTAATCTCAAATCCTAACTCTTTAAGGTAATTATAATATTTGTCAACATTAGTTGGCGGAAGTATAGAACCAATCCAAGCTGCATAATTACCTTTACTAGCTTCTTTAATTATAGCAAAGTTTATTTGATCTAATATATGCGGGTCTAATACAGCAGACCTAGATATAGTCTTTGCTTCTGTTGCTTTAATCATAACTTTTTAATTTTTAAACTAGCATCTTTAAACCATATATTAAGTCTATCTATGGCACTTTCCCATTCAGATTGAGAGCAGATTTTATAATATTTTAAAAAGTTAGTATTACCTGCATTAAATTGGTATATACCTATACATTTACCACCAGGAGTGATTTTAGTTACAGTATATCCAGTACCATCATTGATAACTACTTTTAGATAAGATGTGTTATCTTTATAGTAAGGATGTTCTCTAAGAGCGCAATTATTAACTTGTATCTTTTTAGCTCTTATGTTACTTACTATTTCTCCTATAGTATTCTCTAAATTGTCTCTTTGACTTAGAAACTTTATTTTGAGTTTTTCCAAGTCCTCAATAGACATTTCCGAATAGTTATTTATATTTTCTGTTTCCATAACTATAATTTTTTTAATATTTTTACATTTTTAATTAATGGTTCGCCATCAGTACCAGTTTCATCTAACAAATCACCAGTTACTAAATATTTGTTACCTGTAAAATATACTATATGATGTATAAAATCATTAAATGCCATCTCATTTGTTGGAAATGGAAGAACGGGAGAGTATGTTCCATTTATATTTTTATGAGCTTCATAAACTGAAACTCCAGGTTCTTCTCCAACTTTTTCGTTGCATTTCCAAATACATGATTTCTCATTTTTAGGTATTTCACCAAATCTATAGAATATCATTTAGTTTTTCCTTAACATTCTTATACTCTTCTATGAAATACATAACTAGAGAAACAATACTTACTATAGCAGCTGCCACACAAATAACTGCTATCAAAATCATTATAGTTAATAAAATAACATCCATAGTTATTTTGTTTAATTCTCTTTAAGTTCTACTGGCTCATCATTCCAAGATAGTTCCCTTCCGATGAGTTTCTTAATGCTACCTTGTGGTATTTCTATGCATTTGCAAGAACCATAATCGTCTCTCCAGCTATATACAGCTTTGTGAGGCTCTGTTTCAAATATAAGTTCCGTACCGAAACTATTAACACATGCCATAACTATTCCTCCAATTTTTTAATTAATAAATTACTTTTCTTATCAAATAGTTTATAACCACTAC